TTTTCATATTCCACTCCTTACACCCCCACCCCCCCCCCACAGAAGGGGGGGGAGGGGGGACCCGTTTTATTTATCTTCTGAATGATATACTATATTAGTATGAAGGAGTTGATATAATGGCAGAAACAATAAGAGACACTAACGTTGTTGAACAACATAACGAAGATATGCTATTATATTCTATCTATGTGGCACGCAAACGAGTAATACCCGATTTTAGAGATGGTCTCAAATGCGTTCATAGAAGAATATTATATGCTGCTTATAAAGATCTTAGAGCTGTCAGCCATGGAAGCAAGGTTAAGACAGCACGATTGACTGGTATGGTAATTGGTTTATATCATCCACACGGCGATCAGGCTGTTGCAGATGCGGTGAAGCCAATGACTAATCCATTTGAATGCAAGGTTCCATATATTAATGGACAAGGAGGTTGGGGAGATCCATTGGGTAATCCACAGTCCGCACAGCGATATACGGAGCTTTGGATTTCTGAGTATGGTCTTGATTGTATTATATCTGATCTTAAAGAATCTCCTAATGCAGTAGACTGGGAGAATAATTACTCAGATAATGCAATAGAGCCTGTATATCTACCGGCATCTGTTCCGAATATCCTTATCAATGGTGCATATGGTATTGCTACAGGATTGACTGTGGATGTGCCGAGACATAATTTCAACGAAGTTATTGATATAACCATTGAGCTTATGAAGAACCCTAAGACTAAAGTTGTTCTTATTCCAGATAACTGTATGCCAACAGATATCATTGAAGTTACTAAGTTTGATGAAATCTGTCGTACTGGTAAGGGAAAGTATAAGGTAAGAGCAAAAATTGATATCGTAGAATACAATAAAAATCCCGCCCTTCATATTACATCTGTGCCAGATTTGGTGTTTTTCGACAAGGTTCAGGAAGATATAGAGAAGCTCGTAGCGACAAAGAAGCTTCCCCAAGTTGTAGATATCATCAATGAATCTTCTGGAGAGAGCTGGGACTACAATATGTCAATTTATATCATTCTTCGTAAGGGTTCTGATCCGAACTATGTACGAAGTCTGTTATATTCAACCACGCCTCTTACAAAGACAAGAAGTGTAAACTTTGAGGTTCTTCAGGGAGACAGACCTGTTCTTATTTCTTATAAGGATTATCTTCTCTCGTTTATTGACTTCAGACGGATGACAAAGTTCCGTATGTATTGTAATAGACTTAGGGATTCTAGAACTAAGTTTCATAAGATGGAGCTCTATATAAAGGCTCTTGAATCTGGAGAAATAGATAACATCTATAAGATGGTTCGTAAGCTTAAAGGGACTGATGATAAAGAATACATTGAGTATCTTATCAAAGCCCTTAAGGTTACTGATGTACAGGCTAAGTATCTCTTAGATATTGATTTCCGTAAAATATCTAAAGGATATCTAGATAAGTATAAAGCGGATAGAGATGCTGCATACAAGGATTCTGAACGCTATATGAAGATGGTGGATGATCCCAAAGCAATTGATAAAGAAATCATTGAAGAGCTTCTTGCAGCAAAGAAGAAATATGGCAGACCCCGTATGTCTAGGGTGATCAGTGCAGACGAAGCTGTAGATATACCTGCTGGTACATTTAAGATTGTCATTACAAGAGATAATCGGATTAAGAAGATGGAGCCAGAAGCAAATATCACCGGTCTATCTGGTGGTACACCGAGATGTGTTATTATGGCCGATAACAGAGATAATATGCTTATCTTTGGTGCTCTTGGCAAGGTATTCAAGCTTCCGGTATCGATTATTCCATTTGACTTCTTGGATATTCGTTTGGTATTGAAAAATCTTACATCTGATATTTCTTCTATCATCATGGAGAGTGCATTGAAGAAGTTTGCAGAGAATAAGAATAACTTCATCTATACGCTTTCTAAGAATGGTTATATCAAGAGAATGGATTGTGTTGATTTTATCAATATTCCTGTATCTGGTATCATCTATTCTAAGCTTGATGATGGGGATATCATTGTAGATGTACTGTTCATGCCAGTTAGTATGGATTTCCTTGTATATTCTGGTGGGAAAGCTCTTAGACTCAATGGTCAAGAAGCTCCATACCAGAGACGTGCATCCAAAGGAAACTACAGTATGAATACACGATATCCAATGAATGGTATTGAATGTATTTATCCTGGTGCTACAACTCTAGTTGCAGTTACCGCTAATGGGTTTATGAATAGTATTCCTCTTAGTGTATTTAAAACTGGGAAGAGGATGCAGGCTGGTTCATCTGTAATTAAGCTTGGTAAGGGTGACGAGATTGTATTGATTACTGTATGTAAAGATACAGATATAATCAACACATATTTCAACAGTAACTCTAACCAAGTTCTAGTATCTGACATACCTATCGGATCTAGTATCAGTAAGGGTACTAAGATGGGTGGTAAAGTCGGTAGAGCTGAGATTGTAAGAAGTTAAATATATTCCTCTATCCCTATGGGATAGAGGATATTGTTTTGAAAGGTTGATTGAAATGAAAATTATTCCTGGTGTGTGGGATTTTGAAGATAAGATAAAGCAGATTATTGAAGAGGTCAAGGCTAATGGACATGATCTTGATCTTAATGAAATTCTTGATATGAATTATCATGAAAATGATAGATGGTTAGAGTGCAGATTTGATCTAAAGTATGATAGAATCTTATTCTATAAGGAGTTCTTTTCATCAAGTAATGCCACAGTAGAAATATATAACGATTTCGATGACGATTATTCTCGGTTTAGCATTAAATCTGTTAATGTTCTTGGCAAACAGTATAAGTCAAAGAATATATTCCATTCTCATTACAGTGAGTTATATGATTATCTTTTTGATCTTTTGGTTGAAAATAGAATTGTCTCAAAAAGATATAAAAATATTTTTAGGATGATCAAGATTGATACAAAAGAGCATTTATGTACAAACTTTTATGGATCATTGCTCAACATTGGATCATTCAAATATTCTGAATATGATAGATATGCTCTTGTATCGATATATGACGATAGAGGCAATCCTATTGGTCTTCAAGATAAGATTATGCCCACTTTTCATCTCGTAGATAAGATCAATAACTATCGTAATCGTGGAAGCATAAATAAAAAGATAGATTTTAAAGAAGCTATCAAGAAATATGCTAAATCTATTGGCTTTTCAGATAATCCATTGGTCATTTTTAGCTGTAGGGAGTATAAAGCAGAATATTATATTGTGATTCCAGAACATAGAGATCTTAGCAAAATCCTTACTGCTGTTGCATTCCCAGATAGTGGTAAGATTGAAGTAGCTGCAGCTAATATGGATGACGTAGTAACTCTTAATATGAAGGAGAGTGATGTATATAACAAGCATGGGTTATCATAGCAGATGAAAATGATTGTATTAAGGTCTGCGAATATGAAACCGCTGATGAGATTTTCAAAGTATATACTTCTAAGAGGAATCCAAAGGGACCCCATATAAAATGTATATATGACAAAAATAATGATACATTTTATATCGGAATCAAGATTCATATACCTGGAGGAGCCATTAGGCGCGATAATTTCCGTGAGAAAGGGTTTATTCAATGACAGAAGAAATGATGCTCAAAGAGTTTGCTATACTCTTTAGACCAGTAAAGAGAAGTATAGCGGAACTTTTATTTGAGTATGGGTACACTATTAATCCAAAGAGAGATTTTAAAATTTATTCATGCGCTATGACGGATAAGAGCAAGATCTTTCTTAATGGATATATACTTGGTATTGGTAAGTTTGAGTATAAAGAGGAAGGTTCTGGTGGACAAGGGTATGTAGAAATAACTACAAGTAATCTTGCTATGGATGATCCAGTAATCAAAAAGCTTATCAAAGGTAACAGAATATTTTCTAAGTTTATGGAAGGATAATACAAATATATACCACTTATCTATGCAGAATATGATCACAAAGCTGGAAAGCTTTATATTGACTCATATGTCAGAGATCATGATAGAAATATGGTAGAAGAGTGGGATGGTAAATGTATATTAGATAAGAATGGAGAATATATAATGTTGTAACAATACTATTCTTCGACCCAACCAAACCTAATCCAGAAATGTCCAAAATGGAGGTGAGTAAACTGGTAAACATCAATAAACTTAACAAAGAAGTTACAAAGTATGCTAAGAGCATACTGAGAGATGTAGTTGGAGTGACATGTATTTCATTCAGAATCGAACAACCATATGTATATACATATCATCCTATAGTGAAAGGTAATATGTTATATGCGCAAACAAATAATGATATGACATGTTTTGATCACATCATTAAAGCCGAATATGATGAAAATAGTAACAAAATCTATTTCACTCACTATAAGAGAAGTGATCCCATTAGCTCAGTAAGTTTAAATTAGTGGGATGATAATCAAGGGGATTATGATGAAAGATCTTAACAATATCATAGACAAGGTTATAGAGTATTATATTAAGATTGGTTTGCAAAAAGAAAGAAGATATTCAAGTTTCCTTTCTCAACAAACAGTCTTATAGAGAGATTTACTACTTCTTGATCCTTAGGAAAGAGGACAAAGATAAGACTCTCGTTATAAGTGACTTTAACCCTCTCTATCGTATTATTGAAATCACAATTAGTGATGGATATATCAACTTCGATAGTTATATACGAGAGAATAATAATAGAAGATATCTTAAATTGGAGGATTAGAGATGGAAGAAACTATTTTATCAATTGACGGCATTGTTGAAGATATCAATAATTCATTAAAACCAATGAATATCGTTATCCATAGTGCCACGCTTATCGGAGCTACTGTACTTGTTGATAAGACTGTTCAGTTAGATATCATTGCTCATATCATGGTAGACGATGAGGATAATGCATTCGTCTTGACTTATGAAGAGAAAAACGATGTGGGAAGATACACTCTAAGGATTAAAAAGAAGATGATTTCTGATGAGATCCCATCTCATAGTCTTTTAGAGCAGATAACAGGATAACACAGGTATCTAAATAACCCTATATCTATTGATATGGGGTTATTTTTTCTCATTAAGAGCTATTACATCGACATCCAGATAATTTCGAAACGATTGGAGGCTCTATTATGGCAGACCAAGAACTTGTTAATCTTAACAAGATAAAGAAGCTTGAAAAGAACGTACAAGATTCGATAGATAAACTATATACAGATACGCAAGGAAGCTCTCCTGAGCTTAGCAGAACACTAGATTTTATGCGCTCTAAGATGCATAGGGCTATAGATAACATTGTAAACAATAATGTCTCTAATACAGGAATTTCTAATATCTCGTCTCTCTATGCTCGTGTGGGCAATATACAGAATGATCAGAGCGTAGTAAATTCCATCATCAGTACATTTGAGAATGATAGTATGATGGAAAATGTCATGCAGCTTTATTCTCAGAATCTGTATCTCAAAGAAGCAGATAAAGAGTATGAAGTAATTATGAAATACATGCCTAAACTTAGAGAGGCATTGGAGACTCGTAAAGAAGCCGTTCTTAGTGCGGACCACTTTACTAAGAATGCCATTAATATTAGATCTTCATCTTCTGATCTATCTACTATTTCTATCGATAATAATATCCAGAATATGAGAGAGAAGTATGATATTGACAATCTTCTTGATCGTGTATACTCAGAGACAGATATTCTTGGAGAATGCTTTGTCTACTGTGTGCCATATAAGAAAGCATTGAAAAGACTGTTAGATGGCAAGAGAGCCTATGATATGGGATCTGTTGGTGGTTCTTTACACGAGTCTTTTGTGGCATCATATGAAGCAGATACAAACGAAACTAGCTTCAATATTGATGGTGAAGGTCTTAAATTTGAACTCAATCGAGGCGGTATCATTGATGAGGCCATTCTCGAGAGATATAAGGCTCACAATGTATTGAGTGAGAATGCAGCGTTGTCTCTTAATGAATCTAGACTTGATTCTACACTTCCTGATAATTTAGAAAAGAAGATGTATAGAGTTGATGATCCTAGAACACAGGATGGAACAATTGATTCTGGAAAACAAACAGATATTAAGTCTCCTGGTGCAGTGGTTAAGATTCTTGATCATACGATGGTAAAACCATTATATATTGATGACGTATGTCTTGGGTATTATTATATCGAGACAGATCGTCCTATGGATGTGGAACAGCTTACGTTCTCCTCTACACTTGGAGGATTGAAGCCTGGATCTACTGCTCGTAGATTACAAGAAAATCGGTCTGATGCAGATAACGTCATTCTCAAGAAGATTGCAATGGATATCTCTCAGCATATTGATGCTAAGTTTATCAATTCCAACCAAGATCTTACTAAAGAGATTTACATGATTCTTAAGTACAATATGACTCGTAATGAGGATGGTAGAATCAGTAGAGTTAAAGTGACGTTTATCCCTCCAGAGGATATGATCCATTCCCATTTCCAGCTTGATCCTAAATCCCATCGTGGTATTTCTGCTCTCTCTAGAGCATTGTTCCCTGCAAAGCTGTATTCATGCTTATATATCTCTAACGTTATCGCTATCCTTACCAGAGGCAATGATAAGAGAGTGTATTATGTGAAACAGTATGCTGATACTAATATTACTGCTGTTCTTCTCAATACTATCAATCAGATCAAACAATCTAACTTTGGTCTGAGACAGATTGAGAATATGAACAATATCATGAACATCACTGGTAGATTCAATGACTATGTGATTCCTGAGTCACAGTCTGGTGATTCTCCGGTGAGATTTGAGATTATGCAGGGACAGGACGTTACACATCCTACAGAGCTTATGAATCAGCTTGAAGAGATGTCTGTTAACTCTACAGATGTTCCTTTAGAAGTTATTCAAGCTCGTAATCAGCTTGATTTTGCTACACATTATACCATGTCTAGCTCTAGATTCCTTCGTAAGATCTATAATCTTCAAGCTAAGTATACTAAGATCTGTAATAAGATTCTTACGAATATCTATGATGCAGAGTTTGAGTGTGAGGACAGTGTCTACATTGAACTTCCTCCTCCAATGTATCTTGCTATGATGAATTCTAGCCAGATGTTCCAGTCTGCTAATGAGCATGTAGATAATGTAATGACAATGTATATGGATCAGAATGCAGAAGACAGTGAACTCTTTGATCTTGCAAAAGCCAAGGTAAAGAAGTACTTCTTACGCTCATTCTTACCAGATGAAGCTATTACAGATATCATTGAACAAGCTAGAATGGAATACGCTAGAAGTAAGAAAACTGAAGAATAATACTATATTCCCTCTACCCATATGGGTAGAGGGATATTACATCAACCTTTTAATAATGACTGAAACAAGGTTAGAGAGGATGATAGTACATGGCTTTTACATTAGAGGATAAGGTTAGATGGGATAACCTATCTCCTAGCCTTAAAGATAAATTTAGAGCAATAATCTTGGAAGAGATCAAGGATTATCTTCAGAGAAAGAACTTGATGCAAATGCTTGGAGGAATGTCATACAAAAATCTTCCTCCTAAAATTGGCACTGCAGATGATACAGTGCTTGCGCTTGAAACTGCTAATGGAGATAAATTACCTACTTCTAATGGAATATTAGGGACAGCGAACTATGAATGGCTTGATGAGAATAGTAAAGACTGGATTAAGTATAGATATATCAAAAATCTCTTCTTAATAAAAGATACTATAACAGTACAACTAACTAATTATTCTGGGCCAATTGGAATAAATGATCATTCATATAATCCATATGGTATAATTACAAAAGTTAAACGGGTCGGAAGCACGAGATATATGATTCCTGATACAGATCATGTTGTTCTTGCAAATACTATAAGTAATCAAAAATTTATAAAGGATCTAACACTAGTAAATAGCGAATATGATTCACAATCTAATAAGCAAATTTACGCATATACCTATTACTCTAAAACATCTGATAATGGTATTAACCAGATTCTTATATACGATATAAAGAAAGAAAAAGTCATATCTAAGACCGGAACAGAGATAGAAGTTTATCTGCTATCAGATACCAGTAAATACTCAATGATGGTGCAAGGAACGGCACTAGATACATATATTAGGTCGTTCAATATGGATTTTCTATCTGCTCATTATATGCCAGTATCAAAAAGGTTATATGTTGTTTTGGCAAAGCCTCTTATAATCACTGCGGATTTCAAGAATGCTGAAAAGAGATTAGTATTATTAGGCATAAACCCAGATAATACAAATGATGTTACTGTATCTTATATAGAAGGGGATCGTTTTTATAGCGGTATTCCTAGTAGCCAACGATTTACAATAAATACATTTAATATTTTTAATAGTATGACGATATTTAAAGGAACCCCAGATACCATCTATGTCAATACAAGCGGATATAGTAGATATAAGTTATATGATAAGAATGCATCAGATACTTATAGTGTAAAATATCTATCATATAATGATATAGACAGAAATCCAATGCCGGTGGATATTAAAGATATAGAAACGATGTATAATGTAGCTGTGTATGACTTTGGTACTCATTTTCATAAAGAATCTACTCAAATTGGGTATTCAGACAAATATGGCGCATTTACAACATTTGGATTTTGGATGTTTATGCCAAATAACAAAATAGTATCTGCTATAATAATCATATCACAAAAAGACACTATTGGCTCCGGCCCAGATAAATCAATCGATGATACTCTTGTTGGAAAAGGATATCTTGAGATATATTGGCCAGAGATAGATGTAGAAGACAAAAATTCTAGACCTATTCCTAACTTAAAGAAAGCCAAGCTTACTATTGGAGAAGCTCATGTATTTCTTGGTGGCAGATATTCATGGATGGACAAGAAAGAAGATATTGAACTATACAATGACTGTACTAATTATATCTATCTCTCTAGAAAGAATAGAGCAGATGATGTAACTGTAGAAGTCTATAATAAATCACAATATCCTGCTCTTGTATGCAATAAGAATGGTAAACCATGTGCTGATCCTACTAAGTTTGATACTGTTTTGGTTGCAACCATAGAAGTTAGTGATAACCAAGTGGTTAAAACAATCCCATATCCTGTAGGAGATAGTTACTTATACTTCAATTATAAATAAACCCTATGTCCTCTACCCATATGGGTAGAGGAATATATTTTGTCCTGTCTGGACCTCTAAATAATCAATATGAATATAGAAAGGTGTTGTTTAATCATGTCTTACACACCAGAAGATAAAGTTATATGGGAAGATCTAGCCCCATCACTACAAGAGAAATTCCGTAAAGAAGTACAGAAGCATGTAGATAAGTACTTTAGCGATAGTGATATCTTAGGAGACAAGCTGTCTAACTATTTCTTTGTCAATATTCCTCCTAAAGTGAATACTAGTGACGATACTACTCTAGAAGTGAAGACTACTAATGGAACTAAGAAGCAACTGACCTCTGAAACTCTATCCGCTAAACAGGATGCATTTAAGAACGGGTATCGGGTAGAGAAAGCTCCATTTGTGATATCTCAGAATGGTAAAGAATATCTACTGTACAATCTTAAGAATCCTGATAGAGGAATCGATAATATCTGCGTTACTGAGCTTAAAGAAAATAAGAATATTCTTGATGTAGAAGCAAAGTCAGATAATAGATATCTTACTAGCGCACAATCTGGCCATCTATATATCATGTATGGTGCCGATAATGCCAGAGCTATAGCTAGATTCACTTATACGGATATAACTAAGCCCAATACATGGCAAATGCAAGGAGATAGACCTGTAACAGCATTACAATATCAAGGAAGACATGGATATGACAATGTATTTGGGACTTCTAACAATAATAGATATCTGATATCTGAGTTCAGTAATGATGAGTATAATACCATAATGAAACTTACCCTTGCTGATAACACTACTATTCTTCGTACGTCCAATACTCCTGCTAATAGAGTATTGACTAAGAATCTTAGTGCTGCTATTCCTATTACTAATCAATCTATGATATTGGATAAGAGAAACAATCTGTTTATCTTTATTCAGTTTGCTAATTTTGGTACTATGATTCTAGCATCTTTCAACGTCGATAGAAATAGATTCTTTAATGATGCATCTTATATAGTTCCTTTGGAATGGGTCTCTGAGTATGAGAATATTACAGATGATACAATTAAGACCAAAGATGCTAATACAAAGTTGATTGACTATGATAAAGATCTCGATTCTATTAACGTAACATATGACGAAGTAACTGATAAATACTATTTTACAAAGAAATACTCTTCTTATGAGGATCATGAATATAAGAACTATAGTGTTTTCACTGTTAATGGGTCTGATCTCTCTTATAGTATGCTAGAAAATGGATGGGAATACTTTAGGTCTGTATGGACAGAGAGAAAGTTTACCGATTATCCTAGATTCAAAGATACTGTTATAATGAATATACTTTTTCAACCTCCATATATAACCGCATTAGCTAATGGTGCCTATGGTATATGGTTTAATGCTAAAATAAAGTACAACAATATTGACTACATAAAGAGTTTTGTTACGATGGTTTCATATGACGGCAAAACCATACATCATATGGGCCCAGATTCATTACACGAAATAACGTTAAAAGGAAGGGTATTAGATAATTGCTCTATATTTAATGCGCAAGATGATGCTATCGTAATAGAAGCAAATGCCTCTGCAGAATTTCTTATAAAAACAAATGGAAGTATAGATCAAAAAGACTGGGATGACCCTGTAGATATTAGTAAACTGTTTATTAATAGACCTATATATCCTGGTATAAATACAAAATATGGATCTAGTGTAGTGTATTGGTGTAGAGAATCTAATATTCTATTCCATGTTTTTGTCACCGAATACAATAGATTGGCACCAAGTACTAAAGCAAATGAAGTGTATCTAGAGACATATGATCTTTCTAAAAATCAGATGCCAAGAATAATGATTAGAAAATTATTTTCATTTGATAAAGGTGATATGTTTAAGAAACTAGATAATGCATATAATATATTCAGAAATAGTTTAAATCTTATTGTAGATCGCAAGAGAAAATTAATTTTGTTTAGCGCAGTACTGGTAAGAATGGATATAAAGTCTTATGTAGAATCTGTTCCATTCTATGAGATTCCTAATACCCAATATAAAGATGAGTATTACGTATACATGATTACTGGCTTTAAAGGAGGAGAAGTAGATAAACTTCTTATGACCGGCGGAAGTAATGTTACGCTAGGAGCTAGTTTAAATGACCTTATATCGGGAACAAATAGCATTGATACTAAGATGGGATGGAAATTTGGATTTGGTAGAGGAAATTTTGTATTTGGATATATGAGCGATATAGATAAATATTATATTACTAGTAAGCTAGAAGACGAGAGTGCAGATAAAATGAATATGGTTGTCTTTGATGGGGATGATCTAGATATAAGTAAGAAATACTGGGATATGATCCCGTGGAACAATACTACTACAATAGAAAAAAATATGGGTAAAGTAGATGTATATGATGTTACTAAGTGTGGAGTTGTAGGTGAAGGATTTGTATATGACGATACAGTATATATACATTTCCTAAGAGACTATATTATTAGCTCATCTAAATTTGATACCATACACTATCCTACATCAAAGATAGTTTATTATAAGCCAAAAAATAGAATAGATTTTTATAGTGATTATGAAATCAGTAGGTTTATAAATAAACGCTATTATTCAAAAATTAATGAATTTAGGGTAGATGGAAAAATTATGTCTTTAGACAGGTCAATGCTATTAAGATCTACAGTAAAAGAAGCCAAATCCGATACAGAGTTTGTAGTATACAAAACTGATCCGGACAATTTCATTATAAACGGAGACCAATTCAGATATCTGTATCTTGGTATTTACCCTCCTACTGAGACAATAGAGTTATCTGAAGAAGTGAAAGATAAGCTTAAATCTATGAATTTAACTATGAATTATCTGGCCTCTGATATATCTGATATAAATAGGGGACCATTTGTGGAAAATTATACATTCTTTCAAGGAAGATATAATTATGAAACTAAGACTCTATACTCCATGTATTATTATAAAGGATATATTATAAATAATAGCGATATGTCTGGTGAAAATTTTGGCGTGTGGCTGTTGATATATAAAGTTGATACTCAAGAATACAAATTATATAATCTAACAAAATATTCTCAAGAGATACTAGAGGATACAGAATCGTTTAAATTAATGCGTTCAAGATATAAAATATATAATAGATTATTCATTTACCCTGAATTATCTATTGATATGATAGATGAAGAAGAGCACTTTTATTCTGAGGTGCATAAGCTGATTATGCCAAAAACTATTCTTGAAATAGGGCAAATAGGATGGATGAACCCTAGGGAATTTTATAAAGATGGAGATGTATTTAAGTCAAGAGCGCTTAAGCAAAGCGTTGTCAACTTATATGGTTTATCATACGATAAAGCTAGAGGGTATTATTTAGTAGATAGACAATTTAGCAGTCTACTAAAGATGACCTCTACCAGAAATCCTGCAGATCCCAGTATGCCAGAATATACCAGAGATGATTTACTATTGTCAGATAAAGCAGATTATAGACAAATATATTCATTTGATAAAATAATTAGACCATTCAAGACAGATACTGCAACCCCCCAACCACCTCCTGGTAATGAAAAGAGGGCTAAGTGTGATATTGGCGGAGAACAAGTATTCTTAGGCGGTAAATATTCTGTATTTAATGGTCAGAAAGATATAGAGTTGGTTGATAATAAAACAACCTATTTCTATCTATCTAGAAAGAATAGGGCCAAAGAAGTAACTTTGGAAATCTATGATAAACCTCTTCTGAGCGTATCTAATCCTCTAAAGAACGATAAACCCTATTCTGATCCTAGTATGTTTGAGACTGTATTAGTAGCTGCGATTAAAGTAGAAAATAATCGGGTTACTAAAGTGAATAAGTATCCGATTGGAGATAGTTATCTGTACTTTAACTTCAAATGATATATCTCTTATTCCCTCTACCCATATGGGTAGAGGGATATTTAATTCATTAGACCTCTTAGTAATCAAAGCAGTTGAAAGGGTGATTTTATAATGGCCTTTATAGATGAAGATCTTATACAATGGGACGAATTATCTCCTAGTTTACAAGACTATTTCAAAGATCTCACATTTGAAGAGATCGATAAATATTTGGCTGATGGCGGACCATTAGACGATGTTATTCGTAAATTAGCATTCCTCAACCTTCCTCCTAAGATTGGATATGGAGATAAGAATACTATAGAAATTGAAGTTAAGGGAGAAGACAAACCTATTGCTCCAACTCCCACACCAGACCAGGGTGAAGAGAAGGATGCTTATATACCTTCTTATAGACCGCCATACACAATGTCTGATAAAGATGGTCATATCAATACTTGGTATATTAAATATAATCCTAATACATTACAGCCAATTGGCTTGTTTAGGTCTTATCAGACTAAGCTAGATACTGGGTTAAGATATAGCAGAAAGGAGATCAGACCTAAATATTTGAATCCTAGTGATAAAGTAGTAGGACTAATTGGCGTGCAATATGACGTAATGTTCTTAGTCATACAGAACAGTAGTGGAGAAGAACGAATTCATATGATAAAGACAAATAGTTCCAATGACCCTAATGCATGGACTGAATATGAAGATATAACAGACATAGCAACACTGTCTAAGACTGTTGATTGGAGAATGGTTACCATATATTGGAATACCAAATATTCTGGTCTTGGATCATGGTTTGTTGTAAGAGGATATGAGAAACGGATAGATTTGGAAAGATATGATTCAAGTAAGAAGAATATTGGTGTTCAGACCATATTCGATTTAAGAAATGTTAAACCTCCACCGCCGCAGAGGAGGGGTAAAGGGTTCTATTTTTTGTACTTAGCAAGATATATGGACTGGCTAAAGGACCCTGGAAAGAACCAAACATTCGTCAATACGTCATTAGATCTTTCTGAACGTAATCATTCTGTCTGTATGATAGTAGATGATAAAAGAGATCTTATGTATATTGCAGCCACTCCAATAATAAATATGAGCGGAGATCCTAGTGGGAGACCAGATCACAGTGCATTTCCTATAAGAACGTATAGTCTTACCAATACTTCTATTACAGAGATTACAGATCAAACTATCTTCCATTCTTTGCACGACCATAATCTAGGATATGGATTGCTGACTAATAATGTCATAGAACAAATATCTACCTGTTATGATACCAATACGGATAGATACATGATCGCTCAGCATCGCCAAGGAGAATCCATCTGTACATTTGCCGTTATGGGGGCAGATAAATGTAATAGTGCCCTTACTAACAAAGGGTGGCCATATTTTGCATGGAATGTAGCATATAAGAATCTCTTGAATATCAGTGGCAAATCCTCTATGGGGCTAGAAACAGTAGAAGTAGAATCTATGATGCTCAAGAATTATCCTAACGAGAGAGCTATGCATATTAAGTCTCTTGATGGTGATAAAGTTGTTACTCTCTTATTCAAAGAAGTAGAGTTTGATGAGAAACGTTGGTGTACAGTAAAGTCAGAAACATCTGTCACCATGGAGAAGTTAGGTGTGGAGATGGATATAGAGGAGCCTATACAAGATAAGGTTCCGAATACTATGAAGAACCAATGGAGTGCCACAACAGAAGGAATTAGGCCATTTGATGTAATTGTTAGTAATGGATACCCGTCGGCATTTAATTTTACTAGTATTGAGTATAGACAGGCGACTATAGATGATATAATATTCGATTCTCCGTGGATAAAAAATAAAAATGTAAGAGGAATAAACATAAATTCTGCTATAGGAGGATATGGATATTCTAATACTGGTATCGTTGGATATAGCATTAGCGATGGGAATGCTTTTATATTTTCTGGTGGCGCCAGAGCATATGTAGCTAGATTAGATAGCAATTTGGTCACAAATTCTGTTATAAATATACCGCTTAGTTTATATTTGTCTGGAATGATATATGGTAAAATATATGGTAGCATATATGGAGATAGATATGATATGGGAAGAGCCAGAAATACATCTGGCGCATATAGGTATGCATATTTGGATGGATGGAGCTATTATATAAAATCAATATTCGCATATGATTCTAATACTATATATGCTATTCAAGGAAACACTGCAAATAATCAATATAGAATAGCGAAAATGACAAAAGATACTTTACAATATGCTAAATACTCAGCAGATGATGGAGAAAATAATACTAGAAATAGGGTTCATTATTCGTATGAGGATTACTTCCATATAACTCAAGGAAAACTTTTTGCTGATACAAACTTTGTTAATTGGGATTACGATACTAACTATATTGGTTATAACAGCATATATGGGTACTTTGCTGTAGTCAAAACTCCATTTGGAGAGTTCAAAGAGAAAGGTGTAGCAGTATACTCTTCCAAAGATACTCTTACTAATGGCAGAGAATTCTCAGTAGATGAATTCTTCATACAAGGAAGATATTATACAGAGTTCTATCAAACTCCAGAGTCTTTCCTTATTCCATCTACAAAGAATGTAGAACCTGTCCCTCAGCCAGAGCCTACTCCAGATACTCCTGGTAAAGTATCATTTACTATCAAAGCCACTCCAATATTCGTAGGAGGGTATTATACAGATCTACCAGATACTACGAGTGAGCTTATTGACAATGCTACTAATTATATCTATCTAGAAAGAGATTACCTTAATTGGAAGAAGGTAAATATTGTTGTACAACGCACTCCTGACACCCTTCTTCCTATAAAAGATGGTAAACCATATTCTGATCCTACACAGTTCAATAAAGTGCTTATAGCATCTATTCTTCTTAGAAATAAGAAAGTTATCAGCAAGACTATGTATCCTGTTGGAGATAGCTATATGTATTTGAGCTATAAATAAAAGACTATATGCCCCTCTACCCATATAAGGGTAGAGGGTAATAGTTTTGTATTCAAACCTCTTATGACTTATATACTATTATCTTAGTATAAAGGATTATAGGAGGGAAGTTAGAAATGTATGACAACCTTAAAGCCGGTTTAGGAGTGTATCCTAAAGAGGTGTTTCATGAGATTGTTAACGGAATATACAATTGCATGAAGAATAAAGTAGAGTATATTTGTGTATTTGCGAATTCATTCTTTACATTTGACTTCAACCCAGATAACTCTAGCTACAAGATAACAATCAGCTCATGTAATCTAAATCAAGATAATTTCATTGGTAAATTTGCATTCAATGCTGGTACTATAATAGAATGTGTAGATTTGGATGAACTGAAGGACAAATTTAATACAGACTATATTCAGAATACTGTGTTTTCTCCATTGACTAAGTCTCAACTGAAGATGCTTGTATATTGTATTGAAGAAGTGAACCTTAGGCTTAAAGAGGATCATATTCTCAATGAATACAAGAAGATTGAAGAAGAGTATAATGGTCTGAAGAAAAAGTATTCTGAGATACAAGATACAATGAGAACTATTCAATTAACGGCTGGATATACATTTGATCCAAAGTTCGTTGATAGAATACGAAATGCTTTGAAAGGAACGTAAACAATGGCATTGAAGAAGTTAGCTCAAACAATAGCAGAAGATATTGCTAGAAACGATGGATACAACGGAGTTCACTTTACCACCGCTATTTATAGTATCACTGTAGAAAAGAATGGCAATGGAAAGTATGCTCTTATAGTAAAGGATATAGATGATAGAGATCTGATCTTTAAGATTAGTCCATATCTAGTTAATATAGAACAAGATTCAGATGCTCTATGTGAGCAATGTGAAAAGCACAATATTAAAGGAGACGATAAGACACTCTTATTCTATATGCTTGAAGCATGGTACTATGGAGATGTCAAATGAAGATAAACAAATACCTATTGGGTATCTACTATACCTTAAGATACATAACTAAGACTATCATGAACCATTTCTATGATATTCTTGGTGTATGTACATTTCAGATCGAGTACCAAAATATAGTATCCTATCTTAAGTTTGGCCCTGGAGTATATGTACTTGGTGAACCAACTAAAAATGATGTTTGGGTAGCATTCAAAGGAGATGTGGTCAATGACCTGTCTGTTGTAGTATACCTTACTCCAACTTATAAGAGAGAATATATCTACAAAGAGAATACCAGATGGATCAAAAGCGATAAGTTTGCTAGTATGGATGCCATGGTAGAAGAAGCTATAAACGATAAAGAGGTCATGACATTCGTTAGAAGAGTATTGGCTGGTATGATGGGCAATTCACTTGGTATTGAGAATGTAACAGAGATAAATCCTAAGAGAAGATATAAGTAAATAATTCTCCCTACCCATATGGGTAGGGAGAATATTAAAGATCGCCTAAAGTGGTTTTCTTTTTACTGGTCTTTCTTTTTACCAGTAACACGATCGATAAGCTTTCCAGCCTCGTCGATCAGCGGCTGAGGATTGTTTGCAATCCCCTGCGTCTGTGCAATTACCATGTCAATAAGTGCTTTCTGAGTCGGATTTTTTACCTTCTCGCCAGCAGCATGAGAGACCTGTGCAATAGCAACAGTCAGAGCAGTAGTCGTAAGCTGCTGAAGAAGCTGATTACGAAATGGTTTCCATTCCGTCTGAGAATCAGCAAGTTTAGCAGAACCATAAGACGCTGCTGTAGCCAGAGCAATCTGCCCAAGAGCAGACCAAATCGGGTTAGCCATGTTTAATTCTCCTTTCTCATTTTGTTTTACTTTATATACAGCGTAAGAGACAAAGCAAGAGAATAGTATTCCTGCTATCCACATGATTGCCTTTACGACGTATACTTGAAATTTTTCCTTCATTCCAATCTGCCTCCTATCTTAATGGAAAGTTCCTTATGTATCTACTCAAATCTTATGATATACTTAATATAAATATAAAGGAGATGGTTTATAATGGAACTTGAACTTAAAGCAAAGATTAAAGAGACTAATGAAGATGGGTCTGTGATTATTACTCTTGATACAGAAGATATCAAAGAACTTACTAGACAGATTGCAGAAAGCTATCTTACTGATAAGCTTCAGAAGATTAACGAACAGCAAGAGTCTAAATGATTACATACTATAATATTAGAAGGATATGATGGATATAGTCATATCTAAAGACTATAGTATGAAAGGCATGATGTAAGATGAAGAAGAATGTCATTATTTTGACAGATGACGATTCGAATAACGAGAATATGGATCTTGCGCTCTATACTCCGATCAATGATCTGGATATAGAGGCTTCTGAAGAAGTACAGAAAGAACTCAATGGACGAGAAGTTCATGAGAATGTACCCGATTTGATTGAAGTAGTAAAGCGTGTTCCTCTTAGGGATGACGCATATGATCGTGCTCAAGAACTACAAGAAAAGCTAGTTGATTTGGTAAAAGAGTTCTACAACGTACCAGATCTGTTCTATCGTATGGGTTATATGGATGGAGCTACAGATGCGATCCATAACGTAGAGAATGGAACAGTATACATCGATGAGGGTCTTCGTCGATATAACCTTGAACTTCGTGAAAAAGAAAGAAATAGCTAATATAATCCCATACTCTATATGAGTATGGGATGATTAGTGTTCTTAGAAAGGAGATGGTATAATGAAACTTGGACCAATAACAATGAATCTTGATATAGCAGTAGATACTAATTTTAAGCTGTTATTCAATAAGTATGAGCGAATGTATCTGTCTTTGAAAGATGATTTGATGGGCACTGCAGAAGACTCAGTTGCATGGGGATTATGTTACAGAGAGTTAAGTGGGTGCACATTTATTGTTACCGGAGATATACTTGATAGATTAAAATTTTCAGTAGACTCTACTGGAGGATTTTATATCAAAGATAAGTGGATCAAGTTTGATGGAAAATGGGATTTAACTTTACCAGAGTATATAGCGATGAAAGAGGATCTGTATACCAATCTTCCTAGAAAAGATGCGAAGTTCATTCTATATACAATAGAGCGATTTGTCGAAGATGATAATAAGAAAAAATACCGTTGAGGAGGTGAAATGGAATGAGATTACATTCACTATCATTAGTGAACTATATCGGAGTATATAATGGAATGGGATTAGATATTATCGATATAGACTTCTCTAAGTGCAAAAACAATATAGTTGTTATCAAAGGAGATAATGGGTCTGGTAAGAGCACTATATTCAAGGCTCTAACTCCCATGGGAGACAACAGTGATGATCTAATTCCTGGTAAGCCTGCTCAAAAGAGTATATCTTATAGAACCGATGATGGTGCTATTATTAAGATTATCTATACATATCCTATCAATAAGAAGGGCGAAAGAGGACAGACCAAGTGCAATATCTTCAAAGTAATGGGAGATACGACTGTTGATCTGAATCCCAATGGCAATATTGGTGAAGCTAAGGATATGATAGATACGCTGTTTGATTTTGATCAGAATTTTGTATCTCTATCACAGTTATCCTCTGAAGATAGAGGATTAGCAGATAAGAAACCGTCTGAGAGAAAGAAGTTTATTAATAGCATTATTGAATCCATGTCAGAATACAATGTCATGTACAAGAAGCTAGTGAAGAAGTCTTCTGCTCTTAAAATGAATATGGTTTCTATCAATACTAAGATTGGGTCTATTGGTAATAAAGAAGTGATTACTAATAGACTGAAGATCTTAGAAGATACACTAGGAGATCTGGAAGATCGTCGAAATATGCTTCTTGCTACTATGGGTGCATTGAAGGCTAGATCTGAGCAGATCAATAGCGAAGATATTATATCTGCTACCAGAGAATTGAAAGGTAAGCTCTTTCAGTATGAACGATATTTCTCTGAAAATAGATATGATCATAATATCAAGTATGATCAACTTGATGATGTGATTAGAGAGAATGAGCTTAGTCTCCAAAAGATCATTACTCATAAAGCTGTACTAGAAGAAAGGTATCAGAATACTCGTCTCTCATTGACAGATATCAATAAGAGTATCCAACAGAAAGAGAATGAGTTATCGTATTACTCTAGTACAGAGAGTTACGAACAAGTACAAGACGCTATAAAAGAAGCTCAAAAAGAGTTAGACACAGCAAATGCATGGATGAAGAGCAACAATGTCTCTATTGAGATCTCTGAGCAAGACTATGAGTCTGCAAATGTATTGATAGAGAGTATTAATAAAGAACTATTATCTCTTCAAAACAATGATATGAAATATGCTGCTATACAGTATGTTATGGATAAACAATATAAGATTTCTAGTCATACGGAGATTGATAATACTCTTATTGATCTGAATGATGAGCTAAATAATCTATACACTAAGCTTGGTGGCTTATCATCCGAATCTGTATTTAGCGATATGGGCATTCCTAAGGCATGCAAACTTAAGGATATTTGTCCACTAGCTATTGCTTATACTAAGCAATCTAATACTATAGCAGATCATAACAAAGTATCTGCTAAAATAGAAATAGTTAGAGAAGAGATACAGAAATGGAATAAGATGAAGAAAGAGAGATTTGATTTTGATGCTGCATCTAAGTCAGTTGTATTCATCATTGATTCTCTTAAGAGTAATTCCAATCTCTTGTCCAAGTTTGGTATCAAATTCAAGAATAATACCCAAATATCCTCTCTAATTGAGTCTACTGACCATTTAGACCTAGATTTGAGCATATTTCGCAATTCAATGAATTACAAGCGTCTAATTGCCTCTAATTCAATGCGTTTAGAAGAGCTCAGATCTAAAGAAATCAAGCTTAAACAAAATAAAGATAAGATTGATGGTCTAAAATCAGAACTGTCTAAGATGATGGATCAGAAAGATAAATTGAATGATCAATTATCTAAGATCTCTGTTCAAATATCAGAAGATCAGAGTATGTATGACAAGTATAACTCTATTATATCTAAATCCAAACATCAAAAAGAAGTTTATGAGCATTGGATGAAAAAAGAAGAATATGAGAAAGAGTTAGATAAGCTTAGTAATACATACAAAGAGGCTCAAGAGATAAATGAGAAACTGGGATCTATTAAATCCGAATTAGATGACGTTACTGGTACAAAGTATACATCAGTAACAGAAGAGATGGAGACTCTTAAACATAGACTTGTGTTATACAATGAATATGTAGAGGAGTATAAGCAATTCTCTGAGAAGTATGAAGTGATAGAGAAGGTCAAGAAGTATACGTCCCCCACTACAGGAATACAGACAGTATTCATGGGGATGTATATGAACGATATCATCAATACATCTAATCAGCTCTTGTCATTGATGTTTGGAGGGGAGTATGTATTACACCCATTTGTAATCAATGAGAATGAGTTTAGAATACCATGTAGTGGTAGAGGATTGTTGAATGATGATATCTCTTCTATGAGTACATCTCAGATTTGTATGATCTCAATGATCATATCATTTGCATTACTTCATAAAGCATCATCTGTCTATAACATCATTAAACTTGATGAGATGGATGGTGGTCTTGATACACAGAATCGAGTAAACTTCATCATACTTCTGCAGAAGATGATGAGCTTGCTGCATGTAGAACAGTGTATCATGATTAGTCATAATAGTGAGCTATCGATGCAGAATGCTGATATCATTATGCTTCGCAACTCAGACCCAAATCTCAAGATTGATGGCAATGTTATTTTCAAACTATGAAGGAGGAAACTAAAATGTTTCATGTAAAGCTCGTTACCCATCCTCATCCTAATACTTATAATGAAGGTATGAAAATTGTAGATAATATGGAGAATATTATGAAAGATATCCCCTTCATTGATCCTCCTGACACATTTCCTATATTTGTAGATTACCCATATGAGCCAATTCACGTCGATGAAAAAGGTAGTTCAGTCTTTGAGTTCTTTGTGAATGGTAAAGATATCAAACCTTTTGTCGAAATGTCTAAGAATGAGTATCTTACAAATACAAATATTCATCTTTTTATCTTTGATGAGAAAGATAGAGATAAGTATAACTTTGATGATTTGTATATTCTTGAGAATGGTAAAGTAACACATTGTCATTTAAAAGGTGCTTCAATGGTAAAGGAAGAAATTGAAGTCTAAAGGAGAATATATTGAGTACATTGAATGAAGAGTTAAAAGAGGCTTTAATTAAAGAAGTAATTCCATTAATCGCGACTATTGTAATTAAAGAACTCACTTCAGTGGTAGCAACTAATACAGGAAGTATAAAGCAGCCAGTAACCTATACTAAAAGATCACCAAACTATATTGAGTTGAGTCTTGATAGTAATGGTATCTGGCAGTTAATATTTAATGGCCCCATCTTTAAAGATGTGAGGCCAGGAGATATTAATGCAACTACTATTGCTAATGCTGTCTCTAATATTATAAGTAAACAATAGTTTAGAGAAGAAAACCATTATAAAAATACAGTGGTTTTCTTTTTTGTTGACTTCGGTATAAAGGGGCTGATATAATGAACAAAAATACAAGAGCAATATTAACTCTTTTATATCCTAAGATATCTAAAGCTTTAGATTCACACCCTACAGCATTCAAACAAGTATTTGCCAAGTTTATAAATGATCGCCATAAACAATTATTTGCTACTGGACCATTAGATAGAATAGCATATGGTACACAAGATGGAGATATGTTACTTAATGCTCTTCATATGGATAGAAGAGAGATTAAAGAAGCTATCAGTGAGACCTATTATTGGAATATAGCAGCATTTAACCCTCGATATGCAAAAGACGAGATTACTGTTCTCTGTCTTTGTATCTTAAGATATTATCTACTTAAGAAAGATATGAAGGGTGCAGAAATGGCTGCTACATATATGGGATTCACTGGCAAATATTATCCATCTATCCATTATATGGCATTCCCAAAAGCAGAACCATCTAAATATGAGCATGTAATGGAATATGTGGTTAATAATCTCTCTAGTAAGTTTGATCTGAAGAGAGAAGGAAATATACTTGGAACTATCAGATCTATTGCCAATACGTGGATGAAAGCATATCCTAAAGAATTTAAAGAGTTTGACGATGAGGATATCACTTATCTTGTACAACAGCTTCATAATAGAATCAAATCATTTATGAAGAATATTGCATCTCTCTATTATAAGGCATACGAGAATAAGTCTTATATCACTTTTGATGGAGAGAAGCTAACAGATGATGACTTTCAACTTGCAGATTCAGACTCTTTGAAAGCAGAAAGAGTTATTGAAAATGCTATGAGCAGAATCAATTCTATGACTGTAGATTATAGATTCTGCAAGATGGCTGCAGATACAGCCGTTAAGACAGAAGAGGTTAAGTCCATCATTGAATCCATTCTTAATGATCAGAAGAATATAATTGATGTAAAAGAGTTAGTAAGATTGTTAGTCTATACTTACTTTAGAGAAAGTAAGACTAAGGATGTTACTGACATTAAGTTCATCACATATTCTATTGCTGCTAAGCCAAATACTAAGGATAAGCATATTCTAAGAATCAAAGAGATCGTAGAATCTTGGTTAGAGTTGTCTCCAAGATATCAGAAGAGAAAAGCTAGATTGGCTACTAAGAATAGTTATTTTAGAACTGTTCTTATGTACTTTACGCTGATCATACATACCGCTAATAAGTAAAATATATCCCTCTACTCATATGAGTAGAGGGATAATTTCTGTTTTGTTTATATACTATTATATTAGAAGTGGTGCTATAATAGTACATTCTAATGGTTCCATGTAAAGAATAGATATAGCATGGACAAATATATAATGAACTCAAAAGGAGGGATTAATGATGTCCGACAAAATGGGTGTCATCAACGAGATTGGAGATATGGGTCTCGGATTCAATGAACTGAGTGAAAGAGACCAGAAGATCTACAATGAACAACAGATATCGAAGGACGCAAAAAAAGAAAATGTTGTGGAATTCGGTAAGGAAAAGAAAGATAACTGATTAGTTGAAAGCACAAAGCTAAACTAACTAAGTACTAAACTATATACATATCTCCCTTCCTATATAAGGAAGGGAGGCATATAGTGACAAATTAGGAGGTCAAACTAAATGCGAAATGTTAGAGTTACATTGATTTTCATGACATCGATTATGGCTATCATGATGATTGGTATGGTATCATTATATTATAAGGTATCCGTCCTTGATTCTAGAATTGGTAGTTTGGAAGCAAGATTGATTGAAAGCGAATCGACAGATAAAGAGATGCTTGAAAACCTTAAGTCTATTAGAGATAGACAAGAAGAGGTTAAGCGTCTTGAAATGGAGAGAGCAGAGAAAGAGAAACAGAGAACTATTGCTCTCAACAGAATCAAATCAGAAGGTATTGGCATTTATACTGATCTTGGTGATCAACTTGCATTAAATGCTGATGATATGAATAAATTGATTGATAAGTGGACTGAGCATATGGGTAAACAGTCAGTACTAAAAGGCCATGGCGAAGCATTTATCATTGCATCTCAAGAGACAGGTCTGAATCCAATCTATATTCTAGCACATGCTATTGAAGAGAGTGGATGTGGAACTAGTTATCTTGCTGTAACCAGAAACAATTTCTTTGGCATCAATGCCGTAGACAGTAATCCAGGAAAGGCTTACACGATGGGTGATGATGTTGATGAAGGTGTTGTTGCTGGTGCAATGTGGATTAAGAAGAACTATTATGATCGAGGATATACTACCCTTGCATCTATGAAGGCGGCCGGTTATGCTACGAATGACAGTTGGAGCCATAATATTGCTAGTATAGCTAATGCGTCTATACGGTATCTATAGACAAAAAGGAGTTAAAGATGACCGTTAATGTAATCAATATACTTCATATTGAAACAGACGATATAGATAGAATAGAGTCTATCTATAGAGTACTGCGAGGAAGGAATACAGATCTGGATTTCAACAGAGTTATTCCTCCTGAACTGACTAAATTAGATGGGGATGATGAAGATCTCTGGAGAGGTATTCATTGGGGTACAGAGTCTAATGCGTTTAACGTAACACACTACTACAATGGGTTTGCATCTCCATACTGTCTTGAATATAGATTCGAGACAAAGAACAGTGCACCATACCCAATCATATTTGTCTTGTCTAAAGTATTTAGAGAGGTAGAATTCGTATTTACTGCTAAATGTGACGTATTTGGTAATAAGATGGTATTTAAAGATGGTGAGATCTCTAAGTATATGAATCTCGAATGGGTGGAAACCAACGAGTATGATCATATACTTATAGATCTTGAAGATGCCGGTTTGGTAAAACTCAAGGGAGATGAATTATCATGAAAGAGCATCAAATGTATCGATGCACTATCACCGCATTCATCCCTAAGATGGATGCCGATGATAGTAATGTAAAAGAAGAGCTTCATGATCTTATGAAGATGCTTGAAGAAGATGAGGGTGTTGACTATGTTGATGGACCGAGACAAGTATTTTGGTCTTATGACTTAGAGAAGCCTCCTCTTAGGTTGTGTACCAAGCTTTCTAATGAGTATAGAAGGCTTGGGTTCTGTGTATCGTGTGAGAATTATGATTCCGGTGAGAAAGACTATAGATTCTTCTACAAAGCTGGAATCATGACTGCATATTTGGAAGATGACGGAGAAAAAGGCTGGGTTAACAAACCTGTCGGAGTATCCATCTGGAATGGGTTGGAGGAATAAAATTATGAGCAATGAGGTTAGAAATGAATTAATCATTGATGGGCCAGAAGAGAGTATCGATGCTATTTACGCTAGATGCAGATCGTTCAATGGCTATTTTGATTTGGACAACATTATTCCTGAACCGGACGATATTAGTGACAGCGAAGGTATCATGAACTGGAGAAGGATTAACTGGGGATCTATAACTAATGCATATGCTATTGACATTGTCGACACTCCGGATAAGAATCATCTGTGCTATAAATTTAAAACAGATGGGATACCTGTACAAGCAGTAGCAGAATTGGCTATATTGTTTCCTGAGTGTTACATGTGCCTTACTAGTAGTGAGGGGCAATATCGGGGCGTGATGTTTGACTTTATCAATGGAGAGCTTATGAAAGTATATGAACTTGGATGGGTAGAAATTTCATCCGAAGAATACGATCAACGCATCGATAGAGCAAGACAGTAATGTATTGTATGAATTGTAAACAAGTGAAGGAGATGTAATAATGTTAAAATGTGCTGTAATTGGAGTGGGAGCAGCTGGTAATAAGGCAGCTATTGCTCTTCTTGAAGCAGGGGTTATGAGTACGAAAGATGTTATTCTTCTGAATAGCACTCTTAAAGACGTTCCTGCTCAGTATAAGGAAATCGCTATTGAGTTTGAAGGCAACTCTAAGGGCTGTGCTAAAGAGCGTCATCTTGCACAGGCTCTTGCTATGACTAATCTTCAATCTCGTAATCTTGGTATTGATCAGCTTATTCAGGGAGACGACTACAACTTCGTTCTGATCTGTACATCAGCAGAGGGTGGCACTGGTTCTGGTGCTTCTATCACTCTTGCTAAGTATATTCATCAGGTACTTCAGAAGCCTGTGCATCTGACTGTATTTGCTGGATTCTTCAATGATTCTCGTGGTCTGAAGAACACTGTCGATTGGTTCAAGGAGACAAGTAAGGATTATACCGTAGATTGCATCTGCAATTCTTACTTCCTTGATGATAACAACGGTAACGAACGCAAAGCTGAACAGGCTGCAAATGCAGAGTTTGTACAGCGCATAAACATTCTTCTCGGTAAGCAGCTCATCGATAGTGAAACGAATATCGATGATGTTGACCTTGAGAAGCTTGTCATTACTCCTGGATATCAGATGATCATCCATGGGGATATTGGTAAGCCGAAGAATAAGGATGAATATAATAAGACTGTTCGTCGTTATATTGATGAGGCTAAGGGATTCTCTACTGAGGCTTCTGCAACACGTATTGGTCTTGTACTCAATATCTCTGATAAGATTGAGGATACGGTTGATTACTCGTCTTCTGTTATTAAGGATATCTATGGCGAGCCGTTTGAGTTCTTTACTCATGTTCAACATATTGAAGCTCAGGGTAATTACATCAATATCATTGTCTCTGGATCTAAGCTTCCTATTGAAGAGATTGAAGAGATTTATGAGGAGTTTCAAGAGCGTAAAGCTAAGGTTGATACATCTGCAGACGAGTTCTTCAATAAAGACTTTGACACATCTGCAGACGAGTTTGATATGGCTCGTGGACGTATCTCCGACAGTCAGATCGATAAAAACCGTGCTGCATTCTTTGGCGAGCCTACTCCTAAACAGGGCAAAGGTAAGTTTACGGAAATTAAGAAGTCTGACGAAATGTAAATCAAAAGTTAAATATATTCCCAGAGCCATTGAATTGGCTCTGGGTTTATTTTTAATTTGCTTATAAACTGTAATATAAGAGAGGTGATAAATATGAATGAGGAAGATAAGTTCTTTGAAGAGGTTAAGGATAATCCTGAACCAAAAGAAATTATACCAACGGATGGAAGAGTATTCCCGTTTCCTAAGGGAGAGTTGCTGGAGATTCTCAAAGGACTAGATTCTATGAGCGATGAAGAGGCTTATGATCTTATCTCTAGAGAGTTCTATAGTATTCTAAATGATATCTTTAATCACAAATCAAAAGATTACAGATTTTTACTACGTTCCCCAAAGTTCCTCTCTATTATGATTCAAGTTGTGAATACCCATAATATAGGGTATGATGAGACTGTACATTGTAACTCGTTTATCTATAACTTCTTGATCCTTCTCAATCAGAGCGGAGAAGAGAGTTATATTCAAAAGCTCTTATTTATGCTTGGTGAAGCACTAAATAAGAAGACTGTTCGTAAACTGGTTGGATGCGAAATCAGTGAGAATCTTGCTATTTTCTTAGCAGTATCACTTAAGAGTTCATTCGAGCCAGGTTTGAATATCAGAAGGCTTAACTTCGCATTAGCAACGGCTATGCCTCATATGATTACAGATAAGAAAGTTATCGAGATCTATGAGTCTATCTTTGATAATGTTGGAGAGCTTATCATTCAGACCATTTTTGATAAAGATATTATGAATGCCGTAGAAGAGGAATGGGTAACAGAAGAAGTCTATCAAGCAGATCAAATCATTACTTACTCAGTAATGATCATTCTTGAATCCATGGTTCCTATTGAGATTACTCATGTTCTTCTTGGAATTGCAGAGTTCTATAAGTGGAAGAATTATGAACAGGGAATCTGTAAAATCGATTTCCATAAGCTCAATAAGAATATCTTTATAAAGACAAATGTTATTGTAGAGCAGTTGGAAGGAGATGGACATATCTTACCATGATTAGAGAGTTTAAAGGTGGAAATTTCTATCTATCTAATTACTTTAGTGCACCTGTGTTCTATGATGGCCTCACTTATCAGAATAATGAAGCTGCGTTTCAAGCACAGAAGTGTATTAATCCTAATGATCGAATTCAGTTTATTGGCCTCCCGCCTAATCGAGCAAAGGCTAAAGGCAGGAAGGTTAAGCTTCGTAAAGACTGGGAAGATGTAAAAAATAACATTATGTATGAGATTTGTTTAGCAAAGTTTATACAGAATCCTGGTTTAGGAAAGAAGCTTATTGAAACTGGCTCTGAAGAGCTTATTGAAGGCAATACCTGGAATGATACATACTGGGGTGTATGTAAGGGTAGAGGTCTTAATATTCTTGGAAAGATTCTTATGAGAATCAGAGATGAACTAAAAGAACAGCAAGAAAAATGAAATATACGGCCTGCTCATATGAGCAGGTTGTTATTTTTTGTTTCTTAATACTTAGAGTACATTAGAATATCGTATCTTGTGATAGATATTGGGAGGAGATATAGCCATGAGTTTTCTGATTAATAGCTTTAGAGAATTAGTAGCTAAGGATAAGGATTTTGCTAATAAGCAAGAGGCAACAAGCGATATTCTGTATCCTACAGGCTTCCCTAATTTTGATGTAACGAATGGTTATGTAGCGGAAGGTTTGAATCCTAAGACGAATAAGATTTATACTTATTATAATACGGGTATCTGTGATGGTAGTCTGAATCTCATCATTGCTCGTTCTGGATCTGGTAAATCAACGTTCTGTGTAGAGAGTGCAGCTAATATTGTGCGACCATTTCCAGATGGTGCTATCTTTGAAGAGAATATTGAAGGTGGTATGACTGTACAGCGCCGTATGCAGCTTAGCAAATTCTCTATGGAAGAGACTAAGAAAAGATTTATTGTTCGTAATTCTGGTATTACTATCGAGAACTTCTATAAAAGAGTGAAAGCGATTCATGATCTTAAGATTGCCAATGCTGATAAGTTCTCTTATGATACAGGCGTTCATGATATCTATGGAGAACCTGTAAAGAAGTTGATTCCGACTGTTGTTATTCTTGATTCTCTTGCAACAATCTCTACAGAGAAAGTTGCGGATGAAAAAGAAATGAGCGGTCAGATGTCTCAGACTGCAGCAGCTAAGGCTATTGCTGCAATTCTTCGTAACTTGGTTCCTGCATGCAAGGAAGCCAATATCATCATTCTGATGATTAACCATATCACACAGAAGGTTGAAATTAATCCTATGATGCATAGCAAGTCTCAGACTATTTATTTGAAGAATACTGAGACTTTACCTCGAGGAGTCACTCCTATATACCTTGCAAACAATGTGATTAGACTCGACGATTCTGCTAAATTGAAGCCGGAAGAAGGTTTCGGGGTATCAGGATCAATTACAACGTTCTCGTTGGTAAAATCACGTTCTGCTAAGGCAAACTCATCTACTAAAATGGTGTTTGATCAGGAGGTTGGATTCGATCCTGAGCTTTCAATGTACATTTTCTTGAAAGATAATGGATATGTAAATGGTTCTGGTGTTGGATACTATCTAGGAGACCATACAGAATACAAGTTTGCACAAAAGAATTTCAAGAAGAAGCTTATAGAAGACGAAGGCTTTAGAAAAGTATTCCAAGAGGTATCTTTTGAAGCTCTTAGTAAGGTTATTAATCAGCCTAGAATGTTGGAAGACATCGATAATTCTGCTATTGAGGGAATTGCAGACATGATGTCAGTCAGAGTAGAAGAGTAAGATATAGAGTGTAGTAGAAATACTACACTCTCTTATTTCTCTTTTATAAAATGGTGCTAGCCAGAATATGTACTATTTCTAAACATACTAAATTTAGTACGTTTAGAATTTCACCATTCTCTGTGTACAACCATTTTTCCATTCAGAGATATACTATATCTTTGGAAAGGAGAAATAAAAGACTTTTGCGATAAATGAGAAGGAAAGGATATGGTAATACTATGCCAAAATTCAATCTTGCTAAATATATAGCAGATGCAGAATCACGTATACCAGATCAAAATCATGCTCTTGGTAAGGGTCTATTACAACCATTTAGAGGCACTAATAGTGGGTCAAGAGCTATTATGCAGAATGTACAGTTAGATCAACGTCTAGCTTTAATTAATCCTGAGCCTCCTATCATTTCTACGGGTCATGAGAAGAGGTTTGGAGAGAAGTCAAGTAATTATATTGTGAATGAAAGCAATAAGATTGTTATTGACAAGATTTCTAAGTATCCATGGGATACATCAGATACTCGTAGAGCATATGTAATCACATTAGACCCCGTGACTAATGAGATCGATATTCTAGAACGTAAGCCATATGAGCATGTATCTGAATCATTTGGATATACATATAACTCATCTTATATTGATAACCTGATGGTTGGAGATATCATTCCTGAAGGTAAGATTGTCACAAAGACACGTTCATTTGACGATAATAATCTTCGTCAGGATGGATTGAATCTTAGAGTTATCTATGTGGCATCTGGATTGACTACAGAAGATCCTGTTATTGTATCTCAGAGTACTGCAGATCGATTTGCATCTCCTCTGATTGATACGATTAGGGTTATGATCAACGACAATGATATTCTTCTCAATCTCTTTGGTGGAGATAAGATCAATGAATACAAAACCTTCCCCGATATTGGAGAAGAAGTCACTGGTGGTATCCTCTGCTGTATTCGTAGAGAGAAGAAGGATGAAGAAGCACTATTTGCACAGAGTTGGGAACGTTTGAAGACTCCTATGGTTTCAGATGAACCCTATTCTATTAATGGCGGCAGGGTTGTTGATGTAGATGTATTCTGCAATAATCCTGAGGCTCTTCGTCAGTCTGTATACAACCAGCAGATTCTTAAATACTACGAAGTAAATAAAGAATTCTGCACTAATGTTGTTAAGTGTGTGAAGCCGTTACTCAATAAAGGATGCACTCCATCTTATCGACTTGGTGTGTTCTTAGAATACTGTGAAGATGTGATGAATGATACACAGTATATCAATGAGAAGGTATTCAATAATATCATTATGGATATCACTGTCATGCGAGTCATCCCATTGCATAAGGGAGATAAGATTACTGACAGATACGGTGGAAAAGGTGTTGTATCAGAGATTGTTGAAGATGATAAGATGCCTAAGATTGAGATTGCTCCCAATCTTTATGAACCAGTTGATATTGTGTATAATAAGTGCACATGTGTCAACCGTCTAAATCCAGGACAGCTCTTTGAAGTATCTCTTACTTATATTAGCGAGAAGCTTCTTGAGTTCATTGCAGATAATAATGTACAGCATGCTGAAGCTGCTAGTATGATTTATAAGTATCTTCAGATTGTAAGTCCTATGGAAGCAGAATCTTTCATGACTACATATGAGCATATGGTAGATGAGGATAAAGAGTTCTTTATCAATTCCATTGTTAATGATAGTTTCATCTATCTAGTCTGCAATCCGTTTGATACAATGGGTTTAGATACTCTTAGGGCTTTGTATACAGAGTTCCCATTCATCAAACAGGCTAAAGTATTGGTTAAGCAAGAGGATTCTAATGGGAATCTTAGAGATGTGCCGACAAGTAGATTACTTACTGCAGGTCATAAGTATATCTATCGTCTGAAGCAGTTTGCTGAAGAGAAGTTTTCTGTTGTATCTCTGGCATCAACTAATATCAGAGGAGAGAATACTAAGTCTAAAGCATCTAAACAGCATAAGATTCTGTTCCCATCCACACCAGTTAGATTCGGCGAGATGGAATGGGGAGATCTAATCCATATTAGTGCAGTAGAGCAGATGATTCAGATTCTGATGCTTCTATCCACATCTCCTGGTGCTAGAAGACTTTGTGAGAATCTTCTTACTGGAGATCCGTTAAAGATGGATGTACAGTTGGATAATAACTCTACATCTCGGTCTGCAGAGATTGCGGCAGCATATCTGAAGACCATGGGTCTGAAGCTTAACATCAAGAAAATTCCTAAGAAACGTGGTGGAGCACTTAGACATGTTGTGTCTAGGTTGCCAAAAGATAAACCACCACTTGAAGTTGTTAGGAGGCTTCCATATGATATCTTGGAAAAAGACATGGACCGAATTCTCATTGCTAATTCGGAGTCTGTTAACGGGCTTAAGCGAGTTGTGTGCCGTATTCGAAACTGTGATACTCTTGAGCAGGCCCAACAAGAGATACTGAACATGAAGCGCCATGAAGTGGCACATATCATGGAAGTAGCAAAAGATATGTATGGAGTAGAAGATGTAGAAGGTCTGCTCAAAGTATTCAAGTCTGGAAAGACATTGGAAAAGCCCGTCTCTGTGGTTAAGAGAATTGTAGTGGAGAGAATCCCCACATATGAAAATTAAGTAACGATTACATACTATAAATATGTGAGTACCCGTAATGGGTACTCACATAAATAATCTTTGAAGGGAGGAAATCAAGAATGAAGATTGAAATTGCAAACGCTATCGATGATCTTAATAAGGGATCATTGAATAGTATTACATTTGATTTTTGTAATGAGCTCAATCAGATTACTACAGAGCTATTACAGAAGAAAGATAACGAAATCGATCAAGAAGATCTAAGTAATATGTACGGTATACTGCTTATCAGCAACATCTTGTACAATAATACTACTAGAGAAATACTTCCATTAGAAGATGGAGTGTATGATCTCTTGGTTGTCAAATACGATAATCTGACCAATGGTCAATCTCCAGTAGGAGCTAAGCCAATCATATTTGATCCTGTACAGGAAACTGTAGTTGGAGGAGCTCCTAAGAGAAATGATAGGTTGATTAAGGTTATTGAACGAATCAATACAGATAATATGCTCTATTTCAATGAACTCAGAAGAAATAGTATGCCGATTCCTGCATTCTATAACAGAACTGTTCCTGTCGGAAAAGAGCAATCAGATAAAGATGTTCCTCATACATATCCTGAGTTAGCAGGTACTCTAGACAAATGTAAATTTGTTTTAAATACTCAAGCTGCTGCAGTGGGAGCTTTGGAAGATCCTACAGTAAGGACGTTTGAGAGGGACTTCATGGCAAGTATATTCAACAGAGGTATGTATTTCGATACAGTAATTGCTGAGTTGAAGTATGATGGTGTTGCCATTGAAGCTACTGTCTGTGGAGATACTATTATATCTGCTATCAGTAGAGGAGATACAGCAAATAACGAGGCTAAGGATCTTAGCCATATCTTCTATGGTTATAAGTTTCCGAAAGCAAGTGAACCTAGGTTAGAAGGATTCACGTTTGGTATTCAGTTTGAATGTATCATTACATATGAGAATATGATACAATTAGAACAGAAATTCGGATTTACTTATGCAAATGGAAGAGTAGCTGTAATCGGATTACTTGGAAGGAACGATGCTAGACAATTTGTTCCGTATCTAACACTGGTGCCACTCAGATCTGCTGGATATCAGTTTGAAAATCCTCAGATTGAGATAGAGTTCTTGAATAAGTATTACTCCTCTGGAGTGGATCTGAAGTATGCTGTTATAAGTGGCGACTATACGCAGATTCTGTATGGAGTGAACAAGTTTGTTGAAGATGCACAATATCTTCGTCCTACGATGCCTTTCATGTATGATGGTGTTGTGGTAAACCTTGTTGATCCTAGACTTAAACAAGCTCTTGGAAGATCTAATTCTATTGATAAGTGGGCAATTGCAATCAAATTCAATACAGAGGTTAAGCAGACTGTATTTCTAGGATATGATTTTACGGTTGGCCAGAATGGTGTTGTTACACCTATGGCTTTGGTAAGGCCAGTAGAATTCCTAGGAGCTGTACAAAATAATATCTCCATGCATTCCTATGCCAGATTCAAGCAGATAGGATTGCGACTAGGAGATATTATCCGATTGGAGTTCAGAAATGATGTTATGGCATACATCACTAAACCTGATAATGCTTATAACAGATCCAACCCTAATCCTATAATCGAATTTCCAGATAAGTGTCCATTCTGTGGGTCTAAGCTAGTATTTTCTGATAAAGAGGCTATGTGTCCTAACAGAGCATGTCCAGAGAGAAATCTAAATAGAGTTGTGAATATGTTTGCTAAGCTGAATATCAAGGATTTCAGTAAAGCATCTATCAAGAAGCTAGGTATTACCTCTCTTACAGATTTCATCAATTATCCTGTAGATCAAGCTAAGGCTATTCTAGGTCCTGGTATTGGTGCTAGGTTTGGAGAGAGACAAGCTCAATTCTTCAATACGAAGTATTATGACTATCGTCTGATTGGAGCTATTGGATTCTCGTCTATTGCTCAATCTAAGTGGAAATTGATCCTTGCTAATGTTCGTATAGAGACTATTATAGCACAGGATGACAATGAACTATACAATCTTCTTACTGCTATCAAAGGTATTGGCCCGGTAGCAGCAAAGACGATTGTTCTTGAGCGCTCTGATTTATACGGAGACCTAATAACTATCTCTTCATTTAAGAATATGACTAAGACCTATGGTGATATTGATACTAGGGTTCAGGTTAGATTCACTGGTGTAAGAGATGAAGCATTGGCTGGAGCGTTCAGACTTAAGGGCTGCGATGCTGATAGCAATAAGGGTGTTACTAAGCGTACGGGAATTCTTATAGTTCCATATCAGGGATTTACATCTACAAAGACTAGTAAAGTTAGTCCGAATTGTCTGGTTTTGGATATAGATTCTGCTTGGAACTATGTGCAGAATATATCCGGATAACAAGGAGGTTGTGTGGTTTATGATGAGCAAATATTATTCTGTAGTGAATCGTTGTACTTTTGACGATCGTATATTTGAAGGGTTCTTTATCTTTAATAAAGAAAAATACGAGATAGTAGATGATGATATTAAAAGCTCCATAGTCTACTCTCTCGCTAAAGCAATGTTTAAAGAGGTCAATCGCAAATTCGTCATATATTATGATGAAGAAACGAAGATTCTTTTGCCATTGTATTTCTTAAAGAGAATGAAAAAGAGCTTTTTAGAGATATGCGCAGACGAGCATAAGTTGATTTTCGATAAACCAGATTTGTTAGATTTTTATAAAGGAATCACTAACTTTTTCATCGCTATTGATAAAAGCAAAATCGACGAATATACGTGGCTATCAACAGATGAACACATTTTCTTTGCAAGACAAGAAGAAGACGACCGAGAAGATGGTGACTATGAAGTCACGTATTATCGTCATAATAACTATGTAGATGCTAAGGCGTTTAGTATCAAGAAAGTTGATTCGTTAATGTAAAAGGAGTTAGATAAGATATGGGTACAAAATCTAGGACTTTAACAAGGTTAGTCAATATCGTGCACAATACAGTAAATAGTGTAGATAAGAGTCCGTCTATCAGCAAAACGGAATGTGATGCTATTATCAAAGCATTCTTTGATGGGTTGTATCAGATGAAAGATGAATATCGTCACACGATTGCTATCGCAAAACTGTATGTGAATATTGTTGTTGTATTTGACCATGGAGATATCAATATCACTATGGCATCAGATATAAAGGCATCTGTTTATAAAGAACAGATTGCATCGTCAGCCTTGTTTTATAACATGGTTGCAAATATTCCCAAAGGGGTAAATCTGAGTTTGTTTGCTTTGGAAGACGTATTTGAAGTTATTAAGAAATATGTAGCTCTTAATATACTCTGCAATCCAATAAGTAGTCTCTTCTTCTCTTCTAAATATGATTATATCATACGACCGTTTATGTATGGGGGTCATTTTAGTAGGTGGAGAAATGAGTGATGGGTGTATCAGATCGTAGAAATCAAGAGGTTCTTGATGCAGAAGAATATATAGATATGGCATTCGTAGATGAAAATCTACGAACTGAAGTAGAGAAAGCTGTGGTTGCTAGTCTTGTATTATCAGCCACATACTCTATATCCACATCTGTAGGTAAATATATTCAGATAGACAAAGATATGTTTTTGTCATTCTGGATATCTTCTAACGGTATGATGAGGATTGCTATAGAGGGTTCTTGGAGTAAGAAATGTACTGCAAAAGGAGATCCAGATGTATTGCAGAACTTGTTTAAACTGTTCTGTGTACAGAATCTTCCTGAATATGTGAATCTATCTATGGAAAAGCATCTAAACTCTAATGCTGTTGCTATGATTACGATTAAGAGAATCATCAATTCTTTGAAAGTAAGAAAGAGAGCTACAGCATATAAGCTTGCTAATGTTGGTGAGGTACTAATTACTCCGATCACTGGAGGACGTATGTACATTGCTCAGCAATAAGTATATCAAAGATATACTATAGCATTGTATGATGGTAAATGAGATAATATAAACTTCAATAAAAGGAGGTATGCCATCATGATAATTCTAAGAAAGATAAAACAACAGATTTAGATAGATATAAGAAGATATATCGATTCAATCATCCATATCCAGGCAGATTTTTAAAATCTTAATGGTATCCAAACCTGGATATAACAAAAGATACTATAGTGCAGATGGCACTGAGTATAAAGGCTAACCAAATATATTTGGAGGGATTTAAGTTATGCGACAGTTTGAAGAGACAGGAATTGCTAACGAGATTACAAAGGTTCTCACGGAGAAGTACAACTATCTGTGGGATTCTGCATTCAGTCTTGATGCAATCAAAACGATGTTCTCTGGTATGGCACAGTACCTTGGGCAGGTAAAGAGCAAGAAGGTTGTTAAAGCTTGCCGTTTTGATACAGGTGTGTTCCATATTGGCGCTTATGTTTCCTTTATGCCGAGTGATGAGGATGAGAATCGTGGAAGCTATAACCTTAGCTTCACATTTGATCCAAAGGATATTCCTGAGGGTGCAGAGATTGTTGATTTCTCAGATCCTGTATTCCGTCATATCGTTGCTGACGAAGGTTATAACCGTTATCGTATCAGCTTTACCGCATATGATGGTCAGGACTACATGACCCCTGCATTTGCAGTTGTTGCAGATTGCATTAAGGATTATCTCCGTGCAAATGTAGATGTCGATCCCGATCTTGAACTTAAGGACTTCTTCACTGCTACCGTACAGGTTGATGGTAAGGAGAACTATTATGCGATTACTCCTTCGGCGCAGCTGAAGCAGTATGTAAAGGATGATGCGGCTCTTGAAGAAGAAGTTGCTGCATAAAGCATAAAACATGAAAGATTCATATAGAGGAGGCATTAGTTGCCTCCTCTATATTTTATGCTTTATCTCATTCTTTTTATTGGGAGGCTTGTATGGAGATTAGACAAGCATTTGTTGACGGCAAGCTTTTAGATGTCGTCACACAAGAAGAATATGAGCGCCGTTCTAATCTAAAGAACGAAGAGATGCTTAAGAATACTTGTATTGAGCGAGATGGAACTCTGTATCCTGTTGTAAAAAGACCCGATGTCCGGAAAACACCTCATGTGATAAATATGGGACCCGTGTTCAAGTATGTTGGATCAGCGGATAAGTTTCCGGCTTATAGCAGCAACAAAGTTATTGACTATTCCAATGTGAAGTCTAACAGAGAGCTCATTGAACAACAAAGCAAGGCAAGGAAAGAAGAAATGGCCATTCTTACACAGACTGGTAAGGTTTTTGCTCCTGTAATCAGAGAAGAAGACTCACCAGCATTGAAATGTGTCAAAGAATGTTTTCATGCTAAGAAGATTGATATTGATAACTATCGTGGTAGATTTGATAGCAATTGTGATTTTGCTAATACAGTTAGGTTATTTGTAAACCCGAACAATCATACTATTAGTGTACAGAAGATTCAACTAGTTGGAGAGAAATTTGATATTGATTTCAAACTGGTTGCATCAGATAAGAAGGGTGCAGTAAACCCGATGGATAAGACTATAGATAGGGAGTTGTGATTAGATTATGCCAATGACACAGAAGCAATTCATTCACGACTATATTGAAAAGACAGTTCCTCAGTATAATGATGAGCTGTTTACCCGCTCTGATGAACAGATCATCTCTAGTCTTGAGAATATTATCCTCTCTTGTCAAAGAGAGGGGTATTCTGTCGTCAAAGTAAAGAAGTTTACTGTCATTGAGGATTACAGAGAGATTCGGAAAAGATTAAGAGAGTATCAAGACTATCTCTTATCCAAACCTTCTTCCAAGTCTAAAGGTCCTCAGGATAATAGATATCAATACATTGATCTTCGTCATTCAGATATTAAACTTCTGATAGTGACATACTATATTGCAGCAAAAGATGGAGAAGATGAGATTGATGTTCTCATAGCTGTGCCTAGAGTGGTAGATAAATTCTATTTTAGGCTCAATGGAACACTGTATAGCTCTATGTATCAGATTGTAGATGCATCCACATATAATACAACTACATCAGAGTCTAATACAAAACATTTCATCACTCTAAAGACTATCTTCCAGCCAATTCGTATCTTTAGAAACTTTAGAGATATTGAAACCACTTCTGGTGAGAAGGTTACATGCTGCACATATGATAATAACACGTTTAAGAAATCCGTACCGATTATCTTATACATGTTTGCTAAATATGGATATTATGAAGCTCTTAAGTTTATGGGCGTATACGGATCGCTGTTTATTAGTACAGAAGATCCTCAAGATGAGAATATTTATACATTCAAGCCTAAGAAAACATCAGAGCTTTACATTAACACTCCAAGAGTGTTATTTGATCACAATCAAGCGATTCAGCATATTGTATATGTACTTACAACGATTGCTAAGAAAGAAGTCAATATCAGTGATTTCTTTACAAACGATTTCTGGTTGATGCAGCTTGGACTTGCATTCAATAATCTGACTGATCCTGTTACCAAGGGTAAGAATATCCTTAACTCATTGGAATTGGTTTATGATATTGAGACTAAGCAAGAGATTCATCTGCCTATTCAGCATAAATGCAATACTTATGCTATCCTCAGATGGATGGTATGGGAATACAATAATCTTCGTATTAAGGATAATCTGAATATCCTTACGAAGAAGCTGAAGTGCAGTGAATATATTGCATCTATCTATGCCGCTAAGTTATCCAGAAACATCTATCGCCTTAGCGATAGGGGCAAAGATGCAGATCTTAAAGAGATCAGAAAGGCTATTGTAACCAATCCTATGGTTCTTATCAGTGAGATGGGTAGAGATAAACTCATCAACTTCCGTGGTATTGTAACTGATATGGATTCGTTGCTAGCTAATAAATTCACCTATAAAGGTGAATCTGGTATCAAGACTATTCCTACAGCTTATAAGCTAATCCACCCAACTAATCTAGGTGTACTAGATCCTGATGCTTCATCACCGTCTGACCCGGGCACATCGGGTTCAGTGGTTCCAATGATAAAACTCTATGAAGGAAATTACTTCTCTGAATTCCAAGAACCAATTACTTGGCAAAAAGAGTATCGATCGCTCTTGCGCAGTTATAAAGATGCAAGAGGTTTGATCGAAGTCATTGATATGAAGAAGAAACTTCTAGGTGACGCTAAAGTGTCAACTCAAGAAGTTGTAGAGGCTGAAAAGACCATACAGACTACTTATAATCTGCTTAAGAGTGGAAAAGAAGTAGCAATCCGATTAGAAGGTCTGCCTCTGGAAGGGAGTGGAAGAATCCAATATGTCTAATATCAGAGAGCGATTCTTCATCTATTCAAGAGAACAGATGGATAGAATCATGGATGCAAATAAGAACACCGGTCGTCCTGCACCAGTATTTGGTAAAGTAATTGTCAATGGTGTTCCGAAGATCTATACAGATATCCTTACGAGTATGGATAATGCTCCATTTGCTGATGCAGAGTTGCTTATCAGCGGAGATCTGTATAAGATCAAACACACAAAACCAAGCTATTTATAAGAAAAGAAGAAACTTATCCCCTCTATCCTATATGGATAGAGGGGTAGTCTTTTCTTTTTTGTTGATATACTATAGCTATGTATATATAATACGTTATAAAGAAAGGTTAGGTAGATACAAATGATAAATCAAGGAGATATTGCGATTCTGTTTACAAAGAATCCGAATAAGAACCCAGAAGTTATAGAATGGTATAAAAAGAATGGAGACAATGTTCATGTCTTCACATTTGGAAAAGAGATGTTTGAGGCTGTACAGAAGCTGCTTAAAGATGGCTTTATACTGACCATCCTAAGTATTAGTGGGAACTATATCGTCACCAAGGTGGTTGTTCCTGATAAAGGAAAGCTGTACAATGATATATTCACTTTGACTGTTAAGAGGAACAATAAACTCAATATCTCTTATATGGGACAATTGACTCCTGCTCATGACAATATAAATCTTGCTATTACTAAGATCAATGTTCATAATTCTAAAGAGACTGTTTTCTTTACTTTGGGAATGTATGACGCTCTTGGTTGTCTTATTGACCAAGAAGTATTTAGCTGACTTTGAGTTAAAGAAGATTAGTTTCTAGGAAATGGGAGATCTAAGCTATGGCAATAACAATTGTTAGTCGAAATAAATCTGGAGTCTGTCCTAGATGTGGAAAACCTCTTGAGGTTATCCATGAGATCGAGAAAGCTTATGAGGTTACTGAAGGTGGCTTCATGAGAAAGATTATTTCTGAGCACAGCGAGTTTAGAGCAGAATGCAGATGCGGATTTACGGCTCCAATGAAGATATCATTCGATGGAGCTGCTATCCCGATGAAGTCTGATGATGGTTTGGGAGATGGAGAGGTTGATAAGATCAACCCGATTGGAAAGGTGGTAGAATAATGGCAATCAGCTATCCGAGAGTGATTGATATGTTTGAAGACATATACAATCCTCGAAAGATTCAGAGAGCTCAAAGAGCTATTGCTAACGCAGAGTTCCAGAACTTTATCATACCCTATATCGAGATACTCGATGAGGATATGAAGATAGAAGGCGTGGGACGTGTATCTAAAGACCAGGATGGCCGGAAAACTTATGTAATCTATGGTAAATCAGAGAAGTTTGATAATCCAGCGATTCAGACACTTAACTTTGGAACTGGCGAGTATATAAATATAATCATGGCAGATCATGTGATAGACGAAGAAGACATTCGTAAGTCTATCCGTAATCTGATGCTTGTATTTACAAAGCTCACCCCTCCGTGTCTTGATCACTATACGAAGCATGTCAATGTTATGAAGTTTGTATGTGCTCTGTATATTCTTGAGAAGATCGATGTAGAGAGCAAAGACAAGCTCTTTAAGCTCATTCCAGATGAGGAAACTCTGGTATTGGCTAAGAACCTGTATGACTACTTCTATGGTGATCACTATGATATGATCTTTGATCTTCAGAGTGACTCAAAGACTCTTGATATGGCCACATATATTATGCTGAATATAGGGCTGTATATACATTGATCACATCAAACCCTTACATATGTAGGGGTTTATTTTTTGCTTATCTTGTACATCTCAATAACGTGAGGTGATCAAAAACTATGGCAAAGAATGTATTTATGATTCCATTTGCTTCAGGTGGAGTTCCAGATAAATCGATTACAAGCAATGGAAGAGATTTTAAGGTAGATAAGTTGTTTATGCTTATCTGCAATCATCCCATAGGCAAGAAAGAAAAAGTATACTTTGAATTTACAATCAAGAATTACAAAGATATATCGTCTATCAAATACTATCCACTGTATGTTGGTGTTCATAAAGAGCCTGCATCTGGTACTTTGAGTAATGACTTTTGCTTAGGATCTGTATTCTTCTCTGTAGTATCTGGTAATTATAGTGTATTGGAAAAGCATCTTAAAACTGCATCTACAAAGAACTCAGATCCTGGTATGGCATCATATAGACCACCTGCTACAGAAGAGATTGTTGGTGTAGCAATAGATATATGGGATAACTTAATCACCATCTATGTGGAGGGTAAGAAGTTATATTCATTCTCTCCGTCTCTATTCAATATGAGAGACGAAGATCCTTTCTATGCTGCTATCTATTCAAATATTCAAGCAGATCTAGTTGGTTCTGTAAATACTGGTAAGGGAGGATGTAAATACCTTCCTGCTGGTTATATAACCATGTATGATGCTCATAATAAGTCCATTTCTTCCTCTACCATTATCGGCAATGTATATGTGGATAAGCCAGATAGACCTACTGTATTCGAAGAAGTATCTGGCAATGTGCAAGTAGAGTCTATAAAAGATGATGGACAGGTATTATTAGAGAAGACTAACTCTTCTGATATCATAAATAATGGGGTTAGCTATGAACTGACTAAGAATGGAGGAGTTATCTACTCCTCTCTTCCTATTCCAGATAATTATAAGATTTATACAGAGTTGTATGTCAGAGATGCCGTACCTATATTTAAAATGCTTGGTATTCCTATCTCTATTGGCATCACAGACAAGCCCGATAGTATACAAAATGGTCACTCTGTAGAGATACCATTGCATCATAGGATGACATTTGCATACGACTATACAGAACATAATGTTTCTAGTAGTAACAAGCATGTGATAAACAATGTATTTACTTCAGTCCCTAATGAAGAGGGTAAGATCATTGGTATCGGAACGGATCTTGCTAATGGACTGATCCACGTATGGGTAGACAAAGTGCTATTCTATTCATATAAGATCACTAAGTTCAAAGCAGATCATGGGTTTAGACTGTTCATTAGAGATGATGGTTCATTTATTAATGGTGCTAAAGGGTACTTCAACTTTGGGGCTACAGAAGAGTTTAGTTCAGAGATCAATCCATTTAAGATGGATATTCCTGACGGATATATCTCCCTATGGCATTACTATAATAAGCTTATAAAGTATCCTGTTTCTGGAATGCCTTCTATTATTGGTGTGGTGGAAGTGGAGGATAAGTTTACTAGACTTACCAGATATATTACTGGTCAAGTGACGGTAGATGAGAAAGATGAGATCAAGAGATTCAGATCTGGATTAAATAGGTTAATGATGACCTACAACGTCATCACAGATATAGATGATCCGGGCAATCCTGACTTCAATGAAGCACATTATTCGGCCAATGAGACTACATTTAAAGATCATAATAATCTCATTGCTGCTCATAATGATGGATATCACCTTAATAATCCGAATGATTCTAGACGCCATAAAAGAAAAAAATAAAATATACCCCTCTACCCATATGGGTAGAGGGAATAATTATGAATTCTTAATATTCATCAATACGCCGATTACCAACAATCACAAGGTCATAAGAGAGGTTAGCATCAATATTCCTTGCAATTCCGTCTCTCAGATTGATATCCATTCTAGCAAGAAGCCTATCAGATGGACGTTCAATACCAGGAACGCTTTGACCAGTGCTCATATCTACAATATCAAAGTACTTCTCCTGAGTCTCCTGGTTATATACAACCACAGTTTTGATATTTGGATTCATCTCCATGCGAATAGCACTCATCTCTGGAGATGGATTCTGGATGAAATTGTCATACATCTGATCTTCAGTCATACCATTACGATTAATAGCGAGACCATTAGGTCCATTCAATACAGATGAAGGTACATTAAATCCAGGAGGCAAAGCCTGCACATTACCAACAGGAGTATTAACGAAGGCAGTATACATATCCATGATAGCCTTATCATCATCTACACCCGCAATCTCCTTATTTTGTTTCATTCTGGCCTGATCAAGGCGATGCGCATTGGTAATAGAGCTATTAATTTCTCTGATAGCAGAAATACGGTTGCTTACCAGAGATCCTGCTGCACTAGTCAGCTCACAGATATAATCGTACTTCTTCTTCAGAGTTCTAGATGCTCGTACCATCTGCAGATCTTGCTCAATCTGTGTAGCCATCATATCAATACCTTGAATGGTATTCTTGAGCTGCTGAGTTGTATCCTGATATGTAGAGATATAAGGAACATTTGTTTCCATCATACTCATATCTCTATCAGAGTTGACATGAACCATACTTACTTTATCTTCTTTACGAGGACGACCACGTTTCTTTTTTGGCTCACTGACATCTTCTACGTATACTCCACTATTATTATCTTTCTCAATCAGAGCATCCAAACCAGAAGTCATCATCTTGATACCATCCGCATCGATCTCTGGCTCTCTCGTAATCACTTTAATAAGTGCCATAATTATCATTTCCTTCCTTATTTTTTAAATTTATGCTATTCTAAACGTATTAAATTCAATACGATTAGAACAACAGAAAATGTCAAAATGAAGATATGTTCCCTTAGCTTAGGAATATTACAGATAAGTCATGTACGTTGGAATTTATGGCTAAATCTAAATAGTATGATATACTATATTATTATACTTATGGAAGAGAGGAAGTTTATATAACATTTTATGATAAACCGTACATTATAATGAAGCGGTTATGGCATAAACCGTTGATCCCCTCTCCCAATATATATTTTATCGCACAGACACATATACCCTCTACCAGAAATGGTAGAGGGGAGTGTGTTTTGAAATTCAGTTTTACACCGATATAAGGAGTGTGAACTAGCATGCATAACGTCGGAGATAATTTGACGATATTGAATGTAGAATATACAAAACCGAGACGAAACGAAGATGGGAAGACTGAGAAAGACTTTCTAATCATGACATACAAAGACATTGACAAGAATAAGAAAGAGCATAAGATTATCTATGAGCCAAAGTACACTTTCTATATAGCTAAGAAAGGGACTGAAAAACCATATAATCAGTTCTTTGTGTCTAAGGATAGTGTAGAAGAAGTTACAGTTCCATTTAAAAATCTCTTACTTGAGATAGCAAAGAGAACCGATCATGTAGAAGATTTCTATGATAACTGTAGAAATCGTAATAGCAATGCTAATAAGATTATGCATACAGATCCAAGAATCTTCTCATCTGATCTAACAATCGAATCATTCTATCGAATGGAGTTTAATAAAATCTATCAGAATCAACCATGTCCAGTAGATAAAGGGTATGTTGATATTGAAGTAGATACTAGATATATCAACGGAGCGTTTCCTCAGCCAGGAGAATGTCCAGTAAATGCAATCTCTCTTTTATTGGAGAAAACCAATACAGAATATGTATTTATTCTTAAAGATCCAGCTAATCTAGCATCATATGAGTTTGAAACGTATGTTCAAGAGAACGATTTTGAAACAGAGTTCAAACAGTTCACTGAAGAGAATGTAGGTGGATGGAAGAACGTACATAAGCTAGGGTTAAAGGATCTAAAGATTAAAGTCATTTTCTACGAAGATGAGCTTGAAATGATAACCGCTTTGTTTAAGCTAATCAATGCAACCCAGCCAGATTTCATGTTAGCGTGGAACATGGCGTTTGATATTCCGTATCTGATTGAACGTATTAAGATACTCGGAGGAAGCCCTGCTCATATAATCTGCCACCCAGACTTTGAAGAGAAGTATGTATATTACTTTGTAGATACATTGCATAATCTTCCAGAGCAAAAGGGAGATTATATGCAGGTTGCATCTTATTCTGTATATCTAGACCAGATGATTCAGTTTGCATCCAGACGTAAAGGGCAGTCTGCATATGCAAATAATAAACTGGATTATATTGGTGAAGTGGTAGCAGGAGTTAGAAAACTTGACTATCATGATATTACTGATAATCTATCTGACCTCCCATATGTGGATTTCAAGATGTTTATCATGTACAACATGACAGACGTTATTGTTCAGAAGTGTATCGAAGAGAAGACCGGTGATATTAGTTATGTCTTCAACAAATCTTTGATGAACTCTACCCCATACGCTAAAGTGCATAGACAGACAGTATATCTTCATAATAGAGCAGTTACATTCTTCTGGGACAAGGGCTTTATTATGGGCAACAATGTGAATAGGTTCAACGATCTGTCTGAAACAGAGAAGAAAGAGAAGACCTATCCTGGTGCATATGTAGCTCCTCCGATGCTAGTTGGAGATACACCTCTGGTTAAGCTTGGTAGAGAAGGATATTATGAAGCTATCAATGTAGCAAGAAACTGTAATGACTTTGACTACAAAGCCCTGTATCCCTCTCTTATGAGAGAACATAACATTGCTCCAAATACGCAGATTGGTATGCTTTATATACCGAATAAGATATGGGATGGAGAAAATCCATTCAGAAAACCAGAGGGCATCTATAAAGATCAATTCAATAGATCTGAGATGTTTATAGAGAACTTTGCATCTCACAACTATATTGAATTTGGTCATCGTTGGTTCTATCTAGCTACATATGAGGAAATGCTTGATGATATCTATGAGTATTTCACTACTGTAGAGCATCCATATCTTCCTCTTAACCAATATCTTACAACTAAAGGCTTAAGAGAGGTAGTCAGAAGACATTTTGAGAATGAAAAGATTAAAGTGGTTAGAAGACACACTGGCAAGACTCAAGTAATTACCAGATACTTACCTATGCCAGATAGTGTAAGAGCTAGTATGCAGGATGCCATTGGAAGGATAGAGTTACGATGAGTGTAATTACTATTAGTGAAGAATCATTCCAGATATTACTTGAGACAAGTAAGAGAATGAAGAGCGATATTACGTTACTTACTCATGATGGGCAAATCTATGGCTCTAATGGATTTGTCAATGAAGGAGATAAGATATTTGATGTAGGATGTGTAAAAAGGGTTACCAGTGGTGGAAATGGTATAAGGATCAACGAAGCTGTTGGTATTGATATAGCAATACAGTCTAAGAACATCATCGCTCTTGGTAAGATACAAGGCAACGGCTTAGAGCTTCACTATATACCATATTCATCAGCATATATGTGCGATTTTGTCAAAAGAGGAGATCAGCAGTATATTGCTTTTGATGGAGAAAGACTAAGTCGTATCATTGGCGATGGATTTTATGACAGGCATGTCAATGTATCTGTGCCGATATTCACCAATTTAGATATCAGCGATTATGAGCCATTCCTAAATATTATCAACATGAGCGCTACTGATGGTGGAGGAATCGTAAACTATAATGGTATTCCTATCTTCACTGTTGGCAATATCTTAGGTGTGAACAAAGGTGATAAAGTCTTCTTATCTGTAGATAGAATTACAAATGTGCATGCCAATGTGCTATTTGTAGTATCTAAGGCTAAGAAGAACTATAATCTTGAGGTGAAATACACGGTTTTGATATGAAACTATAATCCCTCTACCCATATGGGTAGAGGGGTATGTTTTATTTTTTCATTGCAGCATCCATTACTTCTGGATTAAACAGATCACTGACCAGATTACCAAAGATATCTCCTTCATCTCCATGAGGAATAATACTCATAATAGCGGATATATAGAGCTTCTTAGGTACATCATATTTGGATGACTTCTCAAGATTCATATACTGCTTCATCATAGCTTTGGTTTCTTTAATCTGCCTATTCAGATCTGCTTTTGTTTTTCTATCTAGAGACTTGTTATTATTCATCTCATGTTCTAGATTATTAATAACTAGATTCATTCTAGATACAAGATTTGGATGATCATCGAATAAGAACTCCGTTCCTAATGCAATCATCCCACTAATATAAGAAAACATTCCATTCTGCTTATCTTCTATCTTACCCCTAAGACCTTCAATTTTCTTCAATGCCGATGATAATGCTGGTCCATACCCATAGATAGTTGCAAATGAATCAGCAAACTTTTCATCTACATATCTTTCTACACTCTGTCCTGGTAGTATTCTGGCTACAGCGTTCTTAGCTCCAATACTGATAGCATTACTTAAACCACTAAGAAACCCATCTTTGTCTCTTCTAATGGTTTTTGCTACATCTTTAACGAAGCTAGCAAAGTCATTATCTTCATTCTTAGCTCCTCCAACAGCAAGCTTCATCTTTGTCTTAGTTTTTAGCATAATTGCCGTTTTTAGGCTCTGTAGTGCATTTCCCAGTGGTAATACACTGTTGAAGAAGTTGTGAGCGATTTCGTGCAATGTGATGGCCGTAAGTTCCTCAGAATTAAGCAAATTAGAAGCGCCATTTTGTTTAAAAATGAGTTGTGGATTATAAGTGATCATTATTAGACACTCATTTGGACTAGTAAACCTAACTCCATCTGCAGTTAGTTTTACTGCGGGTGGTTTGGAGTATTTTATGGGTATGGTATAGCAAACAGCATCCTTATCTACATCCACACTAAATGTAGCACCGCAGAATTGTTTCAATGCATATTCTAGCTCTCTAAGCAATCCATTTGCATGAGGATCTTTCTCTGTAATCATTAATAGCCGATCAAATACATCGGTAATATAATTGGTAGAATCATTTCTACCGAAGTATGCTTCATTAATAACCATTTGTTATATTACCTCCTTCTTTACTCTTAGAGTCTACCAAATTCTTTATGAGGAGGACATCATAGTAGTCTATATAAAAGGAGGTTTATATACAATGGACCAAGTTGTTTCACTTGCAGAACTCTATCAGATGGGTAGAGACGCATATTCTAGTCTTTGGGATCAGGCTCGTGGTCTTAACCGCGATGTTAAGCTTTATCTCCATTGGACAGCGGGTCACTATGACTCTGTATTTCCATCTTACCATATAAACATTACTGGTGATGGGAAGATCCATGTTACGGGTCAGCTTGATGAGCTTAAATCTCATACGTGGCGTCGTAATACGGGTGCAATCGGTATTACTCTTGATTGCTGTGCTGGTGCTACTTCCAATGATCTTGGTGATGAGGCTCCGACTCCGGTTCAGATTGAGGTTATGTCTCAGGTTATCGCTGTTCTTGCAGATGCCCTTGACCTTACTATTGATCTGAACAGAGTTATGACTCACGGAGAAGCAGCAGACAATCTCGATGATTACTGGGGTGCTTATGGAGAAGATGAACTCTATGGGCCTCAGAATGGCTGCGAGAGATGGGATCTTGCTATTCTGACTAATGACGACGAGTGGTGCTCTGGTGGCGATACGCTTCGTGGTAAAGCCAACTGGTACCGCAATGAGTGGAAGAAGAACGGGAACCCTCCGTACACTCCTGCTTCCTAAAACTAAATCTTTATGCTTTCCGCCTACTCTTTATGAGTAGGTGGATATTTCTTTTATATAGAGGGTGATCAAAAGTGTTTAAGAAGAGACAAGAAGTAGAAGAATGGATTTATACATTTCTGGATAAGCTTGATCCTACAGAGCAAAACTCACAGTTCTATAAAGCTAAGTTCGCTAAGATGAACGATACGGCTTTCCTTGCATTCATGAAACAGTATTTCCCGATCAAATTCCAGATAAAGATCTTTGAGGTAGAGCCTAGCATAAAGCAGATTGCTAATGCTTTGAAATATATCAATGTTCCTATGGTAGAGAAAATGAGGATTCCATTCGAGTATAAGAACAAAGAAGGAATTCCTGTTATGTCTGAGGATGCTGTAGTAATCTATTCTCCTGTGAAGAAGATGAAACAGTTCATTTCTAAGAAGAATAGTATGTCTACCAATATCACTAATCGTAATATGAGAGACGGTCTTCTCTTAGCAGTAGATAAGAATGGTAATACCACTGATAGAGAGATGGAAGCATTGGCAGTTATGAGCTTAGATCATACTATGAAGGAGCTTTCTACGTATAGGGCTGACAGTATGGATGCTAAGAACAAATTCTACTCTATTATTAATAATAAGGGTATGGTACTACAGAGTGAAGTAGATGTCGATACAGCAGATTCGCTTGCTCGTAACACATTGAATGTGTACTTCCTGGGAGCAGGATTGAATTCAAATCTGATCAATGAAGGGAGTATGCTCAGATATACAGCTAAGAATAAGCAAAGAAAAACAATCAGACAGTGATATAATATAAATATAGAATAATATACTATAGATATAGAATAATAGTTCCCTCTACTCATATGAGTAGAGGGATATGTTTTAATGAAAGGATGTATTAAAAATGAACAACCCAGAATTTTACTTCATTCTTGGTCAGTATGTAGGATTAAATATGAAGATGAGAGAAGAAATAGACACTCTTGCTCCCGACTCAACTACACTACCGGTTCAAATCAATGAGATTAAGAAGATGATTCAAGATATCAACTTCTTAGAAGAGGAACTTATTGCTATTGTATACAATGAGAGGCAACAAGGATGAAAGTAGATATTGATGCGCTAAGTAGTTTAGACAATGGATGGAGGATGATATTATGAGTATTATGTGCATTGACGACAAAATGTCTGAGACTCAGATTATGAAGGATATCCGGAAAAGTAATGATATATCATTTAGATTCATCATTGATGGTCCTTCTAAGACCCAAACAACGGTTGAATTTACTAGAAATTCATCTGGAGCTGTTGAGGTTCGTAATCCTGGTGGCAGTATAATCACATATATGGCGATTCAAGACTATAAGAACTTCGAAACAGAGGTTGCGGTTACCATGGACTTAACAGAAAAGGAATTTACTATAGTCTCTCGTGTTCTTCGCGCAATCCGACGAGTAGTACTAGGGTAGATCATAAAAGAATATGCCTCCAGCAATGGAGGTTTATTTTTTACATAAAATATCCCTCTACCCATATGGGTAGAGGGAATAGTAATCCTATAAAGAATCTTTTTAGTAGCTGATCGTCGGAGACGAAGCATCGATTCCGCCAGTCTGACCAGGTTTCGGCATAGTGCTGAGAGCCTTGTAGCCAAACTTTGCTTCCTCGAACACAGTGTTCTTGTTAACCCAATCAAGGAACTCACGAGCCTTAGCAGTGATAGCAGGACCAACAAGCGGAATACCGTTGAACTGAAGATCAACTTCCTTCCACTGAATTTCACCACGTTCACCATTAGAGACTTCTGCAAGTGTAGCAGTCGTCGGCTGTGCAGCCGTAATCAGGTAAGCCTTCTCAATACCACGAACAGTGTTATCTGTCATGAAGTACAAGAACTCAAACACCTCGTTCTCATAGCCAGGCTCAAGGAGACCATCTGCAATCAGACCATTGTAAGTCTTAACCTGCGTCTTAGGATCCTTAATGCCACGGAGATAGAGCTCATGAACCTTTGCAAGAACAATACCGCTTTTTTCCGTATAACGCATAGAGAACTGAGATGCCGACTGCATGTTGACCTTAGTGATCAACTGCAGGTTCGAAACGCCGTTATTGATTTCCTGAGTCTCAGAAGTAATATCTTCAAATCCGGAAATACCCTTGAACTCATACTCAAGAATATGACGATAGTTATCAATCAGAGCCATGTACTCAGCGGACTGCGTACGAAGCTGTTCAAGAAACTTCGGAATCGAGAGCAGGATCAGGAACGGGTAACCAGATTCAAAGTTGTTGAACTGAATCAGGTTCGAAAAGTCCGTTACACCACGAAACAGAGTATATTTGGTAATATCTCTCGGTGTAATGGTTCCAGCAAACATATTTGTTACTGCAGCCATAGTTTATTTCCCTCCTTTTCTCTTAACCTTTTACAACCGTAATCTTGAAGTACTCAGACTGAATGAAGTTTCTCATCTTGACTTCAATCTCGGCGTAGAAGATCTTGTTCTGTTCATAGACGTTGTCCGCAATGTACTTCATCTCAATGCTCTGGAAATTATGAGTGTGATTGTCAATGACAGACTGAACATCACTCATGTACTTCTCAAGAGAATCGGAGTCAAGGAAGTTGTAACGGATCTTCGGGCACTTCTTACGAATATCCCGAATCAGCCCATGGAGGGTAAGAACATTGTTAATCCACGAAAGCTGTGTATAACGCTCCTGAGAGGTATACTCTGTTTCCATGGTCAGCAAGCCACTGTAATAACTTGCGTAGTTGATACGCATGTCATCAATCGTCTGTTTCTGGTCTTCTCTCGGAGTATTCTTCGGAGCAAAGTTAACAGTTCCTTCGATAACGTCGGGGAAAGTAATCTTATAAAGCTGACCGCAGAACGGACGAGTCTGTCCATCAAGATAGTGCTGTACAAAGAGCATAGCAAGGTTATATGTCGCAGTAACCGTAACCTGTTTACGGGAATACGGCTCAATGATATCCCAGCTATTCTGATACGTTGCACAGAGTCTCGATGCAAGATTCTTCTTATCTGCCTCACGAATAGCATCAAGCGTCGTAAGACCCGTATGCATATCGCGGAAGTAGAAGACATCCTCACGGAACTCAACGAACTCCTCGATCTTGCGCTTGATAGCATCATCGTAGTTAGCGTCAAAGATAACGTCAACACGGAAGTTATCAAGATCATAGATCTCGTCAGAGTCACTGCCCGACCATGCAGAGATAGAAGCTTGATTATACATGTTAAGGGCAGGGCCAGACATCGGCGTGTTGCCGAAGGAGCCATTTGTACCACCGAGGAGAGCAAGACCAGCAGCATTATCAAATGCTACTCCAGATGCATCAATATCAAGAGTCTTAATCCTACGACCATACGTATCAAGGCCAAACAGGATGTCCTGGTTGACGAAGTCATCGTACGTAGAGCCAGCAAGATACGAAACATTGCTTACGAATTTCTTAATCTCATCCTCGAAGATCAATGCACGAACCTGAACCGACTTCGTCTTCACAACGTTCTCAAGAGAAACGTTACGAGAGAGCTCAACACGATCAGGATTTAGCGTAAATGCCATCGTCTCTTTCTCAACACCGTTGTCAGCAACAGTCAAGATATAACGAACGTAGTCAACAGGTCTACGAGCGCTCGTATCCGGATAGATACGGAACGTCTTGGTCGAAATACCTCGGCCGTTATCACAAATGAAGAACAGCGGGTAGACGGCTTTAGCATTAAGCGCAGTCGTGGTAATATTGCCGCCGATATCAATTACGCCAGCATTACCATCTTCTGCAGTACACGGATAATCAGCATCACTACGAACAGCTTCGCGATATGCAAAGATGTTATTTCCAAGAGAACTCGTAGAGCCATTGCCATACGGAGTTGCTTTAAAAATAACATGTGCCTTCTCTACAGTCGCACTGCCATTTACACCCTTACTAGGGTCTGCCTGGGTAGGATCAATCGTTTCTGCCTCATTAGCATCGAGGTAGATAGGGTTACCATTGCTATCATATTTCTGAACAGTAGCCTTGTACACTTCTGCATAAATCAGAAGATTAGCAAGCGTCGAGTCGGGAGCGACAATACGCTTACAGGTGAGGCGACCACCAGCAGTAATAATTCCTGCAGCCTGTGCCAGCGGCTGACCATAAGTGCCAAATGAGGGATTCTCGCCATAGATATCAAAGAATTTTTGACCTGAAAGCTGAGTTTTCCACTCCTCGTAGCCCTTAGGAGCAGCAAAGGTAGCCATATAGACCGGACGATCGATTTCATCTGACGGGACTGTAATAGTCTGGATATCAGAGTTGTCTACGATCGTAAACTTAGTCTGTGGATATGCCATTCCTAATTCCTCCTTTAGAGATAATTTTCAGTGTAACATGCCTTTATATAATTTGCTTAAAGACAGTAACATTATTCATATGTTTGTCGCCAAAACAGCCCGTAGTAGGGAATTTAAAAGCCATTCATAAGAATCTTCTCAAGAGGCGAGTTAGATTCGTTATCTGTCAACATAGCATGAATCACTGAGTCATCGAAGTTCTCCGATTGAATAGCTGCAAATGAGCTAAGAATCTTAGATACTTCTTTTACAGATATGGAGTTGTAATTATACATATCTGTATCTTTGGAGAGTCTGAATGGAATATCGACATCTTTCTTACTTCTACAGAGCTCTGAGAAGATGACTCCCCATAATTGCATACTGATTCCATACTTAGAGCCATTAATTCTAACGTTTCTATCAAGATATTCATGCAATCTATCATATGCAATGGTATTAGGAATATTACCAGTGATAATGAATAGATTCAGCAAAGCCTTGATATAATTAGAATCCTGTGGTACTTTAAGTGACACAACTAACGGAGAACCATTTACAAAATTCAAAACCCTATAATCCTGAGGTTTAGATTCCTTGGTAAGAGTAACATTGACAAGCTTCTCTATGCTGGAAGGTTTAGTAGTAAATACAGTAGGATAGTTGATCTTATGTAGTTTACTCATTTTACCATTCTTATCTTCTATAGCATATGGTACAATACCAAGGATATCAATGAAGTCACCATGAATTTTAGCAATATTCAGATCGAATTGCTTCTCAGGAACATAGACTTTTAGAGTGCCATTGCCATCGTAGAATAAGGAGTCGTTTGATTTTCTGAAATATGCTGGTAAACCCATTCATAGTCCTCCTTTTCACTTTCTTTATATTTCTCAATCCTATGAAGGATTGCATGTTGTCTAGATTCAATTCTTAATCCCTTTTCAATCAAATATCTGAGTTCTGTAGGCCCATAATGTTTAAGGATAGCCATTGCAGCAAATCCATCGCTAGAGTTAGGATCTACATCTTTCTCTTCTATCAAGTATTTGACTGTATCTACTCTTCCATGTGTGCAAGCACCAATGAAGAGCTGTGTTTCAATGAAATCTCTATCTAGTTTATCAATAAGCTGTTCTAAGAACGATACTGGAGCGTGCTTCATAACCTCGTACGATACTTTGTAATACCCCCAATCATTACCATAAGTATCATCCATAGTCATAATAATACGTTTAAAGATCTCTTCGTCAATGATTTCATCCTTATATAGTTCAGGAATCATCAGACTGTTAGTTTCAAACATACTCTTATGATTGTCTAAGCAATAGAGAATAACATCTCTCTTTGCCTCCGGATCAATATCTTCTCCGAATAGAAGAATGGCTTCAATTGTATTGTGCCCGCCCTCGATCTTATGTTCGAATAGATCTATATTGTGCTCCATTGCATAATGTTCAATCTCTTGATCATTCTTAAACATATACATCCTTAAATACTCCCTTTCAAAATAAATGGGCTGAGGGGCTATCCCCTCAGCCGAAATATCATTACCTTGAATTTATGGATGAGCTGCTACGTTATTATGCGATTTATCGTTAGGGTCAGCAGTTTCTACTGCGGTTGCATTGAACTTGAACTTATCAATTTCATCAGTAATACGAGCATTGCGATCAGCAATATTGCTACGAACACCTCTATTCGGGTCCCAAGTAACAATCAAGCCTTCAGCAATACGCTCCCAGCCCTCATCTGTCTTACGACCAGAATAACGAGAATCATTGTTCTTAATGATCTCATAAGCTCTATTCTTAGCCTCATCACTAACATCGCCCTTATTGATGGTATATTTAGAGGTATCAAACTCTTTGACAGTAATCTTACCACCAGTGGTAGTACCACCAGAAGTAATGTTTGCTGTACCAGTTCCACCAACAACCGTAGCATTATAGATATATTCTCCGATCCTATTTCCACCAATTACGGTACCACCAGTGATAACACCACCATTGGTAACACCATCGACCGTTACAATATCTCCGTCGCGATGAATAACACGACCATTCCAAGTACCAATAGCATCACCGCCAACAACGGTTCCGCCAATAGTAGTGCCACCATAAGTAATCTCTCCCTTAGTAACACCGCCAATTGTATACATGTTCTTCCCAGAGATAATCCCACCATAGACCGTCGTATTGAATGTTTCGATATCAACTATCTTACCACCAGTAGATTTACCACCAGTAATATGAGTATTGACAATGATAAAGTTTACGATACTGCCATGAAACGATTTAGATCCATCGGGGTCTACTACAATCTCATGAGGCATATCGTTATCGACTTCAGCATGGATAACTACACCAGAATCGATCTTTCCTCCATCAACCACATTATCCACTACAGTAACAGTCTTACCATTATCAATCTTGCCATTAGTAATACCATTCGTAGTATCGCCAATAACCTTACCACTATCCACCTGTCCACCCTTAATAATACCATTATCCTCATCATAGTCTACATGACGAATTACAATATCTGTGCTCTTTCCAACGGTCGTGCCCCCGTGTACTTCAGCATCAAGTATTGTTGGGTCTTCATCCATGTACTCAGTATATCTCTTAACATCGCGAATCTGTGAGGTTCTAATCTTTTTCACATTAGACCCATACTTAGACGATGCATCAAGCGTAATCACGTACTCTGGCGGCATAGGTTCTCCACCATTGGTTTCAATCTCAGGATCAAAAATACGTCTGATATTAGTAATAGTGCCAACAAGGCGCATTAAGACTCGATCCTCAAGAAAAGTGACTCTGTACCTATAATCTCGTTCCAATTTGACTCTCTTATCAAATGCTGGATCAGAATAGGTAAAATCGATGTATACTGAAAGAATAGGAATTGTAGCCACATCTACAAGTATCTGTCTATGATCAATAGCTTCAGCCATAATCTAATACCCTCCTTTATAACAATAGAATTACCAAAATGTCCAGCTCTAACCATTTGGTTAGAGCCGTATTTATATTAATCTATCATTATTCAAAAGGTATCAATAATATCGTTCATTTCATTAACAAAGCGAACAAAGTTCTCTCTTCTCTTCTGCACATCCTCAGATTTATCAGAAGAGTAGCAAAGAGTAATAATATTGTTGGCCATAGTGAACAAAAACCAGCATTTAGGTTTGTCTTCAGGAATAACTCCGTTAGCAGCAACACCAAGAGCAAGACATACGTTCTGGATCTCTTTATCAGAGATCTGAAATAATTTACAGAGCTTCAGGGCATTACGAACCATGTAAATATTCACATTGTTCTTCATAGAATGTTGAATCAGGAAGTCAAAGTCTCCAGTGGCTCTGTTATAGTACTTTTTCTTGGAATAATATTTCTTAAACAGGTCTGTTTTAACCACTTCAAGAAGCTTATCAAAGTTATATCCGTCCTTAAAAGCACTTACAATGTTAAGAAGCTTCTTTTTCTTTTCGGGATCAGTTTCTTTCTCTGCAGCTTTAATCATTCTTGCTTCCATCACAGATTTTTGATTAGTGATGATATCATGCATCTTCTCTTCAGATTCTACAATAAGATCTTTAATCTCATTCTTTTCAGTATTTAGCTCTTCAAGCTCTTTATATTCATTGATAAGATCTCTTGCAACTTCTACAAGCTTAAGAGTATCATTGCCCTTCTTATCCTGATCAGCAAGAGAATGAACAATTTTATTAGCCTTTTCCGGAAGTTCGGGAAGAGGATTGTAATTCTTATCATCTTTAAGCTTCTGAACAAGAGTAGACATGATCATACGATCATTCTCATCAAAATCAGAAAAGATCCCATCGATATTGAGACTATCCATTGCTTTAAAAGCATCTTTAAATCCAAAGTTTGGCTGAAACATATATCTACACACTCCACTCTATTAGAAGTTAAGATTGATCTTAGTATCTGCAGGTAAGCATCTGCGCTGAAGATCGATCTTAAGATATGTAACCACGAGAGGATAAATATTCGGAAGAGACACGAGTCTGCAATAATAATCCTTATAAAAGTCCATCTTTGGGAACACGTGCTGCATAAATGCTGCAATATGATATGGATTATTCCGATAAGTAACAGTAAGAACTTGCTCCATAGTGAAATCCATATCCATCATATAATGAACTACATTATCAAGATGAGAACTGATGATTGCCATCTGGGGATTCTCAAATAGCTTCTTATTATATGCAGTGGTAACATCCTTATCCTTCTTGTACTGATCCATATTAAGAGCGTTGTACAAAGTAACTTGCTCACGAAGAATAAATTCAGACATGAAGTTGATCAGATAACCATTGTAGTTAGACACAAAGAAATCATAAAGCAGCTTAGAAATAGAGAACAGATCCATCTGATCTGTATCTCTAAACTCAAAGTTAAATGCTTTAGCGATCTTGCTAAGAATCAGACTATATGTGCTTTCTCTAATATCAAGGATATTAGGCTTATCTTCTGGATAGTCATTCAGAATAGCTTTAAAGTTATCTTCAAAGCTATTGATGATGTTAGCCTTTGGAACAGGATTGAAACTGTTCTTCTGATCTTCAAGAATATCTTCCATAATTCCAACTACATAATCTACATCAAAGCTAGAGAGAATAGAGGCTAGCTGTCCCTCTGCCCTAATATTATAAGCTTGATTGTTCTGCAAAAAAGAACCCATGTTTATCATTTCCTCCCTTTAAGAGTTTAATGATGAGTTAAGTAAAAAATAAAAAATGACTTAGAGATTACTGGCCAAATCTGAGTTTGAAGATTCGACGCTCAATATCAGAAATATCATATAAGATAGCAATCCACTGCCGATCATCATATTTATTTTCATTGAGTCTCTCTTTAATCTCTCTTCTTACCATTAGCAACAACGAAAACAGAATTGATTTGAGAATATCATTAGACTTCTTCTTAGTCTTAATCATTTCCATGAAAGAAGCAATGAAACCCCTATAGAAAAATCCAATACAGAATTTCACCCTAATAAAGGCAGTTACCTTTTCACGAAGTTTGATATAATCATACAACGGTTGGTCTCTCTGAACTTTGTATTCTAGAATTCTATCAATGAGTTCAATAAACATGACCATTGTTTCAGCAAAGTACTTCATTCTAGCGTTACCATAGTTAGATTCTTTAATCAATTTAAGTAAGTCTTTCTCTGCTACCTCTGCCAGGTCATTGCGACTCTTAGTCTCTATAATAGTTTCTGTGTCTGTCAGTTTCCCGTTGTCAATATCCCTTATCAGACGATAACTACTCGTCCCATTTTCGTCATAGACTTCTTTGACACTATACATCCCCACCGAGTATAGGATCTGAAATCTAGGAGTAGTCCACTCGTCGTCTCCTGTTTGAGTAAAATTAATAAGTCGGTTTAGCACCATAGTAAATCACTCCCCCTGAATGTGAACAAAAAGATGGTCTATCTTATTTAACTTTTAAGTAAATCAATTAGGTTATGTAAGCGACCTTGATTGATTTCCATGCTTTCCTTCTTTCTTTTTGGTTTGCCTCCTATTTACACATGCGAACGTACATATCTCCCTCTACCTTCGCCAGGTAGAGGGGTATGTACTGTTTTTAACGCATCGCTTCCCGCTCCAGCTGCTCAGCTCTTGCTTGCATATCACTTGCAATAAGATCATGAATCGCTCTATCATCATCTACATTAAACCCAAGCAATACTGCATCAGGTATTGTCTTTGCAGCGTTTCCATATATATAGTCTACATCCTCAGGAGTAATATTATGATCCTTAGCGTATGCAGATTTTATGGCTCTATTTTGAAGCATTAAGTTGAATATCTCGTTCTCTTTACTTCTCTCATTCATGAGAAACTCTTTAAGAGTAACACCCTTAGCACTACTCATACTGCTAAGTTGATTATTCAACTCATTATCTTCATCGCTCTTCTGAATGTATTCAATCTCCGTGATGATATCAGAATACTTCTCTTCCAATCCAGTAACTACTTCATCAATGTTTTCATCTGTTTTGATAGTAGTCTTTTCAATATTGAATCGTTCTTTGAGATTAGCGCCTTCATACCAGACATAAAGGGCCATAAGATAAGAGAAGACCTGATCGTCATGGTAGTTATCTGCATGCTCAACCTTACCGTTTCTCTTAACTTCCATTCTCTTCAATTCTTCAAAGATTATCGGAGAAACAAATTTATCTTTATGAGATTCCATTCTCTCTTTAAGAATCTGAATGAGAAGTTCTCTCTTAGCCTTAGAAGAATCCAAACCAAAAACCTTGGTTTTATTCTTCTTACGTACAATTCTGATACCATCATTGGTCTCTTCAATAACTCTATCTTTGATTTCATAATATAGATTCTTCTTCAGATTAGTTTCAAGGAGTTTTGCCAAAACGCTAGCGCCGTAACCAATTCTGTTTCATCATAGACGCAACTCTGTGACGCTCGGTCAATTCCGATGCACCCCCATTACAGGGCGTAGTTCAGATCATTTGTCATCCCTCTCTTATATAAGAGTAGGGCCAGGATTTTTCTTCTGCCATTAGCTTGCAGTTCTACTCTCCCGCCAGGAGATGATCGTTGGACGTACTATCAAAAATTGATAGTTTCGCTGCTAAACAAGGGTATCATATTGATTTAACCCTCTTCAAAGCATTAAACACTGTAGGAACATAGGCATTACTGCCTATGCTGAGATTGCTTCCGCTACTCCGTTGCGCTCAACGTTTATTACACTATTGGGGTAGTACCTTGTCACTATCTGATAAATAACTCTTGCAAGATCATTTGTATTAATAGAGTTATTCTTGAAGTCCGCAATGACTCTTGTAGTATGTGAATCTACAATTGTGATTGCCGACGCATCTCGATTATAACCACCAGATACGTCGACTCCAATAATAGGAGGATGCTTTGGTGTGTAATCGGCTCTAAGAGGAATCGTATTATCATAGATATTCAGCATATAGGTTCTATTGAAGATCTTAATAGGCTTTACATCTACTGGAGGATGAACAAGTCTAGATACTGCTTCTAGATCTTCTCTACTAAATGGAGAATTCTCTGGATTTTCAGACCATTCAAGAAGAACTTCTCGCCTAATTGCATCCCAGTTCCACTCGAGATCCTTACAGATATCAGTAAACCATTTCTCATCTCTACCTATCTGCTGATATGTGTATCTGATATAGATGAAATTAGACATCTCATTCGCATTAAGAACTGAGATGATTTCATCATATGTCATATCATACCATGCTTCTCCAAATGGAGTTGCATTCATACGCATTCTATTAGCAGCAATACCCTCATTAGTAGTTAGAATACCTGGGGTGGTAGTAATAAGAATACCGTATGGTTTCCCCATCCTTTTAGCATTAAGAGATGCCGTCTTATAAGCAGGAACAGCTCCTAAATAGATATCCTCATTATATGGTATAAATGCCCACTCATCACCCCATAGGACAGGGAGCGTTCTACCTCGAAGAAGATTGGTCGCTAGTATAGCGGATCTGGCAGATGGTGCTGTTCTAACAACGTTTCTATTGGATGGATTTTTAATAGATTCAACCGTCGAAGGAGCTTTGATCTTCTTATTATTATTGAATGAATAGGCTTGGTCCATTTGTAAGAAAGAAGGAAGAAGATCTCTAATATCCTTCATACGCTGTAAGTTCAGCTTAGAGTCATCCATCTTCTTGTTCAAGAATGTAATTTCAGAATCAGTAGTACCAAAATTGTATATCCATAGGTATCTACAGATAGCAGACATGGTCTTACCCTGCTGACGTGGTAACTCCATAAATATATTGAAGTTATACATCATGCAGAAGTTTAGTGCAAGATTCCCACGATGAAGTTGATAAGGAACACCACCCGGAATACCCGGTGATGGTATTCTTACAACTTCTCTAAGAAAGTACCAATAGTTATTTACTACTTCTATGAGGATCTTTCTCTTCATCATTTGATTGAGATTAGGATCGTATGGGCTAACCCCAGCAAGATCAGGGTCCAGCAATGCTAGCATGAATCTATTGTTCTTAACACCTAGATTCTTAAGAATATAGTGCATATTGATGAACGACTGATTCGTTGTAGACATTTGGTAGTATACCATTGGCCTCTGTGGAATCTGTTGAGATGTACTCATCGGCTGGCCTCCTTTCGGTTATTATCCAAAAGTTGGCATCTACAAAAAAGAAAGCCCCTAATCCAACTGGGTTAGGGACGTTTTACTCTTCTCATACTCTCTTAACCACTTCAATCAGCTTTTTCTTTTTCATTTCTTCTTGTATCATAGAAGCGTATATCTGATTAATCTTCTCACTGATCTCCCTTTGTTTATTCAAGAGATCCTCATCGGTGACATTGATATCGTTAAGAGACTTACCATACTTCAAATATATGGGTCTCTTCTTCCCATAATAGTTTCTAAGAGAAGCAAATCCATTATCTACCACATCAATGAAATATGTATCATCTGCTCTGGTACGTCCTAATGCTTGTCTAGTTAGCACTAATGATCCCATAGGATCCGCAAGATTGACAGTGTATTTTAGGCCTTGTATATCCATTGCAGTACCACACGACTTGATTGTGGATAATATGATCATTTTAGACAACTGCTCGTGCTTAATCTCCTTAGGGACAAGGGAATTATAGATGCCTATCTCATCTCTCAGATGAGGAAATGTATAACATAGCCACTGATAAACACTATTTATAGCTTCATTGAGCCCTATGTAGATAAGAGTCTTCTCACCATTCTTTGTACAGAAGTCTATAAGAAGCATCAGCATCATATAGAACTCCGGTTTCTTTATGATATATCTGATATACTTCAGCTTATCAAACCCATATACATTTCTACACAAAGACACTTGTTGTGGTGTAGGATGTGAATTATAGTGGATTGCAATACACTTTGTATGCGGATCAGTCTTCTCATCAAATAAATCTATCTTAGGAATAGATTTTAGAGCTAACTGATATACCAGATTTTCGCCTCTATCTGATCTTGCCGGTGTAGCAGTAAGATAGAGAGTTCTATATGTATTGGTAAAGAAATCTATAAGGCACATATTGTCAAAATTTAGATGTGCCTCATCATAGATCTTTAGACCAATATGGAGAAACTTAAACAATTCCGTTATGGATTCCCATCCTTTTTCTTCTCCGTATCCTCTAAGAGTAGAATGGGATGCTAAGATGAACTTATACTGTTTAAGATTTTTCTGTCCTTTGAGTAACTGTATGATAGATCTTCTACCAGTAAGGATATATATCTCATCCTCTTTGATATTAGTATACTCCATTATACAGTTTTTCCACTGATTGATCCAGTTTACTGATGCAGTGATCATCATAGTTCTCTGTCGTAAGAATGATGCCATAGCAATAGCTACATAAGTTTTACCTTTACCCGTGTTCAGATTAACAGATAATTGACTAGAGAACCTATTGGATATCCATTTTCCTCCGCCAAGCACGAACTCAATAGCTTCCTTTTGTACATCATCCCTAGGAAGATATTTGATCAGTACTGGTTCTATCTCATCATATGGATCATGATCTTCTTCATAATATGCATTAGCCTCGAACGTTCGTTCTAATATACCTATATCTATCCCTCTAGGAAGGTATAGAAGCTTATTATATTCATCGTAATACATGCCTTTAGCAACTCTACAGTGCCTGAGGTTATCCCATACGGAGAATCTTTTCTCGAGCTTATAGCTGTCTCCGATATCATAGTTATTAATTAAAATTGAGGTCCGTCTGACAACAATTTTCTCTCGGCTCATCCCATAACCTCCTACAAATCTCTTCTCGGTAATGGTTATTAATCACCATGCTTCTTAGGTCGTAGTCTTCATTCTCATATCTATCTACTCCACATAAGTTTCCATCTTTAGAGCAATATAAAACATCAATAAACATGGGATATCTGTTTATAAGATGCTCAACTAAAGCCTTCGGGTACTTCTCAGACCTAGAAGATATGGTGATAACAATAGACTTAATCTGCTTAGTCTTTGGTTTTGGATACTGAATACCTAAAATAATAGGTCTATCTAAGCATCCCCATTTCTGATACTTTTCTATCTCATCTTCCTCTTGCGTACTGATAGGAATAAGTTCTTCACATTTCCAAATACCTTTCTCCATATCAATAGTGGATAGAATGGTGTTTATATCATTGGTAAACCCTTTGATTCTTAAAATAGATCTCGTTGTAATTATCATTGGCATAATACACAACCCCCTCTTTCACCTATAAAAATTAAACACCCCTAGGATCTCTCCTAGGGGCATTATTAATTTTATTCTCTATTACGTACACGTCTTACAGCCACGATCTTCTCAGGTTTCTTAGTCGTGTTAACGATATTAGATGTATCAGAGAAGAAGTTCTGTGGCTTCTGCATAAAGAAAAGATCCATGAACGAAGGCTTAGTCTTCTTAAACGTCAACGGATAATATAGAGCAAGACCAAGGTTCTGATACAGAAGCGATACTGTAACAGAAGGATGATCGAACAATGCCCTCTTAAGTGTAAGGATATTATACTTCTCATTAGGAATATCCCAGTCCGGCTTTTGCAGATTCGAATGAATACTACGAATCTGATTCATTATAAGAATCTCATAATGAACAGCCATAATACCAAGATTACCCTCAATAGCAGCCTCAATAATACCCTGTGTAAGAGACTCTGCAGTATGGCTGCTAGTGATCTCTTTATTATCCATCAAAGCCTCGATATCTTTAAGACTCTTGCCAATATCATTATTCTCAATACGAATGAAGAACAATGACGTATCTTCAATATCAGAGAATAGAAGCTTAATCTTACGATCAGGGGTCGGAATACCATTGCTTCTGATCAGATTGTTAAGAGAATTCGAAATATACATCTTATATTTCTCTTCTTCGCCCTGAATATCGAATAGTTCATCAGAACCTTCATGACCAATGTAGAACTTAGTCACATACTCATTGTAATTTGTATCTTCTTCATGAGCCTCTTCTTCAGAATCCTCATCAATATCAATGCTCTTCTTGTAGTCAACATCATTTTCAAGAACAATATCTTCAGGATCAATAAGAACGAACCATTTATTACTCATCTCCGTATCTTTGTTAAGAGTAAGCACAATAGAATTCACATCAATGAATCGATGGAAATTCTCATTCCAATGGAATTTCTTAATGATCGTTTCAAGAAGATGCTTTGCTGATAGACGTTCCTGAGTAGTCTTATTAGTGAATAACTCAGCAGCCATCTTACCAGGTTTTACATTACGATTCGTATATGCAAGCATACCATAGCATTTGAAACATACACCGTGCCCTCTTGCCTCAGAAGCACACTTTTCAGGAGATCTGAAGTATACTGTCTTTCCAATCAGCTCTGTTTCAGTACCTTTACATAGATACTCAGGGCCATCAGGATACAGTCTATACCATCTATCTCTATAGAGTTCCAAGAACTTCTTTGAAGAGATGGTAAGGGCAAGAAGATTGTTAGTATGGCAATCATATTCTGGATCATCATACAATACAGAATCTGTAGAGTTCAATCCAACAATACGAGCAAATTTACCAGAGTCGCCAACCTTATCTTTAGTAATAATCTGTGCATATCGCGATGCAGCAGAGTCAATGAACTGATAAGCAAGCTGATTAAGTCCACCATTAAGATATGAACTATTGATAGCAATAGGATGAGCTCCGCCTTTACCATCAGGCTTCGTACCAATACTAAACGCAAACTCCTTAAGCTGCTTAATATTGGTCCCTTCTTTTGCCCTCAGAGAATCTGCAAGGCAGTGCTCAAAGCCCATAATCTTCTTAGAATTCTCAATGAGTTCTACACCACGATTAGTGAGCTCCATACCGACATCTTTTACATTCTCAAGAGGAACATCACTAAGATCAATATGCATAAGCTTATCGAACTCTGGTGATGCATTCATAAGAGAAATGAAGTCTTCTAGATTGATAGTACTTGCAAGATAGGCAGAGAAATTATCAATGTCCATAAAACTATGCAGAGTATCATCAATCAGATTATTCATATGGCGGAACGATACTGATTTGCGATGAGGAATGATAAAGTTCTTATCAATAAAATCTTTAATAGTCCCCTTCGTAATTGCAGTATCAAAGAAGAGATGATTCGGCATAATCTTCTCTCCAAGACGAATGATTAGATACCACATAATAACATTGAACAAGAAATCTGGTATAGTCAACTTACATTTGACCTTTGTATCCCCAAAAACAATGTCAATCTTTGTCTTATGGACAAAGTCAGTCTCAATACCATCCTTCATGATATTAATGATTGCAGTATAATAGTCATTCCAAGTATCGTTTGTAATATCATCTGTGTTGATCTTAAGTTTTCCTGTCTGAATCAATGAGACCAGTGGTCCATAATTCTTGTAGTTTGTAAGCATTGCAAACATCTCTCCCTCTAAACTTATATCACACTATATTCTTTAGTTTGGAGGATTGTAATTAGTTAATCCTGACTAACTCCTTCTTAATCCTTCAAGTCTATAGTATATCACTAACCATAGAATTGAACAGAATTTATCCCTCTACCCACTACGGGTAGAGGGATCATGGGAATTTTAGGGGGTTGGTCGGAATTAGCGAAGCGGACGCGTAAATGCGTTCGGAGTGATCTTGATAAGAGCACGCTGAGCCTTAACCGCATCCTTCTTAACACGGTTAGCATACTTAGCCATAAGCTTAGCATTGAGCTCATGCTTCTTTCTCTGAATGATCTTGAGCTTCTTATAGTTCGGATCTCCATCCTCTTTAGCCTTCTGATATACAGCAAGCTTAATACGACGGGAAAGATCGTCAACCTTATTGAGACGCACAAACGTACGACGACCAACAAAGCCACCATTCTCCTGAAGCAGAGCCTTGCACTCATCAGACTGGAGATATTCCTTGCGAGCATCCTCTTCCATGCAAGAAACCACATCATAGAAGAAGTTTTCCATCAATGTATTGATATCAGATACGCTCGAACCCTCACCAATGATCTGCTCATCGGCACTTTCTTTAATACTGTCAAGGATCATATTACTCTCTCCTCCTTAATAGATTTGATTATACATGATATAGCTATATTATGTATAATGATACCCTTTCGGGGTCATTATTAAATTGTTCCGTGTTTATTATGCTTTAAACGCTTAAATAGTGGTATACTATAGTATTGTATGGAATAATTAGTACATGAATTTTACTATGACCCTAGAGTATTGAAAGGTGAGGTGATATAATGGAATTGATGGAAAATAGATTCATACAAGAATACAAGAATGTGTTTAAACGGATGATTCCGTTATCTATTCCGACTCTAGAAGAGAATGAGTTGGATAGGGCACTGGATTATTCAATAAATAAGAGATTTAAGGATGCTGAAGCTATGATTCATAATAGCTATAAGCATGCTAAAGTAAATACAACACTAGCGAAGTATGTAAACTATATCTTAGATAAGAAACCAATTATGACTGCATATGGAACATTGTTCTCTAGACATGGGTCGGTTCCTAATCCGTTATATGATATGGTCGATAGCTTTGTTGAACGACGGGGAGAATTAAAGAAAGAGATGTTCAAGTATCCTAAAGGATCTGAGATGTTCAATCTCTATAATCTTCTCCAGTTGGTTGCAAAGGTAGATGTTAACGCTTAACGTAAAGGGCGCCCAGGCTTGCGAAGGTCTGGTGATAACAGGGTGAATTGCTGGGACACCATAAAGCCTCTATGCTAGTAGTATATACTAGAGCGAGAGCAGAAACAAGTTAGAGGATTCTAGAAGGATGATAGTAAGTCCTAACTAGAGCTTACAATTGGTAATCAGCAGCTGTACACGTACAGTTCAACGACTATCTCCGTTAGGAGAGTAGGGATCAAGCGATCTCGAAGCCCCCTGCATCTCACTGAGATGAAGATATAGTCTCCACATCATACGAAAAGTATGAGAGAGGAAGTAGCGACTCCTCGTAAGAAAATGGATTTACGGTGCACTCGGAGCAATGAGCTCTATATTCTATAACCTATATTGTGCAGGATCGATTACTATGTCAGGAAAGAGTGCTATTACAGCAAGTATCATGTTATTTGAATCTTTCCTAGAAGATAACGTTAAATTTGGATCTTTGAATGAAGTGGTTACCTTTATCGATAATATCCGTTCTGAGAAGGATGAGAGACAGTATATCGATGAGGAGACATTAGATAGAGCAATCTCTAGAGAAGAATGTTTCTCTAAGATTATTCTTGAATGTGGTTATCGTTGGGTGCCATCTGAGAGAGAATGTGAAATCATATGGGAAATGGTATCTCGTCTTGATCCATATGAGCTGAATAGAGTCTATTATAAGAACAATTTGTATGCATTTTGTGAGAATCAGAAAATTACAAATCTTATTATAGATATTCTATGCACCCTTAGAGCTCCATTTCTTGATCCTAATAACCCACCGGAAGAGATCAAAGATAAGATTGAAGTATTATTGTCATATATTAAAGAATATGTGTACTATGGATATCTTACAATTGATAAGATTGATCGTACAGAGACAATGATAAGACAATCTGTTCTTATTACGGATACAGACTCATGCATCATATCTCTTGAGCATTGGTATCAGTTTGTATTGGAGAGAACTAGAAACATTGATATGCAAATTAAACATACAATGATAGAAATCGTAAAGAGATGGAAGGAAGATGAGTTTGGAGATACTGAGCTGCTTCCTATAGTCACAAGAGATGATGTAAAATATGACTATGATTTTTATAATGATAAAGTTACAGAGGCTAGAAGAGCTATAAACGTAGTATATACCCCTCCGGCTGATGGATTCAGACACTCTATCATAAATATTATGTCATATTGCGTTGGTCAACTTATTCTGGATTACATGGATAGGTTTACGAGACACTATAACTCTTGGGATAGAAATAGAACTTGCATGCTTATCATGAAGAACGAGTTCTTATTCAAATCTATCATGCTTACTAATGGCAAGAAGAATTATGCATCTATTCAAGAGGTTCAAGAAGGAAATCTGGTTCCTAAAGAAGCTGGACTGGCTATTACAGGACTTCCATTGGATAAGGTCGGTATCCCAAAGAGTACATCTAAGGCTCTTAAAAGGATCCTCCATGATCAGATTCTTGATGCAGATGATATTGACCAGATGGGAGTATTGAAGGAGCTTGCTATACTAGAGAAGAATATTTATAATTCTCTTATCAATGGTGAGACCAAATACTACAAACCGGCCAGAATTAAACCATTTAATGCATATTCAGATCCTATGAGAATCCAAGGGATTAAGGCTTCTGTAGCATTCAACGAGCTTAAGGAAGATAACGAAGAAGGTATTAACCTTAATCAGGCTAATACAGTCATCATTATTAAGACTACCCTTACTAAGAAGACTGTAACTAAGGTTCAAGTAGATCATCCTGAGTTTTATGAGAAAGCTATGAAGCTATTAGAGAGTGATGCATATAAAGGATCTATCAGCAGTATAGCTGTGTTGATGGACAATCCTGTTCCTAAATGGATTGTGCCGTTCATTGACTATACTGATATTGTGCATGATAATCTTAACTCATTTCCATTGGAAAGCATTGGTATGCATAGGTTTGATAATAAGTATATCACTTATAGTAACGTACTACAGCTGTAATCATATATCCCTCTATCCGTAGATGGGTAGAGGGATATATAATCTTTGAAAGAAGGGCAACCAATGACTTATGAAGAGGCAAAGCGCTTAGAAAAGAAGATCAAAGATGCGTGTACGGATACCCCTAGCGCCGATAATGAACTTATTGAAGAACTACGTTCATATCTTACAAAAGATGGAGAACTTGATATAGAAGCATGCTCTTATCTGAGAGATAATTCTGATATTAAGATCAATCATAAGAAGATCAATGAACTGGATCATGATGCTATCATGGTTGGGGTATCTTATGGTAATATGGCTATAGAGTTCTATACCATGCCTTGTGTACAATAAGAATATTTCAATTGTATACTATTACATTGTACAACATCAGCCTCTAGAGACGCCTTACATTATTTGATGAAGGTTTGTAAAAGATCTTTAGGGGTAAGATACAACTTAAAGGAGTGTGATTAATCATGATGAAGTACAATGGCCGTAAGATGATGGCACCAAAGTCCGAGAAGGTAATTCCGAAGTATTTTGGTATCCTCGGTATCAAGAAGTATCCTGAGGGATGCAAACTTTCTTGGTGGGAAGATGATACCGTGCGTGATCTTGATCACTACTTTGGAAAGACCGTCCAGACGCCGGAGCTTGTGGGCAAGGATATCGACCGTGACAAACTTCTTGAGATCTTCACGATCAATGAGAAGAATGAGACGGCTGTATTCATGGCGCATCATCAGTGCAATGGCAAAGAGAACGATGCTCTTGTCAAGAAGTTCGCAACGATTCTGGCACTTGATTATCAGATCGAGAGCATTTACAATCTGATCTATCAGGTTGGCGTGTCTGCAGATCTGGTCGATGAGTTTATGGGTCTTGCACGCGAATATGATGACAAGAAGAACAATGTCAAGAAGTCGAAGAAGGATGAGAAGTCCAAGAAAGTCGACAACACAAAGGGTGAGAAGAAGGCAGGGTATACTGAGCCTGGCGAGAAGTCTGAGGATCGTCCTCAGTATGATTTCCAGCATAAGGATGCAGTAGACCTTCCTGAAACGAATCTCAAGGGATTTGTGACGACCGTTCGTCGTATTGATGCTGTTCTGAACTCTCTTATGGAGTCTGAGGAGACCAAGCATCTTTTCAATGAGGACATGAAGTTTGTCCTTAATGAGGAGAAATACTATGGTCCGAGCAATTTCGCGATTGAAAGTGCTGATGGTGAGATGATTATTTGGATTCATCGGAATCTGAATAGTGATGATCCGACAGCAATGACCTATTCGATCTATATCTCTAAGGAGAATGATCCTGCCGCAAAGCGGTATGAGAATGAGGAGAAGGGTTATCATCGCGAGTCTCAGAAGCGTAAGAAGGCTGAAGAGCACAAGGTAAATGCTGAGAAGTCGCAGGAAGCTGCGTAATTCTAAAGCAAAGTAAGTAGGAATAAAGCTCGAGTTATAGTACTCGGGCTTTATTTTTAGAAAGGAGGGCGAGGATTGGATATAGAGTTTGATGATATCAATAAGATCTCATCTACAATCATGTGGTTAGACACGAACACCGTAGTTAAGATCAATGCCAACATGTGGAATACTTCAAAGCGCTATGGGCGTAGTTCTTATCACAAAGAAATACGATACTATAACGATAAGGCAGACAAACAGTTGGTTAATATCAATCTAGACATAGATTCGTATATGACAATTGAGAATCTGAAACCGAATGAGAAGACCCATGAAAAGGCGTTTATCAAACTTAGAACAGCAGATCTGTATCTTTTTAGAAATGCAGTCATTAGCACATATGCTTTATTAGAGAAGGACTATAATTCTATCTTTAAGATTAAAGATGGTAAGCCAATTGTACAGAACATCAAACCCATAGAGGTAAATTGTTCTAATATAATGGGCACTTATATGGTCTTGACTCCAGATATAGTAGAGACTAAAGACGGCAAGGTCAAAGGAGGGGTAAGATTAAATCTTAGCTCTACTACTAACTATGCGTTGCTTGATATGAATAGATTAGTAGAACTAAGAGAGCTGTTGAATACAATCAACCTTCCCATGTATGGTCAAATGTTGATCAATTATGTCGGAAGACCAAAACTTGGTTACAATCTTATTCAGGTAGGAGATACTGGTGGAGGAGAGGGTATATCCACTCCAGTAAAAGGAAGAACCCTAGCAGATCTTATTAAGAAGGGGAACAAGAACCAGTTTGGATTACTATGAAAGAAAAGATATCTCCCTAGGCATAACGCCTAGGGATTTATTTTTTGTTTAGTTAATCGTCATCATTACGGGCTGATTAAAGTTTGCTGCAGATACATAGCTCTCATTAAGCTTTTCTACAATCTCTTCTCTTGCATTTGCTTTATTTTCCAGATCGCTGAGTTTAAGATCTGTAGAGGCGAATACAGTATCAAGACCATCATAATATTTGAGCTCATTGAATAGATATGCCGCTACATCAGCAATAGCAAGCTTCTCAAACAGTTCCATCTTTGTAGGAGCAATAGTCATAAGATTGGTCGGATGCTTTACAAACAGATTGATAGGAATTGCTTGCATGAAGTCAATAATATCATTCTGGATGATAGCACTAAGCTTAATCCTATTGGGAGGTATATATGATACATAGATACCATTAGCAAATAAGGATGTATGGTCTGCAATCATCTGAGTCATCATGACATCTTCTGCATCGTATGATGTAGAAAGCATATCGAATGTACCAAAACCACCGCCATACTGATAGGCGGGAGACTTGGAGCTAAATTCGTGCCAATCAATATCTCCAGCACCAAGAATCTCTACAGATTTACATATATCTTCGTCAATGATATAGTATCCGTTCTTCTTATTGCCCTTATTCAGGATATATATCATCTTATGAGGAAAGTAACGAGAGAAGGTATCTAATGTATCTCCTTCGATTACCTCATGAGCCCATGTATCTTTTCCAAGACCGTCCGGTAGATTAAGCATTTTAGTGCCTAATCTACGTTCAATTTTATTTAGAAGCCTAGTCATTTTATTTGCCATAGGCATAGATCATCAGTCCTTTCAATGTTACTCTCGCTTATATACTATTATATTAGAAGAGTATAAAGGGAGGAAGTTTATTTTGAACTATTATCATCTTCAAAACATTATCCATCAGATGATGGATTATCTTAATGGAAGAGTTAATAAGAATCTTATGTGTTATCGATATGACTTCTCTTTCAATCAATCGGATGTATGTGCATATGAGACATGTGGAAGAATCATGTTCTTCTTACCTCATATTGTAAATAGATTTAAAGAATATTCTTTCTATGTATTCAAAGCTCATCTGCTTTTTATTGTGATACATGAGCTATCTCATATAGATCAGTTGATCTATTATAACCGATATGAAAAAAATAAGGATTATCGGAATGAAATAGAGCAGTCTAACAATAATAACACATTTTCATGGATTTCTAGCAATATCAGTGCCCTACATGCGGCATTTGGCGATTTCGACGAAAACACAATTGTTGCCCTCTCTAAAGTGCTTAATTTCAATAGGTTTAGATATAGGGTTGCAACAAAAAATGAGCTTGTTGAAATTTTGATAGAAAGATATTTGATTGGAAAGAACAATAATCGATATAGATCCTTTAAGACTGTTACATTGAGTTTCAAGCATAATGAGTGTGAAGCTGCAAGGATAACAGTAAAAAGGGACAATAAGGTTATAGATCCGAATGTTATCCACCCAATTGTATACGACATTACTCTATTCAAAACGATTGATGTGTATAACAAGACTGAAGGGGATACATTAATGATCGAGATTATTTCAAGTGACTCAGAGAAGAGTCTAAATGAAGTAATCAGACGAGTTCCATTGAGATAAATGAAATACCCCTCTCAACCAAGAGAGGGGTTTATTTTTTGTATCACATCTTAAGGCAATAGTTCATAATCTCGTTCTGAACATGACGCTCAAGAGAGATTACCATTGTATCATAGTTCTTAGAGACAAGAGATACAGTTTTTCCATCCGGAGAGAGGGTAATAGACTCATAGAATGTATCGAAGTTCTCGATAATAGTATTCAGATTACCCGACTCCTGTTTAATATAATCAATGATAGACTGATTTGTTACAGGAGCAAGAACCTGATATCCTTCCTGAACAAGAATCTGGTTGTCATTCTCTTCACTAGGCTGGAAATCATATCCTTCATACATAGCCACAGATTCGCTAAGGACCTTAGATGTATATGCTTTATCATGTGAAGGATAGATAACACGATCATATGTAATGAGCTTAAGATTCTTTACATATGCCTTACCACCAAGACTCTGAATAGACCCCAATGCGCGAAGAGAGAACGAAGGTTTACATCCAGCACGGAGAGAACGATCAAACTCCTCCCCAAGAGCATTGAATGTGCCCATAAATCTACCCTTAACCAAGGGACCCTCCATCCAGAACTTAGTATAGAGAACCTGACCTTTATCAGGTTTAATTGTAGATTGTCTACGAAGGTCTGTAGACATAGGATGACCAGCTTCACCAATCATATTACCAGTAGAAATAAGTTCTCTCTGTCTAGGAGCACAGATCTCTCTAGCAAGATCTTCTGTTGCATAGCAGCGTTTGTTTCTGTTTTCTTTTTCTGCCTCTTGAAGAACCCCTTCTCCAATTACACGGCCAGACATTTCGCTTGTAATTTGAAACTCTGCGTCTCTAGTAGAAGATTCACAGATGATATATCCGATATTAGACTTTTCCATCTTAATCTCGTACCTCCCTATCTTTTAATTACTACAATGTTCAGGATTGCCTTAATTAAGCAGCATTTATCCCTCTACCCCATGTGAGGTAGAGGGAATATATGTGAAAGAATTACTTCTTTTTCTTATTTGCCTTCTTCGGCTGCTCTTCCTCAGCTTGCTCCTCAGATTCAGACTCAACGACTTCCTCTTTCGGCTCTTCAGCTGTCTCTTCAACAACCTCTTCAACCTTCTCCTCTACAACGGGTGCCGGAGCAGGCTCTTCAACAACAGGAGTGGGTTCAGCAACTGGAGTAGCACCGCTGTTATCCTTGTCATAGTTTGTGAAGTCAAGCTTCACTACTACGTCTTCGGCGATAATCTCTTCAACCTTGGCCTTACGGAAAAGGCAAGTACGGATATCTTCCACATCCATCATGATGTTACGAACAGAACCACGAATAGGAATTCTTAGATCAAGTACTGGAATATTAGCAATAACATTGACTCTCTTCTGCATCTTAGTAGTCCTCCTCTTCATCGTCAATCACAAGGTCAGTCTGATCTGACTCAGGCTCATCCTCATCATCTTCAATGATCTCTTCTTCAGCTTCAACATAATCGACATCGTCGTCATCATCAGCGAGCGCCGCATCTTCAGGGTCTTCACCCTCAACCTGATCAATCAGTTCATCATCTACATCCGCATTGCCAGAATGAAGATCATTAGCCGCGATAATCTCGTCCTTGAGTTCATTGTCAAGAACTTTCTCAGCTCCATCTACATCGACGAGCCCTTCTTCAATCATTGTATCTTCAATCATCTAGATCAACTCCTTCTTCATCTTCTGAGAGAGGGAACAGCTCCATAGTCTCTTCTCTAGGACTAAGAGTCTCAGCCATTAAATCAAGCGGATCATCTCTATCAACAGAGACAGATTGAAGATCATCAGCTTCCATCTCTTCAATTAAGATTTTATCAAAAGGGCTAAGCAAAGTTAGTACCCCCTTTCATAGGTTTAATTATATGTCAATCCGATTCCATTATACAGGCTACATTAGGAGCTTATGCATCCTTTTATTAGCCATAATCTTCTCCATTTCCTTATCCAGAATATAGATAATCACAGGAAGAGCATGATATAGTTCGGCATTATTCATAAAAGTAATATGCTCAAGGGAATCAATCATCTCAGCCGTTATGGGCTTCTGATCATTGAAATAGTTAGCTATGATATTATAAAACTCCAATTCTCCTGTCTGTTGCTGATTCTTTAGGATAGCAGCAGTAAATTCATTAGAGAATGTAGTTAAAGGCTCTGCAACAAGTCTAAGATGAGGATCTGGGGTAACGATATAATACTCTTCAAGCCTTGTAGCAAGTAAGGACAGAGGATCAGTATTCATGAGACCATAATATCTCTTGAATACATAGTCTTTCTTGACTCTTTCCACATAGCGGTATAGAGAATTCTGGTATTGGATGGAGAATGTATCCGGAAGGGATATAGCCTGATCCACAAACACATAATCAGTTCCATCCATGACTTTATTACGAATCATGAACTCTATCGTCTCAGGATCATAGAAATTCGCATCTTGATAGTAGTATACGAAGGTTTGGAGCTGATCGGCAAAAAATAAACTCATGTACGTGTCTCTGAGTGTATTGTTTACCTCTTCCATTCTCTCAATAAAATCATACTCTTTATCTTCAATAACAGCCTTGTAGTTAGATCCTACATTATCTGCTATGAATCTAAAGGTCTTTTCTACCTTAAACTCTCTATCTCCAGTATCGTCTAAGGTATATTCAAGCTTCCAGAAGTTCGATCCATTCTCAAGAGTATCCGTGGTTACCTTAACAATCCTAAACCAATACGTCCCTCTGGTAATATGATCAATAGTAAAATACGAGTCCACCATTGGATGAAATGAATTAGGAGGAAGTATACATTCTCCTTCTATTTCATTGGATTCTAGACCAAAGTCTCCTACCTCAAGCTCTGCTTGTACACGTTCTAGTCCATATATAAATACTCCTTCAATCTTATTATATCTAAGAGGAGCATCATATTCGCCCATAACATCAGCGATCTGTTTAGATCCCTCGTCTAGGGTACTCTTTGTAGTATTTACATTATAGAATGTAACCACTGTCGGATGTTTATCATTAAAGATATAGAATGGACTGTCTAATCTATGCTTAATGCCACTGACTAGGCTATCTACAGTATCTCTTCGAGCTGTATTTATAAACTTACCCAATGTAATTGCCTCCCTTCTTGATTATTTAAAGGTCCAAAAAATAATAGAGATAGGCATCTTAAGGCCTATCTCTATATTTCTATCACTGATTCTTTGATATGATTCTTATCTACACCCATATCCTTTTCATTAGGATATACGTTTCTATGGATAAACAGGTTACAATGAATCTGTCTTAAAAAGTTCTTGACCTTCATAAGCTCAAAATCATTATTACTTACGTCATTATCCACATATAGATGAAATTCAGCATTCATGAAAGCATACTTATTCATGCACATTTGAACTGCATTGAAGTACGCCTTTCCACATATTGCAAGATACACATTCTGATGCCTATTACTACTTCTTAGATTATAGAATATAGATAGGATATCAAATGGTCCTTCTGCTATATGAACTTGAATAGGGTCTAGAGAATCATAATAGACCATACTTGGTATCATATATGACCTATATCCCTCTATATCTTTGAATATAGAGTACGTATTATACTTATTATCTAGATAAGAAGGAACTGTCCCCGGATCAGCTAAATTCTTTATAGTAACGAATCCATTATCCAATGACAAGAACCCTATACCAAACTTATCAAATATACCTAGAGTATTATCATCTCTAGTATATTCGGTTATATAATTGGATCGTAGTAAATCTCCAAGATTCAATACAATCTTATTATCTATCAAATCTCTATAAGTGAGATATAGACCTAACCGATGATTGATGTATTTAAGTTTTGTCTCAGACAGATGGGTCATCGAAATATACTGGTTCTGTATATTGAACGAATGGTCTCGTAATCGCATTGATTTCAATGCTTTAGAAGACTCTACGTTATGCTGTTTCAACAGCTCCATCATCTGAATATCAGAATTATCGTAATCTGGTTTGAACGTTCTTAGAACATCTGGTGTTAATATCCCTCTAGAGTTACACTTAAAGCAATTGTATACGGGAGTATCACCATTAACCTTGATATACAAATGCCTAGCATGGTTGTCTTTTTGTGAATCCCCACAAAAACGACACCGCATTACTACCTCAGACCCCCCGGACGCTAATCTAGCATCTGGGAAGGTCTGAAGTAAATAATTGCTAAGTGTCTCTTGAAAGCTCATGCCTTTACAGGCTCTGCCTTCGCTTCCTCTTCTTCTTTCTTCAGAGCTGCCTTATAACGGCCAAGCTCAAACTTGGAAAGGAAGAAGAATGCTACTGTAAACAGTAGCTGGAAAATCGCGCCGTCCCGTTCAAGGAAGTAAAGCAGCATAAGCTTGTAGTAAATGAAAGCAATACCAGTGAACTGAAGTGCTGCTGCTGTCGTGCTGTTCTTTGTAAACAACTGCCACATTTTATTTCTCCTCCTTATTCTTAGCTGCCGCATGATACTTCTCAAGCGCAGTCTTCACCACATAGCCTTCAGCAAAAAGCATGATAAAGCTGATGATGAAGATAGAGCTCTCCGAGTACATGTCTGCACTAAAGATCTGTCCGGCTCCCTCGATGATCGCCAGAATGATGATAGTGACGATCGCATACATGGTTGACAATTTCATGGTAGAATCCTCCTTTAGAATACATGAGATGAATAACTCTTGTTCATCTCTTCTTTCTACCATTATAGTATGTGATCATTTTCTTTAACTATTTCAGAACCTTTCTTAAGTCCAGCTTTATAAGCATCGTTGACTACTTTAGTCATCGTCACAATACAAGCAGCAATATAACAAATGAATGCTATGGTTGCAATATATCCATTAGTATGGACAAACGGACCCACACTGAATAGCAAAGAACATCCTAAGAATGTAAGAGCAGCAATATTGAAGAATACTTCCATTTTGATATGCTTCCCAGGACTATCAAACTGAAATATTCCACATAGATTGGTTAAGATAACCAATCCGGACAGAGTAAATACAATACATATGGTTAGTGAAAGTGAGTATATCCATTTCGCCGTAACACAGATAAATGCTAAGAAACAGAGCGTGAATGCTGCTGTAGCAAGAAAACTAACTGTCTTTCTTAACATTTTCTTCCTCCTCATTTATCATTTCCGTAGCTATTTCACTATAGTACTTATTAGCAATGACATTGGTCTTGTACACAGCATCTCCATGTACAAGCTCTATTACACTGCCAATATACATAATATGAACAACAACTAAGAACAACGAGCCAATTATCAATAAACTTGCAATTATATACTTCATAAGCCCATCTTCCACGAAAAGCAGTAAATACGCTGCTGCTCCAAGGCTCCATGTATATACAATTACGAATTTGATTATAGCTGATACAAAGTTTGTTTTCTTTATAACAGCTACAGGCATACTTAAGGTTCTATTCCTATATTGTTCAGCAAAGTCCGGAAGTGACTCTAAGAAGTCAGCATGCTCTTCCATAACCCTATCTACAATCATATTATCTCTTTTCTCTGCATTCTTTCTAAGATCAGCATGAAATGTTCTAAGAAAAGAGACAATAACATCACAAACAATAAACGTACCAAAGAATGCAGTAAGTGCAACCAGATACGGCCACATTCTACCATCATTCAACGGATTCTCCAAAGCAGGTATAGTGACTTTATATATCACTACCTGCACTACCATACAAGCTACAATAAGCTTACTAGACATAGACATTTATTTATCCCACCCTACCAACTGTAGTGATGATACTAATCATCGTTGTAAGTACAGCAATTATAGTCAAAGCCATGAATATAGCAGAAAGAGTCGACTCCAGATTCACTGTAGTAAACTTATACTTTCTATTCAAAACCCTGACTACGCATATGACACTTGTAGCAATCCAAGTATTAGCAACAATAACAGAACATCTGTACCAAGAATTGAATTCTTCATTAATTGGCGCAGTGCTATACATCATCAGAATGCATACCAATGCCATAAGCATAAATAAAATAGAACCTATGCCATAAATGACAGTAAAGTTCATCTTGATCCACCTCGTTTTATATTATCATATAGCATCATTTCTATCATGCTCATATGTATCAGCATCCATAAGAAGTATTTTCCTATAAATGGAAGCCTTCCAAGTATTAGCAAGATCATATCAATGACGAATATGATACTACATATGATAGCCCAAACAATATTTGCTATTTTATCCATGAGTATATCCCTTTCAGGAGCAGATAGATAACAAACACGCTTATGATCACAGAGAATAACTTAATGGCAGCAATAAAAAGTGCAACAAATGTAGGTATAAAGATAACTACAATTACGCCCATAGCTGCAAATAAGACAAACAATATGATTATAGCTTCTATAATATCCATAGCGAAGCCCTCCTAAAGCTTTTTATTAGTACTTCCTGTGTTTTACAATCACATTCTTACGCAATGGATACATTCTATCTAATACAAAGTATAATACAACAATGAATACCAATGCTACCTTACCAAGCACTGGATCTTCAAAAATAAAAATATTAGCAATTAAGAGTGCCCACATGATACCCATAATAGTATACAGAATATTTTCCATAGTGTTTCATCTCCTTTAAAAATAAAAGAGTTCCCTAGGGATCTCTCCCTAGGGAATAGGTTCGTGTCAAATCATTAACGCATACGATAAGAACTGCTCTGCAATAAGATCTTTATTGACTTCAATTATCTGTCCATGAAGACGCTTATCATAGAAATCGATGATAGTGAACTCTGATGCAATGCATCTAGCAATGAATCCAAAGAGTGTATCCTCAAGAATATCTTCATTGACATACTTGTTCAATACTCTCTGATAGTTCTCTGACATCTTCATTCTAAGCATGATATTCTTATTGACGGTTTTGCGTGCAACTGGCTTTTCTACTCTACCACCAATAATCTCAGCAAGTAAGAATAGGTTGTTCAATTGCAGTTTACGCTTTGCAGCAAGCAAGAGAATGATATATTGACGTACATTTACAAACTTGATAGAGTTGGTATCGCCAAATTCGTTCATAAAAAGATAGCAAATCAATTCAGACTGAAATGCATTCTTGACTTGTCTATCACCTTTACTCAATTCTCGAATATAAAACTCAATCTCTGCTTCAGAGAATGGACCATATGCTTGCTCGATATGCTTCATTTGTTCAGCACAGTTAACTCTAAGCTGTAAACTCAAAGCTTCATTCTGCTTAATCATATGAGCTTCAAATCTATCTGTTTCAGAATTATTATCATCATCACGATTACTGCTAGACTTCTGAATCAATTCAAATTCATATGGAATCTCAGTAATCTTATACTTGATCTCATTCTGGATAACGTTAGAATTGAAGCTAACAATATTCTCACTGTACTTATACTTAGGCACAATCTGAATAATCATATTCTCCATCGTATTGATAGCATGAATAGTCGGATTAATACCACGTATAGCCTGCATATCCCAAAGCTTAGGATGATGTGTCTTATTCTTGCCGATGTTTGTAATAACTGTCTCATACAGCTTGTTCTTTAGATCTACATTATACTTAGCAAACAGCATATCATAGATTGGATTGAAACAAGCCATCAAAAAGTCTTTGATCTCTGTATTAGGAGTCTTATTCACAAACATGTAGTGACTCACCAAAGGTATAATGAGGCACTGAATAATAGACGCTTCCATAAGAATCTTAGCATGAATATCTTTATATTCAAGACAAGGATTCTTGGTATTCTTATATAGTGCAGTCATCTTGTTATAGTTGTCTTCGTTCATTCTTGTAATTTCATAGTGCAAGATTGGACTGGACTCATATGAGATGACATGACGAATCAATTCGTTAATGAAGATTGGTACCGTATATTCATCCTTCTTAGCTTCCATATAGAACTTTGCTTGTGCATAGAACCCAAGTAAGATTCTATCCCTATCATAAAAGTTTTCAAAGTAATTCAAATACTTACAGCAATGCTCTCTAAAGCATATACTCTTAGTACCATCTTCTCGTATCTTTGTTTGACCATTATAGCATTTTTTAGGAGTCATAGAGAAATATTCAAATGGATTTCCTGCTGGTCTACCAATAAACCATGCAATTGGAGCAATAATCAATCCTTTTTGCTCTCTGAATATTAACTGATCTTCTTTTGGTTCCCATTCATCAACAGGAATGAACTCTCGTGGTTCTAATCTGTTTATCACATTGATTAAATCAGCCATCTTATAATCATACTCCCTTTGATTAATGCCTTATATTTTTACACTAATCCTCCTTCCAAAGGTATAGTATACCAATGAAAAGGAATTTGCCCTTTACAGTCCCAAAATTTTACCTCTTTTTAACCACAGAGGTTCTTTTTACAGTATTTGAGGAATTAACAGTCTTAACTCTTCTTGTATTAGTGATAGAAGCTGTCTGCTTTACGGGATTGGAGACAACTCTTCTAACCACTTCTTTCTTCTCTTTGTTACGTTGTTTAAGAGCAGTACCCATAGATTGACGTAACTCAATCTTTCTATCTGCATCCATGATGGCTCTAAGCAGAATAGTCTTATTATACTTAGCAGCATCATACCAGGTAGCTTTCTTATCAAACCCTTTAAGTTTGTAATACAGATAAGCAAAATAAATAGATTTTACATATCCAACAAGAAGCTTAGGATTGGTTTCTTTAGGCTTCTCTGTTAAAGCAGTCTTACTCATCTTAGAAGCAAAGTCTTCAGCAAACATATTGTTCTTTCTGAATGAATAAGCATATGTAAACACAAAGCTAGGATCATTGGAATAGAATTGCACTGAATAGTTCTTCAGTGTAGTTTCTGCAGCAATAGATTCATTAGGAGCGGTAAATACGATAATCACATCGTAATAGAACTTCTCCACTACTTCAGATGGAATCATTATATGAAGAATATACTGTTTCTCACTAACCTTATACTTAGTTACAGAGATCTTACCAGCTTCTCTAGCCATGACAGCATTGAATTTAGCAGTGTACATCTCTTGAAACATGAACCTTTGTGAATATACAGCATTGTTCTTGCCCATCGGATTACGAATGTATTCTTCGTAAGTCATTCGCATGTGTTGTTCACATCCTTAGTTTCATATGAATCCGTCCACGATTTATCATTTGAAGATTCTGGAAGATCAAGAAACCCTTTAGTGCCTGCATTCTCTTTGCAGATGATAGTTAAATTTGGTTTTTTGGGCCAAAGGGAATCCCCATAGAACATGTGATCGAAATAGCCATTATGGTTAACCATATGATACCTCCCATATCTCTTTAATACAATGAGCTATACCACTCAGGTTCCTAGCAATTTCTTTCATCTCTTTTATAGTACTATCAAGCTTAGTCAACATCTCTCTAGTATGCTCTGTGTGTAAGTGGATCTCATCTTCATTTTCCCTTTATATGTTCGTTGAATAATATTTGCATCAAATCAAAGATTCAGATCTCTTCACAGCTAGAAATGTTGCTATATTAAGCCTATCACGTAAACTTTTGTTCTCAGTCTCTAACGACTCAATTCTAGTTTGTAGATTAGCAATGATTCTTTCTTTATTACGAAGCTTATCCTTAAGACTCTCATTCGTAAGCATGTAATCAAACTCAGTCACAATTCATACGCTCCTAATGGAAGAAAAGATATAACGAGAGAGCATATGCTCTCTCGTATACTTTATTTATCTTATTGTAAGCAAATAATTAACTTTTTAATTTTCATCGCTGTCTTTTGCCATATCCTGATACACATTGTATTCAAAGGATGATACAAAGAACTGATTGGTCAAGAACACAACACCGATAATCTTACCAATAGCATCAAGAATAATTGGATCTGCCTTAATAGAACTAAGAACAGCACCATCATATTCTTTTGTACGAATATTATACGGGCACCCCTTTATGATACCAGTATTAGCAAGCGAAAGAGCTTTATTCGTATCTCCATCTGCAGCACTGAGATAAAGTGTAGTCAGAAGGGCCATATATGCATTGCAGATAAGCTGATAAATATTATAAGTCTCTCCATCCGCAATACTCTTAATCTCAAGATCAGACATACCCTTTGTATTCTCTGCAAGAAGATAGTTGAATGCTCGGAATGCTTCGAAGTTGGCTCCAAATCCAATACCTTCTGCTGCTGCAGAACGACAGTTTAGAACAGCATCTTCTACAAGGTCCCTAAGAGAATCTCTATCGGTCTCAGAAATACCACCAACAAAGATCTCAACCATATTAGCCTTATAAGCATTAATACGGCGCTTCAGAAGACCGATATCTGTTGTAGAAGCATTGCTCTCACGAAGACCTTTGAGATGTTCTTCCATATCATTCAAATGATTCTTATAGAGATCTGTAAGCTCTCCATTACCATCATACATAAGAGCAGGATTAATGAACTTTGTCTTATTACTATCTGTAATACAGATATCACAATGACCAGCATAAGAATGTACATTCTCAGGAGTCAATGCTTTAGCAATCTTATAGTCTGCAGTCTGAATCGCAATATCGTTGTACTTACGAATCAGAGTAGCTCCAGAAAGATAAGAAAGATCATTGATGTAGTTAGCATCATTGATATTCGTGATGATATTGATCGGGAACATCTTGCGATCCTGCATAGATAATCCAGCCATCTGACGGACAAGAGCATCTACATCGCTCTCAATATCTCTGCCGATCTTAGGGCATACGATAACTGTCGGAACTATATCTCCAGCACGACTCTCATTTACAGGATCAACTACATTATCCTTAATAATCTTTGCAAAGTATCCAATCATCTCTTCCGTATCAATCGGATCTTCGAAGAGATAAAGATTCGGATGGTGAATCTCACAAGTATGCTTATCCGTATTGATAAATGCAATATCTGCGAGACCAGACTGAATGCTATACCCATCATACTCACGAGTATAAGTCTCAGTACCATTAGCAACAGTTACGTCAATAAACACATCATTTCCGAAGTCTCTATAGATATCTTCAATCAGATTAGCCACATACTCGTTATTATCTGTAGAGATAAGAGCAACCTTACGGATATTCTCAAGAGTAGGCTCAATGGCTTGCTTCATGATAATATCAGATGCTTTCTTGATAGCATCATTAAGATCTGCAACCAGTTTCTTCTCATTGATATGATGACGCTCGCTTGCTAGACGAAGTCCCTCAAAGATACAATAAGAAAGAATAACTGCTGATGTCGTTCCATCACCTACAGTAGTAATGATACGACGAGTAATTGCCTCTAGATCATCTCGTATGCTGAATTCAATTGCACCACGGAAATTGATGTTCTTAAGGATAGTATGACCATCCTTAGTATACCGCGCAATATCCTTCTGACGACGATATGCAGTATTCTGACCATCCGGACCAAAAGAATTGGCCAAAGTATTTGAAATTATCTCCAAAGTTTTTCTTTGGACCTCTCTCAACGCCTTCTTTTGGACTATATTAGAATAGATCTCATACTCCATTTGCTTCTCTCTCCTTATAAGGGGGTAAATAGAGCGGATAACCGATATATGGGTCAATTGTGTGAATTACGTTGCCACGAATTAAGCCTTTAAGACCTTCCTCTAAACGGTTCTTTTCATCATAATTGACATATATATTATGGATATACACATGCTTGCCCTCTAACCCCGATTTGTATTTCTGTGCTGTACTAGAATATGCAGTATATACGCTGGTATACTGTTCCATCTCATATTCATCTACAACAACCTTAAAATCAGATTCAATAGCTTTTGCTATCTCTTTCTGAATCTCATCATGACAATTGATAGTGATATTGATACCACTTTCTTCTACCTTACGATAGGTTCTGATCAATCTCATTACATCTGTAGGAATAGAATGATTCAATATTTCTCTATAATGGTTCTTATATAAGTCTACCAATATCTTATCAGCACTACTTATATATTCATCTCTTAGCAACCATTTGATTGGGTTTTGTTCTTCTGACCCAACATACAGATTCTTGAGTATAGAAAGACTAGGATCTTTCATATAATCTTTGAAATACTCATCTCTGACACTATCTGTTTTGAGTATGTACACTATGCATCCAATAGGAATACATACAATAGATTCAAAGTCAAAGATGTTATTTGATTGATGGTTTACCATATTTAAAAGAAAAATATACCCCTGTATCCATTACAGATACAAGGGTATATAATTTCTCTCTATCCTTCTTTAGATATTCTCGATGTCATCCAGTGTAGAAGATGTCACTGGATTGGATTCGGATGCACCACTCTGATTGTTGAAATAGCTTGAACGTGTGACGTTACCACCGTCTCCACCTCCGCCAAAGGATACTCCAAGCTTATCAGCAATCCTACGAACTTCGTTTCTGAAAGGCTGGATCTCGTTTACCACAGATGCAGCTACCATATTCGATACCGCATCTACATACTGCTTCAGAGCATTTGCTACAAGCTCAATCTCCATGAACTTGAACTGCTCTGTGCTAGTATCATACGTACCAGCTTCGGCATCGAAATTATCAATGCTGTACATAGTTCCAACCTTGAACTCATAAGCATAAGAAGACTCAATCTTACCCTTATCATTAATCTTTGCAATGACTACGCAAGGAACTCCATTCTGGCCAATAAATTTACCATTAGACAGAATAACTACACCGCTCTTAACCTGAATAGCACGATTATAGTCCTTCTTAGCATTTGCCGAATCATTAAGGAACCTGAGATAGTCTTCTATAAGGATGAGCAGAGCTTTAGCACTCTGTACACCCATATACACAGAAATGGCATTCTTATGGTCATACTGTGCATAATCACCATTATTATTCATCTTTGGTGCAATGGAGATCTTAAGCATCTTATTCCACCAATTGAATGTCAGACTTGTCTGATCGAGCTTAGCTTCTGAATTGCTAAACTGATATCCGTACACTGTCGGGTGAAAATCATTGTTGTTCTTTCTGAAATTATTGTCTCCGAGTGCCATAAAATACCCTCTCCTTTTACCAATAACTACCATTTTAGGTATATTTCAACCTCATTACTGTGTATTATAAGAAATCAAAAATAAAATGCCCTTGGGTTTCCCCAAGGGCTTATTTTTAATCATCATAACCGTAGTTAACGTACAGCCTTGTCTTATTCTGATAAATCTTCTGCTTAGAGATAGTATTACGGAGTTTGTTATACTCATCAAGCAGTTTGGTCCATTTCTTGCGGTTAGTAGCATTTAGCTCTTCTGTATTCAAGAAGTCTGCAATAACACCCATACGAGAATTAATGCGATGTAAGAGAAGCATAGCCTCTTCTTGAGTCTCAAGGTTATTAGCCTCAAACTGAATCTCATAGAAGTCATCTTCATACTTAGCAATTCCTTTAGCTTTCATATCTTTAAGCTGTCCAGAAATTGCATTTGCTACACCCATAAAGAGATCTTCCTTAATAACAGCCGCATCATCAATTCTATCAAGACGACGATAGATATTATCAAGCTCTTTTCTCTCTAACTGAGATCCCGTGAACTTAATACCTTTTCTAATGGTATGTCTAGCAGCAATACGATACTTAAGCACTGAATTATACAGCCTAAGTACCCAAGCTAGCACCACAATCGGAGATTCTGCTTTAGTATAAGGAATCTTGCCTTGCCCACGAAGAGCAGCAAGGGTTTCAAGAACTCCATTACCATACATTGCAAGAAAGTCCTTATCAATGTTATCATCACCAACGTAGAACATTGATGTCACTTTCTTCATAGTATCTCTAATACCAAAAGAAAGAAGTTCAAGATAATGGATAGAGGTAGTATAAGTCAGTACAGAATTACTGCTAATCAAGTATTCATCAAGAACAGCCTGTGCTTTTCTCATAGGATTAGCATCTGATACCATTGCAGATACATCATATAGGATGCAGTCGGCAATCTGTCTAGGGCTTAATTTACTTTCAATAAGCTTGCTGTCAATCTCCACAAAATATGAAGGAACCAAATATGGTTCATCAGACTGAAGAATATCGAAGATTCTCTTAGCATTCAGCTTAGGCACAACGTTGAGCCCAAAAAACATCTTATCTGTATTCTCTGTATAGATAACATCATTACATGTAGATCCTTTGAAATACTTATCAAGAGTATATTTGATATCAGCCAAATGCCCAATATTCTTACTCATATTGAAAGCCATAATAGCTTCCTCAATGCTAGCTCTAGTCTCTTCTGCCTGAGCAGTAAGAGGAATAGTATTGATACTCATATCTACTTCGATATCTCTATTATTATCAATTCCGTCTGCACCAGCATTCGGATCTCCATCTTTCATAATATTATCATACTTATCTACGCCATCGTCAGATACAATGGGTTCTTTTATATCTAATATCATTAGACTCATCCTCCTTATATAGGTTCAATTACTGATAAGTCAATCAGATAATTGTAAAATTGAACACAAGAAGGGACCTACCACGATGGGTAGGTCCGAATTCTTGCGCATATGATAAGGCAATGATAGTAGTCGAATTACCAATGCTTGCCAGTCGTCTTGACAGCACCATTGACAGCAGACACATAGTCGTTGCCATTTGCACTGTAGTCGTTCATAGCAGAGGTACCGATCGGATCATTATTATCAAGAACCTCACGGAGACCGCGCGGGTTGACAATACGAACACGAGCCTGAACCGGCTGGAACTGGACGAACTTGAAGCGCTCAAATGCCGTGATAGCAGGCAGCTGCACATTCACGGTATCACGAATCTCGTTCGAAACGTAGAACTGGTAATCAAACAGCTTATAGACAACGCGGTTCGAATTACGCGGATTCAGCGTAATGATCAGGTTGTTGTTGTCACGCATCTTGCTCGTCGAGATGAAGTTGTATACGCGCTTCTCGCTCGTAACAACCGTACGCTGGAAATCGAGCTCGATAGGACCAATGCTCGACGGAGTCTGATAGACATACTGCGTCGGAGTGATCTTACGGATGAGATCCGGACGGCCAATGACCGAGATCGTCATGTTCTCATCATTCAGGACCTGGAGCATTGCAGTCACATAGCTGTCAAGCTGGTCCATGAACATAGCCTGACGCCAGGTGACAGGGTCATGCAGGAAGTTCGTCGGAGGTGCGAAGTCGAACGAACCAGAGATCTTCTGAGACTCAGGAAGACCATTGAAGCTCTTATCATACTCAAGATGAATCTCGTCATCCTTGTAGTTCTGGAGAGCGAGGTTCATGATCGACATGATCTTCGTAACCTGATTAACCTGATAAAGGGCATTGATGTCCTTCACTTCCTCAGGGCTGACCGTCGTCGTGAGATGCGGAGCCTCTGCAATCTGGAAGATCTGGGTCTCAGCCGACCACTTCGAGTGGCAGGTCTTGAACATAGCACTCGAAACGTCCATAACGGCATGAATCTGAACACCAAATACATTCGTATTCGTGCACATGATCATGAACTTGTTCTTCTTCATGTAGCCAGTGATCGTACCCTCAACGAGTCCAGCCTTATCCCCAGCAGCAGCCTGGTCAAAGACAGCCTTGAAGCGACGGACGCACGAGAAATCAAGATCATTGTAGGACGGGACGAACTCAATAGCATTGATCGGGCAAACAGCCTTAACAACTGCACCCGTACCAGTCTGCTCAGCACCATGCTCGTCAACATACTTAACACCCGTAGCAACGAACTGGTTGACAACAACACCGCAGATGTTCGTACGGATCGAGAGATCACCAACACCGCTGAAGTGCGTACCAACGATATCGGTCGTCTCATTCTCCGGAAGAGCAAGAACAATCTTCTTGTTCGGAACAGAGTTTGCAACCGCATCATGAATCTTGTTCTGCTCCAAGAAGATATCGATTTCCTTGCCATCCGTATCGACAAGCGTACGGGTCTCAAGCGTCATCGTGAACTTCGGGGAACGAGCAACATCGTTCGGAAGCGTCTTTGCAAATGCGCAGTTGAACAGAAGGTTCTTATGCATCGGGAACGTCAGGCCGATAACCGGGTTGAACGTACCAAGCGGAGCGTTCTCCTGGACTGCCTCACAGTCGTTCTCAAAAAGCTCAGACATACGATCTTCAGCTTCCTGAATAGCTCCCGGATTACCCTTAAAGGACGGGTCATTCGGGTCATAACTGTTCTCAATGAAGAGGCTACGGAGAGCCTCTTTCGAACTGTCATGCATAAGGAACTTACTGGGCTCGGAGTACATGTCAAGACCGTTCTCCGTAAGCACGCCCTGTGCTACATCAACAAAATTCTCAGCGAGCGAATGCATCGGGTCATTTGCATAACCGCGGTTGATTGCTGCAATCTGCTCACTCTTGCGAGTACCAACGATTGGCATTATAATTCCTCCTTTGGAAAGTAAACAGGCTAAAGCCCATTTCTATCTTTAGTTATTTGAAGCTCTGTGAGCATTCAATTTACATTATTGTTGCAATATATACTATCTCAATGCAATTAGAATTTACTTTTTCTTATCTTTGGCTTTACCAAGCTCTTCAATAATTTCAGTGAGATAATTGTATATCGCCATATGTCTTTGGAGAATAATCTTGTTCTCCATATAGGATTTATAGTTAAAGTTGTTGATAAGAGAGATCTTCAGATTCTCTTTAAGATCAACAAGCTTTTTAGTAACAAAATTGATTGGTTTGGTGAATTGGTCCAAATGGTCTACTTTAGCAAGCCTCTCAACAGTCTTATCTACAGCCTCATATAGCTTAACAAACTGTGTTTTAAGCTCTGTCTTCATCATTGAGACTTGCTCTGGGGTCATATTCTGGAATAATTCAGCTTCTAACTCTCTTATTTCGTCCGTAGACGGTTCCGGAGAGCCACTATCGCCTTCTTCATCCCCCTCGGCATCAGAGGAATCCCCATCCAAGTCGCCTTCAGAATCGTCACCATCCCCATCATAATCAGGAACGTCATCGTCACCAGAAGGATTAGTTTCGTCGCTGCCAACCTTACTGTCGGATCCATCTGAATCTTCATTATCACCAGCAGTGTTATCATTAAGATCGCCAGAATCATTAGAATCATTATCTGTATCATAGTCAGGAACGGAATCTTCTTTATCCTCTTGGCTATCGCCATCAGAATCATCGGTTCCTCCATTACCAGGCTGATCATCTGACATCTCAGTTCCATCTTCATCTGTTTTAGGCTCTGATTCAGTCTCCGTATCGGTTTCGGAATCAGTACTGGTGTCTCCATCAGAAGTATCGTCATACGAAGGGACCTCTTCATCAGACTCAGCCTCTTCAGAATCCCTTCCTTGGTTTGCTTCCGGTTCTGGCTCTGTTGCATCATCATCTTGTCCCTCGTCATCATTTTTAGAATAATCGGGAACCTCTTCATCGGGCTCCTCAATATCATCTTCTGGTGGCGGAGGAGTATTATCTGTATTAGGAGTCTCTTCTCCCTCTTTATCCTTCTCTTCGTCCTCTTCATCTGGTTTAAGAGGCTTTCCACCAGTAGTAATTTCTTCATTTAGGAAGGTCACGAAAGTTCTAAAGTCCATTTTTCTTCACCTCCTTTATTCTTCTTCTTTACCACGTAGCTCCTGAACATCTTTATCGTTCCACTCAATCTTCAGATTGTATCTAAGTCTAGCATACTGAGACTGAAGTTTCTTCTTGATAAGAAGAAGCTCTCTAACCTTCTTAAGATCGTTCTTCTCTTCAGCTTGACGAATATAGCGGTCAACCATGTTAAGCTCAACATCAAGCTCATTAAGAACAAGCTGTCTTTCCTTAGCCTGAATTCTCTTAGAGATAACGAATCTTACAATAAGAGCCACAATAGCAAGTGCGGGACTAATGAGGAATGCTCCTCCAGTCATAATAGCAAGTTTAACACACTTGCTCATAGAAGGAAGAATCTCTCCTCTAATAACAGACTCTCTGCTTTCAGAGGTAAGAGATTTTTCAATAGAATGTGAAATAAGACGAGATGCAGAATCAATAGTTCTAGCCGCAATTTGAGCTTTGACATCAAGATTCTTAGCAGTGTCAATCATCTTATCAATAGCAAGAGATAGAGTAGAGCCCATACTCAGTTCGTTATATGACTGAAGTGTATGCCCAATTACATCACTCATATAGCGAAGCTCATTGAGATTCTGAATAACATTCTCTGTGTTTTCTTCAATTATAATATCATCAGAGATATTATTGATCAGGCCTCTGCATTCATTGAGTGTAGCAATACGAGTATATGCTTCTGAAGTACTATTCTTACGAAGAGCCTTAACTGCTTCTGTCATAGCTTCAGCAATAGCTTTATGGTCTACCATATATGGGAATTTGCACGTAAATTCCGTAACAAAGTCAACAGACTCTGGAGTTGCATTAAGATACGTATCTTTGTTGCCAAAGACTTTATTTGCAATATCGCTATTCCACTTAATAGACTTCATTGCTCCCATGACTTGATCAATCTGATTTGCTACATCCTCAACGCTCTCAAATTTCATATCCAGATCGAAATCATCACTGTCAGAAGTATCATGATGTACTGCACTGTCTCCTTCAGGGGCAAGGCGATCATAATGTTGCTCAATCTTCTCAATACTCTTATTCATCTCTGAGAGATATGTCTCAAGACGCTTCTTCTGAGGATCTTGTTCTTTCTTAAGCTTCTCTTTAACCCGGCTTCTTTGCTCATACCATTTCTTAAGAACTTTCTTAGCAATATTATAATCCTTTGCTTTAGAAATAATAGTCAGAGTAATTAAAGAAGCAATCCCTGCCCAAGCAGAGATAGAAGCAATACCAATTACAATGAAGAAATAAAATGACATAGATAGAACGTTGGCTGTCCCATCGATAATATCTTGCTCTTCATGAACGGTCAAGAGTTTGTTAATAAGATCTCTGAATGCAGCAGTTCCCTTATCTGCTCCACCCTTGAAAGCCATAATAGCTTTCTCTGCTGTTTCAATATAAGATTCAGTTACAACGGCTTCCTCAAGAGAATCAAACCCTTCTTTAACAACTACGGGTTTTACTGTCATAGACTCACGGATATTACGAATATAAGAATCATCCGAGATAATAGGATTGATCTTTAATACATTCTCCATGATATCAAGCAAAGTACCGGTTGTATCCTTGGAATCCATGCTGTGCATCAAGAAGTAATCGGTTACATGCTCAATGATCTCTTTCTGAGTGCAATGGACACCATTCTTAGTGAGACCATAGTAAACTTCTTCGAGTGCAATTCTGTATTTTGTATTAATACCGATATTGTATGTATCAACAAACGAGCAAAGTTCATGGATACATGATTCTAAGTCTCTGCAGTGCTCCTGGATATAGTGATTAACTCTGAATCTCTTGCAAAGATCTTCATAATTCTTTACCACTTTATCACAAACACATGCTTCCTCTACGGCTTCGATAATATTCTCTGTATTATCCATTGCTTTGAGCTGAGGGACGGAAGATGCATACCCAGGAATAGAGATGATATTACTGGTTACAATATCAGCAGCAATCTCAATCTCTTTGATAGTCCCATTCTCGTTGACAAGTCTATACAAATGGAGCATTTGGTTGATGTTCTTGTCATTCTTGTTTGAGTACAGATACCACTTGTTTAGGGACTCACAGATGTTGTTAAAATTGTAATTCTCTTGGTAGTTTGTAAATAACGGATACACTCCCGAAGTATTGCTCTTTGCCCTTACCTTTTCCCTAGCTAGAGCTTTAGTGATTGGTATGCTCGTCTTCACTTCTAACCCTCTCCTTTATTTGACACATTTTGATCAATTATCTAGAAGTTCACAAATCATATCTAAACGTGGGTATATACAACAAAGCAGTCCCCCGTACAACTAAGTACGGGGGAACTAGCTTCATGTGTTATATTAAGGAGCTCACAAAATGGAAATGAATACTCGAATGTTTGGTTGAGGAGAAAGCTAGAAATAGAAAAGATTTTGTAGAGATTTAACTGTGCCTCAGCTACAGTTAAAATTTCTCTCGAATTATAAATATGAGTTCTAGTCTCCTTCTGACCCATTCTCATTCCATTATATGTATGTCAGAATTCTACTTTCTGAAGTTTGTGTTTATCTTCAGAAAGGACAAGGGTAAGATCATATAATGCCTGTTTACCTTCATTGGTGGAAGCAACTATATTTTCACACCCTATGGTGACATAATGGGCCTTAGAATTGAGTTGGTCAATTAGCTCCTTATTAGCCTCTTCAGAGTAGATAGCTTTGCAAGATACCTGATCTCCATCATAGTCTCCTCCAATACTTGGAAGATATGCATTACAAAGTTTCAAAGTATCTGTAAACTTATTTGTGGTATTTGTATAGAAGTCCTTCTCTTGGATATCTGGATAGAACCTATAGAAGGTATTATTAATAACCATAGGAACAGTATTCTTAGTAGATGATACGTTCACTTTGCAAGGGAACTGATTAAAATAAGAGTCCATAGGAAAGCGCGTTATAAGAACAGCTTTACCTTGAACCACTTCAGATGCAGCAATGAAGAATAAATCACACCAAGTCATATCTCTATCTACCATGGGGAAATCTGCTAGTTTACCTTTATCCTTCATCTCAATGTATTCATCTTCAGTCATCTTATAGCCAGTAAGACGCATCTTACCAGACTTACCGTTCTTCAATGGAACCTCGATAGGTCTGAATCTATTAGCCATACCATGAATAAACCTATCCATCTCTTCTTTAATTCTTTCATCAGAGAAGGTAATCTGATAATCTTTAATAGCAGTCATTTCGACTGTCTTGTTGTTGTATATTACGGGGAAGTTTTCTCTGCCAGCAAAGGTATTGTCAAAGAATCTTCTGATATAGAAGAGCATGAATGGATAGTAGTTAGCACAAAGAGATGCTAAGGGAACAGCCACATGATCTACATCTGTAATCATATCTTCGATATTCTCTACTTTAAGCTCTGGAGCAGAAAGAACAAGACGAGACGAATAGTCTGTGGTCTTAGATAAGTTAGATCTTCTAAGAAGACCAAACTTACCAGCTATACCAGTTACAGGCTGCCCATTGAAGGTTCCTTTAGTGAAATAATCATAGAGAGATACAAGGATCTCTTGAATTCTTCCTCTGATAGAATCAGAAAGATTAAATCCATAATCATTAGCTTCTTGCAAAGACCTAGAGGCTATGATCAGAGAGCTATATATCTTATTGATATCTCCTACACCAGTATACTTTCCAGTACTATTTACGTCTCTCCAGAATGCAGGAATAACTACCATATCTTTGACAAACATGGTGTCTTTATAGTCTTTTAAGAACTTGATGCCGTAGTCTCTTCTACTAGACTGTGTTTTCTTGATCTTAATCTTATCAAAATTCTTTTGTAAGAACTTGATTCCACATTCTCCATTAGGATCTTCAACCAATTCGCCATCTTTAATGATAAACTGCTTAATTCCATGAACGCACTCTTTGATTCTGCTGTCCATTTTAGTCCAGATCTTGTAATGCAATGGGTGCATGAACACTTCATCGCTTCCAAGAGGAATATAGGAGAATATATTTGCTCTATCATCTTTCGTAATACCAAATGTCTCATTAGACAGAAGACCATCTGTTGTCGGAGACCCATTTGCATCAAAGAAGATTGGATTGGTTGATGGTTTTAGTTCATTGATCTTAATAAATTTATCTATATTAAGTGGCTCTATCTTAAAGTGCTTGTCTTTCACTCTTCTTCACCTCTCTTACAGAGTTGTCGAGTAAATATCAGAGTAGCCATAGGGCTACTCTGAATATAGTTATTGATCATTGAGCTTGATACAAATATCTCTTCCATCCATCCATACATTCACAAAATAGTTATGTGAGTAAAGGGTAACACGTATATCGTTATAACAAGACATCAAGTAGGAAATATCGTAATCTCCATTAGGAGATATCCTATAGAAGAACCCACTATCATTTTCATGGATACTAATATTCATATTAGATGAGAAGCATGATTTCAAAAGATGATAGATAACCATATTCTCATCTAATAACCTACATTGGTCTTGGTGATTGATTTTGCTTTGGTCTGAGTACAAAATTCTTTGGAACTCTGCGAACGTCATTTGGTGCACCTCCTTCCAGTGCATCCTCTAGTGCATGCCTCTGTTGTTCTGCCTTACCAGCATCGCTTTGAGATTCTTGCACAGCAGTATAGTATAAGTAATGCAAGAATCCCAATGGAGCAGTCAGTAAAGTATCCATAGAAATACGATTTCTATAGTACTTAGACACCATATTTACTCTGTCATAGAATTGGCGAACTGAACCAAGCGATGACGTGTAAAAAGCATTGTCAGAGGGTTCACAAAGTCATCTTCACGCTTAACTACATGCATGCACTTGGGACATGTAGCATTCGGATAACGGAAGGAGGCCATGAACTTGTTCTTAGAATTAATCTCTTCAATTGTACGTACGATCACACTGTACTGGTCAGACTGAAGCGTCTTGAGAATGTTGTAATAAGCAACAATCTTGTTGCGCATCGTCTTAGCCGGATTATCCTTCACCGGTTTGCAGTCTACAGGAAAGAGTGTATCATTAGTGATGTAATAGATATTGGCCATATACGAGATATTACCAATAGTATTAGCATACTTAGCACGGAATGCTTGATCAAGAGACGATGCACCGAAGATAATATCAAATACAGACGGAGCACGGAATCCAATAGCATAATCATTGCCGATAGGAATGATTTCTTCCTCAACCTCATCAGGAGTCGTATCGATAGCAGTAGAGAGAAGCTTCTTATAAACTTCCTCACACTTCTCATCAGTATACTTAATCATCTGACGATAATCTGTATCTACAAGGAAGATATTCTTACACTTATCATTAGTGCAGCTATTAGCGACAAAGTTGCTATTCTTGAAGGTAGCAAGATAAATACCAAAGTAGATATCATTGATATCAAACCAATTGATAGTTTTAAGCCACTCTTCCATAGTAGCAGGCTTATTACTGTCTACAAGATGGGTGAAGATAGTTCCAAAGATAAGACGGTTCTGCATCTCTGCACTCATGTTACGATCATGGATATCAGGATTGAGATTCTCAATTTCCTCACCAGAAAGCGCAGTATAGGTTGCAAGGCGTCCACTATTTGGAAGAGCCCATGTAGCAGTATTCAGATTGTTATTTGCAAGCTTAAGAATCTTATTGACAGATACGGGCTTGCTTGCAACACGAAGTTTCTTTACTCCGTCTTTATCAATGGTCGGAGAAACAGAAAGCTTGCTAAATACTTCCTCTCGGAATGCTTTCTGCTGTGCCTTCAGCTCTTCTTGCTCATCAGCAGTGAGCTCAGGAGTCTCTTCATCAAGGAATTCCTGAAGATCCTCATCAGAAATAGTCTCCTGAACCTCATTGGTATCCTTACTAGAAATAGCTTTTACTACCTCTTTAGGCTCCTGTACAGGAAGCTTAAGTTCTACATCTTCTTCCTTCTCAGGAGTTGCATCTACAACTTTCTTCTCCTCTACTACGATATCTTCATCTGGATCATGCATAAAAGTCTCTACCTTCTCTTCAGTATCAATCTCAGTGCCAAGAAGATCTGCAAGATCTTCATCTGTAGAACCGTTCTTAGCAGAAGTAGGAGTAATAGAATCCAATTCCTCTTCCATATTATCGCCATTAGGATCGAGTTTATCAGATTCATCTTCAAGTGATGCTGCAATGCAAGCCTCTTTAAATGGGTTAATGACATTATCCATCAGATCTTGTTTAGTGCGCTCAATATTGTCATCAATAGCTTTGAGCATCTCCTCTTCAGCTTTTTCTTTTACACTTTTCTTCTCTTTAACATCGACCATTGCAGAAATATCTACAACTTCAATATCCTTATTCTTAGAGACCCTCTCTGCCTTCCTATCAGGACCGCTGGTCTTCTCATTCTCCGGGTTTACGCCAACACCCATGTCTTCCAAAGATACTTTCTTCTTGTTCATTGTTTATTCCTCCAATTTAACTTATAGTGAGCTAAGTGTGTTTGTTTCAGAATTATATGTGAGCTGATACGTATAATCATCTACAGTAATCTGAATATTGACCTCTTTTGAGATAGAATTATACGTTACAGTTACATTTGTAGCTTGAAACTCAGGCAGATACTCTCTTACCTGTTCCTCAATATCAGATTGAAGCTGTTCAATCTGGTCTTCAATAGCATATCTATATCTAGATACAAGTCCTACACCCATATTAGGTCTAGTCGGATAAGTCCCTGGTTCTAACAAAATTAATCTAACTAACAATACATAGGTAGCATGCTGATCAGTATATACTTTAGGATGATTGAATTCATCTATTCCTAAGAACGCTTCTGTAACAGTGGCTTTCTTATTTGGCCCTAATACTTTAGCCAATTTACTCTCACCTCCTGTAAAGATTTACTTATAAGTGCTAGGTGTATAAAGTTACATAAATTGGTATGATTTTTGACACAAGGGTAAATGATTGGGAGGTATCCAATATGAGTAAGACTTACACATGTCCTCGATGCTCGTTTAGAGGAACAAAAGAAAAGCTTATTGAACATTTTGAGGATAAGCATGAAGAGATGATTCCAGAAGGATATACTGCTGGTAGGGTTATCTTTAATCATATCAATAATAAGACTCATGGAACTTGTGTTGTATGTAAGAGAGAAACTCAGTGGAATGAAGAGAATCTTAAATACAACAGATTATGTGGTCGAAAAGAGTGCAGTGATGCACTTAGACAATTTTATCGGAAGAATATGATCAGAGTTAGAGGAACAGATAATATCCTTAACGATCCTGATCAACAAGAACTTATGTTAAAGAATCGTAAGATTTCTGGAAAATATAGGTTTGCAGATGGTGGAGTTCATATCTATACTGGCACGTATGAGAAGAAGACGTTGGAATTCCTAGACAAGATTCTTCACTTCAAATCTACTGATCTTCTGGTTCCCGGCCCTATACTTGAATATGAATATGAAGGAAAGAAGCATAAGTATATCTCTGATATGTATCTCATTCCATTCAATCTAATTATTGAGGTCAAAGATGGCGGAGATAACCCAAATAATAGACAGATGGATTCTTATAGGGCCAAGCAGTTTGCTAAAGAAGCAATGGTAAAGAAGTTAGGAACATTTAACTATCTTCGCCTTACAAATAATAACTTTGAACAGCTACTTGGTATTATTATGCAACTCAAACTTCAGATGGATGATGATAATGCAGATAAAAGGGCCATTATCAATATACATGAAGAGGTTCAAGCAATCAAATCCATTGCTCATAGTGTGAAAGAACCACAGGTTCAGTCCTCTTATATGATTGAGAGTGCTGATAGTCATTCTAGAATATCCACACCTATTGCCAATCTAGCACAAGTATGGAGGGATAATTAACTATGAATCCTGAAAACGAATCTATGGGGCTTGCTGCTGTTGGTGGCATCCCTTCTCCTAATAGCTCATTATATATAACCCAATATGGAATACCAAATGGGTTCCACGACGATGATGTTGAAGGATACACTGTATCTAATGATATCATCTCAAAGAGTATATTAACCGATTATGATGGAAAGCTTCAAGCGAAAAATGCCACTAGCTTTCTTACTGGTAAAAAGATTAAAGTCTTCAAATATATTGGAGAGAATACAGACAAGATCTATGCTAAGATCTTTAGTAAACTCAATGAAGAAGTGGACAGAGAGTTTTTGTATGAAACTGTAAGTGGTAAGAAACTTTTATCTGATGATCAGATTGAATGTGATCCTTTATTCAAAGAGATCAAGTTGGATAATATTCTTGGAAATATCAATGCAGATCTCCAAACTCTGGTAGCAGAGTATAAATCTGAGCTTGGAGTCCCGTTTCAGAATATTCCTTTGATGAATGATAAGGAAATCGAAGAGGCTGTTTCTCTTACAGAAGGAACAGATATTGAGATTATGGAATCTGTAAATGGGTATTATGCTATTAATAAGAGTACCGGCAGAAGAACTAGCTGCTACAAATATATGAATGAGATACCTCTAGACTGTGTAAAGGATGGTGAATAATATGATTAATATAGTTAAACCATCGGTCATAGATGATGATATGGAAAATCTTCTTAGTGATCCTTTGATTATAGATGGATATGAAGAAATCAGAGCATGGAGAATAGATACAAGTCATATCCTTCTTTATAATGCATATAAAGATCTTGATGATCTTGAGCAAGATTACATTGACTTCAACTCAATGCTTATGGATGACCAAAGAGAGTCTGATATTAAATCTGTAGAACTCTTTAGTATGGATAACAGAACTAGATATGATCTTATGAAGGCAGATTTCCTTAAAGATAACATTGCAGATGATTTAGTAACAAAGACCTATAAGGCTATTAAAGAATCTGAGTCCATAGATTATGGGCATATGATGGAAGCTATGTACCAATATGGGATCAAAGCTGATTATGTGACCCGTATGGAAACTCTAAAGAGAATGAAGAGTATTAATGAGAATAATATCTTCACTCATATGCTTGAAGATGATGTATTTGATCAATCTGTCTCTATCTATGTAGAGCCCACAGTACCATTCTTCACTCCAGATGAGATGATCAAGCTTGGTATTAGCTACTATGATAAGGGTGGGTTGTATTCAGCTATGCCAGATACAACTGCTATTGCTGAGAAGCCGATCAAAGAATGGTTTAAAGAGTATCAGCATAAATTTATGGGATTCATGTCAGAATCTTACACTCCTGCTTTTGAATGGAGAAATACAATTAAGGCTCTGATGGAGGATATTAATACTCTTAGTGGTCAAAAGCTATTAGATAGAAAGCAATCTATTCTTGATCTTGGATGGAATCCTGAGATTCCTTATACAGAGAATACAAGGCTTTTTGCAAAGAATCGTATTACTTCTATTCTAAAGGATGAATCTGCTAAGGTATTCAATCTTCTTGGATCATCTGTTGGTATCCAGAGAAAAGGAATTGTTACAGAATCAGCAGATGAATCTGATACTATGCTTATTATCTTCTCTGACAAGGGAAAGAATGGGTATAGAAGAGTTGGTATATCTTTCACAGAAGATCTTGATTATTACAGAGAGTATGATTTCTCTAAGAAAGAGTTTATCAAGAACAGCTTGAATGGTCATGACAGTAAGGTCTTCACTTATGCTCTTCGTTTTCCACCTGATTCGACACTTCAAAAGGTAAGAAAGAAGCTAGATGCACCTCATAATAAATCTACTAAAGGTTTCTTCTTGATGATGCCTCCTGCCAATTCTGATATGGCAAACAAGAGTGTTATCTGTAATGAGATGGTTAGGGCTTTAGTAGAAGATGCTACTGATGGAGAATATACAGTAGATAAGATTACTGTAGCTGCCATCTATGAAGGTGAACTCAAAGGTATGCATCTCAATGAATCTAAGTATTCTGTAGAAGACTTTATTCCAGTAACTGAAGTAAGAGAGTTTCCTATTCAGTTTAATGATAAAGGTGATCTTCTTATTAATACTAAGAGCGGAGAAATTGATTACGAAGGTGAATATTCTCGTACTCATACAGCTATTCAGCTATATGATAAGGGAAAGAATGTCAAAGGAATGGAGCAATGTATGCTCCGTCTATGGCATATGAACATTCTTCTAGAGGAGCAACTCTTTCCAAAGTCTATTGATAAGGAAAAAAGAAAGAAGCTTCTATCGGCGAGAGCTAAAATAGTGAATGACATCAAGACCTATATGCCAAAGATTGTAAAGTTAGACTCTAACTTCAATATTCAAAAAGCATATGAACTTAGTCAGTTTGCTAATTCTAAGATCAAAATTAGACGATCTACACTCAAATATACGATAGATCTTCTTAAGAGCATATTTAAGCCTATTTGAGTTCCTAAAGATACTAAAAATAATACATTTAGAACAACATATATCCCTCTACCCATATGGGTAGAGGGAATAGTTATCCTTAATCAAGAAGATTCTTTATGGGGTATATTTTATAGATCAAACAACCAATTTTCTTTTACTTACCTTTATAATAGTTTATCCAGAATAGACTTAACCATATTCTTATTAGACTGGGATCCTTTAGTGGTATTAACATAACCATCTGCAAGCATCTGTAACCTACCCATACTAGCCCCACCGCTCATCATTTTGATAACATCACTGTCTTTAAGATCATCAAGAAGTTCTTGTGCTGCTTTAGCAACCTCTTTAGCCTTTTCTGGGTCCATAGCATTTTCCTGACCAGACTCTGGTACTTCTCCGGTAGCTGCATCATCGGTTAGTTTTCTGAAATGAAGTTGGCAATTACAGATAAACTTATCGTCCTCTCTTAAGAATATCTCTACTTTTCTATCAAGAAGGAATCCACCATCCTTATCTGAATGGGTATCAAAGTTCTTGATGATATACCTCATATTGATATTGAATACAGATACATCGAGATCATTCTTATTGAGGATAAATGTATTTACCTTACTCTCCAATTCCGATTTGATATTTTTCAGTTTGTTAGCATTATCGTTAGGGATGTTAAAAATAGTAGTACCAGTAGACCCATCTCCAAAATTAAGTTTGAAGTCAAACTTACTTACACCAAGTTTACCAATACCACTAATATCTCTTACAGCCCTAATATCCTCTTTAAGCTGCTTCAATGAATTGAGGCTAAGCCCAGTACTCTTAAGCTTATTAACTGCATCTTTACCAGCGTTGCTGATCTCTCTAAGCATAGATCTAGCATTCTCTCCGAGAGTACTAATATCCGTCTTAAGAGCAGTGAACTGAGCTTTTAGATTTACTTTAATAGATTCTAACTTCTGTCCATATGGTTTAAACTGTTCATTGATTCCTTTAAATTGGTTAGGAATCTCACTAAACTTAGCTACATTGACTGCTACCATCTTACTAGCATTATCATAAACCTGTTTATTACCATAGAGAGTATTCAGATACTCAACTACTTTCTCAGGTTCAATACCAGTACTAGAAATAGCGGTAATGGCAGTCTGAGTAGCGCTAGAAATATTATTTACCACATTGATATATGGTTTCAGCTTAGTATTAGCATGGACACTACTATCATTACTTTGCTTACCAATATTACTAAAGCATCCTTTTAAAGGGCCTATATTAGCCTGAGCATTGATAGCAGTAACTCCAGTAAGGTATGAAGGAGCGTGATTGATATCTCCTATAATTTTGAATATACGATCCATACCATTTGCATAGTCATTGTTAATACCATTGAATGATGCCGTATTACCAGATATATCTATCTTACATTGATTGAGAGCATCTCGAACTTTAGCTTTATCCTTAGCGCTAAGAATATTCTCTGTACTAGTTTTCCCCTCAGAGTCAACTGTTTTCTCTTCTGGCATAGCCATGATCTTAGCCAACGCTTGATTGATAGCATTTATAGAGCTTCCCTCTACACCATTGACATTGATTGTCTCTAGCTTAAAGTCAGATTTAAGCTTATTGACGAATGAAGGAACTCCTTGAATAGCATTGATTGCTTCTTTAGCAGCTCCTCCTAACCCAGCAGCAATTCCATTGATATCTCCAATCACTTTTTGCATAGAACTGAGAGCTTCTAATGAGTTCTCCTTACTAGGATTGATAATAGAGGAGATAGAATTGAACTTCTTTCTAGTGAATGTATCAATATTATATACTGTATCAACAGAATTGATATTCACTATATATGCTTTCTGAGATGTATCTCTGCTCATACCCTGAGCCAATGCATTAGCATTGTCAGGAGTATAGACGATGAATTTTACTGTATCAAACTCATCTGTTGATTTAGGAGTGGCTTTGCCAGAACTACTAACTAAATACATGCAGTCTGGTTCGTAAAACATTCTATATTGGGTATCATAAAATACCTTTACATCATTCAAGAATCCAATGGTTTTAACTAATGAATCTTGAGGAGACACAATAAGTTGATCAAATGTATCATTATACATAAACGGTTCTATGAGAAGAGGTATGCCTTCAGTAAACGACCCTACGATATTCATCATAGTAGAATCAGTAAATGTAGAGTTGTTTGTCTGTTTGTTCCACTCTATTGGGTCTTTAAACATCAGTCCAATATATACTTCCCGATACACATCTTTCTTATTCGGATCATCTTGATAATCGATATCTCTGTTATAGTTGATATCGTCTTTCAAGAAGTATTCACACTTAGCATTATATACTACTTCTTTGCCTTCTGTATTTGCCTCTATATTGACTTTGTACACCGTAAGAAGCATACTATCAGTCTTAGCACCAATAATGATTCTATCATACAGTCCTTTGTCAATATTTAGAGTGCAATACATTGTGGGCATATTGCTGTCAGCATAGTTGTGATCGATAAATAACTTACGAATATTCTCTTTTGGAATAAATATAGTAGAATCTTGTGAGAGATAGGTCAGATCTATATAGTATTTGTATCTAGCCATACAAGATTACCCCCTCATATAAAAAATAAATATTAATCCAAAGTCAAATTTATGAGAACTTACCCCTCTACCCATAAGAGGATAGAGGGATATGTAATCTCATAATCTTTGTAAGTCAATTGGAGTATCTTTGAAATACTTGTTATTTATAGCCTTAAGAGCTTCTGGATCAATAAGGGACTCCAGATATCTCTTATCAGAGGCTTCAGGAAACATAGTGTACATAGCTTGCTGAAATCTAAGATCAATAGCCTTATATCTATTGCTGAATTCATCAAAGTCAAGCTTGTTTTTAGTTTTGCTCTTATCTAAGCACATTTGTATAGCACCATAGATATACTCAATATCTCCTGCTAGAATAGCTTCAGTAGGTATAAACCTAACTATCTTAGCAGATGTAGTGATATTGAATAGACTAGATATGCTACGTCCAGAAAGCCCAGATAAGCACATTAATACAGACAACGCAGATGGAGGTATACTTATATCTCCTTTTACTGTTCCCTTGGTATCTTGAACAAAGTACAAAGGGGCAGTAATGCCATTATAAGAGAATGAAGCATCCTCGAAGCCATTATTTCCGGCTACATTCTTCTTCCTAAATACTACTGTATCTCTACTATAGTAAGGAAGCTGATACATGTAATCAGAAGAACTGATAACGATATTTGGAATACCATTATCAAAGTCTGTATCTATAAGATGCTTAATGATAACCGCTGGCTCTACAGTGCCTTCTTTGAGATAGGCATTGGGTACATACTTGATTAGCAGTCTAAGCATCTGAATATTATCCTGTAATGTCTCCATCATCTTGGTATTATAATTCATACGAGCCGAATACTTGCTATTGTATTCTGCTATGAACTTTGTGTTGTTGGATGACATATTAGGAGAATATACTAACACTATATTTGATTCTACATTATGGCTTTGCCTGAAGTATGCTCTCAGGTGAGCACAGTAGTTAATAACTACTGCTGTCATAGTGTAGTAGTTTTGTACTCTTAAGCATCTGAACGCTGGCAAGAATAACTGATGTAAATCGATAAAGATATTCACTGTGTTGGCGGTAGACCCTTCGAATTCCCTTGCCACCATTCCAAATAAGTTCTTATACTTAATGAACTGCCCATAGAGAACTTGCTCTATAGGTATTCTATCGTCATAGTATTTGCTAGGAGTATTATGCATACAATTCCTCCTTTCTTATTAATGGTGATGACGCCAGTCTATTGCTTGTTTAATGTCTCTCAGACATTTGTCACAGATTTGGTTGCCAAATCCTTTGCCTCTATGCGATTGACTAGAACCACATATGATGCAACTGAATGGCAATACCTGAGCTCTCTGTAATTGAGCTATACAATTCCTACAGAAGTGGATTTTCATCTCTCTAGGTTTAATAGTATCTACTTCTTTACAAGCAATACATTCAAACTGCCAAAGCAATGTTTGTGGCGGCAGCTCATTATCAAACAAACATGTTTCGAATATACATCGGCCATCTTTAGCACAGTATTTGCACTGTGGATCTACAGTACATTTCTCAAACTGCTCTAAAGGCTGGTCTTTCTCTCCATTAGCAGAATCAGATAATGCCATATACACAAACCTCCTTTATATGAAGGTTTAGAGCCTTAACAAACGATCATGTTATGACCTTATCTCCTTCTCTTCTAACTTCTCACCGAAGTTACCAGAAGCAATAAATCCAAACTCATCGCTTACCGTTTTTTGTCTCTTACTGTAATCTTCACTCATAAATCTAAAAGGTCTCTTAGATCTAAATATGAAGTCACAGTTAGACCCAGTATTCGGATCATTGTCAAGTAAGCGCTCCATTATGTGATCTGCAATCTCAGAAATAATCCTATTCTTGTCTACATTATTGCTATCAAGGTCCATAGCTTCAAATACAGAGATAGGATCATATATCGCACTCTTTCCTATCTTATACTTGATTACGTATCCCTTATCGATGACTGTAACTGTGCCATATAAAACATGCTTAGATCCTTCTTCTACCACAGATGCGTCCATAATACCATAAAGTGTAGGATCTTTACATATAATATCGCAAATCATCCTAATACTTCCTTAGGATCATAGTATTCTTCTACTACAGTTTCTTTAGCAGACTTAACCTTTTGCTTACCGATAACTCTAGTAAGGGAATCATCAAAGTCTTCTCTTTCTTTGAGTTCACCAATAAGCTCACTTGTATCTCCAAATCCTTTACGAATTAAGACTCTTGCAAGGTTGCCAGGCCCTTTATCCGTAGTAAATGTAACGCCCTTAGACGCTTGTTCACCATTCTCTGACAAGAACCACTTACGAATTTCTACTTTTGGTGTTCCTTCTCCCCAAGCAATACGACGAAGCATGATGGCAGTATTACCCTTTTCATCAACAACTTCATCAAGCTCAGGATCAACTTCGTACTTAAACTTATCCATTCTTTATCACCTCATAAAACAAAAAATATAGACGAGCACCGAAGTGCTCGTCGTATATCTTTCGCCCTTTTCTGTAAAAGACTTTTATCCGCGATAGATGTTGAGACTCCCAACATTCTGCGGACGCATGCCGCTCTCATCAAGAACCTCATTCAGCACATTGTTGTTGAGCTGATTGATGAGGAACAGCCACTTCGAAACATAGATGTTGCCACCACCCGTGTTGAAGCTGATAAGCGGACGCACCGGGGAAACAAGATAGAGGAACTCTTCCTTGTCCTCGTTGTAGTGACCGTAGAGCTTCTGAAGAAGACGAACAATGTCAACCTGAACCTTCAGATAGATACGGCTACGCTGCAGCCAATCACTCTCGCTAACCTCAGAGGAGCACTTCTTCCAATCGACATTCGACTGAAGACGGTCGCCCACGAAGTAGTCACGCGGAACAAACTCAGACAGAGCATCTTTGCCCTCATCTGTAAGCTCATACACACGCGCAATACGATTGCGATTATTGTACTGCTCGATGATTGAATAAGAAGATTTATCCGTCTTGTCATCACGACGACGGAGAATCTTGATCTTACCATCACCGAAAGAGACATCTCCCGGACGCTCCGTGAAGAAGATGTCACATGCGATTACACCCTGTCCCTCGACAGTGATGTTGCACCCCTCATACTCGGGGCATGCCGAACGGAAGACAGCATTTACCATCTCCGACAGCTTGTCGCTCGTAATAAGCTTCTGCTTAAACAGCGACTCCATGTCCTGCTGAACGATGTCAATCGTTGCGAGAAGCTCCCGCTTCTTACGCGGCTGACCGTCGTTCACTGTCTGCTGGCCGTTAAGCCCATGTCTTTCTCTGTAGCTCTTTCTCATTTAAGCTACCTCCTTAAATTTATTTGAAGTCACCCAGATTATAACTGGTCACCTTCTTACGATAATAGTATATGCCCATATTAATTTTTACAAGGCATAAGCTTCTCTATCTCTTCTTCGGTAAGTATACCCTCTCTATCTAAGAGAGATACATTCAAATCTCCCCTGATATAAACTACGAGATAGAGTATATTGAGTTTGTCTCGTACTAAGATGTAGTCTGTTTTAAGTTTAGTTAGGTCCACATCCTTAGCGTAGCGGATGGTCTCAATATCTGACATATGGAAAGATGTAATAAGCTCTAAAGCATTCAACTGATGTTCGTCATACTGCATCTCCTCATGCATCACGAATGGAACTTCATAAATGTTAAAAGCCCTGTTGATATCATCCCAGAAATGATTACTATCCAATAATCTACGTAAATTAGGCTCAAGACCATCATATTTATCAGATAGCTTCATAGAAGTATTCTTAAGGAACTCATTGCATTCCATAAGTATCTTTCTAGGAATCAGATTCATAATAGTAGATAGATTATCATCAATATAACCTTCTATAGAGCAGCTATTCCCCATAGACACCTGCATCATATTTTCTAATAACCCATCATTCTCATTTACGTTAACCAATATAGTTCCAAGAATCGGTCTGGCGCTAATAGCCTCATAATCTTTATAGTTCATAATCATCATTTGTCTACAAACCAGATAAGGAACCGTCTCTCCCTGACGGAACATTGTAACCATTACGTCTTTAGAACCGTTCTTAAGAGAAAATACTGTTCCAAACGTAAATGACATATCAGATCTGAGTTTAGTATATTTCTCATTAAGATCCTCATATGTAAGGATAAAGCTATGATTCTTATCTCTCATTTCATCATAAACAGAAATTCGATTTTGTCCATATACATGCTTAATTCTTACTGTTTTTAGCTCATTTTGCTCATTGTACGTATAATACCTCTGCCCGATAGAGATATTTGCAAATTGAGATTTTTTCATTCCCTAAATGCCTCCATTTCAATTACTTTAGAGTAGCATATTTTTTAAATATTTACTACTTTCTAAATTTATAGTATGTAATCCTATCTACTTTTTGATAATATATTATATAGGTATAGAATGATGTTATAATATCATTGGTTCTTTTGAAAGGAGAATGCAGAATGAATACTGAATATGCAAATGTGAGGTCATTTCAAGAAGAAACAGAAGGCCTAAAGAATAAGTACTTTAAGATTAAACAGAATCGCGAAAATCTTCAGCACATACTGAAAAATGTGAAAGAAGAAGACTGTATTGATGTGGTATCTCTTAATGAGTTTGTATCAGTTACAGATCGCTGTATTGATGCGCTAAAGCATAAAGAGGAGCAATATGAGAGAGAACTTATAAAGAATCTTCTTCAGTGCTTTAACAACCATAAGAAGCTCTTGGCCAAATATGAAGAGCTTAACATTACACTTATGCGACATGACAGAATCATAGAGGAATTAAAATCAGAAAAGAGAGATATTGAACGACGATTCAACGATCTCTATAGCAGTACTAAAATCTAAGTACAAAAATATCCCCTAGGCAAATGCCTAGGGGTTTATTTTTTGATCTATCTTTTCTTTTATCCGTTCTGCTGAGCACCAGGCTGAGCATTAGTATCCTTGGAGCCCATATTGTTTACATGGGCTCTCATGATAGTGACGTAATCATTGTAGATTGTATTGGCAGACTGCATCTGAGCAGCAATAACTTGCATACCAACAGTCTTATATGCAGTAAGAACATTTAATTCTTTAGCAGACTCTTTCGGCTCTACATTTCCTCCCTTAGGAGCAGGATGATCAGCGTCGCCAATAGTCATCTTACCAGAATCTTTGTTCTCAGGGGTATTAGCTTGCTGAGGCTGAGCATTTTGTTGTTGCTGATTATCATCTTCGTTGATAGAGAATTCCTCTTTAAGGAAAGACATAATCATCTTACTACGGTCTTCAATAGAGATAGTAGTCCCTTCCTGCTTAGCCTGCTGTTCTTGCTGCTTCTCCTGAGCCTGCTGTTGAGCGACTTGATTAGCAGATACATCGATCTTAGAGAGAACATCTGCATCGGCAGTAATAGCCTTCTCCACATCCTGGAATTTATCACAGTAATTGTAGATATCCATGAAGTTAAGAGCATTGATGTTTGTCTTAATCTTTTCATCTCCACCCTGGAAGTAAGCCTTTGCGAAGTCTTTAAAGTCTTTAGAAGGATCAGTATACTTCGGAAGAAGCAATACTCTCATCTCCTTCTCACAAGCTGCTTTATCTTCAGGAGATTTGATCTTATCTTTGATAGAATCAAACATAGGAAGACGATAGTTCTTAATGTTGTTGATTCCAGCAGCATAGTTTCTCATTTCAATGGGAAGAGTCTCTCCATTGACTTTAGCAAGAATCTTATCCTTCATATCGTTAAGGAAAGGCTTATGTTTAAGGATTTGCTTCTCAGAGTAATCGGTAAACTTACTGACCATCGTCTTGATAAGATTAGAGAACTTCTCAAATGCTGTCTTAGTAGCCTGTTCATCGGCTTCCTTAATAGCATTGATCTTATCCTTCATATCATTTACTTCAAGATCATTTACAGACTCATCTCTTCCAGTCATCGCCCTTCCAATATATCCAAGAGCTCCGCTATTATCTTCTGTTTTTGCTCTAAATCCAATAAGTCTTCCTTTAGGGGATATCTGAGTCTGAAAAGCAAAATAATCATTATTCATGCTCTTGTTAAGAGCACGAAGAGCATTTCTCATGGAAACCGTATGCTGGTTAGTATACATGAGAGAATCAATGTTTGTAAGAACCGAAGCAATAATTGGATTTAGAAGAAGCCATGTAATGGTCTTATTTCTAAACTCATTGTCATCAATACAGTATAAAAAACATACATCTTCAGATCCATTGATAAAGTTATTCTTGCTTTCAGATCCGTCATATGCTTTCTTAGGAATTTTGAACTTACTCATCAAACCATCAATGATCTTCTTTCCTTTATCATAAATGGCTTTACGAGACATAGCAGCTTCTGAAATAGATTCAAGCCTGCCCTCAGATACAGAGAGAATCTTGGTAAACGTATCTACCTCTTGTTTAGCACTAGCTTGTTCCATAAGAAGTCGCTCATATTCAACGTCTTTCATATAGTCCATTACTTATTCACCTCCCCAGAGGTTGCTTTGCGGATGATCTGCACTGCGATATTGTTATTTTGTACGGCCATCTCACGAATAGCATCAAGAAGAGCACTCAAGAAGAGCATAATATCCCCATTCAGATAAGAGATATAGTTAGTCATCTTAGTGATATAGGCCATAGCAATGATATGAAGATTCTCTTTTTCAGCATCTTCACCAGTATCATCACCAATGATCTTCTTAACCTTCTCTCTGAGTTTATACAAAGACTTAACAGAATCATCATAGATTCCTTCAAGCTCTTTGATATACTCATACACGCTCTTCATGAGCTTCTCATAGCCATCATCGTCATATACATCCGCAATGTATTTCAAGTACTCTTTGGTGATCTGCACATCACCTGGCTCAGTCTTTCCATCATGGAAAAGCTTCTTAATCTGCTCATTGTATGTATCTTTGGTAACAGAGTGCTTATAACCAAGCAGACCGCCACGAATCTTATCAAGAGCCGTATCTGTGATAGACATATTATCTACACCGGTTCTAAACTCTTTTACAAGCTGCTGAGCATTCATTCCATCTGCGCTGATATTACTAGTAATAGTATCGACTTTATCAGCAATACTCTTAATAGGATCAAGCAAATGGGTCAGCTTAGAAGGATCCTCTTCAATTACACAGAGATACTTAAACTCATATACTCCTTTAGCAGTAAATTCAGGAGCTTCTCTGAGCAAATGAATATTTCTCTTCACATATGTATTGCTTTCAACCCAGGTTGCCATCTTATCAAAGAACTTCTTAGCCTGCTTCTTGATATACTCAATAGCTTTCTTAATCCATTCTTTGAAAGACTCCAGAGCATCCTTCATGGATTCATTGATAACCATGAAATCAGATGCTTCTGAAAGGCTCCCATACATTTCCATCTTGTATTTTGAATCTTCTCTGATATGATCGATCAAGAAATCGATTGTCTCACAGAAAGCAGATTCAAAATCAAAACTATCTGTGTTGTTAAGACCATAGTCTTTGTACTCTAAAATAGAAGAGTCAAATAGTTTCAATTTACATTCACCTCTCTTAGGCAATAAAATATCCCCCAGACCTATAGTCTGGGGGGTACAGTTTCTGATATCAATCAAGTCCTGATCAAAGATCAGAATTCAATACCCTCCTCCTTGAGGTACTCCTGCCAAGAACTACCCTGCTCAGTCTCCTCAGCGGCCTCGTTCTTAGCCTCGCTCTTCTTGAAAGCCTGAACAGCAGCCGAAGCGTAAGCCTTATACATCGAGAGACGCTCATTCATAACAGACACAATCGTGCTGTTGCAGCTCGTAACGATACCAACAGCCGCACGAACAGCCTGGAGCTGACGAGCATACTCTTTGTTCTCACCCTCAGGCTTAGCAACATCAATGTTGCGCTCGATGTTCTTGAAGATGAGCTCATTACGCTGAAGCTGGTTCGTAGCATTCTTAATAACGATATCACCGAAGAGAAGAGCCTTGAGGTCAGTAGCAGCAACCGTGATTGTCTCTTTGCTATCCGAACCACGAAGCTTCTTAACGAAAGCCTTATTGAAATCGCCAGCCTCTTCAACATCAGCGATAGCCTTGCGAAGACCCTTAATCGTCTCCTCAACAGCCTTCTCGTCCTTGTAGTCCTTCTTCGTGATCACAGTATCAACAGCCTTCTTCACGCTGTCACCAGCCGTGTCAAGACCCGTATACTTGTAACCCTTGAACTCCTTGACGAGCGAAGCACCGCCCTCGATCTCCTTCTTGTACTTCTCATAGAAGGACTTCGAGTTGCTCAGCCATCCACGAACCTTAGCAACAAGCTTCGAGAAGAAAGCCTTAACCTTCTCCCAAACCTTCTTGACCCAGTTCTTGACCTTCTCAACAGTGCTCTCATTGAGCGACTGAACCTCGCCAGACTCAACGTAGGACTTGAACTCATCCTGGCTGATGCCGACAACAACATCTGTCCACGACTCAGCAACATACACAGCCGTCTCAAGAGCAAGGTTATTGAGCTCGAGCTCATCCATCTCAGATACAGCCGAAACACTCTTCGAATCGAGAATCATTATAATTCCTCCTTAGGTTTCATATCCGACTAAAATAGCCAGATAACATTCAGTTTGATTTCTAATCAGCCTGATAAGGGCACTCTTATCAAACAGATTGGATTTATTAATATGTTTGTGTATGATAACACTAGTTAGTTATTACATACGGCTCTCAGACAAGGTCTTTTTGATATAGTTTTCATCCATATCTACCATGCTCAATGTATTGAGAGTCTCAAGAACCATATAAACCACTGCACTATCATTAACAACCTGCTTCATATTAAGCTGAGCACCCTCATAATAGACCTTCTTCAGTTTTTCGTCCTTAAGAGCATTCTCTGCCATGATCCTAACCATAGCCCCGAGAACGTCTGTAGGCCTATTGTATATCTTAGTAGTCTCAAGCTTTGCAAGATTGGTAACATCTTCCTTAACTGCTTCGCTAGAGGCTTTATTGACTTTCTCATTAGCCTTATTATAGATACTCATGAGAGAAGCCTTATTCTCTGCCTGCTGGTTAAGGAACTGATCCATAGAATCTGCTACTCTATCCCGAATAAGCTTAATAGCCTTCTCAGGAACCAGATCTTTGATCATATCAATGAAATCATCTGCAATAACCTTATCCATGTTATAGATAGGATCGTCATCAGAAGACGTATTGTTAGATGCTTCAATAATTGTAGACTTGTAGTCTTCACACAAACGTGCTAACTCTGAAAGGATGAGATTCTTATCCAAGAAACGATTGATAAGCTTCACATAACCCTCTTCTTGCACGAAATTCCTAATGGTATTTCTACCAATATTCATATCGCGGTTGTCTCCACCAGACTCCTCAAGGACCTTCTCGAAGATGGTATAGATAGCCGTCTCCATAAGGTAATTAGAAACAGAAGTAGAGAAGTCAAGCCTTTTGTTTCTATTAACTGCGTTTCGAGACATGTTCTCAAGAACCACATTGGTCTTATTAGCATTCTCTCTAGCAAGTTTTGACTCATTTAATGCTGTAAGCTTTGCTTCAGTGATACTCTTGTCTTTTCTAGACTGAAGATGCTGCTTTACAATATCTGCATTAGATACAACTTTCGTAAGCAATTTGTATTCACCTCCCCTTAGAACAATGAGCCATTAGAAGCAATTGAATCTGGAGCCTGATCCATTACATCATTTACTTTGTATGCCTTGATATCACTCTTAAGATCTTTATCAGCATCTCTATCTGCCTCTTTAGTCTTTACAGTGAAGAACTCAGCAATCTTACGGAATCTTCCTGCAATGCTAAGCTGACGGCTAACAACAAGCTTCTTATCCTCAACAGTATGAACTTCGTTATTCTTAATCATCTGAGCATTCATCTCAAGAAGATCAGCCTGGAGATCAAAATACTGTGAGATACGAGTGTTGATAGCAAAGAAAAAATAAGTCAGTTCACGAATAATCGGAAGAATATTGACCAAAATTGCTGCAACAGCAATACCAGTAGCAATAGTTCCAAGAGATGCTCCAATCAGCCCACGAGCTTTAGCCTTAATAAGAGGATTGAATGCCTTCTCAATATCTCCATCATTGCAAGCCTTATTGAAGCGAACAAGGTTAGCATATACAAGAGAGTCTCTTGTACGAGCAATACCACTCTTATCAAGAATCACTTTAAACCCATTGCCATTACCAGGATTCTTAATGAACTCAATGGTCACGGCAATCATATATGAAAGGCTGTTGATAATGGAGAGAACCATCGTATTATACGTGGTAATCACAATATCAATCTTAGCCTGGAATCCACGCTTGTAGAGCTGCTTATCGTTTTCAAGGTTATCAAGAGCAGCACGAATTACATCGATTGTATCTGTCGGCTGTCGATACTGCTCAAGAATACCAGTCAATGTATCAATTACATCAACCATCTTCTCATACGACTCAAGCATTGTGACATCACCTTTAGACTCGGGGATGTCGCCAAAGTCAATATCTGTCACTTTATCGATAATCATCGTATAAAGCTTAGATGTAAGAGAAAGAAGAACTGAAGTCTGATCAGCCTCATCTAGAGCGAGGATCTGTTTACGAGTTTCGCTGTCATGAATATCCATATATTCACAGAGAGCGAGTTTAATCTGTTCTCTCATGTTTATCCTCCTTATCTAGATTTTGATAGAAGATTGATAATCTTCTTATACTGACCATCGTTTGCTTCTCTCTCAAGATGAGAGAAAGAGATGGTCTCATACGCAGTGGTTCCATCATCATAAAGAAAATGGACCTTCTCAAGAGGCTCATCAACAACAATGAAGCACATAATATTGTATGCGTTCATAATAGCATGAACTACATTTGGGCGCATAACATCGATATGCTCTTCTTTCTTAAGCCAATCTGCCTCTTCCTTAGAAATAACAAGAGTCGTGATAGCAGAAGCATCATTGCTTGTACCAGTCCATCTACGAATTTTAGACTTGAGAGCACGATGTTCAAGAAGCTTCCAAATAGGAGATGACTTGCCTTTCTTAGAGGTAGAGATAGAATCGAGCTTTGCACGATCAATTGCAAAGATGAAGTCTTTCCAGAAGGAAATCTGACCGGTGGTGGCTTTAAGGAAGTTAAAGAGTCCATTCTTATCATCATTCTTGATGATGATACGATCAAGCATATCCTCAGAATACACATACTGCAGTCTAGCTTTAACACCGATAACCGCAGAAGAATTAATTGCTTTATCGCCATTCTTAGAGATATAGTTGATAACCATCATAGAAGGGACAAGTTCGTTCGCTTTCTTAATATCCGTTGCAAAAGTCTGACTACGAAGAATATCTTGACGCTTGGCCTCAATATCAGATTTGATCTTAAGTGAATTCTTATCTACAGATCCCCCAATAGAGTTAGGATTAATGGTAATCTGAGTTTCTGAAAGGGCTTTAGTCTTGTAGACGTTCATCCCATGAGCCATATCAACACGATAATCAGACAAAGGTCTAGATGAATCAAGAGATTCATCTAAAAAATAATCACGGAATTTTTCAAAGCTCTTTACTGCTTCTTGGAAAGCAGCCTGATCATTCACCTCTATCCCTACAGCTTCGTCTGCAGAAATAGCATTAGCAAAGTCAATTACATCATCAACACCAATGTTTCCATCAGTGTCAAGATTAGTATGGAAATTCTTGAGATACGTAATTGCATCCTCTGCACTAGTAATAGTAATTGCAGAGAACAACATCTGGAGCATTGTGACTGCCTTACGTTCAACTGCTTTCGCAATCATGCTTGCTGTTTCAACCGAGGTCTGTTCTGTGACAATAACTGGGAACGTCAACGTCAGGTCTCTGCTAGCTTTAGCAATATTCTTAAAGCTAGTTTTCGACGGAGTCAACGATCCAGATACTCCAAGAGAGTCATCTGCTAAGTCTGAAAGCAAAGTGACGATGTCTCTTAGAACAGTCTCGTGGATATATTTAGGATTGTTTTTAATATCCATCGTTGTAATCCCTCCTTATTAGATTACATGTATGTTTTGCAGTAAGCAAAATTAAAGACAGCCACAATCAGCCAAGTTAGGCACCAATTAGAGACTTCCATCTACTCAATCTTGTCTCTTGTAATAACTTTGATGGCTTCGTTAATTTTTTTACCATTCTCATTGAGAATAGTGCTATAACAGATCTCAAGCTTAGTCTCTAACTTAAGATTCTCAAACTTAAGATCTTTGATTTTCTCATTTAAGAGTTCAATCTTTTTATCTCGCTTATCGATCTCTGACTGAAGCTGATCACAATATCCATTCATCTCTTCAGTATACTTATTAACCTTAATCTGAATCTCTTCTAGAGATTCTTGGTTTCTTAACTCTTCATCAATTTGATCATATAATGGTTGCATAGGGTTTCCCCATTTAATCCTGCTCATATTATATCGATCTCCTTCATCTTATTGGTCTCTCTTTATCCATAGACCATATTTATAGTATATCTTTATAGATCGTATTGGTTTATATAGGATCAGGTATAAGGTTATCGCCAAAACATCAGGTTAATGAATAAATAAGGAGGGACGAAGATGCCAAACGACAATACATCTGTATCTAGTATAATGAGTAGCTCTACAGCAGAGAGAAACAGCATTGCAAATAAATTAGATACAGATCCGGAATTTCAACGGTTCCTTCGTGCTAATGGTATATATAAAAGAAATGATATGAGTCTATATGATAGCTTCCATCGCTATCCAAGACTTGATCCATATAACGCTATGCCTCCAGCAAGGGAGTACGTATTCTTTACAAAACCCGATTTGAACCTATATTCTGCTAAAGGGTCAATGAATCCACAGCTATCTAATATTACTTTATTCTCTGATTTGGATAGAAGAGGCTATCGCACTGTATTAGAACAACTCCAATACAGCATAAATCCCAATAATCCATTCATGAATCTTCTCTCCAATAGACGTACATCTAATATAGATCTTCCGTCTGTTGTAGCTGATGTTCTAGAGTCTAATGTGAACATGTACAATACAAAGATTCATTATCGTAAAGGAACAGAGCCTTCAGACGAGAATGTTGAATTTTCTGTGGAGTTCGAAGATACTAAATACTTAGAAGTGTATACATTGTTCAAGGTCTATGATGAATATCAAAAAAGAAAATGGTATGGTCTTCTTTCACCTCCAAGCATTGGAGGAGAGCAAGGAGATCAGATCTCTGATTATATAGCCTACAAGATTCTTCATGATAAGATGGGAATGTTTAGGTTCCTTATATCAGAAGATGGGTACACTATCTTGCATTGGACTCAATTCTGGGGAGTTATTCCTCTCAGCGTTCCTAGAGAGGCTCTATCTGATATACCTCAAGATGGCCATTTGAAATTTACAGTAAACTTCAAGGCAGATTTTGTTGCTGATATGGATCCTGTGTCGCTGGCTGATTTTAATAGCGTCAGTTCATCGATTCCATGCGCCAAGAATGATATTCCAGTATATGACAGTAGTAGGAATCAAGTCAGTGGAGAGAATGTTAAAAGACCTTGGGTTGAAGGTGTAGATTCACAGATCCAAGCAGATACCAATAGAACACCCGGAAACTATAAGATGTATCGATTGAAATGGGGTGGAGATGCATAATGTCGGGAACCAATACAAATACCACGCTGACAACGGATATATATGATATTGAAACATATGTAGACGCTATAAAAGCAAAATACATTGATATCCCTGAAGATACTCTTACCATGGGTATCTATGGGTATCTATCTGAAATCATGTCGAATGCCATTGAGAATACTACTATCATGGCAGCACGATATGCTAATGAATCTGCTCCTACAAGAGCAAAATTTGAAAGAAATATTCTTTCTCATGCATTATCTCTCGGAATTAACTCTATCAGAGCTGTTCCGGCTGTAATGCAAGTATTCTTATGCTTTCCGGAAGAACTTCTCATCAATAATATGAGAAACAATAGGTTTGTGTTTGATAGGAACTTTGATATCTTCATCGGAGATAATGATAACTTTATCTATCACACGGATTATGATATCATCATCCATCGTAATCTTCTTCCTAGTGGTAAGTTTGTTTATACGGCAATGTATGACCTTGATACCAAAGAGAAGAATGAGACTTCTGATATTATCAACCCTTATCTACCTGCTATTGGTTTGATATCAACAGGCGCAACTAACCTGGTTATGGTCCCAGCAACCATTCGACAGGTTACACATACACAGATCTTTAAGACTATCATTATTAACAATCCTCTTGAATCTAAAACAATTACATTCTCTTTTGAGGATCAGCTTGCATACTTCAATATCGTTGTTAAAGAAGGAGATCAGACTCATTATCTAAATCCAGTATATGATGGTCTAACCGATGATACTGGAGAGGAATACTGTAATTACATGTATTTGGATGCTTCTAGGATCAGAGTAAGGTTCAATAGAAACTCTTATCAACCCAGGGCCAACTCCAATATCACCATCAATATCTATACTACTAAAGGAACAGCCTGTAATTTCTCTTACAAGCAAGATAAGATTCTTAGATTGTCATCTGAGAGATTCTCTTATGATGCTAATCTATGGATGATGATTAGACCTGTTACAGATTCCCAATTTGGTAAGGATAGAGATACAGTTGAAGAGATTAAACGTAAGATTCCTAAACAGATGCTTATGAGAGGCTCTGTAACTACTAGTAGGGATCTGAATAACTATTTCAACTTCTTGAATAGTGAGAATAGGCGTCTTTATTTCTTAGAAAAGGTGCATAATCAGATAGAACGAGTATATTACTCTTATCTGCTTCTTAAGGATGATCTGAATATCATCCCTTCTAATACAATGGATGTAAAGGTTCCTAAAAGCATTTTTAGTAATATCAATGCAGTTAACTACGTTATCAAGCCAGGAACGAAATTTTACTATGATCCTGATAAAGATATCTGTGATGCTATTGATGTTACTGATAATACTAGACTTACGTATATGGATAACAATGGATTCCTATACATCAATCCATTCCTCACTCTTATCAATAAGAACCCATTCTTTACGGAGTACTATCTCAATATCTTAGACTACATGAAAACTCTGAACTTCGAATATATCAATGAGAGATGCGAAGTTCAGTTTATTGCTACATCCGTTCAGATGCAACGCCTGTTCTATACAAAGAGAGACACATATACTATGACTCTCAATCTTGAACAGAATGTGGCAGAAGACTTCCAATTGGTTAATAGGGATAATAATGGAGACATTACTCAGTGCTTAGTAGATGTATATGCTATTATCCTTGAAAATGGTGCTGCCAGAAGATTTGTTAAGGGTAACATCGAAGGATACGACGAAGAAACCTTCTCATACACTTATACGTTTGAATTTACCACTAATGATACAATTAGTCGTACAAGCAAGCTTACAATCAATGGTATGAAAGAGATTGGAACTGGTACGACTATGGCCTCCTATCTTTCAAGAAACATTGAGGTGAAATTCTATGTACTTGCTAGACTTACTGACGAGTTTGGTCGCTCTCATAGTATCGACAACTATATTCCTAACCTTGATGGGTATAGTCTTTGTAATATTTATGGTGTATTTGGTGGGATCGATCTTTACTATGATTACACGGACCTGATGACATCATACACTACCCTATTCCAGAACGAGAATAAATCATTCAGCTATATCATCAAGAAGATGCCTCTTCTAAGATATACTTATATGAATACAGAAGAGAGGATTCTTAAGTTTGTTAAGCTCTTAGAGACAAACAAACTATATTTGGAATCTGCATTGGTTCTTCTTGAGGATAGTTTTGGTATTGACTTCAAGTTCTTCAACACGTATGGTCCTTCTAGACTGTATAATATTGATAATAGGGCGATGCTCAATAAGACTAACCTCAGTCTCACATTCGAAATTAAGTTCGTATTGGCATCTGATACGTTTATTACGACAGATATCTCTAAGGATATCAAGAAATATCTTGAAGATATCAATGATATCAACGACCTACATATGCCTAACCTGATTACATATATAACCAATAAGTATCGCAATCAGCTTGTATATTTCAAGTTTATTGATCTTAATGGTTATGGTCCTATCAGACAGAGCATGTATAGAGAAGATATTGACGCTTTTGTAGAGTCTACGACTGTACCAGAGTTCCTGAATGTTAATACTCTTACCAATGGAAATCCAGATATTCAATACAAGATTGTAGTTTAAACAGCACTTATCCCTCTACCCGTAGTGGGTAGAGGGATATATTGTGTGCTATCTTAAACAACAACCTCTTTAGCAACGTCACTAAATACAGGATTATCAAGCACTTCTCTCAGAATAACCCACGGATCTAGCTTCTCTGACAGCAGCATATCAAATGCTCTTGCAGAGAATCCTGACATGAGTGTCAAACCTTTCTCATTCTCGATCTTAGGGATGCCACCTGTACGATTATTCACATTCCAGAAGACAAGATGAGGAAGCTTATAGCCTTCTTCTTCATACATATTCTCTAGGTAATCGAACAGTTTAATCCTATTTCTAGAATGATAAGAAATTGTATCATCATACTCCGAAGAGGTAACAACATCATCAAATTCCATATCTGATATAACGATAACCTTATCAGGAAGCTCTTCTTGCGACAAATCATTCTCTATAGCAGTCTCTAGAACAGCTTGAAAAGGCATTACGATATCAGTATTATAAGAATCGTATGAACGAAGTATATGCATAGCTCCACAAAGATCATCAGGATCTACATCTACTACTTCTGCATAGCTAGAGAATGTGATAAACTTGTTATGGAAGCATCCTTCGCTGTATTTGGCAATGTGCAGAGTTAAAGCATCTCCAATATCCATAGCAGTTGTATGCCCAGATACATTATCAAACATAGAAGAAGATCCATCTCTAAACACAACTGTATTCTTAAGCTTCTTTTTAGGCGCAGGAAGCTTGTTCCAGATAGCATTAATATAGTCATTGTCATAATTATTATCTTGTACCATACGGACCACTTCATATGGGAACAAGGCCGATGTATTAACCTTAGCTTTACCAGCAGATACGTCTTTAATGAACTTCTCCCTTCGTTCAGTATCATGACGAAGGAAAGCTTTTCCATAAATAACGTTAGCTTTAGATGGAACCTCACTATAGTTGATCTCGTCCCACCTATTTTCGCTCATTCTAGTCTCTACTACCTTAAGATGCTCTCTAAGCTTCTTAAGTGTTTTTGCATAGAGGCGATAGTCATCTCTAAAGAACCTAGACCTACGACAAATATCTTTTGCAAGTCTCACCGTCTCTCTACTAGAAGTATTGATAGATGGCATCCATTTAGCAAGAAGACTAATAGATTTATCTTCGCTTGCCCTCTTAAGATCAATCTGAATTGTCTGATCAATTATGCGAACTGTTTCATCAATGTCAATCCTACATCCTATTTTAATAAAGTCGTCAATTCTACCATGCTCAAAGACACATTCTAGAAGAGGGATGAAATTCATATTCTTCTTAGACTCTGCTAGGTCTGTAAACAGAATACGGAACAAATCCCTTTCCCCAAGACCATTACGAGGATCTCTTAAGTAAAACAACCAGATAGTTGTATAGAAAGGATCCTCTGAAAAGGCCTCCATAAACTTTCTACGGAATCTAGAAAAATCCTGATCCGCCTTCTTAGTTTTATTAAAGATTGAAAGAAGCTTTCTCATAGACCCAACCATATAGTTTAAATCTACTAATGGTTTACTACTATTCTTATAAACAATAGCACCATTCTCAGTCTCCATCCCAATCTTATTTTCCAGGTTACTCATGAAATCCATTTTTATTCCTCCTTAAAAATAGAAACGTGTTCCTCATATATAAAAAGCAGAAAATACCCCACTAGGGATAGACCCTAGTGGTTAAGATATATTCCTAGTAGAGTATTCTCTTCGACCCGTTGTTCTTGTCAATAATCAAGTTGATAAGTTTGCTGTTAGGGCCGTCTGCTTATAAATCCGAGATCCATTTGAAAATATGAGAAGTAGCGACCTTCTCTAAGACCTTAGCTGAGGAGGCTAAGTGAGTTGCCTAAGGGTCTAATAGTATCCATCGAACAGTTGATGGAACTTTCGCCATAGACTGATTAAAGTTATTCTTTCAAAGTTGCTGTTAGGACCTCATATAAATTACACTATAGTCAATATAGTGTAATTTTTTAAATTTGGTGCCTCATGCTGGATTCGAACCAACGTGGTACGTCTTAGAAGGACGCTGCCTATCCTCTAGGCTAATGAGGCATAATAAAATGGCAGGATGTATGCGAATAGTGTAGATATCAAGAAATATCCTGAAGGAATAAACTGTTATTATGGAATGGGGTTACGCCAATTAACTGTTCATTTGAGGACTACACTATCATCCTGCCAACCTGAGATAGGTTCTTGATATTTTTATCCTCACTATGATGTACATCATATCCTTTAAATGAAGCTAATCATGACTGTGTTCTCACCATATCTAGTGATATAATAGAACATACTCGCTTGCGCATCCTGATAAAATCTTGCAAGAAGATCCGGAGGAAGCATACCTGCTATATCGGCTCTATATTCCGTATAAAACTGTGCCATGGCAGACTTGATATTATCGTCGTCATAGTAATCAATGCTATCATAACCAACATCATTCTTATTCATATAGACTTTACGAAGCTGAATACGCACAGCTTTGTTATCGAAGTCTATATCGAATGTAGAAATATTATTAGACATCCCTTTCGTAAAGAGAAGGATGTTCAGGAGCCTCTCCATCTTATCAGAACTATAGAATCCGTTTTTACACAGACTCTCTCGCACCAATGTGCCGAACTCGAGGTTATTCATTATCAAATACTCTCCTTTAACAGCATTGTCGATGCTGCACTCTTATTTGAAATAATCAACCTCACCCAATACTCTATCTTCTATCGCTTTATACTGATACTTGTTATATAGCATATTCAAGTATCTAAGTCGAATCTCTACTCTTGGCAATATAGAGTAGTACTTGTTAACTGTGCCAGAAATAACAAATGAATCATCTAGCCAGATATTATTGTTATACATATCACTATACTTCTTACCTACATTATCCCAGTCTGGTTTAGTGATTGGTCTTATACAGCCAATCTCTGCTAAGAATGTATCCGTTCTATTGAATGCCGATGGGGTTTTGAAATAACAATCATATATAATTTCTAACGGAGTGCTTAGAAGCTGATTGAATCCAAAAAAATCTTCATCAGTTATAAGCCTCTTCATAAACCTTTGATCATCAGAACCAGTTATAGAGTAAACATGTATGAATGGACTTTGAATCGAACTAATATTGCGTCTATTTATCAATCTGAATCTTGGCCTAGGAGTCCCTTCGGGCTCTTCATATAAAATAATGAAGAACTCTTGAAAAGACAATGTAGCCAGCATCTGATCTCTCTTAGCTAGTATCTCTCGTTCCATACGTTCATTGAGATGATACGCTTGATACATCCATTGAAGCCTTTCTATGAAATCTCTAGGTATATGAGAGTACTTCTGCTCATATTCCTCTGATTTCTGCTTACGCTTCTTCACATATTCCCTCCATTCTAGATAATATAGAGCTAAGAGGTTTCCCTCTTAGCCTTATGTAATCATATTTTTAATTAATGAATATCGAAGAGTCTTTGCATAGAATTGATTACAGTCTGATCGATAGAATCCATAACTTTCTTTGCAAATGTTGCAGGTCTAGAAGACTGTGCAAGCGAATGGTAAACAATGGTTCTAACTATATCGGGCTCGTTGATGTTACATCCACAAAGATTACCAATGTAATCCATAAGAATTGTATTATTAGCAAGCTTATAGTTACCAGCATTGTTATTCGCAAGCGCCATAACACCATATAATTCTTTGATAGTGAAGTTCACATCAACAATAGTTGGCATGCCATAATGGTTCCATGCTCCTTCTTGTCCCTTAGTAATACTCATAGAAGTAATAATACCCATATCAATATTAAACTGTCCTTTATAAGAACAGCGCACAAGATATGGAGAGACAAATGCTGATGGACCAGTACCGATAGGCATAACAAATCCAAGTAAATGAAGAAGTGGGGCAACAATGTTTAGATATACGCTCAGATCATCATTATCTGGAGATACAAGCTTGATATCTATAGAGTAGTCTCTAGAGAATGTAGAGTCTGCCCAGATCTCTGGGAAGATAAGCTTGCCTCCGGAGATAACTGTATCAAATGAATGAGTTATAGTACCAAGAAGACTGCCACCAGAAAGAAGTTTGTTTGCTGCACTCTGTACAACTCCAGTATCTTTAGTAGGATCTGTCTTAAGAGTATCTGTAATTCGCTCTCCAAGAAGATTCTCATTAGAGCCTAATAAGAACTGCATCTCTCTACCAAGATCAGAGATAGAGTTGATCTTCTCCGCAAATTGGGATTGTGTGGTAGAGTTAGAGAACGATTCATTGATCTGAGATTCAGCATTCACATAAAATGCTACTCCGCCCTTGAAGTTAAGCTTGGATTGGATAGACCCATTAGAATAATTCTGCCAAGAGAACATACCACTACTGAATTCATAGTTGCCCGGTAATCTCTTACCACCGATACCCATAAATATTGCTGCAGCCTGAGACATAGCATTCACATTCTGGAAATATCCAGCCCAATCAGGCTTAAGTTCATAGTACTTACCGGGGTTCTTCAATAAGTTCTCCATATCAGAACCACTAAGGCCTCCAAGACCATCTAAAGCATTAGCTAGGAATCCCGCTTTCTCCTCACCAGAATAACCAGCAAGAAATGATGCTTTTCCTGGAACCATAACTAGGAGAGGCATACGAGCAACGATCTTATCTGCAAACTTACGACCAAGAGCAGAGCTATTATTACTTCCGTCTATTCTTCTATCTTGATGAGGCATGTACTGATATGGCATACCAAATATACCATATAGATTGGTTATGCGAAGATCTCCGCTCTGAACATGAACATCGCCACCATTAATAATACCTCTTGCAGATTCAAGAAGATATCCACCGTACTCCTTAGTTTTATCCCTCGCCCAACTAAATACATTAGCTGTTTGCTCTGCTTGAGCACTCCTTTGGTCTTTTGTAGTTTCTACTGTTCCGATACCAAGACCATTCTTGATACCCTTCCAAGCATCGTCAAACCAACCAAATCTCTGAAGATCAAATTTCTTGATCGCTTCTTCGTCAAATTCGATTTCACCATTTGCTCTCTCATTTGTATGAGTAAATTGTTCTTTCTTATTATTATCTTCGGTATATACCCAACAATGCTCTTTGATCTTATACCAACCATTTAAAGCTACTTCATACTCAAAAATGTCTCCTGAGTACACTTTTCCTATCTTATATGAAGTTTCCGTACAATCATAGTATATAGGCGCATCGGATTGCATTTTGATGTTTTGTGCCATTCTAATCACCTCTAAATCTATTCGATTATGTTAGTGTCGAAGCAATAAAAATAAGCAGTTTGTGAAATAATATCTTATGGGTATCTTAAAGACCATGTTATTGGAGTAATCACGAAAGTAGAAAATGCACTCGTTGCATGAAGATAATACCTCCAGCAATGGAGGTTTATTTTTTTTTGTAATAAATATCCCTCTACCCATATGGGTAGAGGGAATAGTAATCTATCTTTTTAATTTCTTGCAAGTGCATTCATCATAGCAGCGATACCATCAAATGCACCCTTCATATTGTCCATAGCCTGTGCAGCAGTTGCCTTAGCCTGTAATGCCCTCTTAGCATCTGTAGATGCCTGAGCAGAATTTACAGACCCAATAGCATCTGTAGCAGCAGAGCTGTCTCCAGTAATAGCATTAACCATCGTAGAGAGAAGTGCGATAATAGCATCAAACTTGTCTGTATAATCTACCCCTCCAAGAGTATCAGTAGATACAGAAGGTGTAGTAGGAGCAGCACCAGTCTGAGCTGCAGTACCAGAATATTTAGGATGTGTAGAAAGAACCTTAATGGCATCTTCTCTACTATATCCATTATTCATCAAATACTGGATATCATTCTCTTCATAAGGCGTATTATTGGGAGCTGTAGTAACAGAAGGTCTAGAATTGACATCTATCGTCTGGGCTTGCATCCTAGACTCTAGCTGTGTTTGGCCTTTCTTACTAAGTTCCGCATCATATAACTGTCTTATCTTGATAGCTTTAGCACGAGCGATAGTAAGACTATCGTTATCATCAATTCTATTCTCAGCGCTGATAAATTCAGCCGGAACGTCATTGATGTATGCTTTAATATCATCAAGAGTATTGAGATTCTGAGTGTTGCCAAAGGCATCATACCTATGATAATACTCAGCAAACTCTTTAAGACCTCTACCCCACTTACCTTTACCAGCAGTATTCTTAGCTGCTTCCAAGCTATTCTTAGCAAGGTTAGCATAGTATACTTTCTGTTTAGCAAGCTGCAAACTATCTTCATCCGTAACGATAGAAGCTGAAGAGTTAGGTATTCCTCTAGTAGCCGTCTTAGAAGCTTTCTTAAGCTTCTCAAGCAATGTGGATTGATCACCGGAACCAGGAGTGAGTTTGTTTCCTCGTCCCCATTTTCCTCTACCCCACTTAGACCCACCAGATGTAGGACCTGCCTCTGCTCTAGCTTTACTAGGATCGCCATCGCCAGCAGCACTAGCAACTACCTGTCCACCAGAGCCAGAGCTTCTCTTTATATATCCCCAGATTGGGTTCTTAGATGTACCGAAATAATCTCCAAATCTATCATGAACGATCTGATTAGATCCAGAGCTATTACCCCAGAATCCACCAGCGCCATCAGCAATAACAACATGATCTGGTTCATCCATATTACCATCTGTATCAATAAGAGCAACATCACCCTCATTAGCAGCGTAATTAGGACCTTCCCATGTTCCATCAGCCTGAGCTTCCTTCATTGCATCTGGTACCCACAGATCAATTGGAGATGCCCCAGCGTGTTGCAGATAGTCATTAACGAACCCAGTACATCCACTAGGTCCATACCAGTAAGGAGGATTAACCCCACTCTGTTTCTTACCAACTACACTTTCGGCCCATTTAGAGGCATCTGTTGTAGCAGTACCAAGCTTTCCACTAGATCCACCACGACTACCACCATTAGAATCTCCACCACCAAAGATAGAGTTGAACGGATTCTCGTCGCCAAAGACAGCAGAAAGCGTATCCTTACCAAACATCTTCTCAGCACCAGCGGTAACTGCTTTAGCCATAGGACCAAGTGCTGCTTGCATCTGGTTCTTAAGTTTATCAGCAATCCCTTGGAACTTAGAAAGAATTCCTTTCTTCGGAGCTCCACCAGAAGGCGACCCTCCAGAAGGAGCACTAGTATTATCTCCACCAAGAGCAGACCCTTTAGAATCGAATGCTTGCTGAGCATATCCCTGACGCTCGTTCATCTCTCCGTCATAACCTTCGAACAGGTTAGCCCAGAGAGTCGCAGCTTCTGTCGGAGATGTAGCAGCATTAACTCGATTAAAGCTATCATTTCTCTCAGTAGATTCTTGTTTTACGTAATCAAGCTGTCCAGGAATAGAGTTAGGATCTCCGCCATTAGCAGTAATCCAGTTCTGTGCAGCCGGCCATCTAGAATTAGGATCCCATTGTACAAGACCATAGTATCCTTGATCATTCTTAGCCATTGGGTTAAGTGATGACTCTTGCATCATATTGCCCATAATGCCTGCACTAGCTACGTCAGTAAATCCACGGTCCATCAAACCCTTGTAGATCTCCTCACCAGCTTTACCTCTACCCCATCTAACTTTTCCGCCACGACCATTAGCAAACCGACTATAGGCTTGAATAGTAGGGTTCTTAGACATTTGAAGAGCTTTATTTCTTCCCCATCTAGAACGGCCCCATTTTCCTCTTCCTTGGCCGCTTGCATCTTTAGCATCGTAGTATGAATTATATGCACTAAGGTCACTCTCTTCCCACATTGGAGCACCATCATAATTAGTAGCAGTCTGTAGTGTATTGAGAATAACCTCTCTAGGAATATTAGGAAGTGCATCAGCTTGGGCAACAAACTCCTTAGCATCTATGTCACCGTGACGGTAAGAATCATAAATACTCAAGAACTTCTTATCTGCTTTACCCTCATCATACAACTTCCAGAACTTATTGAAATAATCTTTAGTATCATCATCCCACATTCCTGCACTAGCAAGAGCAGCTTGAATCTCATCTCTAGAAGTATTAGGATTGTTATTTGCTTCTCTAATAAACTCTTCAACAGACATCTGTTGATTCTTAAGTTTAGTAGTAAGCTTTTGAAGATCTGTTCCTGTAACTTCAGCAGCAGTCTTTCCTGTTGTAGGAGACTTGTATCCGCTAGAATACATAGGGTTAGCACTAGATGGAGTTGCAGCACCAGCAGATGGCAGAGTGAATGCTTCAGACAAAGTAGAAGCTATATTAGCCAACTCACCGAAGATTCCACCATACTTAGTACCAGAACTACCAGAAGAACCTCCCTTAGAACCGCTAGATTGATTAATGATACCTTTACCCTGCTTATTGAATATATCAACAGCAAAGTCGTTACGTGCACCATCAATACCGCAGCCTTCGAATTCTTCTGCCCAGATTTTACTTGCTTCCTCAGGAGATCCAGCAGCAGCAACCTTATCCCATACACCGGGTCTGCCACCACCATTATAACCAGTAGTAGCTTCAGTCTTCATGAATTCAAGCTGAATCATAAGGTCACCAGATGAACCTCCTCTTTCAGCAGCAAACGCTCTGAGGTTATCGCATCTAGATTCTGTCCATTGGCAAAGCCCATATCCTCTCCATGTACCAGCAGGAGCTTCATCTCTATCGTCTCCATCTTGATATGCGTGTGGATTAAAGTTACATTCTTGCTGAATGTTGCCCATAATACCAGCAGCAGCCTGATTAGAGAGTCCTTGCTCTTTAGTCAGCCAATCCCAAATCGTCTCGGCATTGTCTGCACCTCTACCCCATCTACCTCTACCAGATTTTCCTTTTCTAATAGATGCATATTGAGCAGCACGAGCAATAAGATTCTTAGCACCTCTTCCCCATGAAGATCTTCCTCTACCCCATCTACCCATTCCAGCAGACATAGCAAGCGAAGACTTATTAAGAACCTGGCTTGTCTTATACTGTTGATTAGGAACAGATGACTCAGGATCTTGAATAGTGATATTATCTCCATCCATTCCTGTAGCCACAACATAATGAGGGTTAGTTCCAAATGGAGTTGAAGATGTTCCTCTAGCTTCTTTAGCAGGAGTATTGGAGCCATCCGTACCCATAAGGAGAACAGGGTTTCCACTCTGAAGAGATTTCTTGATATCATTCTGTGAACTAAGATTCTGTGTATCAATACCACTCTTACCAAGGTAATCTTTGAAGAACCCAGGCTTGGTGCCTCCATCCTTCTCTTTATATCCATGATCAAGAGCATATTGAGCAGCATTCTTTGTATCCATCGGAATACCAAGTGCAGCAGCCATATTAGCAGCAGATGCTGGACCACAGCCACTGTCTGCCATACTCTGCATCTCTGTATCACCAAATGTATTATAGCCCATATTATTTACTGGATCTATCTGAGAATGGAACGAGTTAAAGGCATCTGTACCTCTTCCCCATCTTCCTCTACCCCACTTAGATCCACCAGTAATACTCTTACGTACTGAACTACCAAAATCACTAATAGCGTCCATTGCAGAAGAAGCAACATTCTTAACCCCTTGCACAGCGCTACCAGCTTTATCCACTAACCAGTCTTTTGCAGCAACTGCTTTATTCAAAGCTTTACTTCCAAGACTCTTTGCGCCTTCATATAAAGAAGACCCAAATCCCTTTATAGTGTCCCAAGCAGACGAGGCCATCTTAGAACCTTTATCCAAGAGATCAGAGCCAAATCCTTTTACAGAATCCCAAGCAGAAGACATAAGCCCACCTGCTTTTCTAGCTCCTTCCATAACAGTATTCATAGCACCAGAGACAGCAGTTTCTGCTTTCTCACCAGTTCTACGAACCTGATCAACTACCTCTTTAGTAACTCCAAGAGCTGGGCCAACAATATCAACCACATTATCAATCACATCTTCAGGATCAAGCACCCATCCAATAACCGGAATAGCCTGAAGTACTGCAGCAGTAAAACCACAGAGCATCTTCATAGCCATAGTAGCAGTACCAGAAGGAATCTTTAGATATTCTTCTGCTTTATTGTAACCTTCATAGAATGCTTTAATAGCAAACCCTACTTCAAGGCCAACAGTGACAGTAATACCAAAACCTGTAACACTAGCAGCATATCCAGCCATCTTCTTAGATGCTCTAGATACAATCTTGCTTATATTCTGAGGATTGCTCATCTTTTGCATGATAAAGTCGCCAAACTTGATAAGAGCAGGTTTGGCTTTACCACCCATAATAGTAGAGCACTTGTCGATAACATTCTTCAGACCAGATTTAACTTTCTCAAGGATCGGAGCAGCTTTCTCAGCCATCTCACCGGCAGCACCTTTAGCTTTACCAGCAAGATTAGCACCAACATCTGCAGCTTTACCAGACGATATGAAATCATATGCACCCTTAGCATAGCTAGCAGCACTACCAATTTCTAGAGCATTACCACCCCAACGAAGGGCCGTTTCTCCTAAAGACTCATTTGCTTGAGCTTCTTTTCTAGCAGCGGCTTCTTCATCTGATTCAGTAAACCAATTATATGCATCATATGCAAGCATAGCTCCGCCAGCAAGTTTAAGGCCATTCATTGCTGCGCCAGCAAATCTAGATCCTCCTCTAGCAGCTCCTCGTACTCCACGAGCACCTCTAGATCTTCTTCCTCTGCCTCTACCGCGTCTTCCGCCACCAGGCATATCCATTCCTAAACCAGTACCCATGCCGCCATTATCATAGATGGCATCGATAATTTGTTGGAGGAGGTTTTCGATATTACTACCGTGGATGTTCATTGCCTCTGCTGGATCATCAGATTGTGTAGGATCAAGTCCAAGTAATCCTCTGGATTTACCAGCAATCCTAGAAGCAAATCTACCAAGCTTAGATCCTGCAAGTCTACGACCAATGCCAGTATCTTTGACTTTATCCCATGCCATTTCAGCACCTTTATAAGCCAATCTACCAGCAAACTGTGCGCCTTTCTTAGCCAATCCAAAAGCTTTACCACCAAGGTAGCTAACTAATGGAGCAAGAGGTCCAAGTGCATTCATTAAGACTCCACCAATCTTCTTAACCCAGTTAAGAGGGTTCATGAAAGAAGCAAGATCTTTAATTATATCCCAGAAACCCTTTTTAGGTTTCTTTTCTCTATCTGCACCCATCATAGCATCTACAGATGCTCTATTTACATCCGTAAGATCTCTGATACTCATCAACAGTTCTTTCTGAACCTGATCCCTATCAGCAATCTTATCTTGAATAGCTTTATTATCTTTGGTATTCATCAAAGACATAGAACCATCCATAGCAAGCTTATAAGTCTGAGGACCATATTCAGTATTAATTGTTTCAGACTTCTTATCTCCAGGAGATTCAATGCGCTCTCCCTTAGATACAACTGTAGCCTGACCATCTTCAGAAACTACACCACCGTCAGCCATAGCAACTAAGCCATTCTGTGCAGCGGTAGCCATAAGCATACCATTAGAACCACCAAGAGCATTCTTGTTGCTTCCTTTAGTCATCCACTTAAGATCATAGTATTCGTCTTTGGCGTGATTAATACTACCACTCCAAAGAGACCCAGCAAATCCGCCAATACGTTTACCAATACTACCCATTCTACCAGCCAATGAAGATTTGACCCCATTACCATGGCCACGTTCTACACCAACCTGTCGATCAACTCCAAGAATATCATTTGTAGAACGACCAGCATTAGATGCATTGAGAAGCTTCTGTCTTTCTTTGAAAGTAGAGCTTGAAGGATCAATACCTACTCCAGTCTTAGCAAACTCAGCAAGACCACTAAGTTCTGTCTGCATACCAGCTTTAGACAACATTGCCATAGCTTGTACTTGATCCATACTTAGTTTAGTGATAAGCTTAATATCAGTAATAGGCATCTGAGCCTCTACTAACACCATAAGTTTATCGAAGTCTGCTTCAGATAGACCAGAAATCAACGATGGATCTGTAATCTTATAACCAAACTTAGCAAGACTAATCCATCTATCAAAATCTTTCTTACTAAGACTGAGTATTTCATTAACATCATCAACCGTAAATCCAGATTCTCCAATATTAACTAACATTTCAATGTCTGATTTACTTCTATCAAAGAGATTATGAGCATTCTCTGAAGTAATATTAGTTTTACCACCAAGAGCTTTGTTAACTCTATTGGCTCTAGCCTGAATATTAGCATTCATTCCGGTCTTAAGATCATGTGCTCTATCAACACCGCGTCTACGTTGAGTATCTAAAGCATTAAGCTGCCCTTCGCTAACATAACCAGAGGAAAGAATCTTAAGGCTTTCAGCCATCTGTTTCAATAAAGGAATCTGCTCTTCAAATCCAGAAAGAAGCGTCTTATTAATTGCAGCAGCCTGCATAGCTGCTGGGTCTGATTCATCAAGATTGTCTGAAGCTGCTTTAAGCTCGTTTTCACGACTCTTATACTCATTCCCAAAGAGGTTCTTAAACTTATCATAGTTATTCTCGTTAATGCCTTTGAATCCAAGTCCTTCCATCCGCTTAAACATTTCTTTTCTGCTATTAGAATAGTTATTCTTAGCAGTAGAAATCTTACGAAGTTCATCTCCAGATTTGTTAATGAAATCCATAAGATCTTTCTTTTCAGCAGACGAAATATTGGCTCTCTGAACAAGGTCAATCGCTGCTTTGGTATCGCCCATACGAATAAGCTTCATAGCAGTATTCGCAAGACCACCATCTCTGAAACGTTTTGTCATTTCAGCTCCAGTAGCATTGATCTTACTTTGTTCTTCTCTCTCAAGGTAATCTTTACCTTCATCAAGAGAACCAATAATACGACGAATCTCTTCAAGACCTTCTCTATCTGTACCTTGCATTGTTTCATCAAGTCCACGAAGATCATAATCTTCGTCTCCCATGAATGCAAGACGTTCAGAAGCAGTCATATAGTCTGCATTGCCTTGACGGATATGGTGTTTACGCAATCTATCCCCAGCAGCACCAATTATAGCAGAAGGCCTAGAAATAGCCCATTTAGCAGCAGAACCAATAGATCCTACTTTTCCAGCTCCCCAACCAACAGCTTTTCCAAGTTTAGAGTAACGAAGCCTATTAAGCATACTTACTCCAGTCTCTGACTTAGTAAGTCTATTGAAGAGAGTCTTCGGAAGTCCAAGAAGGGATCTAATGCCCATATTTAATTGCTTACCCATAGGGGCCATAGCATTTACAATAGGCATTGTCATCTTATCTTTGAACCAATCAAGCATATTAGCTTTAATTCCTTGACCAAATTCTTTAAGAGGTTTCACAAGACCATCATTGATAGCTCCTGCTACACCGCCACTACGATTGCCCTTGGAATCAGGTTTACCAAGTAAAAAGTCTTTGAATTCATCTGTAGATGCAACTAATCCAATGCCAGCACCAACAACCGCACCAGGAAGTAGTCCAATACCAGTTGCAGCACCAGCAAGCATTCCTCCAAATGCTCCCTTAGCAGCAGAGGGGAATGATTTCTTAAGAAGTTTCTGTGTATCTTCACTAATAAGACCATGCTCTCCAAAGAGCGCACTTCTCATCTCTTCATTATTCTTAGCAAACCCAACTGCTGATCCCATTAAGAGACCGCCAAGAGGGCCAAGAGGAGTAACAAGACCAAGAACTGTGCCAGCAACCCCCATCTTCTTCATATCAGGGAGATATTTCTGCATAGTTTCTTGAGTCTCTTGAGAGAACAATCCACCTTTACGCTTACCAGTATCTTTACCAGCTTCATCAAAAATACGTTCACCAAATAGTGCTCTCTGTACAGTGTTAGAATTAGCAGCAAAGTTTACTGCTGCACCAGCAAGTGCTCCAAGAAGAGGACCACCAAGACCAGTAGCAGTACCAACAATAGCACCTACAGCTCCACCACCAGCTATAGTGGGAAGAGCGTCAGACACTTTCTTAGCAGTAAGATCAATAGCTTTCTTCTGATTCTTAGAATTATCACCAAATGCAAGAGACATAAACTGGCTAAATGTACCCTGACCGCCTTCTTGGGCAGCAAGAGCCTGTGCATTAGCCATAGCCTGTTGTATATTAGCTACATTAGTACCAAAAGAAGCTTTGCCATCAGCATACATAGGAAGATTATTGAGCAATCTTCTCTTGATATTCAACTCATTCAGTCTATCTCTTCCACGATTAGCCCTAAGCATATCAGGATTAAAGATATTCTGATCTGCAGGAATGACTCGTTCTCCTTTAGATAGGATCGTCAGACCGCTCTTAGTGATATTACGAGATCCATCTGCTTTAGTATCAATAGAATTATATGCTTTTCTGATATCACCAATAGTACTAGATACATCACCGATAATACTGCTTCCAGCACCAATAACACTATCTCGTACATTAGATTTTACCTTATTAGCAGTATCAATAATATTGACACCAGTAAGAGCTTCAAGATAGCTATTAGCTTTCTGAGCTAACGTCTTCTTCTCATCTTCTCTATCCTTATCGAACTCATCTACCTTTTTCTTGATACTATCAAAAGTTTCCGAAAGTCTATTACTGATCTTACCAAGCAATCCTTCTGCGGGTTTGCCATGTTCATCAAGATCAGTTGTGTCCTTTTCATTGAAAAGAAGATTGAATACATGCTTATCGGCCTGCTCCATTACTCCAGTAAGGATAGCAGCAGGTCTTGAGGTGAGTTTATGGAGTGAATCCGCAATTGCAGAGAATCTATTCCCTTCAGAAGCAGCATTCACAATCTTTTCCATACTTTTTCGATAAGAGTCTACATCTTCTTGCGTAGCACCGTTCTGTTGCATCTCTCTGACTTTATCGTCAACAGTGCGAGTCATAAGATCTGCTAGCCAAGTTTGATTCTCTTTAAGCTTCTTCTTACGCCTCGTATCTGCAACAGTTGAAGCAGCACTATTAATAGTAGCCTCATCAAACAGATAACCGTTGATCTGAGCACTATTAGATGCCTCGCTGTTTCCGGTAGCAATAGTAACACTGTTGTCACTCTGACGAGCAGCAACCCTCTGACCATTCTGAATCTGTCTCGCTCTCTGATTGATAAGGCTTTGGAGTCTGCGATTAGCCCCTCTTCCGCCTCCACCAATAGTACCAAGACCAGGAAGCAGTAGCGATGTATTAACGTCTATATTGCGGAGATAGTCTAAGGCAGTCATACCAAAGCTATCCTTTCCACCAATAAGACCTCCACCAACCAACTGACCATTATCAAATGATCTCATAGAAGTTCCAGCATCAAAGTTATTGAAAAGAAGTCTTTCAATAGCAGTGCCAGAATCTTCCTTCTGTTGAAGCCTCTTAGAATAATCCATTCTGGATCTCATATACTGACCAGGAGCTTGTGCTCTGGTCTGTCTAGAAATCCTTTTATGAAGGGCTTCATAAGCTCTCATCTCATCTATCGATACACCATATCTAGCAGCTTTCTCCATATCTGAACCTTCAAGGTCAAGCCAACCACCGTCTTTGAATCTCTGAGTAGAGATACGTTTAGCAACATCTTCCATTGCTTTCATCTGATCTCTAGTCATAGCTTGATTCTGAATAAGTTGCTCCATGAGTTCTTTCATTTCGCTCATTTCATCAAAACCAGCACGTTCAACAGCCGCAGCTCTTTCTTTCTTGAAGTCTTGTTTCAATTGCTTAATATTAGTCCATTTACCGGTCTCATCATTGTATACTAATGCAGGATTTCCTGTTAATGCAGACTCAATTCTAGCAAGATAAGAAGGAATAACTTCTACAATTGATCTCTTGGTAGACCAATCAAACGGGGTTGGCCCTTTCTGACTGGTATTACGAGTATTAATTTCGTCTTTGCCGCCAAGCTTAACTCCGAATATCTTACCAAGAATCTCTTTACCCAATGAACCACCAAATTCATTCTTAGATGCCATATAGTTCATCTTAGATAAGAATGAACCAAACATACCACCAATGGTCTTATCCAAATCTTTCATTCCTGATTTTACAGCAGGTCCGAGAGCTGTGGATATAAGCAGTGAAGGTATTGCAGCCAATGGATTTGCAGCCATCATCTTGAGCATATCTTCATTAATCGTATCAGACATACCAAAAGTCTTTTCGCTAGCAAGACTTTTGATATTCTTTACAATTTGTTTACCATACTCTTTGATATTAGGCATTCCATTAGACCCAAGAATATTGAACAAAGGATCACTAGCAGCATTCTTATCTGGTACTTGTTTATACAAGTTTCTCTGCATTTCTAACATCTCTTTGAGAATAGCATTATTCTCTTTCATGATATTAGTAGTAGTTTCAAAGTAAACCTTTGAATTCTCTGCAAGAGTCTGTACGACCTCAGTATTGAACGTATACAATGCGTTCAAACCAGCAGTAATACCACCAAATCCCTTTTCCATTGTATGGGTCATCCTAGAGTTTTGCACATATAGCATATTTGCATTAGCCCTAGAGGTTTCTACCATATAACGAGTAGATGCTTCAATAGCAGACGCAGTAGCATGTGATTGCATAGCAGCAGCTTCATGGGTGGCTTGCATAATGGATTTCTCACCAGTAGACAAGCTATCAGAAGGCTTTTCGATACCTTCGTCTCCTTCAATATCAAAATTATCATCCAAATTGAATGCTGCATCAAATACTTCATCTTCACGTTCTCTATTGTATAGCTTACCAGACTTAATGTCTGCCATAGCATTACGGAAAGCATTTCCACTTTCCTTATAGATGGGCGTGTCTTTGACAGCATCTGTAGCTCGTTTCAGAGTGCCTTTGAAATCTCTAATAGAATGATATACATCCTTAAAGAGTTCTTCATTAGATTCAAGAAATTCACTAGTAGCAGGAGCATTCTGTTTTGTATAATCTATAGTGGAGTAAACAACAGATTTACCCACATTCTTAATATATTCAGCAACAGGACTCAATCTATCCATCTCCTTTCATATAAGATTATAATGATGTCCCAGATATACCATTCTACGGAATTTAGTAAGATATTTAGAAAACTACACATATATCAATATAAAACAGAACTTATCCCTCTACCCGTTACGAGTAGAGGGAATTATATGTAACTCTAACGCATACAATTATATTTCAACACACCTAATCCCTCTACCCAACTAAGGATAGAGGGATATAGATGTGTCGTGTGGTTTAGGGATAGTGAATAACTGGTTGGAGGTTATTCGCTACTATATAGTCAAAACAGCAATAACTTTTTACTGTTCTTCTCTCTTAATCCATGCAGGGCAAGGAGCATAGACTTTTACTCCATCATACCCGCTAACTTTAGCCACTCCACGGCCATAAAGCTTCTTACCATCCGAATCAATCCCAATAACCTTCGGGAATGGACGTGTACCAGGTTCGATCTCCTTAAGACTGAGAGAGATATCAGACTTCTCACGTCCACCAAGAGCAATCTTACGCCCAGTATGGAGATATGTATTCATGACAAACTCTTTTGAGATATCAACCATTGTTTCTGCTTCCTTCTTACCAAACTCATAACGCTTAGCAAGAATCTTAGCTTCTTCAGAGCTAACCTTTGCAGCACTTTCAATAATTGTTGCAACCATATCATGTGCTGCTTCTGCAGGGCAATACTCAGCTACCTGACCACCCTTGTCATAAACACCCACTTTGAATGTATCATCATTCAACATTGCTCGCATAACACGAACTTCATCCTTCTTACTGCTCGTCTTCTGAGTAATTGTACCCTTGATTTCCTTTACGAGCTCGTCTACCTTTTCCATTTACTTATACCTCCTAAAACTAATGATTTATACTCCTAAATCCATGCGATTCTTTGGATTATGTATTGGTTATGTGCCAATTAAAAAGTTACTATTTCCAATCATATGATTCTAGATACAATCAGAAATACACATGTTCCTAATATACTTATTTACTTATCATTTTTCTTCTCTGGTACCCTATATATCACTTTTATATACTTAGGTGGTTTTGCATACTTATTCAGTATCCTATTTATATCTTCTCTGCTATACTTACACAGCTCTTTTAGAAACTCTGTCATCACTAATCACCTCTTACATAAGTATTTAAGACAAAATCATTCTCTACCCATATGGGTAGAGATATATTTAAGAATAAAGAAAAAACAGGGCCTGCGGCCCTCCCTTGTGGGGTGGTTGGCGGCTGTTGTTCTCTTATGCGGCTGGTGGTGGTACCCGAACTAAGTTCCTACCATAATGTTCATTGCGTATCATTTTTGATTTTTCTGGGTTTAGATTAGAATTGTCAGAAAATTACCCTACTAATAGATGTAAATAATTATATACGGAAAATTGTGACTACACAATTTTGGTTTGCTAATACTATTCGCGCTCGTCTGGGGTTTCGCGCTCGTCTGGTTTGAGACTCCCAATAAGGGAGTCTCTTAAACAAGAGAAAATAAAAGAAAAGTATAGTAATATACTATTATAATAGTGGACCAATAGGAAGAGGAATAAAGAAAGGAATGATTAAAATGTTAATTGGCATCAATTCCAAAGATAGATATATCAGTTATAGTGATAACGAACTTGAGAGATTATCCTATTCTATTATAGATTTTCTCTTAAATGATGATCTATCCTGCACTATCTCTATAAGTGAAGAAGATATAGGTCCTGGTAGCTTATTTATGACTATGTATGCTGATAATGGTGAGATCAGTATTGATATGACTGTTATCAGCCCCAATCTTCATAAGAAATCATTGATCAACGAGAATTTACCAGAATTGATTCTTGATATTGGAGATGCATGGAGTTCTGTAGGTGGTGTAATCAGAGATATAAAGAGAATACTGGATTATAACAAAGATATACTTGGATTTGAATATGCAAACAAGTTATATACTGTTGTATCCAATATTCTGCATACTCTTACCGGTTGTAGTGCATTTAAACTACTTGAGATCGTCGATGATAAAGAGTTTGGCAGCATGATCAATGAACTTGATAACGATATAGAGTTCAGTATACTCACCAACGATAATAAAGCCCTTACTATCTTCTTTGATAGATATCAGTTTGTGTGTTATGAGAAGTATTACAAAGAGTATCTAAGATTGTTTTGGAAAGCAATATATTGCTCTTCAAACAGAAACTCGGAGTCTTAATAAATATAAAGGAAGGTAAAATGATGCTTACTATTTCATTCAGTGATGTAACAGATGATATATCTGCTAATTCGATATATGAAAGATTATTCATAGATAAAGGGCTAAGACTAGACTTTACTAAGCTTATTGGATTAGATCCAGATCGTTATTTCTTTGGTATGGAGATAGAGGGCACTACCATATATGATAATGAGATTAGTATTTGTATCTATAAGAGATTTAACGATATACCTATAAATATGGCTAAAGGTCATATATTGCCATATGCCAAGTATATAGACCTTTATAACAAAAATGAAGAAGAAAGGTATCAATCATTCTGTGAAACAGTAAGCAATATAAAGGTTAGAGAGAAGCTTACTAAGAGATCAGAGGATATTATCAAGAAGATTGGTAAAGCCATCGTTACATCAGACTTATATGACATATTCAAGTATTATCACTCATATGGGGAGATAGATACAAGTACAGCATATCTGTATAAAGATTATGACAATAAGTTTGTTGCTATGACTAATTTCTGGAAAGATGAGGATGAAGGAAGTGCAAGGCGATTCAGATCAAAAGAGCATGATGTAGATTATATTCATAGTCTTTTAAAGGCCTGTATTTCTGAGAATCATCAGCGGAGAATAGAACATTTCTTTGAAACTTGTAAAATATAAAGGAGAAGGTTATGTTTGTTATTGATAGAAAGAACCCTTTATCTGTAAAAGATGTATACCTTGAGATATTCAAAAATGGTTATGCTGAAATCAATTTTGTTAAATTCTTGGTTGGAGGATTACATTACTATGATAAAGAGTTCATTGGTGTAAAGATATTTAAAGATTTGTTTCCGAATATATCTCTTATTGTTAACGTGGGTAACATGCATGTAGAATCCATAAATAAGGTAGGGGCCCATAAGCATTCTATAATAGATAGTATGGTAAAAGCATGTAGACATCTGGAAGACGATAAGTCATATAAACCGGTATTTGATTTGATATGCGGATTTATGTATGAATTCATAGATAGTATCTTATATGATCTATATGATGCTTATCTGAATATAGATGGTGAATTTCTTATGAGTGTATATGATAATAAACTAATTCTAAATGAAGATAGTAAGTATGAGATTGTTATAGAGAAGAATGAGTATGACACTACTCAGCTTGCTACAGCCTTCATGCTTCTTAAGAACGGATCACCAGACCTCATAAAAGAGATCATAGAACAAAAGGAGAGTGGATCATTATGAACGTTAGTGTTGTTTCTGATTACAAAACACGCGTGTTTGATATAAACAATCTCATGCCTCTATCTTTCTCTATCATGGAAAAGCTTGTCAGCGATAATAAATTTTGTATACTTCAGATTGATAATGAATATACAGGAAAGCTGGATATTTTCATAAATGTGGTTAAGGGTGCAATAAAAGTAGAGTTCTTAGTCACAGATGACATGTATGAAAATAACTATGAAGATGGGACATTAATCTACAAAGAAGGGGTCAAAACGGTCTATACAATCGATATCACTAAAGAGTGGTGGATATCAATGGACTCGTTTATTGAAGAGATTAAAGAATCCTTTTATGCCGACAAGAATAAGAAAACTCTGTATGATGTTGGATTTAAAGACATCGACTCTATTCTGTATATTATATCTAGAGTATTTGATATATTCAGAGATGGATTTGCGACCAATCTACTTTCTTGTATCAATGATGATCGACTTTCTGATATACTTATGAATAGCGAAGAGCCTATTGAGTATAAGATTACTCATACAGATAATCTATTGCTCATTAATTTTGGCGGATACAGATTTACATGCCCTAAGATGTGGGAAAAAGAATATATCAAATTATTCTGGAAGATGATTTCGTGTGCAGTAAACGGTATTGAATGAAATTGATATTCCCATGGGAGAAATCCCATGGGTTTATTTTTTGTATGACTGTGTTAAAAGCCTTGTTTTCGACAGTATTGTAACAAGTGAGAGGTAGGTGTTTATATATGGCACTTTTACTGGACGATGTACAGAATATGAAGCTATATCGTACGAAGTTTTATATGCCGATAGATAAGAAAGATCGTAAGTGTGGTAGTGTAGTATTCTTACTTACCAAGAACCTGATTCAGTCCATGCAGTTGATGAAGAATGACCTCTTCATCAATAATTATTCGTTCATTTCATATTATTTAGAGAGGGATATAGCCTTCTATATCAATGAGATGATGAATCTTGAGCCTATAGAATCTATCAATGAATCTCTAACTAAGAAAGAAAGGGATAGTATTGATAAAAGCGATTTCGGTATTCCAGAAGATAAGAAATATCCTCTAGATACGGAAGAGCACGTAAAGTCAGCAATTAAGCTATTTGGCCATGCTGAAGAGGATAAGAAGCACAAGCTTGCTAAGAGAATCAAAGCTGCTGCCTCTAAATATGGTATCGAGATCAATAAAGATACTGAAGTGGATAAGTATCTTAATGAGTATAAGATGCTTGAAGAGCAAGCGACGTATGAAGTCATGGGCTTGTATAAACATATAGCAGAGAATACATCTATGATTGATGAGGATGGGTTTGATGTTAATGTAGAAGGGCGACATTTCCGGTTCTTCTTTGATGAAGCAGTAGATAAGATTCTCAATGAGGGTCAGAACCATAAGCTCAGGAGATTGCTTTATCAAGACCGCATTAAAACGCAAAAAGAACAGATTGATATTTATGATCGAGTCAAAGTATCTGTTCAGACTATCAAGAAGACTTATATCAAGCTTGATCTGTATCATAAGCTCAATCTATTTGTGGATATGAGCTATTATCTTGGTACATTCTTTAAGAACAATATCTATCGCCTTGATGTGGGTATAGATCTGTTCGTTGAAATGCTAGCAAGATCATTCAATGATGGAAGACTTACACAAGCAGGATATAATAAGAAGACTGTATTTGTAGATCTTCGTTATTGGGTGCATCCTGGAGAGCAATTATGGGATTACAAGAAGAATCCTACTCCAATGAGCGCTATATTCAGATATATCAAGAGAAGAGATAAAGATCTTCTTGTAGAAAAGCTTGGCCAAGTAACATGGGTATTCATGACAGATAATGCATACTTTAAATGTGATATTAATGAAATAGACAATCTTACGCTCCCTAAATTCATGAATCTGATCAAGAGATTAGTCGAGAATGATATTTCTGATGCAGAAATGGAAGTAAGAGACAGCCCTGATGCTCTTGTTCTTAAAGTAGTTGATCGACTCTCACAGAATGGTATTGAGATTCGTAATCTAACTGGTGGAACCAAAGAGATTAATAAAGAGGAACTAGCTAAGAAGCTTCGCAATGCAACAGTAATAGGCGATGAAAACGAAGATGAGAAGAAAGCTGCTGTAGTACAGCAGATCATGCAAGTTGCTAATAATGCATCGTCAGAAGATGAGGTTTATAAGCTTCTCGATAATGATATCAATAAGGAGTGGCTTGCATCACTTATCAACGATCTTCAAGCAGACGATGGTGGTATCAATATCAACAAGACCAGAGCTGCTAGAATGAGCACTCTCAATGCAGATATAATGAGAAAAGAGCTCAATGGCAAATCTATTAAGGATTATATTGAACAGGCCAAGGTTAAACCTATTCCTACTGACACTATTCCTATCAAGAGCATGAATGAAGAGTGGAAAGATGTTAAGTTCTCTAACTTCTCTTCAACCTATAATCTTGATGATGATGTGGTTTCTATCTTCACGTCCATGATAGAAAAGAGTGAGCCTTTATCTATTATAAGTATAGATAAAGAAGATAAGTCTACTTCTGAAGACTATGTAGAGAAATGGACTGTTAAGTTTGAAGATGTGAACGGTAAGAGATTTACTGTAAATATGGATGTACCTAAGTTCGTTGATGGTAGATTTATGAAGCTTAGAGGAAACCTCAAGACCATTCAAGGCCAGTTGATGCTTCTTCCTATTATTAAGACTGATGAGAATACTGCTCAGATTGTGACTAACTACAATAAGATCTTTGTTAGACGTGTAAATCCATCTAATGGATCTAAGACTACTAAGAATCTTAGTAAACTTACTAAAATACTGAATAAGTATAAGGGTAAGACTATGACCGTATATCCTGGGGATAATAGCTTTGTATGCTCTAAATATGAGCTTCCTGTTGAGTTTGCTGATTTAGCAGGGTTATATTCTAAGATTGAATTTTCTGATGGCTCATATATTTCATTTAATATAGAGCAGATGAAAGCTCTTGCAAAAGAAAAGCAACCTAATGATTATAGTGATGAGATTGTATATTGTTATTATAATGAAAATGATGGCGAGATTCATGGAATATCATATAGAGATGTATCTAAATATATCTTGGATATAATTCAGCAGAAGGCTGCAGAAAACAAAGATAATTCATTAGAAGATCTTATTAGTGATACTAAAGGATCAGATAAGACTTCATATACATCTGCAAGTATCATGAATGCTGAAATACCAACCATTATTGTTATGGCATACTCTGAAGGTCTGCAGAAGGCTATGACAAAGGGCGGAGTACAATATCGCTTCCAAGAGACTAGACCTAAATCATTTGAATCTTTTATCAAATTTAAAGATGGTTATATAGTCTATAAAGATGATGTAGCAGCGTCTCTTCTTATGAGTGGCCTTTCTAAATGTGATACAGATCTGTATTCTATTAAAGATATTAATAAGAAAGAGATGTGGACTGATTTCTTAGAAGATTATGGTGGTAGAATCAAAGCTGATGGTTTGGATAACTTCTATGATCTTATGGTAGACCCAATTACTAAAGAGATCTGTGAGTTATATAAACTTCCTTCTGATTATATAGAGATGCTTGGATATGCATCTAATCTTCTTGCTGATACCAAATATAATAAGCATGTAGATATTACTGGTAACAGAATTAGAACAAATGAAATCGTTGCTGGTTATGTTTATAAAACTATTGCTAATGCTTATGGCGAATATAAGAATCAGCTTAAGAGAAACAAGAATAGTGCGAGCTTGAGTATTAAGCCCAGTGCTGTTATAGATGCAGTTATGCTTGATCCTACAATGAGCGATCTTAGTATTAGCACCCCTCTACTTGAAGCAGAAGCTGCTAATGCAGTTACATTCAAAGGATTGTCTGGTCTGAATAGTGAACGTAGTTACACTCTTGAAAAGAGAACCTTCGACGAGAGCATGCTTGGTGTACTTGGATTGAGTACTGGATTTGCTGGTAATGTTGGTGTTACTAGACAAGCCACTATTAACGCTGAAGTATTGAACAGTAGGGGATTGATCAAGAAAACCAGTACTGATAAGCTCAATACACTAAACACTCTTACTATTGGAGAGGCTTTGTCACCATTCTCTACAACTCATGATGACCCTATTAGATCTGCAATGAACTTCATTCAGTCTACTAAGCATCAGATGAGAGTTAAGAGATCTCACGCTAATCTTTGTACTACTGGTATGGATGAAGCTCTTCCTTATATGACCTCTAATATCTTCTCTTATAAATTCAAAGGTAAGAGAGGTAAAGTGGTCGATGTAACTGATGAATGGATTATATTTGAAGATCTTGATACTAAACAAAGAGAATTAGTATCGTTGAAAGAATCTGTCATGAAGAACTCTGATGGAGGCTTCTATGTCACCATAAAGCTCTCTAGTAACGTTCGGAAGGGTCAGAGCCTTGCTTACAACGATATTCTCGCATTTGACAAAACTTGCTACTCTAAAGCGCTTGGTACAGAGGCATCTGAGAACACCATTGCATATAATACTGGCACTCTTGCAAAAATTGCTATTGCTACAACAGACGAAGGATACGAAGACTCTGCAATTATATCAGAATCTTTAGCAGATTCTTTGACTACCGAATACGTGGTAAGAAAAGAACGCTATCTTCCTAAGGAAGCTAATATCTATAATGTGGTTACTCCTGGTACTCCAATTGAGGAAGGAGATCCATTAATGATCTTCCAGAACGCTTTTGAAGAGAAAGATGCTAATGCTCTTTTGAAAGCTATTACTGATGAAGAGATTGAAGCTATTAGTGATCTTGGTAGAATCCATGTTCGTAGTAAACTAACCGGCATTGTGCAGGATGTCAAGATCTATCGTACATGTGAGTTAGATGAGCTTTCTCCTTCTCTTAAGAAGCTAGTAATGGCTTATGAGAAGAAAATCAAAGAGAAGAGAAATAAACTCTCTAAACTCAATGTAAGTGGATTGAATACAGTTCTTGATGCAGACTATAAGCTAGAGCCAGTAGGTAATCTTAAAGGAGCTCCAGATGGAGTTATGATTGAATTCTATCTGAAATGTACTGATAAGATGGGCATTGGTGATAAGCTTGTTTATAGTGCGGCTCTTAAAGGCGTTATTAAAGATATATTCAAAGAAGGAGAAGAGCCTACTACAGATTTCAGACCAGATGAATATGTAGAAGGATTTATTACTACTTCTGGAGTGAATGCTCGTATGGTTTCCAGTATCATTATCAATGGTCTTATTAATAAGGGGATCATTGAGCTTACACGTAAATGCCAAGAACATCTTGGTATCAAATGGAAGTATCTATATGATATGGAAGCAAATGTAGATAAATAAGAAGTTTTGATCCCTCTACCTTAATTGGTAGAGGGATATTTATAAAGAATATAAGGGAGATGTAACCATGTATCTTGAATATTGGGACTTTTCTAAACCAGATTGGAAAATAACATCTGGTGATTATCTTGGCGGACCTACGAAGAAGCCAACAATTAACTTTGAGACCAATCCTACTGGATTCACGTTTGAAAGTGATAGACTTGTATGGAATGACGGATATTATATTTATGCTACCATGCCATCTATGGCAGCAAATAAGTTTATTATTGAAACTAGAATCGGTAGATATCAGAAAAATAGCAGTGCAACATGGGATACTCTAATTGGCCTATGTAATCCTAGCGGAACTTGGCACGAATATATTTCATTCTGGCCTAAAGAGTCTGTAAGACAGGTAATGGCTATTAATGACGATATGTTTGGTGGCGATTATAATAAGACTTATGATTGGATGGCCAAAGTTCATGATATTCGTATTGAAGTAGACAGGCTTAAAGTAAAGAGCGTATATTATATTGATGGAACTAAGATCGCTTCAAGAGATAGTGTAACTCCATATAATTCTATTGTTATTGGAATGGCCTCAAATGGTACAAATAAAGGATGGATTGAGTATCTTAAGATATTTGAAGAAGATGGAGATCTATTAACCTATGCTTCTGCAATAGAAAACAAAGGTGATCTCTATGGATGGAAAAAGCAGTAAATGTAATAAGATGAAATAATGGTTATATATTATATACGTAAGAAGAGATGAGATAGAGTTACTTGTCTCAAAACACAAAGGTTCTTTAAAGGAGGAACTTAGATTATGAAAAAGGTAGTTGTTGTTCTAGTCGGGCTAATGATGGTTCTATTTGCCATTGGCTGCTCTGACCAGAATGGGAAGGCTCCTGAGAATCCGACTATTGTTAAGAGCGATAGCGGGCAACTCATGGGCGAGTTTGACAAGGATAGTGTTAAGGTCGACAAGGATGACGAGAAAGTGACTATTACAGTTTATGAATGTCTTCCTACTGGATCTTGGCATACTGCTACTTATCAGGCATTCAAAGATGATAAGGCTCATTTCCGTTATCGTGTTGGGTCGGGTGATTGGGAACGTATTAATTCGACCGATGCAAGCGATCCTAGAGTACATATCTTAACGGAAATAATAAAATCGCACAATGAAAAGAGCAATAGTGGAAAGGACAGCAAGCCGGCAACAAACGAATCTAAGATGGGTTGGACTAAGACCAGTGATGGTACAGTCTTAGCTCAGAATGATTCTGGTAAGACTGTTGGCAAACTTCAGCCTAACACTATTGCTGTTAGCGCTATTGGTCAAGGTGCAATTCAGATTGATGTGTATCAGGTTCTTGAGGATACACATCGTTGGAAGACTGTATCGTATCGTTGGAAAGACGGAGATAAATTCTTCATGTTCCGTGAACAGGGTGGAAAATCTTGGGAGCGTGTTGAGATGTCTGCTCGTGGAGATGCAAGGGTGTTCCTCTTTGCAGCTGCATGTGATATCATATCGAAGTCTTAAGTATGTTAGGTATATTTAGAGAGGATGATTTAAAATGAAGAAGATGTTTGTAGCGATTATTGTGGGTATGTTAGTGGCATTGTTTGGAGCATATCGTTGCTCAGAGGCAGCTGTCGTCCGTGCTCAGTCTTATGTGATTGAGTATGATGAAAGCTCAATCTATGTCATTAACGATGCAAGTCAGAACTTTGAGTTCAATGTTCTTCAAAAATATGGAGAATATGGCTCTTGGCATGTGGCACACTATCGTCAAATCCCGTACAACAATCAGTTTGTGAAGGTGGCTATTGACGACCTTCCTTACAAGTCTTATCATATCTGGAATGATGCATGTGGAGCTGTATATCGCTCTGTATGGAAAATCGTTTATGGATATGGTTTCAGCTAAGTCAGAGATGATGGATCCTCCCCTCTCCATATGGAGAGGGGAAATTGTTTTGTTCTAGAAAAGGAGTTAGATTACAATGAAAAATTGGAGTCAGGTTCCTCTTATGGCCAACAACCGGGCAGCTATTACGTTCAGATTTCTTATCTATACGATGAATGCGGAGCTGAAGAACAAATGAAGGGCTTCATATCTTCAATATTCGTTGGAGTGCTGCTTCTTATCAACTCATCTATTACTAATGCGATGACTGTTGTCGATCATCATGGGTATTACATTGAGTATGATGAGAATAGCTTAGAGATCATTGATATCAATCCAGGCAAGTTTGAATTCATTGTGACTCAGGGATTTGGTGAGAACTTAGAAGTTGCTCATTACCATGAGGGAGACAGTGAGTTTATCTATGTATCCATTAATAACGGTAACTACGAAACCTACAATATTCTGAATGACATGTATGGATCAGTATATCGTTCAATATACAAGTCCGTATATGGTTCAGAGTGGGAAGAGTAAAAGGTAAATCCCTCATATTAGAGGGATTTATTTTTTTTTAGCGACTGTTTAGTAAAGGAGTGAAGAGAAATGCCGGACGCTAGAACTCTCGTTGACAACTACGACTTTACTAAAGGTAAAGATGGATACATTATAAGCCAATCACTAACACAGCTATCTAATACATCTTATCTAACAGACTTCTATAAATTCACCAATGATGGTATGATTATCTATTCTAAAGCACCCAGATTTGATGTAATAACTGGTAAAGAAATGCCAGATAAATATACTATTGAATTCTCGTGTAGGTATATTGATTTTTATAAACCATCTTATGGGTGGAATCATATTTTTAGTTTCGGCTGGCATCATAGTAGTGGTGGAGGAGATATCCCATACTATTCTCTTTGTGTTGAACCACCTAGAGACGGAGTTGGGTATAATATTATAAACTATTTTGGTCCGAACACAGTTTCTATATTATCGAATCATATGTTTGAATTTGAGATTCAGGTTGACTTTACTGCTAAAACTATTGCTATGTATATGAATGGAGGATTTTTGAAGAAATTTGAAAATATAACAAATATCACCAATAAGACTCCATTCTATTTCTTTGGCACTGGATTTGGTGAAGCTAGTAACGGTATTCTTAAATCATTGAAGATTTATGATGGCTATAATGTATATCCAGATAAGCCAGTGGCTTATACAATAGCATTAGAAAGCAAAGGAGATATTTATGGATATCAATATCCATAATAGTAATATACTATTACTGTGATATGGGTGTATAATGGAGCATCCATACGACATTTTTAACTCCTTTCTTTGTGACTAGGGGCATGTGTCCCGAGAGGGTAAAGGTTTTCGTCATTTCCTTTACCCTCTTTCTTTTTTGTTTATAGCTGCACATTAGAACCTGAATGAGAAATAATTCATCCCTCTACCCATAACGGGTAGAGGGATATATTTTAGCTTAATAGAAGGTTCTTATCAAATAGATCCATCTATTACTCTTCTTCTTTCTGCAAATCATCTAAAACATTATTTTGCATTATAGTTTTCTTAATGACAGAGAATTGACACTTCTCTCTATGAATAGTGATTGACTCTAGTTTAATATCATAGGCCATATCAGAAGTATCAGTAAATGCTATCTCTCCGTATCTGGCTCTTTCTGTACCATCTACGATAATCTTAGAAAGATTATTTCTAAAGAATGATGAAATCTCTTCATAAGCAAGATATCTATCATCGAAGTATATGCTTATATTAGAAGATACGATAGATTCACCATACTTATTAGCAATATTGGCTAATAACTGAAGCTCTGTTCTAATATGAGACTCTGGTTTAGGAACTTTCTTAATATCATCTTCATTGAATGTCCCTAAAGTATCATTCATCTCATCTAAGAGTATATCATCCTTCATAAGTAATTCAAACTTAGTTTCAGGGATCTTGTTTCTTTCTTCATTCATATCTATATATGCTATAGCACTCATATCAGTGAAGTTATCTGCGTCTTTATTCCATTTACCGATAAAGCCGATCTCTTGGATAATAAATGTTTTCTCATACAGTCTTTTGACAAATTCTCTATCAATAGGAATAGTAGTAAAGATAGGATCTTCATTAGACCATAGGATCTTCTTAGTATACAAAGTGTATAGATCTATTACAATCTCTTTAATAGGAATGATATCTTCTTTATATTGAATATATCTTTCATTCTCTGGAATAAAAGATGGATCTTTAGTCAAGATAAAGATAAGCTTCATAATATAACTCCTCCATATACTCATTATACCTTTATATTATATACAGGTTTCCTAGACCATATAAAGTTATCTAAATGCAGAATATAACCCTCTATCCATATGGATAGAGGGAATAGAATCGTTTCAAAGAAAAACAGGGCCTGCGGCCCTCCCTTGGTGGGGTGGTTGGCGGCTGTTGTTCTCTTATGCGGCTGGTGGTGGTACCCGAACTAAGTTCCTACCATGATGTTGAGTCGATTTAAAAAGTTAAATTTACTGATTGGTTGGTCAAAAGATTAGAATTGTCAGAAAATTACCCTACTAATAGATGTAAATAATTATATACGGAAATTTACTGGTACACAGTTTTGGTTTGCTAATACTATTCGCGCACCTCTGGATCATCGCGCACCTCTGGTTAGAGACTCCCTTATTGGGAGTCTCTTAAACAAGAGAAAATATAAAAAGAAGAGTATACCTATATTTCTATATAGAGATAGTAATGATTAGAAGAATTCCAGCTATAATAATTCACAATCTCCCCAATATAAGAATAACAGATATGAAGAGGAGGTTATTAAATGCAGATTGTCGTGTTTGAAGGACTGGACTGTAGTTTCAAGGAGACTAACTCTATTGGATTAGCCAATTATATTGGAGATAAGGCTAAGAGATACGAGTTTCCAGATTATAAGAATGAGAGATCCTATTATATAAGGCAGTACTTAGGAAAGAAGTATAATGGTATCTCTAAGTTAATGATTATGGATATGTATCTGATGGAGATGTATGATAAATGGCATACAGATATCCAAGAAGATATAAAAAATGGTATTGAAGTTATCATCTTTGATAGATTCTGGTACTCAGGTCTATACTACAACTGCTCTACCATTAAAGAAAGATATTTGTTAGAGAAACTAGTATCTGACAAGTACAAGCTTCCCAGTGCTAATATAGTCTTCAAGATGATTACAGATCTTAATCTTATGCTTAAGAAGATTCATGAAAAGAACAGTGGAGATATTTATGAATCTGATGATAACGCTATGACCGAGATCTATAATAGATTTAAGGATATTACCTTCAACTGTGGCAATCAGTTTGATATTCCTATTACTAGTACAGATATCAATGGAGACCCCTGCTTTATGGATAGAGATGATATTCTATCCAGTATTACGGCAACATACGATATTATGACCAATATAATCTAAGGGAGGGACAATGAATGAGTTCATTCCTTAACGAAATACCATCATCCTTTCCAGATGGATTAGAAGAGGGCATTGCTTTTATAGCAGATAAAGATTATGATGAAAGACCAGTAAAAGTATATCAAGATATACTCCTTACTCTTATACGACGTAATCCTGCTGCTACATTTGTTATCTATTCTCCAGCAGAGAAGATTCTTGAATGGTTTAAAGATTATATGAAAGTATTCCAGATACCAGAAGAGAATCAATGCATCATTTATCCTCCTGGATACAAAGAGCAATCTGAATACGAAAAGAATCAAGAAAGGGCAGGAAGATTGCTTATAAGAGATCCTAGACTGTACAATAGATCATATGCTCAGCCATTGGATCATGCTCAAAGAGGATATAACGCATTTCCTGGCAAGAACTCTATTGAGAATAGAGCTTATAACAAATCTATTCGGAAATCTCCAATTTGGTATACTTTGGAGAAGTATAAAGAGATCTTTGGTAAGGCTAAGATCAAACTAGTTGTTATATTTACTGATAATCCTGGAGCTACTCCTGTAAAGGAGATGTTATCTACGGCCAAGGAATATCAGTTCCAACTGTTTACAGTTAATTCATATGGTGAATTTACGGATCTAACTGATCCGAACGTTTTGTTACATAAGAAATTTTATGGAGGAGTATTTAGGCATGAAAATACAAGAAAAGATTAAGGCTCTGTTTTCTGATATGCCTAGTGAGACAGTAGATGATATTTCTATGATTATCCCTGATCATCACAGAGATAGCGGATACAAGATTGCTGATGGAGTAGTAGAAAATGAAGTTATATATGCATCTGATTCATCTTATCTAGTATCTAAGGCTGCACGTATGTGTATTGGTCAAGATGTAGAGGAAGATTATGAAAAGAGATTGTTGCATATCTCTCGTGTTGCTCTTAGAGGGCATGAGTCTACCTTTGAACACACTAATATTATTATAATGCTTCACTTCAACCATTCTCTATTTCCAGAGTTTATTAACTTTGCATCTGGTATGAGATACCTGAATTGGAAAGTAAGGCAAGATAAGAATAACGTTCATATTCTTATTGGTGGCACCATCAGAGCATATAAGAATGCTATTCGATTCTGTCCTGATTGTATTCATAATCCTTTTATCAACTCCATCAAAGAAGTTCTGTATAGTTGTACAGAGTCTGTCTATTATGATGATCTTATTAAAGATGGAGTAATGGATAGAGACCAATTTGCTACTGCAGTAGAGAACATGAAGACCATCAAATACTCTAGGGCAAGTATTGATGATGATGTTCTTTGTGATGTTATTGGCTATGAGCATAAGAAGCTTGAATCTGAAAATGTAGAGATTCTTGCTACAGAACACCACACTATGGATAAGATCCTTAAGAAGGTCTCTCCATATGGGTTTAGTATATATGATTGTATGGATATGGCTGCAGTGACTGTTGTGTTTAAGAACATTTCCCGTGCCATTTCTGTACAAATTGTGCGTCATCGGAACGGCATCTCTCAGATGTCTCAGAGATATGTGGATTACAGAAACAAGGGGTTTGTTGATCCTCTGAAATTCATTTCTGATGAGGCTCCAAACAAGAGATATAATGTGAACATTTACGGGTCGAATGTTTCAAAGACATCTCTTGAACTCGGAAACGATTTGTGTAAGATTTATGATCAATTGATCGAACAGGGAATGAAGCGACAAGATGCTAGGGGATTCTTGCCATCGAATGTCGTTACAGATCTAATGATGACGTTTACATATCGTAATCTTTATCATTTCTTTGCTATGAGAGAAGCAAATGATGCACAGAACGAAGTACGAGATATTGCTAACCAACTACATCGGCTATTCAGAGAGTATGAGCCTCTTATTAAAGAGAGCGATAAATTTGATGAGCTGATGCTTAGGTTTGCTGATCTACCGCTCTATCTATTAGAGCAAGAGGATTATACTGAGCCGTCTATAGATGAGGAAGAAGTTGTGGACGGAACTATCATTGAGTAAGGGAATAGTGGACAAGATGAGAAAGACGATTTATAATCCAACTAGGGAACAGTTTTTAGCATGTAAAAGGAAATTGCCTTCATCTAGGATATGTCAATGCTCTATTCTTAGACAAGGTAAATTTATTGGGCCTAAGTATGTCTTTGATATTCGTCATGGTGATATTTTTAAGTATTACATGTACAATGGATCTGATTGGGTAATCAACCCTATGGCTCTGCCGTTTGTCGCTACAAGCGACCCATATATTAATGCCTATGGTAAGCCTGTCATCGAATGTCGACAAGCTCCTATAGATATGTATAAGTCTCAGTTGAAGAAGGAGAAATAAGAGATGATTCTGAAAAATGCTACGATGTATCAGAAGGACTTTGATAGTTTTGAAGAAGGTGTAGAGGCAATCTGCTCCCATGTTAATCAGCTTAAGCAGTTTTTCAATGAAGCTAAAAACGAGGAAGAGGCGATGAAGAATCTCTTTGAGACATTCATTACCAATCCTCCGACGACAACAAATGGAAACTTCCCGTATACGTTTTGTCTCAAGATTAACTCCCGAGGAGTTATTTTTGATACAGATAAAAGACTTAGCTTTGGGTGGAGACCCTGGGTGCGCAATGGTAAGACATGGTTTACGTTTAGCGTTTACTTCCCGAACTCTAAGACGAAAACTGTGTCTGAGAACAATCTGATTGACGATAAGTGGAAGCTTATTGAGCCGAGAACAGAGGTTGCTGCAGAGTCTGAAGCTAACTAAGTCTCATCCCACCTCCTTATAATCATCCTACCTTTCCAAAATATCCCTCTACCTGTAATGGGTAGAGGGATATGGCATGTTCTAAACACATTGATAAAGAGGTGATTATAAGATGCGTAATCCTGAAAACATTAATCGCTTAGATATTACAGATACTAAAACCGATACAATCAAATTATCATCTATACCTGAGTTTGAGATTGAAGACTGGGACTTGTCTGATCCCAAACAGTTTAAGAAGTATATTAATACTATAGAGAAAATTGTTAGAGGGTCATTTGAATATAGACAGTTTGTTGGATTTCTACGTGATTATGTGGGAATGAATAAGTGTTCTATATATGAAAGAATCACTAATCAAGACTCATTCAAGGTCAAGATACATATCCATCATGAACCAATCACATTGTATGATATAGTGATAGCAGTCTATAATAGAAGAGCTGCTAATAGAGAACCACTATCTGAAGATATGGTTGCTAAAGAGGTTATGTATCAGCATTATATGCTTAGAGTTGGACTGATTCCTTTATCTGAGACTGTACATGAATTGGTTCATAATCAGTTTATCTTTATTCCTACTACTGCTGTATTTGGTAAGTATTGGGAGTTAGTAGACATATATCATGATTATATGGAGCCAGAGACTCTTGATACATTAAAGAAGATAGAAGAGATCTCTACTAACTTTAATATGGATGAGAATAAGAAGGTACTGGAGACTCATATGATTCATCTTGATACAAGTGAATCTTATGATACTGACTTAGACAAAGTTAAACAGGTTTTGGAAAGCCGAATTGACGAAATTAAGGAATCTTATAAACGTTGATCTATCTAGGGAGGGGCAGATTATGGGGTCTAAGAAGAATAATAAACCTAAACCAGATGATAGTATTGGAGCAGTTAGAACTTATTCTAAACCATTGGTTTCTTCGTCAGTTATGATGGATCCTAAAGATGTTTATCTTAAGAAGAAGAAATCTTTGTCTGATAGATTTTGGGATCTGATCTGTATGAAATGATTGGTCGACACTACGATAATCTATAATGGAGGTAATGTAAAATGAGTCTTTATAAAGGTACATTTCAGCTGATTGCTGAATTGGCTAAAACAGAATGTGGAGAAGATTGTCATTCTTACACAGCAGATGCATGTGAGATTGAGTGCAATAGTGTTCTTGCAGAAATCGATAAGATTGCTCAGGGAGAGATCAAGTATCTTCCTCAGGCCGTGAATATTCAGGTTAGCCATGAACACGGTTATTTCGTTGAGATGGAAGATGTAGTTAGATATATGATTGGCACTAACTGCAGAAGTTTCAAAGAAGCTCTTGATGAGATTGCCAAGGGTAATGGAACCGATCAACCTCTTGCTATCTGTATTGAAGCAGAAGAGCTTAAGAAGGCTGCTAAGAAAGCTAAGAAAAAGAAAATGGAGATTTGTCCTGATTGCAATAAGCCCTCATATCTTTGTGATTGCAAGAAACCCAAGAATGAAAAGGCTATTGATTATGACGATGACGAAGACGATCTTGATGATGACGATGATGAAGAGCTCTATGAGAGTGCTATGCAGATCATCAAGAAATGCAAAGCAGAAGGTATTAAACTTCTTCAGAAGTAATAGATTTATACATATTCCCTCTACCCATATGGGTAGAGGGGTATTTTATTTATAAATGGAATTTTTATAAAATTTATGTATTCTAATCGCATTAGAATGGTAGCCTATAGAACCATATAAAATCCTATATTGCAAATATTTTAACCATATCGCAAGGGTACATGCGGCATTTTTTATATTTTGCATTTTAAAAGAAACACATGTTCTAGCATGCACCATTTTAAGTAAACTAAAGAAATATTTGAATATATACTATTATTGTAACGAAAGGAGCGAATAATGATAAAAATTTGATATATTATACGTCTATCATATGGATAGGTGATAGATGATAATTTCTAATAGTCTTTAAGGAAATCTGATAAATCTTTATAGTCTATTAGAACCATATAAGAGAACTAACTTGTTTTTCATCTATAGGAGGAAATGGAAATAATGAAAGTAGAACAGAAGGAAAGAATTACAAAGTGGGTTAAAAGTAACGATATCATCAATCATGAGCTTATGAAGTCTTATGTGAAGTTTGTGATACAAGCATTGATTACAAAAGACCCAGCTATTGAAGCTATCTCAGAGGCATGTAAAAACTTTGATGAAAGTGCTATGAGAGCAGCTATTCAGATTCAGTCCGCAATCATGTATAAGCTCAAGAACTCTGACAGTTCTGGGGTTGCACACGCGATTGATTTGATCCATTCAATGAATAATGAAGATGCATTGATGGAGTTCATTGATGAATTGAAACAGGATGAAGCTATCGGATCGATAGTAAACGATTATATTGATAATCATCAGTAAGAGGGAGGTATCGTAATGTGATCGCATTCTTTAATGCTATTAATACATACACAGATGCTTCCTTGGTCAAAGATGGCAATGGGATTACGAGCACTTGCGCAGGATATGTAACAGTATATCGTGGTAAGATCCTGGATGAGGGAACTCGTGTATTGTATAACACAACAAACAACTTTGGAGAGATCTATGCTATTTATATGGGGGTACAGAGCTTGCTCAGATATGCTCATATGGATACATTCTTGAATCTTTTCTCTGATTCTAAGATATCCGTAGATGGATTAACCACATGGATTTCGGGATGGATAAAGAACCAAGATAAGAATGGGGTTCTGTATTCGTCTGCCGGCACAATGGTGGCCAATCAAGAGATCTTTTCTGCTATAGTCAATATGATTGCATATCAAGGTGTACATTTACAAATACATCACATATTAGGGCATATTAACCCTAATAATGCGTCATTACTGAATAAAGCAAGAATTATGTTCAAAAGAGAGAATGGAGTACTGTTGTCTGAAGATATTATAAGAGAGATCTGCTCTTATAATAATTATATTGATAATAGAACAAGAGATACTCTTACAAGCACTATGGATAATAAAGTGGCTCTTTCGAACTATGCATCTCCAGATATAGCGATGCAGAAGATGTTGAATAAAGAGACAGTGGATGATTATCTTCGGTTGTTAGAGGAGTAGGAAGTTTATGGAGAATATTGTTGTCACTACAACTAAAGGAGGTCTATCTTATAAAGAAGATGGATCGGCCATTCATGGCACTGCATATGAAGAGTTTATGCGTTGGAGACCGACTTATACTGGTCTTGGCCAAGAATGGTTTAATATCTTTGGAGATGCTGTACGGAGTCTTATTCTGAATACAGAATCTGTACAGAAGGTCAATTTGGCTGATAAGGTTGAGAAGATTGTGGATATTTCTAAGAGGTATGCATATATCTATTACAATGCAGAAGGTCAGACAAGAGAGACTGATTCTTCTAGAGCCTTGTTCATCTTTAAAGGAGTTCTTATGGATTTGGTCAGAGATTACAATTATATGGATCCTAAGTACGATAAACTCGTTGATGGGCTGTATAATAAGATCTGTGATCTTATCAAAGCTGGTTCGTAAAATGGTAGATTAGTTGTATACTATAACTAAAGTATACATGAAGGAGGAAATAAGTAAAATGGCTAAAGTTAGAAACGTAAACGATGTTAAGACTGACAAGAGAAGCATCGTCACCACATGCGGTATTGCAGCGATCAAGCCTTCTAAGAAGGAAGAGAATGCAGTAAACCGTTACATTATGGAAGTTCGTAATGACTTTGGTGGTGATCTTTTCGATGTCATCATTCGCCCAGAGTATGCAGTACTTCCTGTAAACTCTGACAAGAAGTTTGGCCCTTATCTCGGAGATAAGAAGAGTACTGAGTTTATGTGGATCAATCTGTTCCATTATATGTATTGGAAGAACCGTGCTACTCAGATTGAGGAGATGGTTCAGCAGTTTTTGGCAGATTATCCGGCGGTTCAGGAGAATATTGCTGATGTATATCGTTGGGCGAGAGAGACATACATCAACAATGAACTCACTAAGAGAGGACGTGCCCCGATTTATGCAGCTGCTATGCCGAAGTTTAATCCATATGCAAATATTGCAATGAATGCAGAGGGTTTCTTCGCTTATTCGAGCAGTGTAGTTGGAAATATCATTCAGTTCATGGAACAGAATGGCGCTTCTCCAGAGTATGTTGAGCAGACTATCCAGCAATTGGTTGGGGAAATCGATCAGATGCTTCATTATTATTCTGATACAATTGCTCAGGATGTAGCTAATGCTCAGCAGCAGTCTCAGCAAGTACAATATCAGATGCAGCAACAGGCAGTGATGTATCCAGCAAATCAACAGGGGGTTCAGAACCAGATGTATGATCAAAACATCATCAATCAGATTCAAAATGATACTCGTCAGGCGATGATTCAACAGTATGCAGCAAACCAGACTCAGATTATGCAGCAGAATGTATATATGATGCAGCAGCAGGGAGTTCCGGTTCAGCAGATCAACGAGTATGTTGGACAGACAATGCAGCAGATCAATGATCAGGTAGTTGCGTTCACTGGTCCTCAGATGACGATGGAAAATCAGAATTTCTATGTTCCTGAGATGGATAATGGATGTACTTGTGGTCATCATGGCCATGAATGTCATTGCCATGAGAAGGCAGCAGATATGGATATCTCTGCAGCAGTTCTGAAAGAGGAAGATACTGTCAAAGATTTTGGTAATATCAGCAATGTAGATTTCTATCCGATTGATGAACCCGATATGGGCCATCCGAATGCAATTCAGACAAATCAGAATCCTTGGGGGATGAATGAGTCTTATGGTGCTATGGGTAACAATCCATTTGTATCTACGGCTGATTATACTGGAAATTTTTGAATGCGGCACACCAGAATACCCTGGAGAAGGTGTTTGCCGCTAGTCGATCCACTACAAAGAGTGGTGAAGAATATTTTGATCTTTCAAAGATAGGCAAAGCCTTGTCTGATGAGGTTAAGCCGACAACAGCCAATATTGATATTGATCCTGATGGGGGAAAGAGATTGAACGTTGAATTTTCGCCAGAAGACATAAAGAAGATTATGACAGTAAACAAAGCTGTTAATCAGATTGACGAACAACAACAGATTGCTATGAATATAGCAAATGGCATCACCCCAGTGCAACCGATCAGCAATAATACTAATATAGATTTTACTAACATGGCTGGACTAAGAACCATGGGCTACTATAATGGATATAATAGTGGTCTTTCATGGTATGGAGATCGAAATTCATGGATGGACCTTACCAAGGAAGAAATAGATTCTGGAAAATATCCGGTAAGTAAGGTCATCAGACCAGGGGATGAAGATTACGATAAACCCAAACAGATTAAGCATAAGAAAGAACAAATCATCGTCTGTGTCAAAAGATTGCAGAAAGATGAAGATGGAAAAGCTCATTATGAGTATTATGGAGATAAAGAAGCAGTAAAACACTTCAAGAAAGAGGCCTGTGTTGAAGACTATAAGTCTGCTGCTCAAGAAGCGTGGCGAAAGATACAGCTCGTAGAAGTGTATAACTTAGCTTCTGAACTAAAAAGATACAATCGCCTATTATCTGAACAGCTTCTGTGGTATCAGCATGAAGCATCTATCGACGAATTTGATGAATTCAAGAAGATGTGTCTACAAAAGCTAGCAGATTATAGAAGCAAAGATCCGTTTGCTAAGGTTAAGTCTAATATCCGAGTCATCAATGGTCAGACTCATATTCTTCCGACAGAAGATGATGGAGTAACTAAAGAAGAACTTGATGAATATGTCAAAAAGCTTGAAGCTAAGGCGCAAGAGCCTAGCCAGAAAGATAAAGAGAATGCAGTGATTGAAAAGTATCAAAAGGAGAGTGAAGAACGTCTTGGTGGTATTCGTAAAGAGATTGAAGCCATTGAGAATGATAATGACCCGAAGAGCTCTATCAAGAAACTGCAGATGCTTGACAATATCAATGTTTGTTGCTCTCAAGAAGAGTTTGAAAGAGAGATGGAATGGAGAGAAAGATTCAAATCTAGATGGACAGATCAACAGAATGAGCGTAAGAACCAGTATTCTGTATGGAAACAGATCATGCGATGTGCAATAGATCAAGTTCCAGAAGGAATGAGCTATGATCAATGGTTTGATGAATGGTGGAATAAACCATCTAAAGATGCTCAAGATTATTATCGTAAGAACAAGAGAGCTATTCTTAGTGGTCAGCTAAGTAATAGGTTGACTCAGATTGTTGCTTCTCAGCCTACACCAGATCAGATTAAGGCTGCATATGAAGCAGATATAATCAGAAAGTATCGTGCTTTTGATAAAGGTTTAGTAAGAGACGAAGGATTGAATCAGTTCTTCAATGGTGAGTATGGATTTGCATATCTATGGCATTGCCATTTGCAAGATGAGATTAAGAAACAGCGTCAAGATCTCAAGAGACTGTATGACCCAGATGCTCTTCATGATCTATTCAGAAGCAGGAGTGGTACAAGTAACCATCCATCATTACCAAAGAAAGCAGATTATGATACACTTGTCAACTCTGAAGAATATCAGAAGAGGAGACAGATGTTCATCGAAACTATCTACAAGAAGAACAAGCTTGGGAGGTTGAGATGAATCGGAATGAGATGCTGCAGAGATTGTATAATAAGAAGAAGCTGTATAAAGGCTTTGACTTCGAAGCTCTGTGGCATCCTCCGATATCTGCATATCTAAGTGCAGAAGATGTCAATAGGTTGAATCAAATAGCTTTATCTGCAAAGCTCAATGGAAGACCATATGAGAAGTATCAGATGATAGATGATATACTTAGATTTAGAGGGTTTACCAGATTTCATGCTGGCACTAATAGGCTTGTATATAAATCTGAGTATGATGATACATTTCTTCTAAAGGTTGGAATAGATCGAGTTGGAATTACAGATAACCCATCAGAGTTCTATGCACAGAATATGATCAAACCGTTCTGTGATAAGATCTTTGATGTAACTCCATGTGGCACTGTAGCCTTAGTGGAGCGATGTGATCCTATTAAGAATCGCCAACAGTTTGAAGAAATAGCAGATGAAGTATTCTTTATCATAGTCACAGAGTTCGCTGGATTGGTTCTAGAAGATATTGGTACAAACTTCTTCATGAATTGGGCAGTAAGAAAGAACTTTGGTCCTGTATTGATTGATTTTCCTTATACCTATGCAATGGATCTAGAAAAGATGCATTGTGTAGAAGTAGATAAGGCAAACGGCTTAAAATGCCCAGGACTGATAGATTATGATGCAGGTTTCAACACATTGATATGTGAAGTATGTGGTACTAGGTATACCGCAAGAGAATTGGCAAAGGCAAATCAAGTAATCTCTATTAAGAGTGCACTTGAAAGAACAAAGGAGTTGGGAACAGTGGAAAAAATCATTGTTTATGTGACGAAGAACGGAAATAAGTATCCGTGTGGTATGGCTGAAGATAGTGTTATCAAGTCAGCTGCTCGTCATCGTAAAGATAAAAAGGTGCAGAATAAGTATGAGAAGTTTACTCAGGAGATCAATGAGAAGGGCGAAGAGCTTCTTCATGTTGAGGGAGTCGGCACTCTGAAGTGTATCGACGATCCGGCTCCGATCACAAGTGAGTCTCTGAATTCTGCAATCAACCTTAACAGCCCGGCAGAGAGCACTGAGAATGAACTCGTCGGTGAAGTTAAGGTCGATGTTCCTGAGGTCATCAATATTGAGCCGACGGAAGAGATCGAAGAAGAGGTTAAAGATACCAAGAAGAAAAAAGCCGTCAGTGCAAAGACTCGTATGAAGAGGAAGGGTATTGATAAGCGTATCAAGGAGATTGAAGAAGAATTCTACAATCTCTATGGCGATAAGTACGATGAAGACCACGTACTTAGCTTCCAGGATGATCTGACTAAGTATGCTGTTGAGATCGTGATTAAGGAGTTTGAGATTGACTCCGACTCTGCAGAGAAGGTCGTTCGTGAGATCGTTGAAACCGATTATCCGGTAGAGATCAAAGACGATCATGAAGTAGAGGATAAGTATGAGGCTCTTGCAGAAGAGATTGAAGAGAAGCCTAAGAAGAAGGCAGCTAAGAAGTCTACGAAGAAGCCGTCAAAGAAGAAGCTTGAAGAAGATTATTGATAATATACTATATACAGGAGAGACATAGTTCTCTCCTGTATATTTTGTATATTTAAGGAGGTGAACGATTTGTTCGCTAGTTGTTATATCACTAATCAGATATCAGATGTTCAGCAGATGCTGGTGGGCGGAGTAAATGTAATTGCTCTTACAGATGATATCGAAGACTTCAGGCACACTCCAGTGATGGTAGCAAGTATTCTTCTTCCACCGTATGAATCTTCTGAGGCAGATACGTATGGAGATGAAGAAGCTGCTAGAAACATTTACATTCAGTACTTGATGAGACCAGAAACAATGAAGGTGTTTGCTACAATCTTAGCAGCTCTACATGCAGGGAAAGAGATTTGTTTCTATATTCCAATGGATGAGAGCACTGCATTCAAGTTTGGCAGAACTCTTCTTGAATTTATGGCTAGTCAGTTTGGTATACTGGTTGGAGATGGAATTGGTTATGGGTTTCCTCCAAATCCTTCTACAAATCCAGACCCTATGTATGAATCTAGTCGTCTGAACACTATGTTTCTGTATGATGTGATTGATCTTAATACTCTAGCAGTAGAGTATCCTCCAGGAATCATTCCGAATGACATGGTTTGCGTTAAGATCTTAACTATGTATGATCAGGACTTCAGAAATCTGAGTATGGAACAGATCAGAGATTTTGTTGCTCGTTATATAATGAATATAAGATCAGCAATAGTTGACAAACGTGTCGCTCCGATGATGAGGGTGTGACCCAAATGATTGTATTTGGAGGGCCTAAGCTAGTTCCATCATTACAGCTTGACGCTGAAATGAGTGAGCAGAAGTGGTGGGTGTATAACTTCATGTGTCTGGTGAATATTGGAAGATATGTGAATGACCTATTTCCACCAAAGCAGATGTTGGAGTTCTTCCGTAATTCAGATATGGAGTCTCCAGAATTCGATAAATATTACGCAGAGTATATCTTGAACGAGGATAATTCTTTTGTTGCATTCATGGATATCATGATGGGGCAATACTATGGAGGAAATGCATTTATCTTATATGATGATAATTCTCCTCTTATAGACAATCTAGTTGATTCAATCAGCAAATTGATTGAGTTTAGATACGGATTGGTTCCTCGTATTGTTCATGAAGAGATAGATCTATTCTATCTTGGCAATGATGATGCTATGAGCCCTCAAGGAATTGAGTTCTTCATGGCGGACAAGGAAAGGTATACTCAATTAGTTACAGATCCGAAAGAGCTTATGGGTTCATCCATGATCATGGAGGATATCAGTGGTGGGACTATTTAACGATGTCAAAGATAATTATCTAGCCCCTATTTCATATCTGATATCAAACTATATCAGAGAATATGATATATCTAAAGCTAATATTAATATTCTCTTGTATAAGGGGCTTATTAGTAAAGATCTGTATGATGAGTTATATTCTCTTCCTAAGAAAGAAAGAGAAGTAAGAGTAGGTTTGCTTATAAAGTATGATCAGAATCTCAATAAAGAGCTTTCTAAAGGCTTCGGAGAAATGAGAAGACTGTTTTTTGAAGCAAATCAGATTCAAGACTATGAGGTTATGGCTGTTAAGAAGGATGCTATATACCTTGTAGGTCGAGAAGCACAGGTGACTGCGTTTAAGAATGTCGAATTTGTATGTAAGAATGTATATACGTCTTACTACAACTTGGGTGTGGAGTTTTATTACTATCTTGATACTAAGCAAATGGAAAAGCTAGACATAAAGGGAATCAGTGATAATATGCTTTATTTGCATGATCCCTTTATGCTAGACTTCTTAAGATATATCTTTTCTCTAGCACAGAATGGAGCATTTGTTGATGCAATGAATGATATCAGAGGATTTTATAATCAAATGGTGTTATATCAGCTTCCATTGGGTTATTACAGGGAATTGAATAATCGTTCTTTGTTTAGATCAAGAACCGTCATTGACGGTAATAGAATATATCTCTCATCTATAGGAGATAAATTCGATATTAAGCAAGCACTTGATGCTAGTTACAATCTTGGTATCCTTCGTAATCTATACAGTATTATGAGTTACCATGCTGCTAAAAGATAAATGAAAGGAGACATAAGATGGACAAAGATACTTTGAAGAAGGGAATTGACATTGCTGCTGAGGTATATACATATGCTAAAGGGGTATTCAATTCTATTCGTGGCAAGAGGAAAAAGCTTGTATCTATCACTAAGGAATATGATAATGGTGATGGGGTTGAAAGTATCACTCTTACAACGTATGAAAACAAGGATGGGTCTAAGAGCTACGAAAAATCTGTAGTGCATGACAGTCCTAAGGTAAAGTGAAAACAGCATTTATCCCCGTATCCATGTGGATACGGGGTATATGTTTGTTTAGATATACTTGATGATATCTGACATACTGCTGTTTTCTTTTTTGGGTTTTTGCTCAGGCTTAGGTCTATTATTCTCAACTACATAAGCAGTTACAGCCATATAGATCTTCTCTGATATGATATTTGGAACCATATCTTTATTATAGAATGCTTCTATCTTCATAAGAAGAGTAGAAGAGATACGAGAAGACACAGAATCAATCATTCCGGTAATGATTCTTCTTTCCTCTTCAGCATTGATATATTCAGATTCTTTTCTGAACCCAACATTCATAAAAATATACTCATTGAATGCTTCATCAATGATATTATCTAATGCTTTAGGGACCTCCGGGTCATAAAGCTTAGATTCAAATTCCTTCTCTAATACATTGGTTCTCCTATTAAGAATCATGAATGCATAGAGAACAATACCATAGATGATATTATAAGGACTAATATAAACAGCAATAGCCGTAGCAATAGCAAGCCAGAATCCTAGTTTATTATTTATGCTATCCCATGCAAAGGCAATGCGATCGGCCCAAAGCTTTATAAATTCTTTCATACAAGATTCGCTCCCTTCTCGATTATATGGATGTAAGTCTGGTTGTAATTGATGAATTTTTCGATAAGATCATCCCCTGGGATTGCTCCCAGGGGTTTATTTTTTATATAGTTGTGTGGTTAAGAGATTCTCTTCATTCCATCTAGACCAATCTAAGATTGTGTCTCTGAGTTGTAATAATTTCATTACGTGCTGTTCGTTTTCAAGTTTCTTCTCAGTAACTTGCTTTATATATACTAAAAGCTTATAGCAGATATCTCTCGTGATACCAGTTCTATAGAGCTGTAAGAATGTAGGCCAATCTCCAAAGCACATGCTAGGAGGTATAATAAACTCAGGATCACTGTGAACCAACTGATGCGCTGTCTTAGTAAGCATAACTGTGCACACATGATGCTTAGTGTGCTCCATTTTGAGCATCTCTACAAGGTCAAAAGTGGTTATGTAGTTATACATATTAAGCATATGCTCAGTAATGATCAAGGCTACGTCAAAGATAGTAAGTATGTTATGATGCATTTCAATTGTAGCCATCTCTTGATCTATATCTGAATGAATATTTGAATGTACTTGGCATCTATCTAATCCCATCTCCATGAGATGGGCTTTATAATGGGTATATGTATTGGAATGCCTGAATCTTGCAATAGCATTATCTAAGAACGATTTATATATCTCAACATCAAGCATAGACTCCCTAGTTTGAGCGAATGAGATTTCAAACGGAGAGTTAGGTGAATGTAATGTTGGGTTCACATCGTTATATTGCCAGATTTCAGGTACACTAGGTTGTCTATACATTTTAATCACCCCGTCCCCATGAAATATTTAAGTTTTTACTAATCATGCCTTATCTGTATGTTATGCGACATGATTTAACTGGATTTACATACTGGTAATTGGAAAAGAAAGAGGAGGGATTATAGTGTCTCTAAAAATATCAAAGACCTATTTAGATAACCCTTTTACAGATGCTTTGCTGTTCTATATCAAGACTCTTGCTTATGGTTGTATTATTAAATCCGATAAGGATGCTTCTGCTGAAGAAACGTTGGAATCTCTTAAGAATGCTGAATTATATATCTATGCTATGGAGAATGGCGCAGAGTTCAATATATATGAGTATACTGAACAAATGCTGGTTGCTGTTCTTCCGCCATCTGAATTGGTGCATATTAATCTTTATTTGCGCCATAAGGAGGCTATACCTACTGTATATCGAGAGCCACTTATTAAGAGAGCCAGACAAGCAGTCATAGATAACTATGTGGAAACAAATAATTACTATCGCATGATTTGTGGATTACCAGAATATGGTGATAAAGGTATTGCTTTTGCTCCATATTCTTATCTGCTCCCTCCTGGAGAGACAGTTACGGTTCCATATGTACATGAACTTGGAGCCGATGGCGCTAGAATGCTTGAACTGTATGGTATTATGGACAAGATCAGAGCTGATCATCCAAAGGCTAAGTATCTTGATTATATTAGTGCAGGTATTTCTATATATAAGGCTCGTAAGTGTATTGATAAACAGATTTTGTATATGCCAACCACTGGAAATACAGACATAGACGATCTGTTTCAAGAGAAATATGAAATGATTAGAACCTTTGTTCGTAGAAGAGTAGATTCTACAGCAATGGAATACGAGTCTGAGCATTATCAGGGATTCCTTACTGCGTTCATTTTCTTCTTGACAATGCTTGAGATGCTTACAGAGGTTCAAGACAGAATCATCAAGAAAGATATTCTTGATGCTAGATGTATTGCATTCATCTATGAGACTTATGGAGTTCCATACTATAAGAAGATTCCTCTTAGATATCAGATAATGATGTGTAAGAATATCAATAGTATCGTGCAATATAAGTCATCTCCAACTGATATGCTAGCCTTCATCAGCTACTTTGGAGCAAACAGTGTCAATATCTACAAGTTCTATTTGCTTAGAGATAGAAACCTAGACCCATGGGGCAATTATATCTATATGATGAAGACTCAGTTTAAGTCTGCTCTTAACGATATTCTCGTTCACACTACTGCTACAGCAGAACCAACTGACACTATTCCATTCCCATTCGAATATTACATTAATAAAGGTAATCTCATGTATCCTTGGGTTGGAGATCATAGGTTATCTGAAGATGAGTATGAGATCTATAATTACGATAAGATCAATGTAAAGACAGAGGAATACAAGAACAAGCCCATTAGATATGAGTTTTATTATGATAAGAACTCTGAAAAAGGAGAGTTTACTCCAAATACGGAAGACGCAATCAAGACTAGCGTTCAGATTGTAGAAGAGGTTAACGAGAAGACTAGACGAATTAATCTAGAGCTTCCTAACAGAAGTTATCTGTATGATGATAATGAAGTAATGGTCATAGTCGGATCTACTATTTTAGATAAAGCCATGTATACGATAGATATCACAGAGAATACTCTTACATTCAATAAATCTTTTGAAATGAATGGTAAGAGAATCATGATTATATACTTCTCTGGTAATTCTATCAGTACGAAGTTTGTTAGAACTCATACAGAGGCTACAGCAGATGGCCAAACCGTATTTGCTGTACAAGAGCCATTTGTAAAGTACATTCTTAATGGAAACTATTACTTTGTAACAGTTGGTGCTACGTATATAGATTCCGGAAGGTATGTATATGATGATACTACTAATAGTATCAGATTTACAGATGGTACTAAACTGTATAAGGGAAGAAGAGTCACATTCAACTTCTTGTATTCAGTAAAATCTATCTATTCTAATATCAACATTCTTCATCTTGAAGAGACAATCACTGCTGATGAGCCATATCAAATTGTATTCCAGATGAATGAGAACGTAAAGCGGTTTGTAGACTTTGGCTACAATATCTTTGTAGAGATTCGTGGATGGTATTTGGATTCTAGATTGTTTGAAGTATACGCCAATACGATTGCTTTCAAAGACCATTCTATTGGATTGCAGCCAGGAGAATCGTTTAAGATACATCTCTACTATGGGCCCACGACAGAAAATCTGATTGCATATACAGAGTCTATTGGGGCTAAAGAAGACATGCAATCTAAATTTGAGATTAGATATCCTGTAGATAAGTACTTTGATAAGGGCAATAAGATTGTCATTGATAGTGCTGGGTACCCTTTACAAGAAGGGGTACACTATACAATTGATGGAAATATTATCAATATCTTAGATGATGATGTTAAACCTAGACTCGGAGAAAGAATCTCTATACAATATGTGTACAACCAAGAATCTGACTATGCAATCAGAATCCTAGATCAGAATATTGTTGTCAAAGAGAAGAATCAGAGTCTATTCTATGTAAATCTTCCATTCTATCCATATTTTGAGACAGATCAAGGATGCGTAGTTATACATAACTCTGTTGTTGTTGATCCGAAGTTCATTACTTTTGATAAATACAAGATGTTCTTGGATATCGATTGTAAGCCTGGAGATCTAGTTACAGTTCTTTTCATCTTCAATAACAAGTATCTTACTGCTAGAAACACTCTTATCAAAGTTAAGAAGGTAACTGTTCCTAGCTCTAATGTAGACGAAAATTATATTATGAAGATGCCTGTGCCATTTGATGATTTTATTGAGAATGAATGGCCTTGGTTTGTGGATACAAATCAAACCTATGTAGATCCAAGCACATATGATATTATGGCCAATGGATTTAGCTTTAATGATCCCCCGACCATTCAAAATCATCCAGACTATACATTCTTCTTCATGTATAAGGATGCGGCTCCATGGGTAACTAAGAAACAATCTGAAGACTTCGATGAAGATATCTCGATGAAGTTCCTTAAGTTGCCACTAACTGCATTTACTGATACAGATACATATGTGAAGCTGAAAGAGAAAGTAAAAGCATATGATGCTATTACTCTTGCAGATAGGTTCTGGGATGGAGAAGATGGCAATGAAAATGAGAATGCTCTGCATAAGAGTATTAGATCTGCCATTGCCGAGCAAGAGTTTAATTATGCTCGTACCAAGTATATGAGTATTGATTATCTAGTTGATGTAGCAGAGTTATCATTCCAGATACCATATTTCTATAATATGCTCTATGATGATGTGTTTACAGAGGATAATCTGACTATCAATATAGCTAAGATTTCTCCATATCATAAGTTCAAACTTTCACATTTGTTCTGCTATATGACTGCTTTGGCATACATGTTTAAGGATATTGATGATACTATCATGAAATCTCCTACTCAGATCATGTGGGTCAAAGGATTCAACTTCAAAGCTGATCTTGATGCCATCAAAGAATGGATTCTTGATCAAAGAAGAAAGCCAGAAGACTTCAATGCTTTTGATTTTATTACGAATCCAGCCCCATATCCAGATATCAAGTCGTTCATAGATACCTATCATACGAATAAGAAAGTCTTTAAGACTATCGTAGAGAATATGAGAGAAGCTAAGAACTATGATATCTACAGTATATGGAAGAAACTGTATGATTCTATGATGGTATGGGAATTCAATATGGAGTTCTTTAAGCTAGATAATGGCGAGATCGCTCCTACATTCACTGAATTCCTTAAAGAGAAGGACAATGTTCTTTATCTCTCTCTTAAGAGAATCGAAAATATCTCTAATAGAGATGCTAGAGAAGAAGAGATCATTTCTATGATTCAAGATATCATCTATATCTTGGAAGAGTATATTGATTCTAAAGAATTCAAGTATCTCTATTTGAGCTTACCTGGTGTATCTGCAGATCATCTGCTTGAGTATCTCTTCACTATGATTAACTTCTTTAAATCATATAAAGTAATTCTTTACCAGATGGGTGTAGAGCTGATGTTTACTGATAAGAATCTTATGACCATCAGACCATATGATGTGATAAATATCAAGAGTAACCTAGATAAGATTGAGTATATTGCTACCAAAGAACATAAAGAGACTAAAGGAAACCTTGAGCCTCATGATATGGTAACAAATACATGGAGAGACAAGATCTCCATTAAATACCGTTGGGATTAAATACGGTTGACACCAATATAATCAAACGAAAGGAGATCGACTCATGTCACAACTAAATTTGAAAGATAATGTTGGTAAACAGATTGTCGATAATGCATCTCTCGGACAGAGAGGATATAAAGAAGGTCTAAGCAAACTTGATACTCAGATCACTATTAAAAATCATGATACTGGAGAAGTGATATTCAAAGGTAAGAACAAGCTTATCCTTCCTGGTGCAGAATACCTTGCTATGGCTCTTTTTGATCTTCCTGATGTTCCTTTGACACCGTCTTATAACTCTAAGCTGAATCTTGATAATACTATCTATACTGCTAAGCCTCAGAATACAAACAAAGTATTTCTATTCTGCGTTGGTACCGATGGTTGCGGTACAGAAAATTCTCAGGTTTATGAAGAGGATTATCGTAAGTGGATTCAGCCTGAAGCTCTTGTTCCTTTCCAATATAAGACCAAGAAAAAAGATATTACAGATGCTCAAAGAGAAACATACTTTGGAAGAAAGACTCTTGGAGATCATTTCGCATATTATTTCAAAGCATTTGATTCCGCTCCTCAGCTTATTCGTCAATTTACGGATGGAACGTCTATTGATAACCAAGTTTATGAGGTTCAGAATCAGATTCCCATTGAGACTTATGTCTCTATGAATATGAGTGTTACTAAGGATGATTGCAGAGATTATTTTATATCTACTCTTGGTATTAATCATGCTAGAATCAATACTATCTCCCTCTGTACTGGTTGGAGAAGAAAAGTGGATGGCTTTGATTACTTCCAGGATATCCGTCCTATCACTAAGCTGAACTTTCCTAATGAACCGTTAATTGATCTTCGTAAGTCTCTTGACATTACATATCAAGTGTATTTCTAAAATTTATTAGGACAGGGATAATTCCCTGTCCTTATATTTTATCGAAGAGGTGATGTAGAGATGAAAAGAAAAAGTAAGGAGATCAAGGATCAAAAAGATATAGATTATCTTCTTAATATAGATGAGACTACTGCATGCAGTTTATCATATATGATGGAGACATTCGGTTCTTTCAAGAATAAGAAGAAGTTTGAACCATATGACACCATTACTGTACCAGCAGGTAAATTTGGCAATGATAAAATGAAGAATAAATCTCCGTTTACCACTACTGCTGGGTTATGGGTTTATAATAAAGCTTTTATAGAGAAGGACCTTACTCATATCATTGGATATGTGAATGAGACTCTAACAGCTGATGTCACTAGCGACATCAATCAGAAGCTTACATATGCTCTTCTAGAGAATAGGATTGATCTTGAAGTCCTTAAAAGATTTATTATGAAAGAGCAGAAGTTCCAGCCTTACTCTAACATACTCTGTTCTTCATTCTCAGAAGAGATGCTTCTATCATCTGCCAAGATTGATCAGAAAAAGAGAGAATTACAGAAGAAGTATGCTAAAGAGCTTAATGGAGAAGAATCTGAAAAACTTGTAGCAGCAGACAAGATGGAGAAAGAACTCCTAGAATATTCTAAAGAGATTCTTAAGGATGATCCTGCTATGGATATCTATAACTCTGGCGCTAAAGGAAGCTTTGGAAACAACTTTAAGAATCTCTTTGTCATGAAGGGTATTATCAGAGATCCTGATCCTACTAAGGGTTATGATGTCTGTATGTCCAACTATATTGATGGTATCAAGAAAGAGGACTATGCTACAATGGCCAAGTCTCTTGCTGAAGGCCCTTATTCTCGTGCGGGGAAGACTGCTATTGGTGGATATTGGGAGAAATTGTTCCTTCGCGCATTCCAGCATATGATTCTTCTTCCTGAAGGTACTGATTGTGGTACTAAGAGAACCATTACAGTACATCTTACGAATAAGAATGTGAAGGATTACATGTATTCTTATATTAAAGAGAATGGAAGATTAGTTGAGCTTACATCTGAAAATATGGATAAGTATATTGGTAAGACAGTACAGTTCAGATTCTCTTCTCTTTGCGAGTCTAAGAATGGAATTTGTCATAAATGTATTGGCAACTTCTTTTATAGGCTTGGTATCAAGAATATCGGTGTTGTTACCCCTCAGGTAGCGTCTAAGATTAAGCTGATTGATATGAAAGCATTCCATAACAGTCAGGTCAAGCTGCATGAAATCGACGTAGATAACATGTTTGAAGAATGAGACTATTCTACCCTGTACTCATATGAGTACAGGGATATTTTTTGATTTGCTTGTTTACCATATAATGAGGCGTGTGAAAATGGTAAAGAGAGGTATGGTGATATACTATAACTCTGAAAGGAGAAATAGTGTAAACTGTAAGGGAAACCATTTATAAGGAAAAGGTGGTATAATGGAACAAAACTTACAATATCCATTCAATGACATGTTTGAAATTGAAACGACATTTGAACGGATAAACATGTCAGAAGAGATGCAACATGACATGAACATTGGTAAGGGGTTCTTTATTAAAGAGCCACAAGGGTTGAAAAAGAATATCAAGTCTTCTGATTCTATCTATTCCGATAAATTCATGAAGACATTACAAGATCCAAATGCATATTCTGATCGCTATAGTTGTGCATGTGGTTCAACTAAGGGAGCAGATTATGCACATCTTCTTTGTAAGCATTGTGGCACAGAAGTTAAATTCATTGGAGATGACTTTAGTATCTTTGGATGGATTAAGCTGAAAGAGCCATACAAGATTATTCATCCTAATCTATATAAGTCCCTTGGGTCATATTTTGGAGTGTCTACATTGCAAGCCATTGTAGAACCAGATATTGATCTTAATGAGAATGGTACCAGGATGACTGCTTATGATAGAAGAATCTATGATAAGAAGATCAAAAGGAAGTATAAGAAACACACAAAGATCGATAAGACTTATGCCGGAATCGGTATGATGGAGTTTGTCGAGAAATTTGATGAGATTCTAGAGTACTTCCATAAGAAGAATAAGAGTAAGAAGATCGAAGTCTATAATGATATTGTTCAAGATAAGGATAAAATCTTTATAGATGCTATACCTGTATATTCTACTGGTATGAGGCCATTCAAGGTTGAAGGTGGTAGGTTCACTTTCGAAGGAACCAATGCTATTTTCAATATAATGGCTCGTCTTGCCGCCAAGATCAATGAAGATAAACTATCTGTTTATATGATTGATAAGTATAGAACTTCATTGCTCTGGGATCTTCAAGAAAGATACAATGCTTTGTATCTAGAGATTCAGAAGATTCTAGCTGGTAAGAAAGGAAATCTTCGTCTCTTAGTTGGCGGCAGATGTAATTTTACAACACGATGTATTATTACTCCAGATCCAACACTTCGTATTGATGAGGTTAAGTTACCTTACCATTCAATGGTAGAGTTGCTGCAACAAACCATCATCAATATCTTAGTACATTCATACAATATTTCTTATGCTCATGCATATTCTATCTGGTATAAATCTCAGATTAAGAAGAATCAACGAGTATATGAGATTATTAATAATCTGATCCGTTCTAAGAACGGAATCCCGATGATAATTAACAGGAATCAACAAAAGGGTTCGCTATAGCGGTGACGCTGTGGTTAAAACGATACCGTGAATTGCTGGAACATGCTAAAGCTCTGATAGCTACAACGTAATCCATAAGGATAAGCGTGATATGCAGACGAAAGTCAGAAAGAATAATCAGAGATGGCCTATGCTGAAATAAAAGCCTAATATTAGGTGCTAAGGGCAGTTTCATAATGTATAATCAGCAGCTAAGCCTCCTATATATAAGAGGAAAGTTCAACGAGCATATATACTAGTACGCTAGTTAGTGGAGGGACATCCTTCGGGATGGTGATGTGCTCTATTCTATGAGTAACTCTCATAGAAGTTCATAAGAGAACTGCATATTGAAATTACGTATCGATATGTGAATACAAAGAAATTACGGTAGCATTCTTGCAATGCGCTGCATCGGGATAAATGATTCGTTTACAATGTCTATGCCATTACAGATTCTGACACCACTGAACGCAGATTTTGACGGTGACTGTCTGAATGGTATGTATATTCCTAATGATGAGTTTTGGGATGTTGCCATGGAATGCTTCAATCCTAGAAACTCAATGATGATCTCTCGTAATGATGGTATGTTCAATAATACAGTTAATGTGTTTAAGGACATTCTCATCACTGCTAATGGATTGATTGGTCTTGCTAGAGATTCATATTCTGATGAAGAAATGAAAGAGCTGAAGAAGATCAAAGAAACATGGCAATAAGGATATAAATTCTTTTAGATAAGAATGGTGCTAGTACAAAATTGGTACAATTCTAAAGTGCTTAAATTTAGTATGTTTAGAATTGTACTATATTTTGCGTACGACCTTTTTATTTAGAAGAATATCTTTTGTTCATGAAAGGAGTATTGTATAAGATGGAGAAGACTCGTTGGTGCAGAATGTACTTTAAGATTGAATCTAATACATTCTACAAACAGTTGAAGAACCAGAAGTTTCATACTGAATTTGTGCGTATTGAATCCAAAGCTGATGATTATGAAGAAGATATAAATATACTTCCGATTCGTGATCAAGGTACGGGTGAAAGAGGAAATCCGATTTGTCTTATTCTTCGTATTTCTATGCGAGAGCATGTGAGAGAAACCAATGTTGATTTTCTCCAGAGATGCGAGAAAGTAGCTCCGAAAGAAGTAGAAGAATGGATGAAGATCAATTATAAAGATTTACCTCCTTCGTAAACGCACACATTTAGGTATGATTGGGGATGTTAGAAATGGCAATTCGGCGTTTATCCGATATGCCTGCTGTTGGTACATGGATATTTGAACAGAACGAGATTACACTCGAAATAGAACATATTTTGTGTGTAGCTCACTTAGATGATACAGAGGATTCTGAAGTTAAGTATGCTCTGTTTCAATCAGAAAATAAAGAGGACAATCGCTATGTAGAGAATGGAATTCCATTCTATCTTATGCATGGTTACGTTGACCTCTAAAGAAGGAGAAAAGATAAAGTCATGAAGTATGTTCAGGACTTGCTTAAAGAGGAAGCAGAAAAGACATTTAATTCTTTTCTGAAAGACAAAGACCTCAAGAAGTATCTTGAGGAACACTGTTTGTATTATGATGCTGACCCTATCCATTATGATGGAGAGAAGCTTATGACTATTACTCTTGTTCTTGACAATGGTCGTTATGGCATTCCTACTGGGATTAGCGTAAAAGATATGAAGAGCCTCTTTGGCATTTGAGTTGCTAAATATCCCTCTACCCGTTATGGGTAGAGGGAATAACTTCTTCTTTATCTTTTCTTTCTTCTAAAATTACATAGAAAACTATGATTTATTTTTATTGATGACACCATCGTAATGGAGGTGTAAATCCAATGGGAGAAAGCAGAATTATTGTATCTCCGTCAGAGATATTTCCAGATGGTAAAAGAGAAATAGAGTTTGTAAGAGAGCAAAGCGGATCTCTTAATTGTGCCTTAGTAATGCCATCTGAAGCAAATACATATTCACTTGCAATCGAATACATGAAAGAATGGTATTTAGATGGATTTGTAGACGGCTTCTTCAGATCTGTTTATGTCAATGAGAAGAATCTCATCGATGACTTTAGAGTCATGACTAGAGAGCAGCTTATTAAAAGACCCAAACCTTGTTTATCTATTACCCCTAAAATAGAGCAAGAATTCAACAGAGATAACTTAGACCTCTATAACTATGGGTCCAATATATATTATAATAGAGCTAGATTCAAGGACACTTTCTTCAAAGATCCTGAAAAGAAGCTATTTGTGGGTATTGATTTCGAAATGAAGAAAATCATGTTTCAATATAGAGCTAAAGTACAGACTCTTACGATGGCCCAGAATATGGCTAAACATTGTAAAGTTAGGTTCAGAGCTAATGGGACACAAGGAAAGTATGTAGATCTTGATATTCTTATCCCAGATAACTTGGTATATACTTTAGCTCAAGATGCAGGATTTAAGATCAAAGATAATGTTATAGTAGATAATACAGCTTTCTTATGCTATCTCAATCAGCATTCTCAGCTTCCTATTCTATACAAGTTTACTACTGCTGTGGGCAGATTCCAGTATTATATGAAGATTCCTGATATGTATATGCATATCAGAACAGAGAATGTATCATATGATGATGGAGAGCGTAAAGGCCATACAATGATGAATTACATTGTAGACTTTGAAGCAGAGCTTCTTATGCCATCCCCAAAGTTCTTTGCTTACTATACTGCTGAGGAAAGAGAGTTCCTTAAGATAAATGAACCAAATGCCAATTCTTATTCTCTCTATGCTTTCCCAATGCAGACAGCTCCGAAAGTTAATGATAAGGGTTGGCCTCAGTTCATTACTACAAACTATGTAGATGATGAGGATAATTTCAAAGATAGAAACCCAGTTGTGATCTACTTTGATGATCTGATTGGAGATCTAAGAAAAGTTATAGATTATACCCTTTCTATTCATCTTAGCCCTTCTATGTTCATTGATTTTAAGCTCTTTAACGAAGGCAAAGAAGTCAAATTGCAAATTGATTGGCTTAAGCTTACTCTGAGCACGGAAATTGCACTAGAGAACATTACGTCGTATCTAGTGCTGTATGTAGATACAAATTATCTGAATACACAGATACTCAAATTAAAGGAAGAAGAGAACGAAAGAATCACTTCCTATGTAAAAGCAAAGAATGTACGTACTAGATAAATATCTATCCCTCTACTCCATTTGAGTAGAGGGAATAGTTTTATTTATTGGTGATATATTATATCCATGAAGGAGTGATGACATGGACGGCAAACCCAAACTCAGCGAAATCAGTAAACTTATACGTATGGTAGAGAAGCATGGTGAGAGAGATAAGCATGTAGATGCTCTCTTAGCAAAGCACGGTTATCCCGGAGACAAAGTAGATGATGACTTCGAGGAAGAGAATGAAGAAGAATCTATAAATCTGTAAAAGAAACAAATAGATTTTTAACAACACATATCCCTCTACCCATTATGGGTAGAGGGATGAATGGTGTATCTTCGTTATTTTTTACATAATGTATGCGTAACTAGATCTCTTAATATCAGCAGCAATTACTTCAATCTCACCAGTGATCTCAGTATTGGTTTCACCAAGTATTCTCATAGCACCAGCTATAATTATAGAGTTAGTTCCATAAACAGTTACATCTCCATCAAGCCAATTAGTAAGCTTGGCAGAGATATATGCTTCCCCTCGGATTTCCATATCATGCTCATTTGAGAATTCAGAATGATCCAATGTAGGATCTTCCGGATTAGCATTATGAACAGGATTTGGATCTCCAGTACGGTACCAGAAAGTCTTACCATGTTTAGCAGCAATTCTAGTATATGGACCAGAAAGACCATCATCGATATAGATAGTATCCCTACCCTTATTATCTTTAAGGTATACAATTCTATCACTGCTACAGGCGATCAAATCACCAGCAGATGTTGTTTCACCAGTATCTGGATTGGATGTCTCTGGGAACACGATGCCTATAATCTTTGCTTCACCAATGATAAGATCGCCATTAGATTCTACACTGAAGTATGTGTCCCATCCTTTAGAGATGGCATCCTGAATGCTCCACTTATCATCTACTACCTTAGGGGTGTATGTAGTATTGTCTACAAATGTCCATTTGAATGCAGATGCAGTAGATACATTAACCTCACCAGTCAAAAGCGTACCATCTGAAGTCACATTTCCAGTATTAGGATCTGTAAGGACCTTGAATACTCTACCAATAACCCTCAGATATGGACTAGAGAGAGCATCATCCACTTCTGGAATGGGAGGCTCTGTGCCAGGCAAGTATGTTTTGTAAACGATGTTATCACTAGAACATGTGATCTCTGGCATACTAGTTATTGGAATAGCAATACTGATTGAACCATCAATATCAACTGGAGTCCTCTTCTTGGCGATATCTGCAGAACCAATAATTTCAGCAGTTACATCTCCACTAATAGTAACCGATCCAGTAAGTTCAGCACCATTATGAGGCGTTATGACACTAGCAGAACCAGTGATCTCTGGTAATCCAGATGCCTCATAAACAACAGTTACTGTTCCATTAAGATCCTTAGTCAGATGACCAGTAACTCCTACGATACCAGTAAGCTCCAATCCTCCTTCTTCATAATCAGAAGGATATGCATTTTCATCATATCTATTGGCAGGATCAGAAATATCTTCACCTTTCTTCTCTTTGAATACAGGATTGGTCTTATCAGGAAGCTTATAGTAGTTATGATCAAAGGCAAACAGCTTAGGAACGGTGACTGTTCCATCCATAGAGATGCCGATATTAATATCTACTTGTACAGAACCAGTAAGTTCTACACCCATAGGAACAATAGGTTCAACGAAACCAGATATCTCAGAACCAATGAATTCGTTAGCAACACTGACGGATCCTTCAAGTTCTTTAGTATATCCACCAACGACAGTCGCAGAACCAATAAGAAGATCACCTTCAGATTCGGAATCTACGACAGTCGAATTAGGCAGATACATATCATCGTACCAACGGTTAATGCTCTCAGAGTCATATCCGTCATATAGTACGCTGTTATGCGGACCATGGAACGTATGTTTAAATACACCTGTAGACCAAACCCTAACCTGTCCTTCAATCCAGGCTGCAGGCCCTTTATGAGCTACAGATGTAGTACCGGTAATCTGAGTACCCCAATCACGATGGTCAAAGGCGTCCTCTTTTAGTTCAACAATCTGTAATACTTCTGTTTCTATTCCAGTAGGGGCATTCTCTCCAATAACTGCATTGGAATCATTGAAGTATTTCTCATTTACTGCTACATACTTAGGAACATATACATCACCATTAAGCTCTGTTCTAACTCTATCTACTTGCACTTCTACAGTGCCATCAATAGTCTTAGAAGCAATAGCCGCAGTAGTAACGTTACCCTTAAGAGTCGTTTGCAGCGGATGCCCAGGAACATCGTAATAGCTGAATACAATAGCAGGCTTATTCTCACTCTCTTTAGACATGATTGAGATAATTTGTCTCGTAGCAGTATCATCAGAGTTAAAGTAATAACCTACATTATCGATCTTATCAGTTATTCTCTTTTTGATGTCTTCAGTAATATTGATCGATACGCTCTTATCTGTTTTCTCCACATCAATATTGTTGATATGTTGTCCCTTAGTAGGAGCGTTGGCCCAAGATACTAATATCTCTTCCCAGTTAGCATTATCATATTTATACATATTCAGGGTATGATGTTTTTGTCTATACCCTGAAATAGATAATACAAGATCAACATTGAGAAGGTTATCCAAAACTTTTGAAGGAACTTTACTAAGTCCTACAAAGTTCATAATTACAGCACTATCAGATGTAGGAGAGTTTACAACCTGCATCGTTCTAGAATCACCATAATTAGTATATTCCTCTGCCTTGAGAAGTAATGCATCCTTCTCTACAGGCAAATAGAATTTCTTTATCGGAGGAGACACTATGTCTACTGCTCCAACAAATCTATTCTTTGACATTTTTCTCTCATCCTCTCATTGTATTGAGATATACAGAGATTTGATTAGCGATTGGATTCGCCAGTAACATCAAACTCTGCTGATTGTGGTGTAGACTCAATAGTCTTAGATTTAACTCTTACATAGAATGGAACTGTAGTAGATGATTCTAACTTAGGAATATTGAGGGCAGTAGATGGATTATTGAAATCTTCATCCTTATCAAATTCTACCACATACTCTTCAGAAGGTCTATCATTAACTGTAGTCTTAATATTGATATCAACCAACTCGTTACCCGTTCTATTGATAAGCTTGACTTCTTTCTTCTCAGATATTTGACCAGTAAGGATAACACCGAAGTCTAATTTAGCCAATACTTCATCAAATTCAGTAGTAAGAACATTCTCGTCTTTATCTGCAAAGAGCATACCATAATGAGTTCCAATGAACTTATGTTCTACCTTAGTGACCTTTTTCTCACCAGGAGTATCATCAGAAGCGGTAAGAAGGATAGTATTCTCTTTGCCAATAAGAATATTCCTAGAAGGCACTACAAACGTATATGTAGCGGGAGATACTTGTAATGAGAATTCTCCAAACTCAATACCGTTTACTGATGCTTTACATGATACAAGATCATTATCAGGATCAGTTACAGTGACACTGAGAATATTCTCATGCATAGTGCATAGTACTGTTGGGAGCTTATTAGCCTTATACACCCAGATAGTGGTTCTTTCAGATAAAGCTCGTCTAGTATCGAATGCCTGGATATATAAGCCGGTATAAGAAGCCCCATTTGCATCCATGTTTGTAAAATGTTTACCTTCGATAGTCACAGAGTATCTGCGACCAGATGGCAATCCGGTTTCTTCGATAATTTTTCCATGCTCGTCTATCGTATTTACATATGCAGTGTATCCAACCTTATCTCCTTCAGGATCAGTGATATCAAAGGATACAACTACATCTTCTTTATGGATATGCACATATGTATCCGCTCCGACATTAGAGGCTTGCACATTAGTTATTTTAGGAGGCTGATTTGATACCAATGACATCCCATATCCAGTTACAAATTGAAAATCTCTTGGATTGGTATTAAGAAGTACATTCTCTACCCTAGATATCCAGTGTACTTTTCCATCTTCTTTTTTTGTATAATAGAGATCGTTATATGATCTAAACAAATCAATAGAGTTAGCGCCATATGTATTACTTGGTTCAATTAGCATACCTTTATTTACATCAGTGATAAGATCCTCTACTGAGCCAAGAACGAATCTTCCACCCTTTTTAGTCCCAGTAATAGCAAGATTCTTTACTATAAATTTAGTAAACTCATTCAAACTCTCTTCTGCAGCATCATATTTGAATACCCATCTTACTTCTTTTACATTATATGCTTCATCGTAGAATCGATGAGAATATTCATTAAAATTAATGAATTTATGACTATGGACTGTTGTCCATCCATCATCTTTAAGAATTTGGAACTCCATATTTACAGGAAGCTTACATCCAGATGCAAGAGAAACCTTGATACCACGAATATCTTTAAACTTATCTGATTCATGCTTTAACCAAATAATATGTTCGTTCTCTGCATCAACTTCTTTTTGTCCAGAGTTATCGAATACAGTGATATACCCATCTGTACAGGTCATGGTACTACCCATTCCTGTAATGAGAGACGCATCGCTTGGAATATCTACATTTCTATCTACTAGATAATACCCATCTTCTACGTTGTTTGTGGTAAATGCGGATCTGACAAACATATTAGCAATATATCCATCGCTGTAGAAAAATAAACCAGGACCAACTGGCATAAGCTTATTATAATCAGTATGTATCGCTGTCTTATCAGAAGTATTTCGAATAGTTCCAACAGTATACACTACATTGGCATAATCTGGTACATCTCCATTTATATAGACTCTTGCCTTTTTCATTTTCTTATAATGTATATTACGAAGACGATATAGAGTGTCCTCTGTAAATGCTTTAGACCAATCCAATGAATCCCCAATATATTTAAGACTAAGATCACTCATGACAGTATAAAACTGTTCTTTCTCTTTATGACCGTCATCTTCAATCATCTGAGAGATCAGAAATTGTCTATTCATTATATTTCATCCCTTTCTATTTTAGTATTACACAAATGTCATCCGACACAAGATATTGGGGATGGCCTTTTGCCATCCCCAATATTATCTCTTATGGAATCATATATTCAAAACTTATGCTCTTCAGTCCAGTAGCATCTTTAGACACGATCGCTTTTCCATCTGTTCGAAGCATTATAATAGGACCTTCAAACTCTTTATTAGATGACGCACTACAAGAGATTCTAATGCCTTCTCCAAGAACAATGCTAAGAATAGTTTTAACATGGATTTCTGTTCCGCTATTTATAGATCTAATAGTCTTCTTCCATCCAATACTATACTCAGTTGTATATACACGGAGATCTCCTCTGCCACCAATACTACTAGTGATCTCATCTGTAATAAACTTCTTATATTGGATAATATCAGTATACGGAGAATCTCCAAACAATACTACTCTTCTAGTAGCAGTTTTCATACTAAGGTCATTAGTAGGAAGATAGATGGCATATTTATTACCTTTGTAATCAGTAATAATTCCATCTTCTGTATTGAACGTAAAGACCACCTCTCTACCAATAAGACCAAGAGTTCTAACCTTCTCTTTATCAATACTAGTAAACATAGTCTCTTTACCATCATCTTCATATTCTGGTACAAATGTACCGTCACTCATAATAGTATAATACATGAATGCTCTGTCTTTAACGCACTCTGGAACTTTCTTGACTCTAAACCAATTCATAATAAATATCCTTCCCTTCTTTTATCTTACAAAGAAGTAGATCGTATAAAAATTCCCTCTACCCATAAGGGGTAGAGGGAAATGTAATCTATCTATATGGTGTCTAAATTATAGATTAGACGTAGTAGCCCTGGAAACGAATCTTGAAACCAGTCGTACCAGCATTAGCATTCTGAGGAACAGCCATACGGAAACGAGCCTTAGCATAGTTAGCCTTGTTAGCTGTCTGTGCTGCACTCGGAGACGTTGCAGGGGCGATCTCACCAGTGTTCGTGCTGCCCTTAAGGACGTAATCCTTAGCGTCATCTCCTGTGAATGATGTCGGGTTAGCAGCAGCATTATAGATCTTTGCTACAGTTGCGCCACCAATAGCCTCCCACTTGTCATCCGTACCGCCACTATCCTTCGCATCATTGATATTGACCTGAATCCACTTATCAGCAGCAATCGGATCGGAAGCCTTACCATTAGAGTCAAATGCACCAACAGTGCACTCAATCATATCAGAAACCTCTGTTGTATTAGCCGTTCCCGGGGTGGCAGCCTTGTTATTCCATACATAAACCGTAAATTCGCTGGATACATGATCTGCTTTTACAGTTCCCGGAGACCATGTAGAGATCTGAGTCGTGTTGTCATCTGCATAGAGACTGATAATAGGTGTAGCCATATTAATTATACCTCCATCTGTTTAGCTCGTTATATTCTCATAAAGAATAGTAAGAGCATCTTTCTTTTCATTTTGGAACTTATTACGAAGATCATCAATTTCACTTCTAGTCCCATAAATCCAATGATGAGTACTTTCAAATCGTGACCCATCAAACCTTACTCCATTAGTCTCACTGATTAGAAAGTCATACATGCCAGTTATAGTAGCATAATCATGTCTCACGTCATCGATGTATCTAATGGACGGCCAACCACTGTAACTCTGAGTATCTTCATTCCACATACTATGTGCAAATTGATGATACAGTTCAGTCATATTACTTGGACCATACTGAACAGCTCTAGCAAATAATATTGCTTTTGCTGAATCAGTATGATCTTCGATATTATAACCGTCTCTTGCTAAGAGATAAGCAGCAGGCCAAAAATACTTCTCTAAAGCATCATTGTAGTCCATGTCTAGAGAAGTATATTTTCTAGCTAAGCAATCTATCATTAATATCATCCCTCTGATTCAAGAGTAATGATTACCTCAAGATTCTTAATACTAGGAATAGTGGCAGTAACATTGATACGGAAACGTGTCATCTTTTCGACCACTATACCGGTAACAGCGACACTAACAGAGTTATTAGTAGATGTGTTATCCAATCTAACTGTCTTAACCTCAACCCAATTGCTTGCTATAGCATTATAAGTTTCAACCTTGAATTCAATACCAGAGCTATCAAGAGTAGCAGCGACAGGTACAGCAGCATCAATAGATTTGATAGATGCTTTGAACGGAACACGAAGTTCAATTCCATCACTGCCTGTACTATCTGCATCTTGAAGATTGAAAATCATATGTCTATCACTTGTAGCGCTAGTTGTCTGATCAAACTTCTCTTCAAGATTCTTTCCATCTGGAAAAAGAATATTGGATGCGATAAGCGCATCATCCCAATCGCTATCCTGGGTCTCCTCAGTACTAGGATTGATCTTAAGCTGATAGAAGCGTTTATCTGCATCTACATATACAAGCATTCCAAGTTTTCTACGTGCTGCAGGAATCTTGAACATATTTGCTTTAGTATCTGTAGAATGAAGACCGCCTTGGATTTCGTTAGAGAGGGCTGTTGGAAAACTATCTTCCGTACTAAACGGTCTAATAGGCGCAGCTACATTAGTTCCGCTAATATTAGCCATAGTTTATTTCCCTCCTTTGGTTAAGCGATTTCAACGAGAATAGCAGATCCATTCTGCTTGTCATGAGATCTGAATACTTTGTACTCTTCCTGATGACCGCTTGCATTAGTATGCTGAACTGTCTCAGTATCCCATGCAGAGTTGGCAAGACCACCAATCTTAAAGTTGGAAGCATCAAGTCCGAATGTCGTCGGCATAGCGAATACAATGTATTTACCGCCCGTGCAGTCAAACGTATAACTGAGCTTCTTATTGGAAGCAAGCGCAGACTTCTCAAGTGCAAGGATCTTTGCAGAATCATTTGTATTCTCTTCTGTGGTAGCACCATAATAAATGGACGGGAGGAACTTGATGGATACAGACTTATTAACAGACGTGCCCTTCTCATCCTCTGCAGTCAGAGTATAAGTAGTATCTGTTGTCAAGTTGACACCAGTGAGAGCCTTAGAAGTTGTTCCAAGAACGCTACCAACACCATTGTCAATCTCAAGCTTCGTCACCGTCTTGTTAAGCGACCATGCAAGATTTACATCTGCAACCGTAGAACCCTTCTCTGCCGTCGTCTTATCAATCGTGAACGAATTGATCTTCGGAGGTACATAGAGAAGGAAATCAATTGCCTTCTTAACAGTGTCATATGTCGGATGGTCATGGGACACATCGCCATCTGCAACGGGCTTATCTGCCTTTGTGGCAATAGAGGTAATCTTAGCCTGAAGGTCAGGATCGAGATCGCTGAATGTAACAACGGTGAGTCCGCCACCGCCACTACTACCACCGCTTGTCTTACGATACTTATGTACATAATATGCCTGGAACCCAGTAGCATCACCAATACCCATTGGGTTGAAGCATGAAACAATCGTACCACCAACAGCATTATCATGGATCTTACTAATCTTATTATCATTGGAGTTATAAACGTAGATATCTCCATCAGCATTAGCTGCAAGAGCATACGGTTTATTACCAACAGGAATAGTTACAGCTACCTGATCATTTACGATCTTGCTAACTGTATTCGATCCAAAGTTGGATACATAGACATGACCGTCCTTATCCAGAACAAGGTCATACGGATAGGTTCCAACAGCAATATCTTTTTCCTTAACACCTTTGTTAAGTTTAACAACACTGTTAGAGAATGTACAAGCAACCCAGATAATACCATTCTTACCAGCACGAATTGCCTGAGGCATACGTCCAGCACGAATCTTAGTAGGCAGAAGAATATCAGAGCTGACCTTAACAACGCAGTTGTCAAGGAAAAGAGCAACCCAGATATCACCATTTGCATCAGAACAAAGCCCTTTAGGACCATTACCAACGTAAATGTGTTTCTCAACACTACCATTCACAATCTTTGTGATAGTACCAGATTGGTAGTTGGAAACCCAGATGGTTCCCATATGGTCTTCACAAATAGAATTCGGTTTAGTACCAACACGGATAATCTTCTGAAGTTCTCCATTACGGAACCAACTTACAGTATTATCATCAGTATTTGTCACATACATATCAATCTGATTAGTAGCTACATGGATTGCACAAGGACCCTTGCCTGTGATGATTGGATCCCCCACCAAGCCGTCATTTGTGAGCTTAAAAAGCTTGTTGTTAATAGGATCTGCATAAAATACGTCATTCAAATATGACATCCTAAAACCTCCTTATATAATGGATTTACATATGTGTTCGACAGTAGAATACCACCTAGATCTTCCGATCTAGGTGTTATGTATTCTCATCTTTTTCAATATCTGATTGATCCTTCTCGGTCATAATTTTTCTATAATTTGTGTATAAGTCAATGAACTTAAATAGCAGACTAAGCAAACTATTCAGGTTCGATACTCTTATTAGTATTTCAAATCCAACCAATCCAGCAAGGAAAGAGAATAAGAGTAATCCTTTTCCAGAAAAATGATTTATAATGTGCTCAGAGAAGGAGTACACTAATATCGATGCTGTGATTGTGGATAATACGGTTTCGACGAAGTTAGAGAATGAAGCTCTGGTCTTCATCTTCATGATCTTCAGATATACTTTTGCGAAGCTTCCAAGGAACGAAATGAGGATGATGGTCATAACCTCTAACGCTCCTTCAAGCTTAATCAGTTCTTCTAGTCCCATCAACATCACTCCATTTCAAGCATGTTGCCACAATAAATAGGATAGTAACAAATACCAGAGTCATGGATGCGATATTAAGTACCAGTCTATAGATAATGTCGGATACTTCTCTGTCTAGTCTCTCATTGTTCTGTTTAGCAATAAGTTCATAGGAAGAGAATACATCTTTATGCTGTTGAATAGCATCATACAAATTAAATCTCTGAATGACAATCATCTTGTCATTCTGATTCTTTAACCCATTATGATCTACATCTGGCACACCGAATATATCACCATCCTCAGTAATATATGCAGGTACTAAACCGTCATATCTTCTCAATGCAGATAAACCATGGTCATAAAACTCTTTTTCTAGGTCATCTAACGATGGGTCTGCATTATTTTCATATTTATCATCTACTGAGTATCTGGATGACTCTGTGAGTATGAGCTCAGATGTCTGTTTATTGATAATCTTATAAATAGCATGAGCAGTTAGCTCTTTATTCTTAGAACTATTAAACTCTGTATCCCATTCTCTAGATCCTTTCTGACTAGCAGAAATACTAGGATCAAAGATAACTCTACTTTCATTGATAATCATCATTCTATTATCATCGCTCTGTACATTGATGAACTTACTTACAATAGCATCATAAATAATTGTATGTGCTGCATCAGGAGTGTAATTATGTGTGTTCTGAGCTTTACGTAGATCTATTCTTAATTGATCCATATTCTTGCTATATTCTTTAAGTAACTCTGATTCAATAGTTTTCTTAGTTGAGTCTGCTTGTATCTTAGCTTTTACGGTGTTCTCATTAATGATGACCTTTACGAAGTCCCATTCGTGTTGTTTAATAAACTCTGCTTGAGAGATATAATTGGTCCTAATCCATTCAATTGTTTCATATGATTGAAAGATAGTACTTGCAATTGCAAATATTGGTATGAGCGAGATAAGCATCAACGCTCTGACCGCATATCTTGTTCTTAGATTGAACACTGTACTCAACTCCTTTCTATATCTAACTTTTATGCAATTGTTCTTATATGGATGTTTTTAGGCCGTTTGAGGGTTCTGGAAACATAGGGATAAGGAGGGAAAAGAAATGTCTAAATTTCTATTAGAGGCTAAGAATTTTATTGCTACCCGTATGATGAACCATACGACATATTTTGTTGTTGTTTACACCCTTGCAATTTTCTTCAATGGGTATTACAACACAAACTTCGAGATCAATGATATCCTTATGGGTTACGCAGTTATCACTGGTCGTAGCCTAATTGGCCATACAATTGATTCTACAATGAATTCTCAGCGTGGCGAGATGCCTGTTAAACCCACTAAGGCAGTGGCAGCAGCACCTAGCAACCCAGAGGGCAAATAAGAAAGATATAAGGGAAAGCATGATTAAATCTATATGAAGAAAGAAGGTAAGAATAAATGAAACTACCCAATACTGATAAATATAGAGGGAAATTCAGAACTAACCTTGCAATGATGAAGGTTGGTGACTATATTGCATGTGACTGCACAAGAGATGCAATTGACTCGCTTGATACAGGTACATTCTCTAATATTGGAAGGGCAGCATTGGAAAGCGACACAGAGTTCAATATTAGGCCAAAAGATCCAGCTCTTAGTGGTGTTCTTTTGCTTACTAAAGTAGCTCCTGGTACACTTCTTACCAATAATATTATGATTACCAAAAGAAGCTGGATTGAGATTGTTAAATCTGGTCTTATGTATGGTAAAACTCTTAATATTGATGGTAGTGAGTTCCTTATTCGAGGACCTAAGTTTTCTGAACTTTTATATGTTATGAGTGGCATGGATGGTCTTCTTAACGAAAATGAAGCTTCTGTTCGCGAATATATGAATGTATATAGTCTTACGGAAACATCTCTAACTGCGTATTATTATATAGAGATGGCTATGGATACCGGTTACAATGCTCCAGCAGCATATATTAATTTTACATATACTGCTAGAAATACGGCCGTCCCATACAATGCCTCATATTATGCTACCAATAATTCTAGTAGCATGAGATTTGTTCTTGTATATAAAGAGAATCCTAAGTGTACGGATTTCTGGCATTGAGGTGATCTATCATGCAGACCGAAAACGGAAATGAAGTACCAACCTTTACAGATCCTAACCTCAAATATATCAAAAGCAACGTAGATGCATTGTCTAATGAAGATAAAAGAACTATGTATGAGGGACTTAAATTTATCTCTACATTGGATTCGGACGATCTGAAGAAACTAAGCCCATTCAGGGTTAGAATGTATAGAAGAAAGGAGTAGATTTGATATGGATATAATGAACGATCCTATTGGTACAAAGTATGGATGTACTCAGAGTTATGATACATCTTATACAAACAGATTTACTCCACTATCTGTACCTTATGATGAAAATGAATGCGGAACTATTGCTGGTGATCAAGTTTTGGCGACAGCTAGACTCGAACCTCAATGGGACGATAAAAGTGACTGGTACGTGTCCGCTAATGGGTATCTTACATTTAACAATGCTAAGAAACTCAAGGTAGAGAAAACAAATGATCTTGGAGATGGATATATAGAAGACGTTTATGAAGAGTTCGATGCTACTAAATACAGCAATGTAGTTAGCCTAGAAAACGATGTTATTAGAGTTACTCCAAAGCCCCAGCTATTTATTTCTGATGCTATATTTGTATCTGATCATGATCAACAAAGCCTTTATTATATGAGATGGACAAACAACGTTGGTAATCTTACAACTTATGTGGCCGTTAGCTCTGATCGTAAAAAGTGGTTTAGTTATAAGGATAGTAAATGGGTTGAAGTTGATCTCACTCAAGACTATGACAACCTTAAGAGTGTAATGGGAGAAACTATTGATAGTGCAGATAGCATGTATTCAAAGGTATTAGAGAACCCCCTTAAGAAGTTTTATATTGCCATTTTGGCTATACCAACCAATACAACTTCTATTGTGCCCACATATATTACGCCTATTAATATATATCCAAATCAAAACAGAAACAATTTCGTATCTGTATTTAATTTTGTTAAAGTTGGATATACTCCTAGGGGTGTAAAGTTGGTAGCAGATAGGAACTTGCATACTAAGTTTGTCCCATATTCTATCTACTACTATTCTATCACAAACTTTCTCGATATGGGAGAAAGAGACAAATCTCTCAGCACTAAAGATTACAATGCTAATGTTAGACTTATTCAGTCTAAAGTAAGTGAATCAAATAGTTATGTACCATATGATGAGTGGGATGAGCTTTTGAATTTTACTGAAACTAGTGGGAAAAGTGCTAAAGAATTCTGGCATATTGATGGACCTTCACTAACCGGTGGCCTTGATGTAGATAATCTAGGAGTCAATGCCAATATAAATATTACAAGAGGATCTAAGGATGACCCAGCCGCATACAAAGCTATTGCCAATACTGTAACTGGATTTAGACCTGTAGTGGAAATAGTTAGGTCTGGTCATGAAATTGTAATTCCTGGTAAACCTCCATTGAAAGAGGTCTATAATCTGAAAGATATCGTTAAGGGAACATGCATCTCCTGTGACTTCCTGCCGGCCCATAACCATAGGACTGCAGGATATGGTGCTTTTGCAAATCTTGGTAGAGCAGTTCATCCTTTATATAGCGATGGCCAGAAGATAGATTATAATGACAGCATGATTATCAGCCCAGGCAGTTTCTATTTTATTTGTATCGGGTATACGAATAAAGGTGAGCCTATGTTGGTTCCAGATAGGCCTCTTGCTGCTTCTGGTAAACCAAGTAATTTCTATAACGAGGTCCCAAGACAAAATCTTCTTCCACATGCTGAATGGGAAAACGTTGGATACGTGTCTGAGAATAGCATTATAACGATGGATGGTGTAGCTCTTAGTATGCGTCTAATCAATTCTAATCCAGCAGTGAATAGAGATGGTATTTTTGATGAATTCGATAGAATCTTCACAAATGAATTGGCGCCAGGTCTTAAACCTGAAGAGTTATGGCACCACGATAAAACATATACACTCGTAAATGGGCTATATAACGATAGTGCTAGACAGTGTTTTGCCTTTAGAGATATCTACGGAAGATTCAGATACTATCAACCAGAAGCTCGTGATTATTCACCAGTATTATATGAGTTTAATAAGTATATGACTTGGAGACCTATTGTTATTATCAATAAGATTCCCAGAGTCACATATATGCAGATTGATAGACCTACAATTCAGTATGATGATACTGAATTTGGTGTAAATATCGAAGCTGTTGATGAAAACTTTGAACCTATTGAGTATGCATTGAAGCTTGAAATGACTCATGATAAGGATATCATATCAGACTATTCCATTGATAGAGAGAGAACGGTCTATATGGGACCAGATCAGAAGAAATTGATTGCTGTTAACTCTAATACAAACTTTATGACTGAAATTGGAGTCTATGCAAAAGTAAATAATGTGGAAACAATGATCAGTTACTTCTGGATTGGTTTTGATATGAGTTATCGCAATGAAGGTAACCCTGGAGTTATTGTTCCTGGGTATAATTATGACGGAATTCAACTAGATAATATGGGTGTAATAGTTGGCATCAATTATTCTAGAAATTGGACGTCAGTTCCTGGGAAAGTAGAATTTAAAACAGCTCATGGGGCTAAATATATTGATGTGAATAGTATTGTATATCATGTAAGAGTATAAATATGTATAATGCCCTCTACCCATATGGGTAGAGGGTTATTTAGTCATTTTATCTGGCTTTGACATCATTGTATAGTCTTAAAACGAAAGGAATGAATACAATCATGAATCTCGAAGATAAAGTGTCGTTTGACGAATTAGCCCCTTCTCTTCAAGCTCTGATTAACTCTAAAGCTGGAAAGACGGAGTTCGATAATGCTGCTGGTAAAGTATCTACTGTGTTCCGTAATCTTGGAACTATACGTGTTTCTATCGTTGGCAGAGAAGATAATATTCCGAATCCTCAGCAAGATAAAGAGCTTATGATCAATACCTCTGATTTTACTGTAGAAGGGTATGGTGCTGGTAAGTGGTATAAATGCGGTGGAGTATACTCATAAGGGAGGTGTCTGAACTATGGCTAGCACATATGATAAAGAAGCCTCTAAGATAAGTTTTTATGAATTAGCTCCTTCTCTTCAAGATGAGTTCAATAAGCTTGCTAATCTAGAACAGTTCAACAACGTTAAAATGCTTGTTGATGCTATCTATAGCAGGGTAGGCAATGTAGTTATTACTGCTGGTTTGGACGAACCGGTACATGGGGTCACACATGGAGCAGATGGACTTCCTCTTATTATAGAGGACAATAAAGCAATTCATCTTAATACAGGCGCACAGGTATTGGAAGCTAGGGTATCTGATAGATGGGCAAGACATCGGTTAGTCTATAAATAAAAGTACAGCATATAACTAAATATGAAACTCCCTTAACGGGAGTTTCTTTTTGCATGCGCGGAGGGAGATTTTATGAAGGTTAAGTTTGAAGAGTTCTATAATTGTGACTCTATAACTCTAAATGTCACTAATAATTGTAATTTGGCTTGTTCTTATTGCTTTGAAACAGATAAAACTAGAGCAATGATGAAACCCGAAATCGCTCTAGAGGCTATCAGAAAGACATATAGACCGAATCCGTCAACTACGATGCCATTTACGATAAATTTCTTTGGAGGGGAGCCTCTTCTCAATTGGCCTGCTATCAAAGCAGTCATTGATTATTGTAATGAAAATCATCTCAAAGTACAGTATGGGTTTACCACTAATCTTACCATTCTTACAGAAGAGATGCTTGAATATATGGATGATAACTCTATTCCATTCTTAGTATCTATCGATGGTATCAAACAAGTCCATGATAAGAACAGATGTAACTCGTTTGACACCGTTATGGATAATCTTAAGAGAATCATTGATAGAGGCTTAGGGCTCTATGTAGAAGTTAGAATGACCGTGCTTCCAGAAGATGTCAAATATCTTATGCAAGGAATCAGAGATCTCTACGAGATGGGCCTAAATAACTTCTGTCCAATCCCAGTGACAGATGTAGAGTGGTCTGAAGAGCATCTTAAAGACTTAGAATCTTTCTATAGGGAGGTTACCGATTTCTTCATTGAAGAAATGTCTAAGGAAGGTAATACTAGAAATTTGTCTATTAAGAATGTAGACGATCTTCTTCCAGTAGCGGCATTCCCGGATACATATGATACATTCATGTGCTCTATCTATGATAAGAGATGGTGTGCAGTAGACTATCGTGGAGATGTATATGCTTGCCATCAAGGTCCTACATCCAGCCAAGAGATCAAAGATCAGCTTTATCTTGGTAATCTAGATTGGATTGATGATGAAAAATATAAATCTCGGATTATTCATGGCGAATACACTAAAGATGATTGTGATGACTGCAGTGCCAAAGCAATCTGCAAATGTGGCTGTCCGATAGAGAATCTTAGAGAGACTAAAGCCTACATGGAACCCACTGATACTTACTGCAAGATTAAGAGGCTCACTCTAGACACAATCAAATCCAAGCTGCCAGATATTATTGATATTAAGCATTCTAATTCTCGCATGCTAACTATTGTACAAGAGAATCTGAAGCTTAAGAATTATGTGGATAAGATCTATATGGAGTTTATGACCAAAGAGATGAATGATCTCAATCTCATGCAGCTTTCTCTTCAAATGGACCATATCCAAGAGTCTCTAGATAATATGAGAGATAGTGTCTTAGATAGATTAAAAGAATATGTTGATGAAAGACTAGCAAATCTTCTTGCTGTTCTTTTATCATCTAATAATATCACTTATCATGAATTCGAGGAGGTAATCACAGATGGCAGTACAAGTGCATAGAGGAGCCATAAATCTTACAATTCCAGATAAAGTAAAACCTAGAGAGGATATTGTTAGTGCTGATACCACTAAGACTCTCTTGAATATTATCAAAACCTTCATCAATGAGAGAGATTCTATTGAGAAGATCAAAGCTACTAAAGGAAACGGTGCTCCCACCAAATACACTCAACTCTCTGGCATTATCAATAAGACTACAGAGAAGAATCTCACGGATGCATACAATTCAACCTATAAAGAAGGATTGATCTATGCTCGTGATATCAACCATATGATCAATTATACTAATGAATTAGTTACTACCACTGGTTCTCGTGTTACTTCTTATGAGGTTGCGGAATGTGAATATCCTCAGAGAGATGTAATCATCATCAAATTCAATGAGGAAATCACTGTTCCTGATATGGAGCTTGTAGATCCAGTTACAGGTGTGGCAGTTTTAGATGGTGATGGAAAACCAGTTATGGTCCCTGGTTACAGGAACCCAGTTCCTCTTCTTGATGGTGATGGCAATCCTACCTATTATACAGTCACCGGTAAGCAGATCTTCACAGAAGGCCCAACAGTCAATATCGATGAGACACAGAAGATCATTCGCTGTACAAATACATCTATTGTCTGTCCTAATAGAGTAAAGATGATGGGATATGGTTATACAGACACAGAAACACCCGATAACATTGTTTATGCGTGCTCCAATACAAAGCGTAATCAGCTTGTTATTAGTAGTGCATCTACCGGTAAAACGCCTGTGGCTACGGTCAATACAGATGATATGATTAGAGCCGACACATTCAACCTTATCATTGATAACTTAGAGGCTATCAATAAGGCTCTTGACTCTTATAAATCATGGTTCGGAATTGATGACAATGGTAATTATGGTCCATGCGCGGGTACCTGCCAGCTTACTTGTCAAACTGCTTGTCAAGCTGCATGTCAGTTAGCCTGTCAGCATTGTTTCTATTCGACGTGCCACAACCAGAATTGCGGCGGGTGGAGCTAATTGCCTTGTTTTAGGTGCAATTAGGAGCTTAATTTTTGTAAAAATACCGAACACAATTATAATGATACACGGATAGATTATAGCTGTGTAATAATTTTTTAAAACAAATATGACATTCTTATAATGATTTGCAAATCAAAGTTAATCATTTTCTTGAAAGGAGAATAAGAATGTCATATTATGAACCATTGGTTGGAGGGCCCATATATAAAGAAGAATATAGAGCCCCATATTCAATTATACCATATAATTATACTAGAGCTATAGTTATGGTACAATATCCTAATATTAAAAGAGGTCAATATGCAATAAGTACTGAAGGACAAGTTTTCAACATGATAAGACAAACTACATTAACCCAAGCATATCAAAATGGTTATGCAGTTGTCTCATTACCTACTATTAATGGAAATATAACTAAAGTGTTTGTACATAGATTGGTTGCATATGCTTTTTGTAATCCACCGAGGGATATTAAAAATTATGTAGTAAATCATATTGATGGAAATAAATTTAATAACTGCTGTGGGAACTTAGAATGGATCAGTAATGCAGCAAATCTACAGCATGCCAAACATATATTGTATCCTGGTGCATATGATACAGGAAGGCCAGAGGCTACTGAGTCTATGATACGATATATATGTGAACAGTTTGTATTGGGTAAAACAGATACAGAGATAATGAAAGATATGGGGTTAGATAAGAATGAGGCTAATATATCCTTCTTACAAGATCTTCGTCGTGGGAGGTCATGGCGAGGAATCACATCTCAATATAAATTTCGAAAAGAGAGTGGCACTAAAGTATACTCTAATACAGAAAAAGAGTTAATTAAAAAATACTTGAGACAAGGTATAGATGACTTTTATCAAATCTATGAACTTGTAGAAGGCATCAAGTATGTGCCATGCAATGAATCTAAACGCAAAATAAATGCTATTATGCGCGTTAGAGGATCTATCTATAAGGAACTGTCTGAGATTAAGAAGGAGAATTATAATGCTTAGTAGATATTTTAGTCCATTTCAATACATCAGGACTCCTGGAGAAGTAACTGGATTGCCATATTCAACTGTACAGTTCAATTGTACTAGAAGTATTGCATTCGTTATGTATCCTGGGATAAAGCCATTTACGTATACAGTAAATACAGAGGGTCAGATATATGATCATCATACTGGAGAACAAATAACGGGGTATGTAGATAGTACTGGTTATATAAGAATCTATCTTACTGATGTAAATGGATGCTCAAATAAATTTCATTTTCATCGTATAGTAGCATATGCTTTCTGTAACCCTCCGTCTGATCTATCTAATTATAATGTGAATCATATTAATGGAGATAGAACAGATAATAGAGCTTGTAATCTAGAATGGATTACAATTGCTGCAAATAACCAACACGCCAGATATGTTCTTAATAGTAACCCAGATCCATATGTAAAAGTGGGTAAACCTATGGTTACTGAAGAATTTGTTAGATGTGTATGTGAGAAATTTGTTGAAGGTAAATCCAATACTCAGATTATGAATGAATTGGGTATGGAAAACAATAATGCTAGTCACACTCTATTAAGAGATTTAAGAGGAGGATATACTTGGAAGGGTATCACTTCTCAATATACTTTTGATAGAAGTAGTAAGAAACATGCTTATACTAAAGAGCAACAAAAAGAGATAGAGAAGTATATTAAAGAAGGGCTAAATGACTTTGAGATCTTTGAGATAATGCAAGATCGCCCATATGATTCTTCTAAAGATAGAAGGCAGCCAGAATATAGATCTATTCAGTCCAGAAGAGCATATATGGCTCAAACTGGAAGAATTTAATACATCAATAGAGAGAAAAGAGGGATTAGTACGTGTACAAAGAGATATATTTGATGCTGACTGAGCTATGTCCTAATAGATGCGAATATTGCTATATCAAGAACCGCGCTAATCCTAAATCTATTGATCTGGGATTAGTAGATGAGAAAATAAAGCTTCATAAACCAGACCGCGTTATTTTTTTCGGTGGTGAACCATTAGCAAATTTTCCACTATTCAAAACACTAGTGAAGAAGTACCATGGGCAGTTTAAGATGCAAGTAGTAACATCAACGATGTCTAACTTTAAAGAGTTCATTGAATTCAACAAAGAATATCCAATGTCTGAAGTACAGTTGTCTTGGGATGGATTCAATCAGAATAGAATCGATTGTAGAGGGCAAGATACGTCAAGAAAGACATGGGAGAATATCGAGTATGCGATTGAACAAGGATTGAAGTTTGATATTAAATGCGTAATATCGAATAACAATGTATCTCAGATGGTAGAAATTCATGAGATATTCAAAGATCTGAAGAGAAAAGACGTAAGTGGACAGTTTGTAATTGCTCATAGAGATCTGTATACAGAGTCTTTCTATAAAGGATTGAAAGAAAATCTGATTAAGACGTTTGACTTAAATAAGATGTATATGGATCATCTGAATAAGATAATGGCATATTTGAACAGAGATGACAATTATAGCTCTTGTGATGGTGGTAAGTATATAGTAATAGATCCATATGGAAGAGAGACATGTTGTACAGCATTATCACAAGAGAAAGATATTGAGATTGGATTTGATGAAATACAGAAGAAGTGCCTAGATCCGTCTTGTAGTGGTTGTAAATATAATTATCTGTGTGATGGTGGATGTAGATATGAAAGATATCTAGAGTATGGTAAGGATTGGAAGTATCATAAGCTAGAATCGACTTGTATGATGATGGAAATATATGACGATACGATACGAACTTGGTTATCATCATTAAATAAATATGAGTTAGAGAGACTAATGTATATTATTGATAGTTATAAGAGTTATATGAGGGGGTATTATTCTTGATCAATTTCATTAATATGAATATTTATCACTATTGTACAAACGGATGCTGGTTTTGTGAAGTTAAAGAATATGCCCGTAAGTGTCATACAGAGTTTACTAGATGGAAAGAACTAAGAGAATTTTTGGTTAAATTGGATTTGGCTGATAGGGTAACAATAAATCTTGTATGTGGAGAGCCATCATTATTTCCTGATAAACTGAGAAAAGCTAAAAAAGAAATAGATAAGATTAAAAGAGTTAAACCTGTAGATATAGTATACTCTACAATTGTTTGTGGTCATAATCCTCAAAATATATTAGATCTTATAAATGATGGTGTTTTATCCACTGAAGCAATGATGGTATCATACGATGGTATAAATGATGGAAGACACCATTATGCACATCATGCTCTTCCGATATTGGCTCCTATAGTACCATGTATAGCAACAGTATTAGATAGTGATACTGTGGTTAATATCAAATCTATATTAGATGATATGGTTCGATATAATGCAAACTCATGGTGCTATTATTATCTATTGGATGATAAATCATATTCGGATGAAAAATTTATCAAGAACTTTAAAGAGATATTCTTGCATACTATATATGAGTATAGAGATAAACTCCATATCTATAATATAGAGAATTTCAAACAAGGTAGACGAACAGTAAGAAATTTAGTATGTAAATACGGCGAGGAAGTAACAGTTACTGTTAAAGGTAAAGTTTATCCATGTGGTATAATGGATGAAATATGTGAATATAGCCCGTATGTAGAGCCTACTGCTGATATATCAGATGATATAGATCATATAAATAGAGAATTAGATAAGATGAGAAGATTATGTATAACAGATACATGCGATTATAGTGCATGTGAGTGTATTCATTGCACTGATTGTGCTTTAGCAGCTAAAATAAGACCACATACTGTACATCAGCAATGTGCTTTAAGACATTTAGAATTAGATGCATATCAAAAATATATAATGTGATATACTATAAGATAGGAAGTAAATGAAAGGAGAATCATTTAATATGATTTGCTATATTCCTGAACGAGTTTATTACTATCTTAAGAAGAATAACAAACTTGGAGACTTTAACAAGAAACTAGACGTATTTAGGGATAGAATAGATAGCTGTACATCTCTTACTGATTTTATTGAAATCGGAGAAGCAGATGAGACGCTGCACGCATCCGTTATAAGTCATCTAGACAATAAGAAAGAACTAATTGAAGAGTATAGAATTTCTATAGGATTCTATTCTCTAAATGCTCTAGACATGCTATCGGAGTATTCCATGGATTATGAGAATAGGCTGTTTGCTTTATCTCATCTTATCCACTCTTATAGTATAGCAGATTATGCTAAATATAAGAGCTATGTGAAGAAGTATATAGATCTTCACAGTAGTCTTACTGATGATCAAAGAGCTAGTCTAGGGTTCTACTTTGATCTTAAGACTATGAGTAACGCTATAATATCTCTTGGATTTGATAAAGATGCTGGGTTCTTCTCCTCTATTCCTCTTAATATGAATAATATGATATTAGATGCCATAGATGATTTCAGAACTATGTATGAGGGTCTAGATGATGAACATACATACGTAATCATGGTAGATATGATCGAGTCCATTCTAGCGGGCTGTGATTATCTACTTCTAAAAGATACTTCTCCATCATTTATACTAGATGTGCAGAAGGGGATTATCAAAGCATGTCAAGACGGAGGAATATTTAGAGCATCATTCATCTATCTTAAAGTGTTGTATACTCATTTCTTACTGCTTTCTGGTGAGATGGTGAAAGAAGAGAACTTTGATATAGTATCAGTACTGAAAGATATGATAGAGTGTATGACATTCTTGATTAATAAGTATTATGAAACAGATGTTCCATATCTTATCAACATGCTTAAGCTATATGATAAGAATGACGTACCGATGTTCTTGTGTCTTATACGATTCTTATTGAAATTGAAAGAAAACTCCAGAGTGATGAATGAAGTCATTGACCTTCATATCCCAGATAAGGACAGAGAGTATGCCTTATCTGATATGGATTTACATAAATCAAACCATATTCTTAGTCCTGTACCAAATACCATGAAAGATATTGACTCATGGTTTGAAAAAGCAACAGGAGTACTAAGGATGCTATAAGGAGATGAAAAGGATGTTAAACTATCTTCCTGAACCGATATACAAAGGGATAGAAGGGGATACAGATTTATATCTTAAATATATAGCCATCTTGGAAGATCTTGAACTAGAAAGGGAAAGATGTAGAACCCTTGCAGATTGGATTAAGTATGATAATCCATCATATGTAGATTCTAGGGAAGATTTCAAGAAGATTATTGGCGATATGGATAATCTGATCATTTCTAAGTATGGCGATAGCAAGATGGTTGAAGCCTACAAGATTCTTAATAACAAATATGATCTCAAAGGATTGGAGAAGATCTATGATGATATTAAGAATGAGAGAGATGGATACGGTGAATTAGACAAAGAAGTTTTGTATGATCTTAGATCTATTTGTCTTGATGCTATCATTGAATATAAATATATCGATGGCTCTTATCTTGACTATATGGCAGAACATGTGCGGTTCTATGAAACTCTTGGCAAAGAGATTCTTGAGAAGTGCACTACGTTTACGCATATGAAGTATATGAAGGCTGCTATACAACTGTTTGCTACAGATAATAAAGATCTTGATTGGCAGTGTCTGTGTAATCATATGGATACTGTATATGAAACTGTTGCTGAATATAAGAATACAGACACAATCAAAGATGCATATGTAGAATGTGTCGTAGATTTCTTAAACATCTTGAGAGATCATAAAGATATTCTTAAGATTATAAGCCATATGCATGATAAAGTGATGAGTCTTACATATCAATATGAAGAGTATTCTTATGGCAAAGCAGCATTATGCATGGTTATGTGTGAGATTTATCTTGCTAATGGTAAGACCAATCTATTTATGACTACTTTAGAGACTTTAGTCAGGTATGTGAATAACTCTTTATCCAATATTCAGATGCTTATCCGAGGATTGACTGTTTTCGACAAGATCAACACCCATATGTACATCTCTATCATCAGATGGATCCTTAGATTAAACAATGAGATTCCATTCATTAAGAAGAACGGTATTTGTAAACTTACCAATCTTCAAATGGATGACTATGATCTTATCATGGGAGATATTGAAGAAATCAATAAGAATGATAAAGGAAGAGACTTTATCTGCTCTGCTGAGTTCTCTAAGGGTATCGATAGATGGTTTAATTCCAATAACGATCTCTATATGGGTTTAAAGAAACTATAAGAGAAATCTATCCCTCTATCCGTTGATGGATAGAGGGGCTTTATTTTTTATAGATATATTGAAAGGAGGATATATGTTTCGAAACCTTACTGCAATTGTATTCAAGATCGGCACTTATTGCGACTTAGACTGCGTATACTGTTTTCAAAGGCATGATATTAAAACAGTGAACGAAAAGTTCAAGATATATAAGGATACAGTCAAATTTCTATCTCATCCTCTAATCACATTTTCTGATAGACTAGAGGTTAAGATTACTGGTGGAGAACCATCTCTATATGCTAAAGATATCTATAATGCATACAAAGAGTTTAAGAAGCTAGAAAGATACAAGCAAACCTCTGCCTATTTTACTTCTATCTTTAATGGAACCAAGATAGAAGATATGATAAGCCTTATGGATGATGGAGTATTAGATTCTTATGGGTGTAAGCTATCATGGGATGGAATATACTCCTCTTCTAAATCTAGACTTACTAAGATTGCTAAATATGATGATGAATATTTTAGAAATGTAGTTAGAACTCTTGGTAAGAGTAAGTATGGAAGAGATGTACTAGTTCGTATAGCGTTGACCCCCAATACAATAGATGATATTGTAGATTCATTCAAGTTTGCTCTTGACTGTGGATGTGATAAAATAGAATACTACTATCTTACAGACTGCGAAGAATATAGAACCCAAGAGTTTGCTGATAAATTCACTGAGGTATTAGATCAATTGGTGTCTCTTAAAATAGATACTGGCTTTAATTGGGCCAATTGGGAGACACTAGAGTTTGCTTCTACACTAGATCCTAAAGAAGATAGACTCAGATCTATTAACTGTCGTCATTTAGGGAAGATGTTATATATAGAGCAGAATGGGAAACTAGCTCCATGTGGATTCTTCTCCAATGATGCTTTGTTCAAAGGATGTAATCTATATATTGGAGATATCTATAATGGATTTTATCGAAATATAGTGTCAGATTTCATTTCTCAGTACAAAGAGGCGCCTATGTGCAATGAAACGCATTGCGCCAATTTGCACTGCTTTGAATGCCCCGCTGTCAACCTCTTTAGGAACGGTCATATGCAAGAAAAACTCTATCAAACATGTTTTATGCGTTCTTTAGAGAGAAAATGCTTCAATGATTGTAAAGGGGCTATCCCTTCTACAATAGATAGATCTAAGAAAGCATATTCCTACACAAATGACTGGAACGTAGATTATAGTATGCCGGATCTTCCATATGCAGATTGAAATTACTAATCCCTCTACCTTAATTGGTAGAGGGGATTGGTTTTGTCTTTAATAGATATTTGGTTTATATACTATACATATGTAGGATGATCAATTAGGAACTCGATAAGAGAAAGGAATGAAGTTAAAAATGACAAAAAAGATCATCGCTTCCATTCACAGCAGCTGCAATAGGGATGCAGCAAGAATCTTCAACTCCATTAAGGAGCACCATGGAAGAGCAGACATGCTTATCTATGGTCTAGAGAAGAAGGCATATCGATTCATGTTCTATCAGGATAGTGGGTATGTGTTTATCAAACCCATTACTATTAACAGAGATATTGATCAGAAAGAAGAATACATTGTGATGCATAAGGGTGTCAAGAAGGATACTCTTCGCAAGATGATTGAGCAAAGCCCTGATATCAGTAATGGTACAGCAAGCAAGCTCTATACTCATTTGCTGGAGATTCTGAATTGTATGCAAGAAATTATGTATCCGAGGGCAAAGAGATTTGGGTTGACAGGTGATTTAAGATATCAAGCAATATGATAAATATTCTCTGTCATCTGGTTGTAAACTCTTATGTAAGAGTATACATCTTATAATAAAGGAAAAGTGGAAGGGACCTATCCTAATCCCTTCCTTAGTTCTTTTCACCACATTTCCATTGTTTATAGAAAGGAAAGTAAAAGGAAATGAAGAGGGCATTGATTGCAACAATGATTGCAGCAGGTGTTTTTGGAGGAAATGTAGAGGCTCATCCATGGATATTTGTGGAAGATCACTACACTGTGCAGAGTGGGGACACTCTGAGTGGAATTGCAAATGAGTTCATACAAAAGAACACATATGCACCACGGGAAATCCGAGAATTCACAGAGGGGATTAAGGAGCTCAATCCTGAGCTTCTCAAAAGAGATGTGATTCCTGGAGAAGTGATTAATATCAATTACTGGATCACTAACACAAATAACTAACTAGGTAAGAAGATTCATTCCCTCTACTCATATGAGTAGAGGGATGTCTTCTGTTAGTTTTTATTTTTACTATGATATACTATAGTTGTAGAATAAGGATATCATGGGTCACAGGATAACTATGTTTAAAGAAAGAGGAATGATAAAATGATTATGTCGATCAAAGAGTTGAAGGAATTTGATAAGATTCGTATCGAAGACTTCTCAACATATGAAGATGGAAAGAGCTGGAATGGAGGATGTTATTCGTACACTGAGACTCTTGTTGATAATAAAGATGGCACATGGGACTCTATCTATACGTCCTCCAGTGAGATGTTTGAACCCAGGCATGAAATGCTTACAGATGATTTGGTATTTGATTCTGTAAATCAGCAGATCAAATATATGGAGAAAGGTTATCCATATGCAGATCATATCAAGGTTACGATGAGTAAGATGGATAATATTCTTATCTTTACTATTGACAGAAAAGATAGGTAAAAGGAGAAACTAAGATGACAATTGAAGACATTAATGGAGTTAATAAGATTCAACTTATTTTCCACCATTGGACGGCGAGTGAACACAACCCGATAGACAAAGATTACTATTCAAGGTCTGAGTTTACCAAGATATATGATTTCACAACATTTGATTCTTTCTGGAGGGGAACTCATATCGATCCTTATTATATGGATGGGGAAGAGTTCACGTCCGATTGTAATGAGAAAGATCTTGTAGATATGGTGAGCGATTACTTCCATTATCTTCATAATGAAAGTGATGCTCCATGGGTAAATCATGGGCTCTCTATGTCAGCATATCTGGATAACCAGACTTTAACATTCACAGTCTGGGATCCGAAACTCAAAGAAGCTTGTTAATCTCTATAGTCAAAGGAGTTAATTATGAACGGAATGAAAAGAGCAGAACTCAAAGAAGAGATCGATCTCTATAAAGAGACGACTTATTGTGTTTATTCAGAAGATACAGGTATGCTGTTGGAGGAATGGAATATCAAAAGATATCCCAATGGAGAGTATGTTGGAACTCAGCTTGCATATGAATATGAGTATGAGACCGGCATGCGCGTTCCTATGAAAGAATACAGCAAAACTGTATCTGGTACATTCGATGAGATCTGTGATGCTATATCTCAGTCTGAGATGTATGTATAGTGAACTCATGGAGTTCTAGTTGGTTTGGTAGAAAGGTTAGGTTTAAAATGGAAAATGCATTTGCAACGACAACGCTCAAATATATTATGAGCGATGCTATGATTTGGATTCCGGTCTATCTTGTATTTGCTATCTCGTATGTTCTCTCTGTCACATGTATGGTGGACACTGCATGTGATCGAGTCAATGCTTTAGTCAAAACTAGAGGAAGATATCTTTCTGGGCTTGGTGAGTTTGTTGTATCTGCAGTGATTTGGATCCCCGCTATGGGATTCCTTCTTATTGCATTCGTTGTAGTGGAAGGTGTTCTAAATGGGTGATTCGCCAGTAGTTATTGTAGTGAATGATAAAGCAAAGAAGGAGATTTGCAAATGAAAGATAAGAACAACAAAGACAAAAAGCAAGATGACTTTCTTGTTATTGCAAGGAAGATTTTGGAGCTGACGAATAAGTCGAGAAATATCAACCAAATGAATATTGCTTCACTGGAAGCTGAGTCCATCAACTTCTTATCAAAGTATGGTCGCTGTAAGACAAGTGAGACTATACTTAAGAGTATTGGGCGACTTAAGAAAGCAGAAGATCAGTTTGATAAATCTATCAGAAAGATCTTAAATGAAATTGATGCTGTCCAGAAAGAAGAACAGAAGGAAAAGAATAAGCGCATTCTTGACGATGTTCTTTCTGAAGCAGAAGATTTTTGAAGACAAAGTATACCCCTGGGAATAATCCCAGGGGTTTATTTTTTATATCAAAGTGTTTAGAACCAAGATTCTCCGCGTTTCTTCTTTTCAAGACTATTATGAATCTCGCTAGATCCGCCTATAACCTTATCAAGAATAACGCTTCTTATATCGCCATAGGAACCAAGGAAGAAGTTAGTCATGTCGTTAAGTAATCCTTTGGTTTCCATCTCATAGTTAGTTTTATCATCATTTGTTCTGAGGTTAACATTACCTTGCTTGAATTCACCGACAGCATCATAGATGAGTTTAATATCTCTCTTAACAAGTTCCTTAGTCTTTGCATCTACTCTAGGATCGTCTAGATCTTTCTCTAAGATTTTTACAAGCGACAAGCATCTTGTATTGATATCGGGATGACCATCAAAGACACTAGCAATATGTTCAAAGATAAACTGATTTAACCCCATCATATGACCAATCAGAGGAATCTTAGCTAGTGCTTCAGATACGCCGACGTAATCTGTAGTGTAATTCAACTTATTCAAAGCAGTAGCCATCTCAGGACCATAACCCACAATAGCAACAAATTGATCTGCTACCTTTTCTGATTTGAAAGAAAGAGACCCAAAGATCAAATTCTGTACAAATGTATCTGGCTTAGCTAAAGTGATAAGGTATGATACTATTTTGCCAAGACCAAACGCATTAAGAATAGGAGCAATAGCCATAAGGAATACTGAAAGTATTCTGATAGGAAGCGTTCTTACAACATCAAACAAGTCTACTGCAATCTGAATATTCTTATTCCTCTGAATATATCTCTTAATATCATTCTTAAGCTTCTGTCCTGGGGTGCAAATAGAAGTAAAGATCATAGGATACAAAGCAATGTTTCCAGAAGAAAGAGAATTGAACATCGTTGACAACACATACATTATGTTTATAGGTTGCATTGTAACAAGTATTGGATACTCGAAGTTATGCCCTACTTCATGAAGTATAATGGATAATACTTCCGAAGGTGTAAGAATTGAGCTAAACAAAAGCTCAGGAGTAATAGCGATGTAAGTACAAACTTCATCTTTCTTATCATACTTGATAAAGTTTTTATTCACTATTAGTGATTTACGAAGCTTCGGCCATGAATCGATTGCAATATGAACCGGGATAGTATATGCATTTGGTGTGGCCATTGCAAAGTCAAGATTTAGTGAAACAGAATAGAATCCAAACTCGTCTTCTAATAGCTTTTGCCACTTTAGCCAATCTGCATCACTGGCAATAGTCTGCAACGCATTACTTGCTAATGCCGTATCAAGATCATTGTTTCCCGTATATTTCTTACGAAGTCTTTCAATGCATTTTTCCATTTCAAGACAACGTCTAGGCTTATTTATATAAGCTTCTGATACTGTATCTAGTATCATTAGATATCACTACACTTTCTTTTTAGACTGGTACATTTTTGATAGAATCTGACCACTCATCAAGCGTCTTGAAATTATTCTTGAATTGAGAAATCAGAGGAGATGAGCTGAGCACTGATAGATTATATCTACAGCCAATATCTACTGTAATCTTATGGATTATATTGGATATATCTAACATGTACTTTCTAGGAATAAGTCGGCCATTGACGAATACTAGCATCATCTCTTTATTGAAGTTTCTATCTATCATGCTTTTTCTAATTCTAAAGTAACCAGATGCAGGTAAATAGTTAGGAAGATTAGTGTGCTCTGTGCCAGTAAAGAAGAAGATGAAATGAAGCTGATCTCCTTCTTTGACAGTAAGATCATTCAGATACAGCTTTTTCTTTTTACTACTGATAGTATAGCGTTCTTTACTTAGATGAACACCACCATATACTACTAGCATGTGCCTATTCAGATTTACAATTCTATTGAATGGAACTGGTATATCTACGACCTTCTGACCAGCAGTCATAGTAACAGATGCTTCACTCTTGCTTATATGAGTAAAATATCGATCATGCACAAAAGTAAATCTAATCTTATGACCAGTCCTGAAATTATCCAAGATATCGTCAATTATGATGATATCTTTTTCTTCATCTATTGTATATCTGCTCTGAGGAACAAAAGAGTTACCAATCGTTACAAAGAATGGAGTGTCTCCTTTAAATACCGGCATTGGATATGGGATAAAGTATCTATTTGAGTTACTACGGATATTTGTGTCTATATCCTCAAACACGATTACATCTTCCGAATCCCCATCTGTATTGATGTCGGTCTTATCTTCTTCTCTGACAAAGATGGCTACAACTTCTGTATCCTTCTTAAATTTCGTACCATTCAGAAGGATGACTTTATTGTCTTCAATCTTATATCTTTCTGGCTCGTAGTATGTAGAGTTCACAAATATAAGGCAGTTGCTGATAGCAAGACCAAAATACATAAAGTTATCTGTATTTATCTCTGCTTCTATTCCTTCCTCTGCTGCATTACCAAATGCGGTTTCTGTAACAAAGTGGACATTTGATGATCCTAGTATGTTTCTAGGGTTATCTTTATGATGGGCATAGACAAATAAGAGCTTCTCTCCTTGCTTATATACTTCATCATCGAGCATCACTATAGTATTACCATCCTTCTTGTATCTAGAAGGAGATAATATGAGAGAGTTGTATATAATGAAGAATGAATCTGTATATGAAGGAATAGCGAATCTCTTTTCTCCATCCCTCTGGATCAATGTTTCAAATACATCAAGAACAATGGAATTCTCCTCAATATTGATGGTATTCATGGCAGCAACCATGGTAACCATAATGTCTTCCTTGATAGGATCGTTGAATGTGACCTTGAGGCCGTCTCTTGTATACCTATCAGGAGAGATAAATGTGGTGTTCTTAAAGATATGGACATTGCATTCATTCTTAGGGATGCCATCTCCATTATCTTGGAATACAACTACATTGGTCTCTGATGTAGTGCGATACCTATAATATAGCAGCTCAGATACACTATCTTCATCAACTTCTCCATCACTATCCCATTCTTGCCTATAGTATGGGAAAACGAAGGTCAGTCTTTGTCCAGCAAATAGGCTTTCTGATGTGTCATAGAATTCAATATAGTCACCATCAATCTTATAGCGAGCCTTATCCACATATACATCGTTCTTGATAATAAAGAAAGATGTATACTCTCTAGGATAATTCTTGAACGGATATGGAACTAAGAATCGAACCTGTTTATCTGTATTTGCATATATAGGCTTCTCTTCAATAAGAAGATCTCCTACAAATCCCACTCTATTAGGATTTAACCCAGAGCAGTAATACACATCAATTACATGCTTACTGGGGTTACTGAACTTTAGATACAAAGCCTTTTTCTTGATGAATGAATGATTAGAAATACTAGGAATAAGAAGTGTATACTCAGATTTAGACAAGAATCTTCCATCAGAAAAGATCATAAACTTATCATCGTCATATGCAGTATCAAATTCTTCTCCTAACTCAATCATATTATTAGCAGGAGTGTACTTCTTATGAATGAACTGGTTACGAGATACAAGATATAGTTTGCTATTGAAATTCTCTTCTTGTTTCAGAGTAATCTTCGTCTTATCTTCAGAAAGAGTAAAGTTCACTGGAGCCAAGTACTTCTCTGGAAGTTCCATAAGCGGAATTACATCATCAACAGGGATATAGCTGTCTGATACAAGAATCGTCTTATTATCAATTTTGGGCTCAAATTTACCATTGATGACTTTCTTGAACCATACTATCTCTACAGTGTCCTTGACCATAAACTGCTTCTCTGTGTGAGTATCCTTAGGATTAGGAAATACAATATGATCAGGATAATACTCTATCTGGTTATTGATATCGGGCAATGCAAGTCCATTATAGAATATGATTGGGAATGATTGGAAATCATTATCTTCGTATACATCTCTAAGAACCCTACATTCTCCTGTATCTGGTAATGTATACTCATATATCTTCATACTACTATAGTGCTGATATGTCTGATCAAACTTATTGTGATCAACTGAGAAGTTATATGAGATATTATTTGATATATTATCATTATATGGGGTGTATTCATCATGAGCACATTCATATGTGGAGAAGAAGTTACTGGTCTTATAGTTGGTTAGAACATCTTTAGCATTCATAACCTTCTTGATGAACTGATGGTTGATGCCTCTCATAGAGGCAGATTCATTCTTATTAGACCTATCATTCCAGAGAATCACAATCTGTTCTTCCTTCTCATTGCCGCTGTTGATAGTGAGAAGATTGCGATTCATAATCTCTACTTCTCCTTCTTCTTTCTCTACAAGTAATCCTTCTTTAGAGAAGAGGAAGATGTTATCAGTAAACAGCTTCTGATACACGTCAATACCAGTATCAAACATATCATATTTAACTTCATCAGCTATAAATACTTGAATATTAGGATCATTTGTACATACGTGAACCATGGCATTGGATTCTGTGGTGTATCTTCCATTACCATCGAATGAAAATAGAGTCTTGTCGCCATTTTCACTGAATCTTTCATCATATGTGATATTTGTAGGAAGCCTGAGTAACTTAAAAGAGCCAATTCTAATATCTCTATCCCTATTTCTGATCTTGAAAGCATATTTATCATCACTACGGACTATATCAAGGTTACTCCATAGGATGAACTGACCATCAATAAATAGAAGGAATGGAGTAATAATCCCTTTATTGACCAATTTAATCATGTTCATATCGTAGAATCTATTATTAGACTCATCGATATCTAGGTTATTCATGATACCATTCAAGAGAATAACAGTGGTGAAATCATCTCTGTTTACTTCATATCTTTCGTTCTTGAAGTAAGTTTCATCTCTTCTCCATACGATATTTGACATCCAGGAAGGTATCAATCCAAGCTGATTGTTTTGAATAGCAGAGAAAGAATTCTTCTCTTTCCACAATGCCACTTTCTCTATATGCTCTGAAGCATCAAACTCTCGTTCATTCTCGTAATATACTTCAGTTTTCCTTCTTGCCATTTAGTTTCACCTCACCCAGCAAAACAATTAGGAGAACCAATTAAGGTTCTCCTAATATTCGAACTGTATTAAATTTTGCTGATTACGTCTTTACTTAATGTAACCATAAGCTTTCCACATACTTTTTCAATGGTCTTCTGATTATTCAGATAAGAACCAATATAAGCATCTGTAATCATTCTAATGAATGCAGGATAGTATTCAAGCCCAAACACTGTAGAAGGGCCATACAGGAACATCCATTTTTCTACAAGGATATCAAGGGTAAGTTTATCAAGCTTAAAGGTATCTTTAATCAGCTTAACGAATTTATTGATATCTGTAAAGGTTTCTTCATCTGTACCAGCATTCATATTATAGATAGCTTCCTTAGCATCTGCTAATCCAGCAATCTTAGCTGCAAGTGATCTAGATCTCTTCTCATCTATCTCACAGATACCTTCAAGATAGTATCTAGACGAATAATAGACACACTTATCTTTAGCATTTTCTACAATACTGATTTTACCCACATAATCAATGATATGGGTAAACAAAGATGAGAAACATGCTACATCACTAGCGAGAGTATTAATAGTATGCATTCCGCTTACATATGCCATCTCTACATAGCCCGCTACTAGATGAGAGATAAGACGAATATCATTGACATTGTAGTTACCTTTATTATCCTTCATAATGACATTACTACAATCAATGAAGAGTTTTCTTTCCTTCTTAGACCTAGGATCTATTGCAACAAAAGATGCAAATGGTTTTGGAAGTGGTTTATCTGGCATAAGAAGAACTGTCTTAGGAGATTTCAGTACTCTAAGTACTCCATCACTAATCTTAGTTCTCTTAACCTCATATTCCACATCTTTGAATGAATCTACATTCTTATCAATGAACTCGCTATGCATCATAGCTTCAAACAGAACCTTGTTATATACAGGGTACTTGTTATATAAATAGCAATCGCTATAGGACTTTCTTCTCTTTTCCATAAGTTATCTACGTCCTTTCAGTTTAGATTACTTGTATGTCTCCCATCTATCTATTCTAAAGGCTTTAAGAGCTCTAATTTTATTAGTTATTCATTCTATGACAAACAATTAAATCATGAAATAGAGGGGGATAGAAGTATGGAAAAGAAGTATCCCATTCCAACCAAGTTTGATATATCTACAGTAAGAAAACTGGGAGAGATTATAGATGATGGATATTATTCGTATAAGGGATTACGCGTTCCGAGAGTTACGAAGATTCTGTCTACATGTATTCATAATGATTCTCTTATGTACTGGGCTAATCATCTTGGGTTTAAAAGAATGGGTTATAAAGAAACTCTCAATAAAGCTGCCGATTATGGCACTATAGTACATTCTGCTCTTGAAAAGTATATTAAGGGTGAAGATCTTGATATCGACGTTCCTTTACATCCTATACATGCATTTGAGAAATGGTGGTCAGAGCTAAAAGCTAGCAACACTGTTAAAGTTTTAGGACAAGAGTTTACATTGACTTGTCCTTGGTATGGCGGTACATATGATATGCTTCTTGAGATTAATGGACAACCGTGGATTGTAGATTTTAAGACTAGTAATCATATTAGAGTTAATTATTGTCTTCAGTTAGCTGCATATCGGAATATGCTTAGATTTAATAATATTGTACCAGATATTGCTGGTATAGTGGTTCTTCGTCTATACAAAGACAAACCAGAATATGAAGAATTTGTACTAGATCTAGCTAATCCAAAACAAAGAATGTTCATGGACCAATGCTCTTCCACGTTTAATGCTATGGCATATCAGTATTGGAATATGGTTGATATAAATAATAAGTTTGAAGAGTTCCATCGACAATCTCGAAGGAGATGAAACTAAATGTTATTTAAACTATACCTAAAACAGAAGACTGCTTTAATGAAATGGAATCAGATCTGTGGCAGACTGTATGGCCCTTTAAGAAATCTGATTAATCCGATTACCTTTTTCTTTGGATTCTTATGTGTGATTGAACTTAACAAAATTCTTAGTAGGTCTACTCCGATCACTAAGATTATCGAAGATATAGCAGCTCTTCTACTTTCTATGACCGACAAAGAAAAGAATAGCTTGAGATATAAGTATGACGCAGATACAAACAGCTATAAGTTCAAACTGGACAGCACTGAGCAAAATAATATTTCCTTTGATATCTCTATTGACCAGAATAACAAGATCAAAGTGATCAATCTGACATTTGTTATGGATATTGGGGAACGAGTAGACTTTATCATTGTTACCTACAATATCTCTCTTAAACAGTATGAAGTTAGTATCAAAGCTCATAATGTAACCCTAAATTACTCTTGCGTGGTAGACAATAACTATATCCGTGTCTCTGTGGATAACCAAAAGATTCATATGAGTGCAGAAGATATTATCCGTTCTGCTATCTTGAAGACCATGGTGAACATGTTTACAATAAATATTCCTAAGATAATCGAGGTGGAAGTAAATGAAGAGCGAAAAGAGCGAGATGATCTCAAACAAATGGACAGATCTAATCCTAGATTACAAGAATAAGAGCAATCTTCAGAAGTTCTTCGTTAAGAGAGAGATCAGAAAAGAGCTTAAGTCTATCAGTCCATCTGTAGAGTATATGACTTGTATGGCTAAGGCTTTAACCTATCTTTCAGCATACTTCCTATACCCTAATAACAAAGATACTTCTAAGATTGCTTCTTTGACTTATAAAGATATTATCTATCTTTATCTGAATCCATCACCAGAGATCAATATTGAGATTAAGATCAATGGAGATCTTATATCTCTCACTGTCTTTAATCAGGGAAAGAAGTTCATGGGTGTATCTTGGAATGAATCTTCTGCCAACTCTATCGTGAATAATAGATATCAAGAAGAATTATTCATTAGGGTTATCGATATTCTTACTACATCATTTGGTGATGTAATCATCTCATATCTTTAAAATTTATATCTTTCTCTACCCATATGGGTAGAGAGATATTTATTTTTGATTTCTTAGTCTACAATTATTGTAATTGCATTGAAATAGAGGTGATTAGAGTTGATTGAAGTCGTAAGACGAGATACAAATAATGTATTTATCGAGGCACATATTGCCGATATTCATTTTGGTTCATTTGATCCTGCAAAGCAGTTCATTATATTGAAAGAGCAGTTCTTAGATTATATAGAGCAGTTACCCATTCTAGATATTGTATCCATTAATGGAGACATCTTTGATCATAAGTTTATGGCTAACTCAGATGCAGTTATGTATGCATGTAACTTCATTGAATTATTGATTAATATCTGTAAAGAGAAGAATGCAACTCTTATCATCATTGCTGGCACTGCATTACATGATGCAGACCAATTGAAATTATTCTATCATTATCTTGGTAGAGGAACCGATATTCGTATTGTAGAACGAGTTCAGTTTGAATATATAAAAGGTAAGTCTATTCTAATCATTCCGGAGCTTTATAATATGGGATCAGCATATTATAACCAGTTTCTTAATAGTGGTTATTATGATGCTTGCTATATGCATGGAGCCTATAAAGGAGCCATATTTGGTAAGGATGAACCTGATTTAGATTCTACAAGAGAACCAGTGTTTGGGATGAAAAATTTCATGTATTGTAAGGGTCCCGTCATATCTGGTCATGTACATACTCCTGGTTGCTTTGATAAGCACTTCTATTATTGTGGATCTCCATATAGATGGAGATTCGGAGAAGAAGAAGAGAAAGGATTTATTATCCTTCTTCATAATACTGAAACTATGCAGTACTATACACATTTTGAGCCGATTAAGTCTTTTAGATATGATACTGTCAATCTTGACAGTATGCTTTCTGCTGATCCACAGCAAGTTATTGAGTATATAAAGCATAAGAAAGCAGAAGGAATAGATAATATCAGAGTGCAATTCACTCATAATGAAGAAGAAAAGTTAGCTATAATCAAAGCATACTTTAGAAACTATCCTGGTGTTAAAATAGATGCTAATTTCAAGAATGAAGCTGTAGTTGAAGAGACCACTAAGCTAAACGATCAGTATCAGCAATATGGTTTTATTTTTGACAAATCTGCTACTCCATTTGAGATTCTTGCCAAATACATTAATATGCAAGAAGGCAATGCGTTTATAACTTCTGATGAGCTTATATCCATATTTGAAGAGGAGTTATAAAAGATGCTCTATCTGACACCATAGTACATATCAGAGAGACGGAAGAGGGATTTGTAATATGGATACATTCAAAGATAGAAGGAAGAAATACAGTCACAAATCCAAACAAGACGCAAACAAGATTCGATTCAATTTTGACCTTACTATCATGGATTTATTCTGTGCTTATGTATTGTCAGATAATATGAATATACATCGTAACTCTCTAATGATCTTAAGAGACGTATTTAAAGCATTAGATGATACGATATTTGAAAATAATCCAGCCTGTATGACCAGATACAGGTTTTGTCAGGATGTATTGGAGACAAAACTGGTTAAGAACATTACGAATAGAGATTTGGTTATTCGTGATGTAATGGGTATGGTTGGGGATAAGTATGCAGACTTAAGTCCTAAATCATTCAATGAAGTTACAAATGATGATGTCAATTGGGTAGAACGAACGATATCGTCTTGCTCTAATCTCTTATTTATCAATAACTCTGTTACAGAGATGGCAAATCTATGTAACGAGTTCATTGCTACTGATTACATTCATAAAGAAGAAGTGGCAAAGAGCATTGAGACTAAAGTAGCAGAGATGCAAGGTAAGTTTCGTCGTAATTCGGTTGATTCAGATGATCTGAAGAACACAGTTAATCTGATGACAGCAAAGAATTCGATGATAGAGTTGTATGAGAATGTAACCAGACCACGATATAAGCTCAGTACAGGAATGCAGGGTTTGAATGGTATTCTTTCTGGTGGGTTTGAAGGTGGTCGTGTATATTCATTATTCGGATTGCCATCAGATGGTAAGACCATTACACTTCTTAATATAGCATATCAGATTAAGAAGTATAATAGAGATTACATCTGTAAAGATAGGACGAAGATTCCATGTGTAGTAGTATTGACAATGGAGAACACCGCACAAGAGGCATTGAATACATTATTCAATATTGCTTGTGACAATAGACCATTGGATGAGATTCCAAGAGAAGAAGCATTAGCCTTGCTTGATAGAGAACTTGGAGTTCATGCAGATGATCCGATCAATATTATTGTACGTTATAAACCTATCAACTCAGTAGATACATCATATCTGTTCAAGCTTACAGAAGATCTTGCTGATGAGGGATATGAAGTCATCTGTATGATTCAGGACTATATTAAGCGTATTAGGCCAGAGGATTATACAAGAGATATGAGGGTTGATCTTGGTAATGTAATTAATGACTTCCGCAATTATGCCATCTTCTATGGAATTCCTGTACTAACAGCTTCTCAGTTCAATAGAGATGCGGTTAGAACTATTGATGAGAGTAGGAATTCTAATAGACATGATCTGGTTACAAGAGTTGGAAGAGCAATGATTGGTGAATCTGGTCTTATTGATGAGAATCTAGATGGTTCTATCTTTATTACGCGAGAAGAGATGCCAGATGGTCAGAATTATATGGGATTTAGATTAACCAAGAAGCGTTATCGTATCTTCACCAATGTAACTACATTCTATCAGCCATTTCATATGGAGAATAGAATTAAGTATGTGGAAGATGTTGGTTGTACTGAACCCGCATATAGAACTAAGCTCATTAGGGACGAGAAGTTGTTTAGAGAAGCATTTGGGGAGACAATTAAACTCGAACCTAAAGGAGAAATTAGAGAAATCATCGATGAGATGGTAGAGATGTCAAATCCTGAGATAACTCCTTCGAGAAGAGAGAGTCTAGAAAATAGTATTCTTGGAGGAAATGTTATAGGAGCAGCATATCATGTCCTTGATAAGGTTTGTCATAGGCCGTATGGTTTGATTCGAATAGTTGAGAGAGTTGAACCTCTTAAACCACCTCCAATCAAGGTCATTCAGAGAGTATGAAACAAAACATATACTGGAGCGGATATCCGCTCCAGTGATATTTATTTGTGCATCTGATTATACATCTTGATATCTTTACCCTCTGCAAGCATAATACTTGTTAGAGCATCGAGTAATTCTCGTTTCTTCATCATAAGAAGAGTACGAGTATTGAATTCCAATATACTTCCCATATCATTAAGCATAAGGATGATATGATATAACTCTGTAGCTCCATATACATCATATGCAAGGCGTTTAGGATTATATTGGTACTTAAGAAGCTCATCTTCTGATAAGACGACCTTAAGAGCAGCTTCTTTCATCTCTGGAAGGTAATCTTCAATGATATTCTTTACAGAATACATGATCTTTCCATCTCGTTCTTGAAAGCTGGAATCTCCAAACTTAACTACATGTTCACTCTTACCAGCAAATAAAAACTCTGATAGATTATGTGTAAGCGCAGGATCTGCTGTGTCTTTAATAATCATATTAGAACTCCCTTCCAACGATTACGGGTTTAGTTATATCTCCAGAGGTAAATGAGACTAAGAATCTTGTCCCAGGAGGTATAAACTTCATAGGATAGTTTCTAGATACGTCCTTTGGCAGCTTCATCTCAATGATAGGAGTGGTTTTAGCACTTGATATTGGTACATTACTAGTATTCTTGTTCATAAGATTACTCTTAGAAATAGTTTTGGTCTCTATATCAGTTGAGTTCTCTTTTAGACCTACAATAGACTGGAGTCGAAACTTATGAGTACCAGGAGTATATTTATTTACTGTTTCTAGCAGTATAGCAACCTCAGTTGCATTGAAATCAGCCATATTACAATCACGCCCTCTCTTATTTAATAGAGTGTCGGAATCAACTAATTTTAAGGAGAATGAATTATAATGACTAAGAAGGAAATGGAACTTGAAGAGCAGCGTTCAAAGCGTGCATTGGATCTCATGATGCGTTATATCGGTCTGGATATCTACGTTGATGGTACTATCGTATATATGAATGACGATGACGATTATGATTCCGCAGAGCCAATAATTATTGATGGTATGCCATGCAAATATATCGGCTATGATGTTGGAAGAACGGACACAACCCTTGAGATTTATAATAATCCTAAGTATGCCCAGAAGCTACTTCTCTGGTATATCGCTAAGAATGGATGGGGAATTGATATCATGTCCATTACCAATCGTCGCCCTGATACTGTTGGTAGGCTGGAAATCAAGTTCTCTAATGGAGTAGATTATTCCTCTAGAGTCTATAAGAAAGATTCCCTTAAGTATATTGATATGGTTATGGCTCTTGAGCAGGCTCCGGAGTTTGAATTTGCTGAACTTAAGGAGTTGGATATTGAATGATCGAACTTACTGAGGAGCAAGAAAGGCTTGTTAGAGACGCTATAAAGTGGTATAAGAATAGCTCTGAGCAAGTATTTCAGTACTCTGGCTCTGCTGGCACCGGTAAATCTGTTGTCATGAATGCTATCATTCAGAGACTGGGTTTGGATATTACAGAAGTAGCTCCAATGTCATATATTGGAGCTGCTGTAATTATTATGAGACTTAAAGGTCTTATCAATGCTAAGACAGCACATTCATGGTTATTTGAGCCTAAATGGGAAGAATCAGATGAGATAGATGGATATCTGAATCGCCCTAAGAAGAAGATGGTATTTGTTCCTAGAGAATTACCTCCTGAAAAGAAGCTTATCTGCATTGATGAGGCCGGATGTATACCCATGAATCTCAAATCAGAGATAGAAGGAAGAGGATTAAAAGTACTTGCCTGTGGAGACTTAAATCAGCTTCCTCCGGTCATGGATAACCCCGCATACCTCTATAATGGAAAAGTACGGTATCTTACCCAGATTATGAGACAAAATAGCAAATCAGGTATTATATACCTCGCTAATCGTATCTTAAACAATGAGATTATAAGGCCCGGTTTTTATGGAAATGCCATTGTTTTGGAACACGATAAGATTACAGATTCCATTATATCTAACTCTGAAGTCGTAATATGTGGTAAGAATGCTACTAGAGAGAAATTCAATAAGTATATTAGGCAAAGACTATTTGATTATCATACGGTGCTTCCTAATTATGGAGAGAGGCTAGTATGTAGAAAGAACAACTGGATGGTGGAGGTAGACGGTATTAACTTAGCTAATGGTCTAATTGGCACTGTAGCAAACCAACCAGAACCTACTACATTTGATGGTAAGACATTTATGATCAATTTTCTTCCAACAATGCAGTCTAATCCATTTGTAAATGTCAAATGTGATTATAGATACTTTGTTGGAGATACAGAGGATAGGAAGAGAATCAAACTTTCCCCATATTATCCTGGTGAAAAGTTTGAATATGCATATGCTGTAACTACTCATATATCTCAGGGCGCCCAGTATGGTACCGGTATTTATTTCAAAGAGTATCTCAATGAGTCGATCAATAAGAATCTAGATTATACTGGAATAACTAGATTTGCGAACGGGTGTTTCTTTTTCATTCCTAAACGCAGATTCTACTAAATTTCTGTTTGGTTACATACTATACTAATGGTTATAGAAGATATAACTAAAAGGAACGGAGATTAAAAATGGACAAAGAGAAGAAAAAGTTCCTAGAAAAGACAATTGATGTGTATAGGGATAAGTGTATTTCCTATAAGCATGAGATATTGATTAAAGAAGAAGCCGTTGAGAGGCTTAAAAGTGAGATTGAGATATTTAAGACCAAGTATGAGAGGGCTAATAACCATCTCATACAATGTTTGAAGAGATATGATGATATGTGTAAAAAGGGAGGAGAACAAATATGCCAATGGTTGAAGAAGGAGTTGTCGTAATCAAGCGTTACGATGATGAGGGAAATGAAATTATTCCAGAAGGTCCTAGAGTATATCTCTGTATCCTTGAATTGCTTAATGATGAGCGGATATGGGATATGTTCATGGGGTTCAAAGATGGTGCAGACTCACCAGAAGGTAAAGCATATTATACTGGTATGGATGGAAGTCTTAAGTCTACTAGGGAAGAGACTTTCCTATATCTTCAGACTATGCTTCCTGAGACGAATATCCTTAAGTCATTCGTTATGACTCAGAATCAGACTCTGAAGACGAATATTACTGTATATTCGTTTATGAGAATGTGTTTGGAATCAGATAAGGTTATTTCGGCTACAGCAGAGATAACTGTAGAAGACCTGAATGATCATTTGATCAGTATTGATCCTATGGTTCATCCAGATGAATTGTGGGCAAAGGAAATGGAGTGATTAATTTTGGCTAAGAAAAGGAAGTCCATGTTCTTTGAACGGTTAGTTCAGATGAAAGGTAGTACGTGGCTAGAGTATACCTCTCCTGAAGAACTAATTAAGTTTTCAAACCTGTTCTTTCGTGATTTAGCATTTGGATCTATCGATAAGAATCTGTATGGTTATGTATTCTCTGATTATCAGTTCATGGATATCATGACTAATCAGGCGTACCGTAAGAAGTGTTCTTATGATATTGAGAAGTATGCAATGGATACACTTGCTCAGAAAGATCCGATGATCAACAATGAGCAAATGTTCCAAATGACCTATTCTCATATCATGAAGTGTGATATTGCATATAATGCTATCTGGATGGGGCTTTCTGCAATTAGTAGAGACCGACATCTTGGATGGCTTGATGTAATCACAAGTCAGATAAAACAGTATAGATACGAACTCTAAAAACAATGAAAGTAATGGAGATGGGCACATCATCTTCATTATTTTTTCTTGTGAGGAGGTATCTATAGATGAAGAGGATTTTTTCTAATCATACCACTTTTCAAGAATCCAGACACTTAGCAAAGAGAATTAAACAGCGTGCAGGTATCCCTAAGAGAGCCCAAACGAAGTTCATCGTCAACATTCTCAGATACGGCAATACCGTAGACTTTTACAAAACCTATCCAGAGTTTTACACTTATTTAACGGGCTTAATCAAGGATGGTTATGATCTAAAGGTCTATAAAGGGTATATCTTAATCATGTCATCGAATGATGACTCATTAAGAGTCGGTGTTACTCTTCTTAAAGTGCCTAAAGAGTATTATCATCAATCAAGGAGACAATACTATGGAAAAAGCAGACGTTATCAAAATAAGAAACGTATTAAGAAGCGTCAACTATCAGAAAACAGTTGTGGATAAGGATACTGGCGCTAAATCGACAGTGAATGACATTGTTCCGATCTCTATAGAGTTCGATAACTCGCTGGCTGTGTCAGAAAAGACAGATTTAGTCATGTGGGACGATGCAAATGCTATCGTATATGCTATCGGCTTCAATGTCGGACAGGTTAAGAGTGGGGAATACCCGATGGGTACTAGCACTGTTCTTAACCCTGGTGTGATGTACTGTGTAGACTACGGCGAAATCCAGCAGTTCCGTGTAGAATTGAATGAGAAGCTGTTTGACGGCTTTATGGAGAAATTCAAGGGACTTGGTGTCAAGATTAACTTCCGTGGCGCAGAGGTTACACTTACTGATGCTGCTATTAAAAGAGGTAAAGACTTCATCTTCAAGGGTACTGATCCTATGGAAGTTATTAAGAAGGACCCGCAGTTCAATTACAAATAATATCTAGTAAACTTTTAAATGATTGCATACTATTATATTAATCAAGGGTGAAAGACACACTCTTGATGAATTTTTATTCCTTATAAGGAGGGAAAGCATAATGTCTTACAATGCTTACAATGGAGGAAACGTCATGGGAATGCCTTATGGCAATAACTATGGTGGTTACAGCCTCCAGCCGCAGCAGGAGAACATCATTATGAACCAGACTCTTACTAAAGAGGAGGTTAATAAGCTCCGTAGCGGTAACAAAGGTTTCCGTCTTTCTGTAACAGAAGATGACTGCCTGCGTGAGATGTGCTCGCACAAAGATCCGGACACTCATAATGTGACCCTCGTTGACAACGGCGATGATACGGTTACTTGCTCGATTTGCGGTTGCCATTTCAGCCTTGTCGATGGTCTTTCGGATGAGGAAGTCCAGGATCGCACTGACGATTTCTATGATATCGTTCAGACTGCAAAGACCAACTTTGGTCCTGTGCCTATCGAGGCAGGTCGAGCGCTTTATCGCTCATTTGCATTCATTAAGAAGGTTCCGGAGTTCTATCAGGTTGCCCGCAACTACCGCAATAAGTGGGCACATTCCGGTTATAGCCTTGAGCAGAGTCGGGGTGCAGGTGCATGGGCAAATGCAAACATGCTTATGAATCCGATGTTCGGTGCTTCTATGCCGATGGGTTATCAGGCTCCGATGGGACAGCCGATGGGTGCATATGCTCAGGCTCCAATGGGTCAGATGCCCGGTGCTCCGGTGATGCAGCCGGGTGCAATGATGCAGGGACAGTCGATGGGTGGATACAACCCGATGGTTGGTCCTCAGGGCGGAGTAGATCGTCCGGTTGGAATCGTAGAGCCGGCACCTCAGGCAGGCCCTTCGCCGATGGCTCAGCCCGCAGCAGCGACGACTGCAGATGTGGCGAAGAGCTTCAAGGGATAAAGTTAAGATCTAATATAAGACATATCTAGTGTGGACTAAGTTCCACACTAGATATTTTGTCTTATATAACTTTATTTCTAAGGAGGTACTTGCATGAAAGTATCCGACAAGATGAAACAAAATATACTGTCATACAAAGATGAGATTAAGACTATCTCTTCTTTTGTAGATGCAGTACGAAAAACTGTTGGACAGTACCTTGGATACAACGATAATCGTGGTCATATTAATATGATCCGAGAGATTGCTCAGAATGCATTTGATGAGATGGTCAAAGTAGATAGCCCATGTCATGAGATTTGGGTTGAATATGATGAGAATACACTATGGACTAAGGTCAGAGATACTGGCCGAGGAATTCCATTTGATAATATGGTAAGAATCTTTGCTACACAGCATACATCATCAAACTATGAGAAGAAGCTAGGAGAATATTCTAGTGGCAGACATGGTGTTGGTAGTAAAGTCACTAATGCTTGTTCATTGAAGTTTATAGCGGAATCATACCTATTTACAGGTGAAGCCAGAAAGATTGAATTCAATGATGGGCATCCATGGAAAAAGGGAGAGATCTCTATTCCGAATCCTAACCACTATCAGGGTTCGATCATCTCATTTACACCATCTCCAGAGGTAATGGTGAATCTGAGTACAACATGCGAAGATGTTTTGTCATTGATGACAAAGCTTCTTTATCTTACTCCACCGGCTTCGATGCTTCCTGATGGGGTAATCAATACGATGCATTTCAAAGGCATCAAACGAGATGGAACTGTAATAGAAGAGACCATTCAGAATATTGATGGCATTCTATCATTCCTAGTGATTAAGTGCGAAGATCCAATTATAACACCAATCATACTATCTGCAGACAATGGTCATATGAAATGCGATATTGCATTTACATATGATCAGACAAAGATTGGAGAATCTGAGGATATAACCTCTTTTGCAAATATGTGCCCCACTGTAAATTCAGAATCGGCACATGTAAAAGGATTTACTCAAGCCTTAACCAACTACTTCAGGACCTATATGAACAAGATATACTTGCTTAAGTCGAAGACTAAGTGTGTAGGTACAGACATTCTATCAGGCCTGGTTGCAGTGGTTACTGTATCTCATTTGGAACCGATATTCTCGGGGCAAGCCAAAGAGATTTTCTCCAATAAGGACGTAATCCCATTCATTACTGACGTTTTAGAGAAACAGATGAATGAATGGATCAAGATGAACGGTAATGATGTGGCAAGACTCTGCAAGTTCTATAAGGATTCTGCAGAATTGCGACTTTCTGAAGAGTCTAATAAGGTTAACTTCATTAAGAGAGTAAAGACATCATCGCTTAGTAATCTTCCTGCGAAGTATGTGAAGCCATCAGGAAAGAAGCATCTGGAGCTGATTATATGTGAGGGTGATTCAGCAAAGGGGCCTATGGTCAATGCTCGAGACCCTGCAGTACAAGGTATATTTCCGATACGAGGAAAGATCATTAATACCTTAACCAATACTAGAGAAGCCGTTCTTAAGAATGAAGAGGTTTGTGGTATCGCTGCAATCCTTGGAGCTGGTATTGGTAAAAGCTTTGATATTGAGAAGTGCCCATTTGATAAAGTCATATTTGGCACAGATGCTGATGCAGATGGTCTTAATATCAGGCAGCTTCTTGCAAAGCTCTTCCTTACTCATTTTAGACCTCTGGTTGAGGCTGGACGTGTGTATATAATGGTAGCACCATTGTATAGTATTGTTATTGGCAAGGATAAGAAGGGCAAGCATAAGAAGAGGTTCTTTGTAGATAGAGAGGACTACAATAGATATTTGGAAGAGAAATTCTCTTCTGCTTATACTGTAGGACCTAGCAAAAACAAGACATTCACCAGCAAAGAGCTTGGAGCAATTCTATATGCAAATATGGATTATATTGCTCTGCTTGAACCTGTTGCAAGAACATATGCAGTTGATCCTCAGCTTCTTGAATATCTGATTCGATATAGAGAGAAGCCAGTCAGTTGGCTTCAGAAGTTTTTCAAACCGATGTATCGGTTCTTGGATGTGACCAATGAAAATGGGAAGCTGCTCTTAGATGGGTTGGTAGGAGATCAGTATTATACAGTACTATGTAATGAGATCTTCTATAATGCAGCATATCATATTATGCCATTCGTGGATAAGAGTCTAGATACTTACTATGTGAATGGTGAGCCTATGACTTTGTATAAACTGATGACCTTGTTTAACAAGTTCAAGCCTACCGGGATTCAACGATATAAAGGTCTCGGTGAGATGTCAGTTAATGATGTTGCTGTATCTATGATCAAACCAGATCAGAGGACTCTGCTTAGGCTTACTTCTGATGATATTAAGAAGGATATTCAGTCTATCAGAGAAGTTCAATCTGACCTATCATCTCTTCTCAAAGACGTCGATATGTCCAAATACACGTTCTGAAAAAGAATATATTCTCCTACCCATCTGGGTAGGAGGAATCTTTATTTTTCTATCAATCGATCGATCTATGAGTAAATGCGTAAACGCATTAATTACGGTATGAATAATTATTATTAATTAGACGCCTTATGCAAGGTCTCATATGTGAGCCGTAACTTCATGGTACCCAAGAAAGGGAGAGATTGTTTTATGGTTAAGAATTATGCTACGGGTAAAGGATATCAATATGCTCTGAGTGCAGACTCAAAGTATTGTGTAAAGTTTAAGCTTGGTGATAAAACTGTTGAATCTGAAGAGATTCAGTTCTGTATGACTGGTGATGCGATCACAGTAAAACTTGGTGATTATCTTAAGAATAAATATGATAAAGTTGTTGTGTTTCACCATAATGATCTTGACGGCCGTGGTGCAGCACATCTTTTGTACGAAGTAGGTGCTGATCATTTTGTAGAGATCAACTACTCTGATCGCAATATTCTTAATCCCATTGAAAAGACGATTCTTAGATTGGATGAATCAGAGCTCGTTGTTATTGTCGACTATTCGATGAATGCAAATACTTTCAGAGAAGTAGCAAATGCATGTAAGAATCTCATTTGGTTGGACCATCATAGGACTAGCTTTGAGGTTGTAGATGCTATCTATAAAGAGTTTATGGATAGGGTCAGAGATGGTTCTCTTATGGTGAATCTGAATAACTCTAAGTGTGGTACTGCTATCACATATGAACATATTCAGAACATTATTTACACCCCTATTGAAACGACACAGAGGTTTGTAAATCTTGTAAATGATTATGATCTTTGGATTCTTCGTTTCAAAGAGAGTTTGTGGTTGAATAACTATGTATATGCATCTGCAAACTATGCGCCTGGATCTGAAATCTATAAAGATCTTATCTGGGATGAAGGTGGAGACTTCGATAAAGCTCTTATGGTAGGAAAGAAGCTTACAGATCTTGCAAAAAAGAAAAATGAAGTTCTTTATGATGCATTCTCTTTTGAAGTAGAGAAGAATGGTCTTAAAGGAATTGCTATGGTAGGATATGGCAATTCTCAGTTATTTGGTGATCATGTAAATGAATATGACTTCGTTATGGTCACGCATAAGAAAGGTAGTATGTGGGAAACATCTCTTTATACAGCCAAAAATAATGTAGATGTATCCACTATCTGTAAAGCTCTTGGTGGAGGTGGTCATAAGAAAGCTGCTGGATTTAAGAGTAATAAGTGTCCATACGGATATGAGGATGCTATCTTTACACGTATCTAACATTGCACTTTATGAGAGAGGATGAATGATAATCATCCTCTTTCTTTTTTATAAATATAAGCTACAATGAATCAATATAAAGGAGAGTAGAAGTTTATGATTCAGATGATTGAGAAAAGAGATGGAACTGTTGTCGAATTCAACAAAGAGAAGATCGTCAACGCTATCCTTCCTGCTATGAAAGAAGTAGGAGAGATTGATAATGATGCTGCAATTAAAATTGCAGATAAGATTGCATCTGCTAAGGTAGAGAAGATTTCTGTAGAGGCTGTCCAAGACCAAGTTGAAGAGGCTCTGATGAAAAAGTTTCCTAAAGTAGCAAGAGCATATATTACATATCGAAATGAGCGGTCAAGAATCCGTAATATGCATTCCGATCTCATGAAAGAGGTTAAAGAAAAAGTATTTGTCACCAATGTACAGAACTCTAATGCAAATGTCGATGAATATTCATTTGGGGGTCGTAAGAACGAAGCTGGTGGCATTATTGAGAAAGAATTAGCTCTAAATGAGTTGATCGATCCGGTTGTAGTTAAAGCTCGTAAAGACAATCTACTCTATATCCATGATCTCACAGAATATCCTATTGGAGATCATAATTGTTTATTTGTAAATATGGCAAAGCTTACCAAAGATGGTTTTAATACTCGTAATGGTGGAGTTAGAGGAGCACGTTCATTTTCTACAGCATGTCAGCTTGTAGCAGTTATTTTCCAAATTCAATCGCAGGTTCGACTCACCGCCTAAACTGGACCTGCCCTTATACCCCAAGTGTAAGGAAAACAAAACGTCGTGAACCAGCAGAGTTTGGGTGTGAATTCACTTAATAAGTTCCATAGGAAATGATGGATTTATGAATTTGCTAACAGGGAAGCTTAATTGTAATCCTGTGCTAAGCCTTTATAAAAGGAAAGTCTAGAGACTATCGAAAACACTAGTCTATATGATTAGGAAGTTAGTAGATTAGGATGCATGCAAATGCACACCGAAGCGCGGCGACTGGTACATGTGGTTAAATAAAGTGTACTTTAAGTATGATATAGTCCCACAATTCCGATTGGCAATATGGCGGAGTAGCTACAGCTCATCTTGATGATGACCTTGCACCATTTGTAAGAATCTCCTTCTTGAAACACTTTAAAGATGGTCTTAAGTATCTTGGCTCTAAAGGAAAAGATTATTCGGTGTTTGAGGAGACATATGGCGATTCTATTAATTATGCATCTATCGATGCAGAGTTAAATATTTTTGAGCAATACAATAAGAAAGCATATCGATATGCATTAGATATGTTGGAGAAAGAAGGCAAACAAGCTGCACAAGCTTTATGGCACAACCTTAATAGCCTAGAGTCCCGCCCTGGTAGCCAGCTTCCATTTACCAGTGTAAATTTTGGTCTGAATTATACATTTGAGGGTAGATGTATAACAAGATGGTGTCTTGAAGCATCTATGGATGGAATTGGTATAGGACACGCCGTACCCATTTTCCCAATTAGTATCTTCAAATATAAGAAAGATGTTAATGATAGACCGGGCACCCCCAACTATGATCTTCTGCAGCTCTCTATTAAGAGTACTTGTGCTACCATTTACCCAAACTATGTCAATTGCGATTGGACTAGTAATGATTCCGGAGCCCATCCAATTAGAGTTGTAGATAACCCTGAATTGGATAAGAACTATAGAGTCACTGTTGGAATTGATAAGAAGTTGTATGAGAATATCACTCTTGAAGAATTCTTTGATCTTATTGAAAGCGAAGAAGAAAATAGAAATGGTATTCTCATCAAAGATGTTAGAGATAAGAATATCACAATTCACGATATAACCCATTCTATCTTTAGTCCCCATGTACAGAAGTTCAAAGATTCTGGAATAAGTGACGATGATCTTCTCAAGCTTCCGATGGCTAAGATTCATTTCTTGTCCAAATCTGGCGATAAGATCTCTGTAACGACAGATACATTTACACATGACTATATGAAGGATTCTGTTCCAAATAAACAGTTTGTATATGCATCTGAGTATCTTACAGGAGAGCAATATGATCCTGATACAGAGATGGCCACTATGGGCGCTATTGATCCAGATCACAAAATCGTCTACCGTAATTGGGGAGATCAATACACAACTTCTATTGAAGAGGCGTGGAAGAAAGCTTCAGAGGAAAGCGAACCTATAGTTCATTCTGAAAATTCAGAGTATATTGAGACTCCGGGGATGTATATTTATGATAGTTCGTCTGATGACTTTGTTAGAGTGAAGCGAATGACCCATAATAAAGATATGGGTAGATGGTATAAAGTTTACTTTGGAAGAGATAAATATCTTTTTATGACTGCTGATCACCCGCTTCCGACATCAAGAGGCCGAATTGAGGTTCAAGATCTTCATATCGGAGATACTGTAAAAGTTTCTAATTTAGTTGATTCTAACCATATCGATCTTATCGAGATTACGTTGATTGAATTTGTTGGATCTCGTGGTGTAGATGAGTATGATGTGGAGACTGAGTCTGATAGGTTTGATTTTGAGTTTATCAATTCTCATAATTGTCGCACTATGATTGGTTATGACCGCCATGGCATGGGCTATAAGAAGACTGGCAGAGGTAATGTCGCCCCCGTAACAATGATTCTTCCTAAGCTTGGTATCGAATATGGTATCTGTCTTGGTGAGCGTAAAGAGGCAGATATAGAAGGATTCTTCAAAGCGTTTGATGATCTTCTTGATATTGCGGAAAAGAGTCTTGTTGATAGATTCAATTATGTTTGCTCTCAGAATCCACAAGCAGGATGGTTTATGTATGAAAATGACTCTATTGCCGATGGCAGTAAAGTAGCTAAATCTGGTCATATTTATGACGCCATGAAACACGGTACATTGGCTCTCGGTTATATCGGTATTGCTAATACTTGCTATGCTATGTTTGGTAAATACCATCATGAAGATCCTGAGGTAATGAAGTTTGCCGATAGAATCATTTCTACTATCAAGAAACGCGCAGATGAAGCATCTGAACGTCATAACCTTAATTTTAGTACATACTCTACGCCTAAACTTAATTGGGCGGCCTAGTGGTAACATTAGGTACCAATCGCTGGTTTCCGTCAGAGACGGGGTCACATGTATTTGTGGCTAACGGTGAAGGCTGTAAAATGCTAATACCGTGTCAGGAAACTGATGTAACGACTAGTAAAAGCTATAAATCCATAAGAGCTCTTAGAGCGGGGTTGAAAATAAGGTATAGAAATATACACGAAGCGAGTAACGTAGGTTCCTATGCGAATAGGTTCCCAAATGCCAGCCTCCTAGTCTTAGAACTAGGATGAAGAGATAGTCTAGTCCCCTACAAAATATCGGGAAACCGAGGGTAGTTCGGCTGAAAGCACATGCTTCACAGTATGTAAAGCGCTTCAGAAAGAGTATGGAAAGATTAAGGGAGTTACAGATAGAGAATATTTGACCAATAGCCTGCACGTTCCCGTATTCTCAGAAGTTTCTATTAAGGATAAACTAGATGCAGAAACACAGCTTGCTAAATATTCTACTGGTGGAGAGATCAATTATATTGAACTCGAGTCTGCTGTAACTCATAATTATCCGGCAGTAGAGCGGATAGTTCATTATGCTATGAGCATCAATATCCCATATCTTGCTATCAATCACCCGATTGATACGTGCCAGAAGTGTGGTAAGCGTGTTGGTATTACAGATGATAAATGCCCCGTCTGTGGTAGTTCTGATATTCGAAGACTTAGACGAGTAACTGGATATCTTACTACAGATTATCGCAAATTCAACAAAGGTAAGCTCGTCGAGGTGGGTGATAGGCAACCCCATAGCAAAAAAACAAACTTTGCAGATTTAGTTCCAAAGAAGTAAATTTTAAGATTAATCTAGAGGATAGTTTATTGAGAGTACCCTAGTGGGTACTCTCTTTTTATTTTTTACTTATAAATTTTATTGCTAGCAGAAGAATAGACTAATTCTAAATGCATTAAATTTAAGGTGTTTAGAACTGACTATGTTTTTGGCTAGCACCATTTTATTTACATCTTATAAGAAAGGAGGATAAATAGTAATGAATGTATCTGGAGTAGACTATGAGAGTGTTATCGATGGTATTGGATTTAGAGTGACTATATTTGTATCTGGCTGTTCCCATCATTGTAAGGGATGCCATAATCCCGATACTTGGTGTAGCAATTATGGTGTGGGGTTTACTGATTTTATACAAGAAGGAATATTTAAAGCATGTGAATTAGACTATATTGACGGAATTACATTGTCTGGTGGATGCCCCATGTGTAACGCTAAGAGTCTGCTTCCATTTGTAAGAAAGTTTAAAAAGAGATTTCCTGATAAGACTATATGGTGTTACTGTGGTGAACTCTATGAAGATATTATAAAGGATAAGAAGGATGATAAGTATAAGCTTCTCAAACTAGTAGATGTATTAGTAGATGGAGAATTTGTGTTAAAACTAAGGGATACTACTCTTCCATTTAAAGGATCTTCTAATCAAAGATTGATTGATGTAAAAGAAAGTATGAAGAAGAAAGAAATAGTAAGACTAGAGATAGATATTTAAGTATTTATTTTCATTTAGACACAAAAATGAGAAATAAGTATGCGTCTAAACGTATTGATTTGGAGGTAATTAGAGATGTCAACATTCGAGAAAATCTCTTTTGATGAGTTTAGTAAGGTATTTGCCAAGAAATTTAAATCTGAGGCAAAAATGAAAGAAGCGTATGATACTTTTAATCTTCCGTTTCGTATGACTAAGGAAAGTGCGGGACATGATTTTGAGACGATTGTCCCGTTCAGCATTGCTCCCGGAGAGATGAAACTTATCCCTACAGGGATTAAATGTGAGATGAAGCCTGGGCAGGTTCTTCTTTTGTATCCTCGTTCGTCTACTGGTATCAAGAAGCATCTTATGCTTGCTAATACAGTTGGAGTAATTGATTCGGATTATTATAATAATAGCGATAACGAAGGTCATATCTTCCTTCCTTTGTACAACTATGGTAGCAAAATCGTCAAAGGAAAAATAGGTGATAGGTTTGTACAAGGTATCATCACTTATTTTGAGGCTGCATATAACAGTGGTATCGTTATGACTAGAGAGGGCGGAATGGGTTCTACGAACTAACTTATAAGTAAATCCTTGGCCCTCCAACTAAGGGTTTTCATAATATACTCCTTTCAATGCCTAATCCCCCCCCCCCCCCCAAAGGGGAAGGGGGGGCGGGGTCTTTTTTTTTTTTTTTTTTA